AAAGTATATTATAGTTTATTTTATATATTACCTGTAGATGCGACGGAAATTAATAAATAATTAATTAAAAAAATTAAAATAAAAATTAAAATATATTTTTATATAATTATAAAATTAATTATTAAAATTTCGCGCGAGGAGAAAAATGGGAAAAAGAAAAAGGAGAATTGAAAAGATGGAAAAAGAAAACTGGAAAAGAAAATGAGAAATGTGAAGAGGAAAATAAAAGTGGGAAATAAAAATGAGAAATGTAGAAGTGAGAAACAAAATTGGAAAAGAAAATGAGAATTGGTGAAGATGGAAAATGAGAAAATAAAATCTGACTTATGATAAATTACAGAATTGTAATTCGTAAAAATATATAGAAAAATTCTAGAATTGTAAAAATGGCGAAATGAGAAAATGCGGAAATATAGTGAATGAAATGATATAAAGAATAATTTATAAAAAGAAACGAAAATGTATACAACAATAAAAATTGTAAAATATGCAGTCGAACATATTTGTATAATATTTCAGGAAATGACATCAAGCATACAAAATTATGTGAATTGATCACTCGTGTAATTTTTGTGTGAATTGATAGAATGTGCTGAGAAAAATATACAAATTGGTGGATTGATAAATGTTAAATTTGAATAAATGTGGTAAAAAATATTGTCACTGTTTAAGAATTGTGAAAAAAATAGTGTAAGCAATAGCAGATCATTAAATAATCCCCCAAATTTTCAGAATTGTCAAAAATATTTTAGCACAATTCTAATATTTCTGGCAAAAAATATTCATAGTTGTCACATTAATAATGCAACAAATATGAAAAAATAATGATTTAGAATTTAGTAACATGTAAATATTTTTATATACATATACAAATTTGTTACTCTGTTTATTTTAGTTGTGTATTGATTATGTAAAAACATATAAAGAAAAAGACAGAATCTAACATAGGATATGCCAAAAATAAACAACAACAAAATAATAAAATTGTACGAAACAAAAGATGATGAAAGAAGACGCAAGAAAAGAATGAAAAAAATAACATCTGACTCTGATACAGATTCTAAAATGATAATAAAATCAAAACCAACAGCAATTGTTGAAAAAATAACGGGGGATGGAACAAAAGTAGTAACACAGAATGATAAAACAGGTATCATATCTAAAATGTTTACATATGAAGAAGCTGATGTATTAGTAATAAAAGATAAAAATGGCGATTATTGGTATAAGGGGAAAGATATGGCTTTACTTTTAGATTATACAAATACTAAAGGTGCTATGTCTAGGAATGTTGATAGCGAATATAAAAAGTCGTTCGCTGATATGGGGATCGCGGAATTGACCCCCTTAAAAGTAGATCCACAAACCACATTCATAGATGACAGTGGATTATTCCAACTCGTATCAAGAAGCAAAAAACCTGAAGCAATAAAATTATGGAGAAAAATAACCAAAGAAATTCTTCCCGAACTTTTTTCTACTGGTCATTATACATTACCTGCAAAAACTACAGATATAGAAAGATTAACTAAAAGTTTTTATGATGATAATATGCTAAGTAGTTATGATAAACAACCAGTAGTTTATTTATCATACGTCGGTGAACATAAAGTAACAATAAATGGTGTAGAGAAAACAGAACATGTAATAAAATTCGGTGAAACTAGGAAAATGAGTCAACGAGATTTGAATGAACATAGAAATTTTTATAAAATATTTAATGTGTTAGGAATATGGAAATCATTGGCAAATGTAGAAGTGGAATCACAAATAAAAAATAACTTCAAAAGCAGAGGAATGTTAGTTGATTTGGTAATTAAAGGGAAAAATAAGACAAAAGAGCAAAATAAAAAAGAACATATAGTGCTAAATGAAGTAAGTGGATTGGATTATTGTTTGAATATGATTGAAGATGTTGTAAATAATACGACATTACCACAAGAAAATGAATATCAAAATAAAATAAATGAATTAAAATGCAAAAATGAAATACTCAATATTAGATATGAAAATTCCCTTGATAAATATAAGTTATTGGAAAAAAGTTATCAGAATTTAGAAGAAACAAACAAATTATTAAAGGAAAAATTAAACAAGAGACATTCATGATTATTATGTTATATTATTTTCGATAAAATAATCATATGATTTCAAAAAATTGAAGTCATATGATGACTATATTGATTATAATTATTTATCACCAACATTTTATTAACATTATATGGATATTATCCTGTATTTGGTTGTAAAAAATAAACAGGGAAAACAAGGGAGATCTATGGGGAATATAATATTCATGACTATTCATTTTAGGGAGGCTAGGGAGACTTATTTAAAAAAAAGTTATGTACTAAAATTGCATTAATTATAATTTGTAAATATAATTTTATTAGATAAATATCCAGATATTTTTTTTACTTAAAAAATCCTCCCTATTCTCCCTAAACAAAACACTTGTTAATAAAATTATTATTATCTAACATTTATTGGCCTTCCTTGTCTTTCCTTCTAATTTTTTTTTGAGCAACAGGTTTTCTTTTTTAATTTTAACAATATCATTCCACATAAGATTTTTAAGATCTTTTTCTAATAGTAGTTGTTCTTTCAATTCTGTAATGGTTAATTCTTTTTTTTTATTTGATATGTATAATTTTTCTAAAGCCATTGCTAATTCATCATATGGTACAAATTCTTCATTATCTATTTTCATTATATATACTATAGCCATAACATATTTATTTAACTATATGATTTACATCACTGGTAGTATCTTTTTGGATATTTTTTGGATTATTTTAGGTCTATTTTCAGTAACATACATAAATATTGCCCACATTATCTCCCCCCTTATCTTTTTTCATTTATTTACATAAATCCAATAATTTTGACAAACATTTTATAATTACATAATAATATTCTTGAAAAATTGACATCGTATGATTGCTATCTTGATAAATATTTTAGAATATATAATCATATTATCTAAAAATTGACATCATATGTTTGCTAACTTGATAGACATTTTTAGATGATATAATCATATTCTCTAAAAATTGACATAACATGTTTGCTATCCCAATAACTCAAAAAAATAATTATAATTTAATAATCTGCACAGGTTTTTTACAAACACGACTATGTATTCTCCTATTTGTTTTAGAATTATATCTTGATTTTTGTTTCATATATTTGGGTCTAATATCATAATATTTTTTGGGTACATTTTTTTTTGACACATTATTTCTGTATCTTATTATTTTTTTGTACCACAAACATAATTTTGGTATTTCGCTAAAATTATACGGTTCATCATTTTTTGTCATTTCATCACAAAAATTATGAAAACATTCTAAACCATTATGTGTATTAGTGTTCGTAAACAATTCTGAAATAGGTTTAATTGAATTTGTTATAATATATTCGTTACTTGATTGTATTTTTTTTATAAACATTTTGATCTCTTTTTTAATATTAAGTTTATCATTTAATCTAAGCATATGTACATTCATACTTGCTGCATAATATTGTTTAATTATATCGTTTGTGTGACTCATTTCAAAATTATAAAGATTATTTGTCCTGAAATGTTGCCCTCCATCGAATTCTATAACAAAATGATAAAAACATTTATTGATCAACATCATGCAATAAAAATCATATTCTAACACATTTTTATTTCGACAAAAAGGCCATTTGTATCCATAATAGTAATACAAATTATTTATTTTGTCCAAATATTTCATGATTTGTTTTTCTCCGTGAGAAAATTTTTTCGTACCTTTTGAATAATTTATTTTATTTGGTAATTGTACACCATCTTGTATGTATTTATTATTTTTACATATATTAGTTACATCTTTTATGTATTGATTATTTATTTTTCCTAACTTTTTTTCTATTTGAATTTGTCGCGCTCTTAATTTACGAATATGACAATATGTTTTATGATAATTTATTATATTACGCTTACCTAAATTATAATATTGTTTGTATGAAATAAACATTTCTATTTTTTTATGCAAATATTTTGTGCTCAATAAATCATTCCATGAGTGAGATCTATAATCATTATCTAGATCAAATGAAAATTTATTAAATCTAAACACAAAATATATAATTTTCAAACAAAAATCAATATCATATTTCAAATTTCGTATTTTATATTCATAAATTGCCAATTCTTTCTTGCATTTATTAGTTGCATTTGAATATTCAATAATCCGATTTTGAAGTATTTCTTTTTCTTGTTCTTTTTCTAGTTGTTTGGAATAATTGCTCAGATACTCATTATAATACAATTCATCTAGTTTATAATAATTATTTTCAAGATAATTGTTTGGTATTGGTTTGTGATTTTTTATTATGTCTGATACAATTGATTCAATTTTTTTGTTGTTATTGACTTTCATAATCTAATGCTCAAAATTGATAAACAATACATAAATATTATTTATCAAATTTTTATAAATAAATCATTTGTTCCAAAATATATTATAATTTTATTATATTGTGTTTTTGTTTTTTGATATTATTTTGTATATTGAAACCTTTATTCATAACAACACGTTTGCTTTTTTCTCGCTCAATTTCTAGTTCAATATTTTTAACACATATCTGAGTTTCTGAATCAATTTCTTTTAATCGAATATCTCTTTGTAATTTCAATTTATAATTTAACTGTAATAATAACTTTACTGGCTCAATATAAACATGATTTGATAATGAACTACTATTTAATGGGAAAAAAATATGAATGTAAAGGTGACGGCGAATGTTTCAAACAAACTGATCAAGAAAATAGTTATATTAAAAATATTAAATATAAATGCGAATGCGAATTAAAAAAATGTAAAATTTGTAATATTAAGCATCCTGAATGGTATTTAAACTGTCATGCTGGCAATTGTTATCCTTGCAATCTAAGAAAATTTATAAATGATCAAAAAAAATATGCAAACAATAAAAAATATACAAACAATAAAAAAAATACTACAAACAATAAAAATTCAATGTGTTCATATTGTTTTGGTAAATTAGTTCCTATTGGAACTTCTAGAATTAACGGTAAATTGCATGAAGATTGGAACTCAAGAAAAATGCACAAAAAATGTTGGTCGCAATGGAAAAAAGAAACCGAAATATAATAAATCATTCACTTCCATCTAACATTTCACTAAATATTTTATACCATTGATCCATTCTTTTATATTTTTGTGTATGCATAAATCTTCTAGACATTGTATTATTTTTACCATAATATACCACAACATCACCTATTTTTACAGGAAAATTAGTTTTAGTTTTGGTATATGGAACAATTGACACAATATCATTTTTTGTTTTAAAAACATCTCCAACATACATTTTATCTACATTACAATACCTAACACGTATATTTTTTTCAAAATCGGACGACAAATATACAAAATTATCATCACCAAAATTTTTAATGAATCCACCTATTTTAAATACACCATCTTTATTAAAATATGAAATAAGAGATCCAATTGGATATTTTTCTAATTCTTTTTGTCTTTTAATTTCTTTACGACCATTTTCTATCAAACTTTCTATTTTTGCAGATAACATTGCTTTATTTTTATTAATCGGCTCAATATTTGTTTCAGTTAATTTTATTTCATTTGATTTTGTCTTACTCATTTTAGTAGTTTTATTCATTTTGGTAGTTTTCTTTGTTTTAGTAGTTTTGCTATTCGCATTATTTTTTAACGTTTTTGACATTTTAATATTATTTGTATTATTTTGTTATCTATATCTATTTTTTATTCAATTTTATTATTTCAATATTGCTATATTACAATATTGCAATATATATAAAGAATAAATAAATAAATATAAATATCAAAAAATGATAAACCAAAACAATTTAATAAATAATATAGAAAAATTAGATACAGAAAAATATATTAAAAAAAAAGATTCAAAAGAGATAATAGATGACTTACAAATAATGAAACCAAAATTGTCACATGAAGATAAAAACAAAATTAAAACTATAACGGATTTGTTATCTAAAAAAACATTAAAAAAAAAAGAAAAAAGAGAATGGAAATATTCCAAAAAATATTTAGTGGATCTGATTAATAGTTATTGTGAAGAATATAATGATAATAATAATGAAGATATAGATGATGAAACAGATATTACAGAAAATAATTTAACAATTGATGAAATTGAAAACATGTTAGATGATAAAGTATCCAAATATAATAAATTTAATGAAAAACATCCAATGAAAGGTGTGAGTTATGATGAATGTAATAATAAATATAAAATTCAGTTGGATGAAAAATCTCAAACGATAAAAAATTTACATGACGCCATTAAAAAAATAAAAAATTTTAAAAAAGAGAAATTTGTAGGAAAAATATCCAAAAATTTCTCAAAAACAAATTTTTTGTACAAAAATTATTATTTTGTATCATACACGATTGGAAATAAATTTTATTTTGACATACAGCATATTATATCTGTGCTTAATCTTAAAGAATCTTATGTCAAAAAAAAATACAATGAATTTTCAGATAATATCAGATATTATATTTGGCACAAAAATAAATATGATGGGTATATTCTGAGAGAATTAATTAGTGAAAAAACAATGTATAGTATAGCATTATCATCAAATAGCGAATTTTCTAAATCTTTCAAAGAAGATGTAAGTAAAATATTAAAAAAATTACGACAAAATAATAATTTAACAATAACAAACAAAAAAATGACACTAAATAATGACAATATCAGTTTGATAAAACAAGAAAGAAATATCATGAATAAAATGATTAGTGATAATTTTGTGCCATATACTTATAATAATCCAAACAATTTAGCTTTTGTCAGACAATTAGTGGTTATGGGTTCGTATATTGAATTAAGTAAATATATCAAAAAACATGTACTTTATGGTTTTATTATTCCACTACCAAATGATGATAATTGTATTATAATAAAATTTGGTTATACAGAAGATATTATTGATAGAATTTATACACTGAAAAAAGAATACAAGTCTGATGTTTATCTTATAAGAATTGTTTCGATCAAAGGGAAAAGTGAAGAAAAAGAATTTCATGATCTTCTCAGAACTAGATATGAAAATTTAATCGAAAAATATTCCATTGAAGAAAAAGATAAAGTCGAACTTTATAAATTCAATCCAATATTATTAAATATTTTTGATGCTTATAAAATTAATGACATCGATTTAAAAGAGTCTGAAAAAATAACTCCAGATGAATTATTTATTATTAATAGCGTAAAAACACAAGAATCTTTGTTCACAGATTTAGTATTGAACTACGAATTCAATATATTAAATAAACAACCAGGAAATAAAGAATTATATGATTTCATACTAGAAAAACAAAAGTTGTACCATTACGAAAAAATTAAAAAAGAAGAACAAGAACATATTGAAAGAATGAAAAAAATGAAATATGATAATTTTGATAAATATATGCAAATGAAAAAAATTAAATTACAAATACTACAAGTTAAAGATAATATAAGTAACAAAAGTGATCACAAACAATCTCCACCATTAAAAAGAACTTCTTCAAAAAACATTCTCAAATTATAATTTATTTGATAAACAATTTGTTTATTAAATAAATATTTAATATTAAGATCCATGATCAAATTCTAAAAATATTTCTAACGAGTATTTATCATCTCCATTTTCAATAACTTTAATATCTGCTACGTTTGTGAACAGCTCATAATTATTTTCGAATTTATGACTTCTAATTTTATAACATCCCTTTATAAAATCATAAAATCTTATTCCATCTGGACACGGTACGTCATATTTTTTCCAAAAATGTAACTTCCAATCAACATCGCGAACACCTCTCGAATCATGATTCATTCCACTAACATTACATAATGTCATCATTTCTACATTACTAAATTTTAACAACATTGGTGATATTTTTGAAGCATATTCATGAATTTTTTTTATGAATGGTAAATAATTTTCATAATAATCTTCATCTAATTCAGGAATAATTTCGCACACATATTTATCATCTTCATTATAATTATTGTAAAATTTTATGTAAGAACTTATATCTTTTTTATCTCTAACATGATCATATTTCATGGGTGCATCTGTTAATCTATATATTTTTTTCATTTCGGGATAAGAAAGTGGAGCCTGATTATAAACATATCTTATTAATTCTTCTAATTTATCCTTAGCATATTTACTCGACCAATTTATTTTTATTTTTTTTGTACTATACATTATTACAATATTTCAATATTACATTGTAACAATAATTATTTATAACAATAAATTTATAATATAAACATTTAAATAACACAATTGTATCCTCTAAAAATTGACATCATATGTTTGCTATCTCAACAAATATTTTTAAATTATCTAATCATATTCTTTAAAAATTGACATCATATGTTTCCTATCTTGATAAACATTTTTAGATTATATAATCATATTCTCTAAAAATTGACATCATATGTTTCCTATCTTTATAAACATTTTTAAATTATCTAATCATATTCTCTAAAAATTGACATCATGTGATTGCTATATTTATAAACATTTTTAGATAATACAATCATATTCCCTAAAAATTGACATCATATGTTTGTTATCTTTATAGACATTTTTAGATGATCTAATTATATTCTCTAAAAATTGATATCGTATGTTTACTATCTTGACAAATATTTTTAGAATATATAATCATATTCTCTAAAAATTGACATCATATGTTTCCTATCTTTATAAACATTTTAAATTATCTAATCATATTCTCTAAAAATTGACATCATATGTTTGCCATTTTGATAAACATTTTTAGATGATATAATCATATTATCTAAAAATTGACGTCATGTGATTGCTATTATAACAAACATTTTAGACAACATAATAATATTTTCTAGAAATTGACGTCATATGATTGCTATCCTAATAAATATTTTTTAATTATCTAATCATATTATCTAAAAATTGATATCACATTGTCCGCAAAGCAGTAGGTTAGATTTGAAGATAAATCTTCGAATCTTATATGTTTCCCATCTTAATAAACATTTTTAGACAATATAATCATATTTTCTAAAAATTGATATCATATTCATTTATTTCTCACACGTTTTTTTAATCCCGCTATTTCCAAATCTTTTTCAAGCATTATATTTTTGTATTTCAATTCATTTATTTCATTATTTTTTTGCAGCATTTCATTTTGATGTTTTATTTTCATTACTTCTATTTCATTTTCCAGTTCCTTGATTTTATCAACCAACACTTTAACATGTCCCAAATATTTGTTTGACACATTTTTGAATTGATCTATGATAAAATTTCCTGCCTTTTTATCTCTGGGAAAAATTATTAATTCGTTATATTTTGAATGATCCATTTTGTGTCCCAATTTATCTAGTAGCATAAATAATTCTGTTTCTGCTTTTGATGTGTATTGTGGATCGATATAGTTGTGCCACTTTAAACATAAATTTGCTCCTGGTAATTTTCCATATGTTGTATTATGTTCATTTATACGTCTTGTTAGATCAATTGTTTCACCTCCCTTACATACAATATCATCATCATGGTATTTTTTATCTATTTTTAGAGTTGCTCTTAAATCTTTCACCCTACCAATACTAAATAAATAAATTGTTGGTAGAGTGCTAGATGTGGTGCTAAATACTTCTTTGACAATATTTGCAGATATTCCCATAAGCTTGGATGATAATTCATTTTTTTGGTCTTGTGTTCCAAGATGTGCTGTAAAGAGAGTCTTCGTAGCCCAGTTAAGAAAATTACCTACAGTTTTATTTCTAGATACAAACAATACTTTCATTAGTCCCAGATATGTTAAGAATAATTTTTTGGACAAAGGTTTTTTACTTTTTACTTTTTTATTTTTGCCACTATTTGTGGCATTTTTATCAATGTAAAAATATTGATAATGAGTATTTTCCTCATATCCGCCTTTTTTAATAAGAGTATCGCGCAATTTTTTCATACCGAATCCCACAGCCACGTCACTGACTCTAAAATAACAATTATCATGATCTCTTGTTCCACGTACTTCTATCTCAATAATATTACCTGAATTATCTTTCATCTTTTCTTTCTTTGTTAATTTAATGATTCCTGGAGCAATTGTTATTTCATTATCTTCATTATCACTATCACTATCATTATCACTTTCATTATTCTCATCATCACTTTCGTCATCCTCATTATCACTATCATTATTTTCATCATCCTTTTTTGGAAATATATTTTTTTCGACATAATCTGATTTTATTATTATTTTATCATATTTGCAACTTTTATCGCTGCTTTTTATCCACGATTTTCCGTTGTGTCTCACAAACATATAATTCTTTTCACTTATTTCCTGATCTTCTACTAATCTTCTGCCATTGGTGTATTTTTTTAGTCCTGGTAATTGAAGTTGAACGATATCATTACCAAAATAATATTCTACTCCTTTTATTTTTATTTTTTCTATATTATTCATTTTTATAAAATAGTTGTCTGATACTATTATTTTTATTATATACATATTTCTTTATATCCATTAAAAAAATGTATTACATGGTTAGTTTTTTGAAATATTAAATAAAATCTTGTCCCAAGGCCAGGTTAGAATATATAATCATATTCTCTAAAAATTGATATCATATGCTTGCTATCTTAATAAACATTTTTAGATAATCTAAAAATTGACATCATATGTTTCCTATCTTGATAAACATTTTTAGATAATACAATCATATTATCTAAAAATTGACATCATATGTTTGTTATCTTTATAAACATTTTTAGATGATATAAACATTTTTAGATGATATAATCATATTCTCTAAAAATTGACATCATATGTTTGCTATATTTATAAACATTTTTAGACAATACAATCATATCATCTAAAAATTGACATCATATGATGAATTTTTTGGAGAAAATAATTGATTAATAACTATTCATATTGTATATTTAATACAACATGTGTTTGTTAAGTGTAAAGAAAAAAATATAATTATCATATAACATGTCAAATAAAATAAAACCAATAATAGAAAAAATCACAAATAATGACAAAAAAATAGTAATATTAAATGAAAATAACGCAACAGAAAAGTTTACCTATACAGGTGCTGACATTATTGTAATAAGAGATTATAATGGTAATAATTGGTACTATGGTGAAAGTATTGCATCGATATTAAAATATAAAGATACTTTAAAAGCTTTAACTGAGTACGTAGATAATGAATACAAAAAATATTATTATGAACTGGAAAAAGTAAATGAAATAAAAATGTTAGGTAAATTTAGAATAGATCCGCTGATCACATTCATAGACGACAGTGGATTATTCCAACTTGTATCTAGAAGTAAGAAACCTGAGGCGGTAAAATTATGGAGAAATATAACAAAGGAAATTTTACCTGAACTTTTTGCGACAGAAACTTATACGTTACCATCAAAAGACAATATTGTAAAAAACACTACACTCCCACAAGAAGATGAATATATTAAGACAATTAATGATCTTGAACATAAGTATGGATTACTGAATGTTAAATATGAATCTTCGCTTGAAAAATATAAATTACTCGAAAATAATTATAAAGCAGTTGCGGAAATAAACAAATTATTAAGATAAAAAATAAAATCGCATGATGGATATTCATAGTTGTCACCCCTTGTGGGATTGACTTGGAATTGAAAAATCAAGGATTTTTGCAATCCAAGGTCACATTATTTAAAAATTGACATCATATGTTTGCTATCTTAATAGACATTTTTAGATAACATAATCATATTCTTTAAAAATTGACATCATATGTTTCCTATCTTGATAGACATTTTTAGATAACATAATCATATTCTTTAAAAATTGACATCATATGTTTGCTATCTTAATAGACATTTTTAGATAACATAATCATATTCTTTAAAAATTGACATCATATGTTTCCTATCTTGATAGACATTTTTAGATAACATAATCATATTCTTTAAAAATTGACATCATATGTTTCCTATCTTGATAGACATTTTATGATTATCTAATTATATTCTCTAAAAATTGACATCATATGTTTGTTATCTTAATAGACATTTTTAGATTATCTAATCATATTATCTAAAAATTGACATCATATGTTTGCTATTTTGATAAACATTTTTAGATAATCTAATCATATTCTCTAAAAATTGATATCATATTATTACTATCTTTATGAACATTTTTAGATTATCTAATCATATTATCTAAAAATTGACATGACATTATTGCTATTTTAATCAAATAATCATTATTTCAATAATTCTTTAATTAATTTTTTGTTTGTTATTTTTTCGACAGGTACAAAAAATGTATATTCTCCAATCATATCTACATAATAATATCCATTTCTTTCTAAAACTAATTTAATATTTTTTATCAAAATATGTTTAATGATATTTGTATCATTTTTTCTAAACATAAAATAATTTAAAATAACAAATGTTTTTTGCATTTCTGTTAATATAATATTTTCTTCACCAAAATGTGATTTAGTATCAAAATTATTCACATATTTGTTTAATTCATTTTCATCAGCTAATTTAATTAACTTTTTATTTATTGAGACTAATTCGTTGTTATCCATAAATCTAAAAAATAAACCAGATAATTCTGTTGAAATAAAAAATCCATGAGGTTTCAATGTACGTTTGACATTATTTAATATATTAAAATATTGTAATTTATCATCATCATCAATAACTCGACAATAAATGCTCATAATACAATCAAAAAATTCATCCGGTAAATATTCTACTTGTTTGACATTAGTTAAATCACAAATATAATCTGGAAAACTAAAACCATCACTATCTATTAAATACCAATAATTTATAAACTTGATTTTCTTAAATTTTTCAATACTATGATTATGACCATGGCATAATGCTAATCCTATTTTTGTTTCAGATCCAACATATGTGTTAATATATGCATTGAGCCAACCCAATGGTCTATTTATATATGATGCATATTTTTCATCCGTTTCATATTTTTTAAAATGATCTTTGTATTTTTCTTCCGTCATTCTTATTATATTATCATCTTTAAAATGTTATAAAATGTTTATAAAATGTTTATAAAATGTTTATAAAATGTTTATCAAATATTATATATTTTGATAAATATTTTATCCATTCACCAATATGAACTTTGTGATGAATAAGGAACAAAACTTTCTCCCCAATCTGATGACGATCTTTGCGCACCTGAATTTGATATACGTGTTTGTGGAGATAAATGAGCCATTGATGTCATACTTACTCTTTGATTATCATAATATGATGACATTGTATGTGTACTTTGACCATAACTATTAATATTAATACTTGAATTTGACCATGATGGCACGCCATAAATCGAATTCATAGCATTTTGATAATTAAATTGTCTTTCCCCAACATTATGTATCACTGTCTCTACTGGATTAGAAATCCCTGAATGGAATAATTTACCACAATTATTACAATGAGGTTTTTTATGACCTGATGGCATAATTGTTGTTGACTGACAATGGGCGCACCAAAATGTATCATCATTTTTTGGAACAAATGATTCTCTTTTTTCACAATGATGTAAAACATCTGGTATTACTTTCAAACCACATTTATAACAATACGTATATTTTGCCATGTAGTCAGTCATTATTATCTATTTTTATATTTAGTGTATTGATTTATTATCAAATAGTATTAATGTTGTTTTTTTCAATTTTTTTATCGAATTAATAATACTGCACAATCATATTATCTAAAAATTGACATCATATGTTTTCTATCTTAATAAACATTTTTAGATTATCTAATCATATTTATCTAAAAATTGATATTACATGTTTGCTATCTTGACAAACATTTTTAGATTATCTAATCATATTTATCTAAAAATTGACATCATATATTTGCTATCTTAACAAACATTTTTTAGATAATCTAAATATATTTTCTAAAATTGACATCATATGTTTTCTATCTTAACAAACATTTTTTAGATAATCTAAATATATTTTCTAAAATTGACATCATATGTTTTCTATCTTAACAAACATTTTTTAGATAATCTAAATATATTTTTTAAAATTGACATCATATATTTGCTATTTTGATAGACATTTTTAGATAATCTAATTATATTCTTTAAAATTGACATCACCTTGTCCGCAAAGCGGCAGGTTAGATTTGAAGATAAATCTTCGAATCTTACATGTTTGCTATGTCAATTTTTAGAGAATATCATCATATTATAATGAAATCTAACAAATCATATCATAAATTATATAAAAAATACAAAAAAAAATACATTAATCTTAAACAATCTCTTGAAACAAATCAACTCAATAATAAATGTTTATACAATTATTTTTTTATTCACGGTTCATTTAGGTATTCTGGTTTTATAAACATTTTACGAGATGGTGTTATTTATCCTGGTAAATATTTAAAATATGAACAGAGAAATTTTGGCGCTTCTTATGCTTCCAAATTTGTTTTTTCTAATATTTATTTTGAAGATATTAAAAATTTAGTCGGTCCTATTCAATTTTCATTCATACTTCATCCTAAAATATTGTATGAAAATGGTTTTTATTTTAATGAAGGTTGGCAAGGTGGTCCAAATAATAATTCTTTACATATTAATAATACAGACACTCCTATCCAAATTTTTAATAAACTTGACACTATTAGAACATTTTTATCTAATCCTGAAAAAATAGGAGGAGTAATTGACAAAAATGTTTTTATGTCTCCCCTTGCGGGATTGACTTGGAGTTGAAAAATCCTTGATTTTTTCAATCCAAGGTCTCATGAAATTTTATTTGATCATCCTATTAATTTATCAGGAGGAACTTTATTATGTATCGTTTGTTGGAATGTAACCAATGAACAATTAGAAGAAATACATGATGCTATTTCCGATAAATCTTATAAAAATATAAAAATTTTGACCAAAGAATATGAATTCCCTAAATTAGAAGATATGATTTATTAATCCAAAATTTATATACTTACAATCATATTCTCTAAAAATTGACTCAACATGTTTGCTATCCCAATGAACATTTTTAGATTATCTAATCATATTTCTCTAAAAATTGACATCATATGTTTATTATCTTTATAAACATTTTTAGATTATCTAATCATATTTTTCTAAAAATTGACGTCATATGTTTGCTATTTTGATAAACATTTTTAGATTATCTAATCATATTTCTCTAAAAATTGACATCATATGTTTATTATCTTTATAAACATTTTTACATGATATAATTATATTTTCTAAAAATTGACATCATATGTTTCTTATCTTTATAAACATTTTTAGATTATCTAATCATATTTCTCTAAAAATTGACATCACATATTTGCTATCCCAATGAACATTTTTAGACGATATAATTATATTCTCTAAAAATTAACATCATATGTTTGCTGTCTTAACAAATATATTATGATTATTTAATCATATTCTCTAAAATTGACATCATATGTTTGTTATTTTGATAAACATTTTTAGATTATCTAATCATATTTCTCTAAAAATTGACATCATATGTTTGCTGTCTTAACAAATATATTATGATTATTTAATCATAATCTCTAAAAATTGACATCATATGTTTATTATCTTTATAAACATTTTACATGATATAATTATATTTTCTAAAAATTGACATCATATGATTGCTATTCTTATAAATATTTTATTTATGATGATTTAATAAATCATAATAAATAGAATGCTAAGGGTGGGATTTGAACCCACGACATCAAATGATAATAGATCTTAAGTCTATCGCGTTAGACCACTCCGCCACCTTAGCTTATTCTCATTATATTATTTTCTTTTTATATTGTTTTTTTATTGATCCTTAATTGGATAATTTTTGATATTTATTTAAAGGACTATTCAGAAAGTTAATTTTTCAATTTTTTTGAGATAATTATTTCACTTTAAATTGACATCATATGTTTACTCTCTTTAATAAACATTTTTAGATTATACATCATATTATCTAAAAATTGACATCATATCATTGCTATCTTTTTAATATCATTATTATGTAACAATGAATGATTCTGCGTAAAAAAAATATTTAAAATACAAAAAAAAATATTTATCGTTGAAAAAAACAATTGTCATTTCGATACAAAATGAAATTATTTTTAATTATTATTTTATCCACATGACTTCATTTGATAATTTAATTAATATATTACAAGATGGTATCATATATCCAAACAAATATCTACCTAAAAAATACAGAGTTTTATCTGGATCTGAACAAAATTTTGTTTATACTAATATGTTTATTGATGATTATGATATTTATAAAAAAAGTTTTGGACCAACACTTTTATTACATCCCAAAATTTTGTATGAAAATGGATTTTATTTTAATGAAGCATGGGTTGGTGGTAAGATTCGAAGATTTATCTTCAAATCTAACCTGCCGCTTTGCGGATAAGGTATTGTTACTGGTCAGAAATATGAATCAGCTGATGGTCATATTAGCTATGATGAAAATAATGATGTGCAAGTTGTTTCTAAAAATAGCTTACATATTAAGCCCACAGATTCTCCTTTAGAAATTAATCACAAATTAAATAAAATTAGACAATTTTTAATTAACCCAACAAGTTTGTCTAAAATATTATCAGGTATTAATTCACATGAAATATTGTTTGATCATCCTATTCAATTAGATAGTAATTTATTGGCTATTGTTAATTTAGATCCTCAATATTTTAATAAAATTAAAAATATTATTAAAGACAAACCTTATGAAGATGTTATTTTTTGGAATGAACCAATGTTTCCCAAATTGGATAATATTAATTTTTATAATGATTCAAATGAATCATTATAAATAGAATGCTAAGGGTGAGATTCGAACTCACGACATCATAAGATAGTAGATCTTGAGTCTACCGCGTTAGACCACTCCGCCACCTTAGCCTATTATCATTATAATAATATATCTTTAAATCATTTTTTAAATATTAAGTCTTGGATTATCAATATTGTATCTAATAATTTGGGACAATCTGATTTATCGAAATAAAATTAAAACAAATATATGACATGTCATGATAAATAATTGAAGACATGATGTTTTTGTCTATTATGATAAATAATTGAAGACATGTTATTTGCCTATTATGATAAATAATTGAAAATATGTTATTTGTCTATTATGATAAATAATTGAAGACATGTTATTTGCCTATTATGATAAATAATTGAAAATATGTTATTTGTCTATTATGATAAATAATTGAAGACATGTTATTTGTCTATTATGATAAATAATATTTTTAAAAGTATTCTTGGTAAAAAATTATGATTAAGAATCTTTTTGAAAAGGTGACTTTTTTGCACCACATAGATTTGGAATTTGTGCTAAAAAATAAGATTTTCCAATGGCCAATTTTATATTTTTAAAACCGCGGATATTTTAAAATTTTTGTATTTGTAAACATATACTTTTTTTATTTTATTAGTAATAAATATTTACCTTTTTTGTTTTTATCAATAATATATATATATACCTTTTCTGTTTTTTTTATTAAGGACCACAATTTTGATTTTAGGGCCACATATTTTACTGGGAAAAATGCGGTGGTCCTAAAATATGTGGCCCTAAAATATGTAGTTCTATAAAATATTTGGCATAAAGTTATGTGGCTAATAATATATATTGTCAGTCATGCCAATATATACTTGTGATAAATGTTCGAAACAATTCGACCACAAATCAAAATATAACCGTCATATCGAAAGAATCAGGAGTTGTGTGAATAAAAAAAATATATCCGGAAGTAAAACAGCAAAAAAATTACCTGATCACAAATGTAAATATTGTAAAAAAAAATTTAGTAGGAAAGATTCATTGAACAGGCATTTGAATAGTTGCAAAATTAAAAATCCTGTTATTAAAAAATCTAAAAATATTAATAATGGCGATAAAAATACTAATGGTAATAAAAATATTATTGCTATAGACAGCAAAAATTGTAACAATAACAACAACAATAAAACATATAATATTATTCTAAATTTTGCATCATCTACAACAAATGATTTATCTAGTCATGACATATTATCTTTTTTAAAATCAAATACGGGTATTATAGAAAAATTTATTGAAATCACCAATTTTAATCCCAATAAACCACAACATCACAATGTTTACTATCCTGATATGAAATCAGGATATGGAGTAATTTATAAAGATAAAAAATGGACAAAAAAAAGAATTCATGAAATAATCAGTAAACTATTAGATTCTAAAGTGGAAGATCTAAATATTATTGTTAATGAATTATCAGATTATTTAAATAAAAAATCCATAAAAAAAATTAAAGATGCTATCAAAGATGCTGATTTTTCAAAACCAGATTCAAGAAAAAAACTTATTTCCTACATTAAACCCATATTATATGAAAACAAAGACATAATTATTAAAACCAGAAAAATAAATAATAATGAAAATATTGATATTTTAAACAATGGTGTCTCTTTTAAAGATTTTGATAAAGCTATACAAAGACTTAATAAGAAATAATATTAATATTTATTTTATTTTTCCACACATTACACTTTTTTCAAATATATATAATAATATGATCATATTATTATTCATATGAATAATAACATTAGATATTATGGTTCAAACGAAAAATATATTGAATCAATATTTGATAATTCTGATCCTATTTTAGAAATCAATAGTGAACAAATAGATAATGCATATTGCGGCATTACTAAATCGGATATGTTTAAATACTTTCACACTACACAGTCAAAAACACTAAAAGATAAATTATCAAAAGATAATTTATCAAAAGATAAATTAGGATGTTGTATATATGTTATTTCCACCACAAAACTCGCAAAAAAAAATAATTACAAAATAGGTCGCCATTCTGGTTCAATTTCTAAACTTCAAACAAGATATCGCACATATTTAATTAATCCTGAAATATATTATTTAGTATATGTTGATCACTATGAATTAATTGAATCGGAAATAAAAAATTTGGTTAAAAAATATGTTATAAAAGATTCTAAAGGTAAAAAAACAGAATGGGTCAATATTAAATTATCAAAATTAAAATCAATTATTGATGGATTGGTTTTAAATTATAATGAAAAAGTTTCAAGTTAATAATCATATTCTCTAAAAATTGACATCACATGATTGCTATCTTAATAAATATTTTTAGATAATATCATCATATTCTCTAAAAATTGACATCATATATTTGTTATCTTAAAAATTGACATCATATATTTGTTATCTTAAAAATTGACATCATATATTTGTTATCTTAATAAATATTTTTTTAGATAATATCATCATATTCACTAAAAATTGACATCACCTTGTCCGCAAAGTGGGAGGTTAGATTTGAAGATAATATCTTCGAATCTTATATGTTTGCTATCTTGATATACATTTTTTGATAATACTTTGTGCCTAAGATCATGTCTCATAATCATATTCTCTAAAAATTGACATCATATGATTGATATCTTATTAGACATTTTTTTATTATCTAATCATATTCTCTAAAAATTGATATTTTATGATTACTAAGATACAAAACTATGAAGACAAAAATATCAAAAAATTCTAAATAACATTATATTTATTGATAACTAAATATTTTTAGTTGTCAACAAACTTAGTTCAACTGGAGAAGCTGGTATGTATTCCAGATTCTAGTGATGGCTTGAGTCAGGTCTGCGTCTTTCTCTTCGATCCATTCCAACGATTGAATGTTGTAGTTGATCTGGGTTGGAAAGGGAACTCCTTCCGGAACTGGATGATCTTCTTGACAGTTGTTGTCGCAGCACCTGTACCAAGAGTTCAGTTCTTCATGCCACTTCAATGGATAGTAGCACTCAGATTTCAAACAACCTGTTTTGCGAACAAACTCGATTGAACCCACCTTCAAGTCACCTATGGTTATCCCGAGCTTGTTTCCTTCTGGATGGTAGTTGAGATTCTTAGAAAGAGGGTAAGAGGCAGACATGTTTATTGTGTTAATCTTTTATTGGATAATATTTGATATCTATCTAAAGGACTATTTTGAATATATTTTTTTCAATTTTTTTGAGATAATCATATTTTCTTAAATTGACAATTTGGACTTTGTATCACCAATTTTAGCAACGCTAAAATTTAGTAAACAAACATAAAATATTTCTAATTTAAGTACCACAAGTTTCTAAATTTTTGGACACTATTCATTTACAAATTTTTAGAGCTTGACTATATTCTAGATTTATGGACAACATAATTTTAATTCTAATTTGATTGTATTAAAAATCGCTTAACTTGTTAATAATAGATTGTCTTTTTAATTCACCGCCTAAATAATTCCTAAAAGAGCGATGCTCTCATATCTTATGAGAGTGTTAACTTTCTGGAGCAACATCGTTTAGATACCATAATTAAAAATAATTATTATCAAGTTGTTGAATATTTAATATCTCAAAGAGATAATTTAATTGGTATTGTATCATAATATAATCTTAGTTGAACAATATTCTCAACATTATATGAAATATTATTTGATTATTTAAAAATAATATTATCTATTAAAAATAATATTATATTTTAAACCATATTTTCGAATATGGAAATTTAATATATCCATAAATAATTTTCCTGTTTTATTATCAGATTTGATATTATGAATATTTCTTAAATAATAATCCACAATATATAATGCGGTTGTATTATCCCAACAATTAAGTAAATTATATTTGATAAATATGTCATACCATCTTGAATAATCAAGCTTATTTGATCTCTTCATCATATTAAAATGAGCTAATTTTTCATCAAATTCATAATCATCATAATTTATAAAATTTTCATAATCATTTGTCATTAATCTTGTTTCAGATGAAATAGGACCATATGGTTGTAAATAAATAGTTCCTTTTAAATATTCTGTAAATTGTTTATACCATGGCAATCGAAATTTTAAATAAGCATATATTGGATTAATTATTTTTATCCAATCTGCTTGAACCATTAAATCATTTTCAATAATTTGATCCATTTTATCTTTATCACTTTTTTTTTTTGCTCGTGATATATTTAAATTACGTATATCACATATAAATAATATTTTTTCATCGCTTTTTGAATATTCTTTAGCATCTTCGTGAGTGAAAAATTTATTGTATATATTTATATTGTCGCGTGATAATATATCAAATTTTCGTGGATCCCATAAATCAAATTTTAAATGAGGAAATAAATCAGATAATAAAGCTATATGATATCCTTCAGCTGCTCCTATATATATAACCTTTGTTGCTTGATTAGAATATTTTGTTAAAAATATTAATTCACAATAAAATAATTTTAATTGACCCAAATGTAAGTTTGGTATTATTTTTTTTTTATCATTATATTTTATATTTTTATAAAAAACTCTATTTGTGAGTTGCGAATACTTATATATAAATTTATCATCAAGATCCATTGGATCTTCAACAAAGTCAATATGGAGTTTTTCTATACTAGCCACTCTACTTAAATTAAATTCGTTTTTTAATTGAATGTATTTATTTTTATATTTTTCATATTTTTGTTTATACATTGATTTTTATTATTTACTAATAAATTTTTTATTAGCCAATCCATTGTAAAATCATTAACAAAATTAATAATAATTATTCTTATGTCATGGTATTAAATGATCCAAATAAAAATCTTATTTAATCTATTTCATTAATATTTTTTTAACAATTTTGATTAAACATTAATCAAATTCTCTAAAAATTGACATCGTTATAAATTGAATTCTAATCCCAATATTAAAAGATAGTAAGATTCAAAGACAATATCTTCAAATCTGATCTATCCGCTTTACGAATAAAAAAAGATCAAGTCTACAGCATTAAACCCGTGATTAGATGAATGAAATTAATCAAATATAGAAGAATCTTAAAATACTCATGCAATCAAAAAAATAATCCGGTAAATAATTTCAATATCATATAATAAATTATAGATTTATACATATAATGTATAAATCTATTTTCATTTTCATTATAATTATTATTCTTGTTATTTATTTATTGTATATAAATTATCATAAAAATATATTTACAATTACTGATAAAATTAATTCATTATTTGATAACCATTGTAATGATCCAGCAATTTTTGATACAAAAAATTTTTCATGGACAGAAAATTTTAGAAAAAATTGGATATCCATAAAAAAAGAATTTATTGAATATTCAAAACATAACAAAATACCACTTCATAATCAAATTCAATCAAATAAGAAAATTGCTGCCTGTGATACGGATAATAAATGGAAAACATTATATTTGCGTATTTTTGGAAAAGACACAAATATAACAAAATATTTTCCATTAACAACAAAATTAATAAATTCATGTCCATGTACATTAGCATATTTTAGTATCCTTGAACCAAATGCTAAATTAACACCACATATTGGCATATATAAAGGCGTTTTGCGATATCACTTGGGTATAATTATACCAAAAGAATGGAACAAATGTTTTATTAATGTTAATGGATATGAATTAAATTGGAGAGAAGGATCAGATATTATGTTTGATGATATGTTTATGCATCATGTTGAAAATAATACAAATGAACCAAGAGTTATTCTTTTTTTAGATATTAAAAGAGATTTTAATAATATTTTTCTAAACATGATAAATAATATTTTTTTAAAATTTGTCAAGTCAAATGATGTACTTAATGAAACTATTTCGAATGTAAATAGGTATTCATCTTAATATTATTTAATCCAATAAACACTTTCATTATTAATATCATGAATAGGTGATTCAATTTTATGTTTTTTTCTAAAATAATCGACAGCATTTTTACATGCTACATGATAATTATTATAATCATCAATTATAATGTATCCATCTGATACAACTTTATTATAATAAAGTTCTAATACTAATAATGTTGAATCATAATAATCACTATCAAGTCTTAAAATAGCAATTTCTCCTGGATCTGTATGTTTTAACGTTTTAGAAAAATCTCCCACAATAAAATGCACTTTATCATCCAATAATCCAAATTTTTTAAAATTTTCGATAACATCATAAACAGTTGGACTTTTTGAAAAAAGTAAATTAGTAATGTTGTGTATTATTTTGTCTTTGGTATGTGTTGGTTCGGGAAAATTATCAAAAGTATCAAATAACCATAAATTTCTGTTTTGGTTATGATATTTCATTATGCATTTCATCCACATAGCCATTCCTCCTTTCCAAACTCCAGTTTCTACAAATGATCCCGAAATATTTCTTTTAAATACTTGTTCAATAATACTTTTCATTTGGTTAATTTTATAATTATCACACATAGAATAAACATTTGGTAAATCCATAAATTTTTTATATTTTAATAAAAATATTATTTCATTATTAGTTGGTTTTCTGGGTAATATTTGAATAATTTTATTATAATTGGCTTCTTTTGTAATATCATCTTCGAGTTTAATGTCGGATATTTGTAGAGGGAATAATTTATTTTTTAAATAATAATAATAATACCATTTTCTATACGCCGATAGAAATATAAGCAGTACTATTATTATTATTAATATTAATATCATATAAAACATTATATACTATGAATAAAAATAATATTTAATAATTAAATAAAATACATACATAATTATTGATATTGTCAAGTCATATTTTGTCCAACAAAAATATGCAATAATGTGTAGTTGGTAAAAAATATTTGGCGAAATATAAATCGTGCACTTGATTTGAATTATCTATTATTAATAAATAATTCAAATATTACTAAAATATTATTAAAATAAACCACCATATTAAAATCATTATTTGGAATCATTATTTGGAATCATTATTTGGAATCATTATTTGGAATCATTATTTGGAATCATTATTTGGAATCATTATTTGGAATCATTATTTTTTTCAATATATTTGTGCCACTTCTCAATTGATACATCTGGTATTTTATATTTAAATATCGCATATGTATTATCCCATGATGCATCATTGTTTTCAATATAACCTTGGAGAAAAGTAAGTTTATAATTTTCAAATTCGTATTCTTCACGATTTCCACCACCTGTTCGAGTTATTATTTTAACAATTGGGTTTTTTTTACTCACTTCTATTTGACGAAATCTTGAAAAATCATAAGGAGAAGTTCCCCAATTAAACCACGAAGATATTTCTTCGACTTCATTAAAATTCTCAAATGTTGACATTTTATATTAGGATATAATATTAAGTTAATTATACTAATCATTAATATAATTAAACCAATCATTAATATAATTAAAAAATCAATTTTTCCAAATTACCAATAATATTATGTGGAAACCTTGTGAATATTATCAAAGTATCTAATTATTCTATTATGATCATATACACGGGCTAGCATGGTGTATTCTTGTATCCTATCCAGGTTATTTTCTTTTGTGATAAGAAATTTAACGATTTCAAGATAATCATTTACAATAGCTTTGATAATGACTCCTTGAATATTAGGATTTTTAAGACGCTTGTATAAATATTTAACTACATCATAATGACCAAATATACCAGCAATATTCAATAATGAATCAGTAACTGGTAATCCTTTTTTATGGAGATACTTAACTATATTAAGATGACCTTGACCACATGCTATTTTGATAAATTCACTGGATTGACATGGGAAACGATAACCTTTTTTAAATATGTATTTAATTATATCTAATTGTCCATATATTACTGCTATTTTTAATAAATTATTCAAAACAGATTTATTCTTATAAAATTTATTCCAATTTTTTTTAATTATTTCAAGATTTCCATATTCTGTGGCACTATATATATTATTTTTAAATTTATCATCGGTATAGTAATACGAAAATACTTGTATATTGGTATCATTAACAGCCCAATTCATTCGAATACATCCGTTAGTTTTAGCATTAGGATTTAATAAACGAATATATTTGACAATTTCAAAATGACCATTGTCAGAAGCAGTATCAATAATAGGTTTATCATCATCACTAAATTGATAACCATTTTGATACAAATATTTAACAATTTCAAGATGACCACGTTTCGAAGCTATTTTTAAACAAAATTTATCATCGGTCATAATATTGGCACCATGACTATGTAGATACTTGACAATTTCTAAATAACCATATTTACAAGCAATTTTTAAAGCTTCATCATTTCGAAATCTTATATCATATCCTTGTGAATGTAAAATTTTTATCCATGATAAATTACCTTGTTCTACCATTATCATAAAAAATGAATTCATTTTTTTTAGATATTTTGTCATAGATAATACATATTTATTAGATACAAGCATATTAAACGGATTTTCCAAAAAATCCATGATATGAATCCAAATTTCATAAGGTAATTTATCCATTTCTGATATTATTTATGCTGATGTACTTATCAATAATGATAATAAATATCAATATTTTGAGAAAATCCAATTTGATATTTATTTAATGGACCATTAAGAACATTTCCAAGGTAACTCAATCAAATGTATAATTATAATTATCTATTATTAATTTATAAATAATGAATTATAATATTCAATGGATATTTTTAAGTGTTGTAATCATTTGTATATTTGTTATACTATATGTCACAATTCCAAATTATAATTCGCAATCATGGATATATGTTGGAATTATATTCGTTTTAATTATAATTATATTGTATTTAGTAACAATACCAGTTACAGTTAGTTTCCGTTGTCAAGATTTATATACCAAAATAAATTATGACACTAGATACAACAGATTACAAAATAATCCAAATTAGATTATCGTAAATAATAATATTTACAACAACCAATTTATTCAAATATATTTAATAAATATATTTGAATAAATTTGTCGATAATTTTTCACAAATATTTATTTCAATAATTGTCAAGATATTTTTTAAGTTTATTTTTGATTGGACTATCAACAGATATACATTTAATATGTTCTATTTTTAATTCAATTGTTAATTTTTTTATTAATGAGCCTGTTATAATATTATAAAGGAAAATATTTGTATGTTTTTCTTTAGATTTTAAAGCAATTATTATTTCTTCTGAAATAAAATCAATTATATCTAATTCGTGTTTAAAATTAAATTCATTTATAATGGTATTTTTACCTAAACTAAATACCTTATTTTTTTTTCCTGTAGATATTAAAATAAGATCATCTCCATTATATTTAATAATTTCGGTATCATTGTCAATTTCACAAATAGTCTTAATTATTTTATCATTTATCGAAAATATTTTTACTTCGGAAGAACGATAATTACCTTCAATAAATATAATACTATTATTAATAAATAATGGTCTATCTTGTATATATTTTGACGAAAAATGATACGGAGTTTCATATATTATCTCTAATTTTTTATTATGTATGTTATAAATAAACAAATTTTTGGATTTATTTGTTGTGTCATCTTCGCTGTCACTATCAAAATCAATAATCAAATAAGTAGTAAATATTATATTTTTATAATCAGACGAATAATTATAATATTCATAATTTTGTCCTATACCATCAAGGAGTTTATTAACGTGTTTAAAATGTTTATCATTTAAATTTTCCGATAAATATTCATATTTTTTATTATTTTCATCGATATTACTTAGATCAAGTAAATTTCCATCCAAATCATAAAAAATATATTTAGAATTTTTTCTGCTCCTTGTTACAATAATATCTAAATCTTTGATATAATCAAGATAATATAAATCTCCTTTTATTATAGTGTTTATTTTATTATTATTATTATTAATATCAATAATATTAATACTTTTGTTTCCAAGTGCTAATATTTTATGATCGAGATATTTTTTTTCAATTTCTTTTATTAACTCAATCGATAATTTATCCAGATCGAAATCTATTGGTAAATTTTCTGCCACCAAATTTATGACTTGATCTGTATATTCTAATGATTGTGTAATATTTAAGAATTCTTCAAATTCATTCTCAGGTATTTTTAAAGTTTCAGGTAATTTGGGTTCTAGTAATAAATATTGTCGACAAATATAATTTGCTAGTTGATATTTCCAATTTTCTGGAATATCTACCTTAATTCCATAAAATGATTTTAAAATATCACTAAATACTTCTACATCAAATACTTCTAAAACAATTTTGGACTGATTTTTTTCTTTGAAATTATCAAACATTTTTTCGAAAAATGAGGATGCTGTATATAAAATTACTTTATGTAAGTTGAGACATTTTTTACCATTATTTTTATCGATTAAAATTAATTTTATGTCTGATAATTTTTCCGAATTAAATATTTTACTAAAATCCATGTTTTTATTGTAAATCAATAATATTATTTTGTTTAATAATATTATTATTATTTCAATTTTATCCCAAGAGAATGATATTGTTCATTTTTGTGACATATTTTTTCTTTGTTTCATTTTATCAAGCGTTTTAATTAAATAATTATTATAACCATTAACACTCATCCAACCAGGAGGACAATCTATAATCTTTAATTCTTTGGAACTAAAATATATAAAAGCATATGAATTTGATGTTTTCCTTTTTACTCGAACTCTCCACATACCATATTTATTTTTATCTCTAACTCGACCAATTCTCCCGTCTGGTAATTTAACGCAACAACCTGGTTTTATTTGCATATATTTACATATAATATATTCAGAATTTTTATTGTCATTTATACAATGGCGTTTTAATATTTTTATGCATTGACTACAATAATTGGTGTTTCCAAAACTAATTTAAATTTTTCCTGAATTAAATAGATAAAATTACTCAAATATTCATTTAATTAATTTTATCATATCATTATAGATCAATGTTTCTTTGATGTGTTGTGCTTAGTCTTTTTGGTAATTTCCTGCAACTTGCCATGCTTGCAGTGATGTCCACAGTGCCCGCAAGTTATTCCTACTTTATTCACAACACATCGTTCCTTGATGAAGGACTTTTGACACTTCTTACAAGAAGTCTCTGTATAAATGAGATCTTCGATATCAGCATCTGTTGTGGCTTTTTTTGGTGTTTTAATATTATACTGATCTCCAAAAATCAAATGTGTCATAGAATTCAGTGTATCAAATTTATCAAATAAAGTGCTAAAACTATATTTTGGTAGAATATCTAAATTTGAATTACGAAAAGTATCACGAACTGAAGGATGTTCGTATTCATATTCAATTCCAATATATTTGTATCTTATTGGAATTGGAGTAAACAGATTCTTTCTGGATTCTATAATTTTAATCATTTCTTTATCCATATCGCAAAGATGATTATATGCACCCATTAAACATTGATCTTTAGTAAAAAATTGATTAGAATCATTTTCATCAGAATCATTTCATCAGAATCATTTTCATCACAAATTTCTTTCTCATTCATTTTAAGATCATTTGTTTTTGGACAATTCATTTTGGAATAATTTATGGTGATTTTCAGTTGATCATTATCAGATTTTTTTTGGATAGTTGTATTGGTAATCTTATTATCATTTGGTTGATCATTCATTATTTAAATTAATATATATGCTATATTATGATAATGTGGTATATTCATAATCAAATAAGGTGTTTTATAATTCGATAAATCAATTTTTGAGTAATTACTGATGTTTGCTACAATATGAAAAATAAGCAACATGATCAAATAAATATTATCAAATTAAATTATCTAATGATATACACATATGTTTATAAATGTATTAATCATATTTAAAAATTGAATATTTAACACATTAAATGCTTCTTTAAGATATTAAAATATTAGATTTTGAAAAATTCGAACAGACATTAATAAAAGGCGATATTCAATATGAATAACATCGATGATATTGATATTGATATTTTAGTTCCAGGTTCAGTGAAATACTTGCTTTGTAAAGATTATTGGCCAAAATTGGAATCATCTGGTATAAAAACACCATATAGTGAAACAAATATGAGTTTTATACCAGATTCTATATCTTATATGGTTTATGGTCAACAATTCAACAAGTCTATCGAAGATATTGATTAATCTTTGAATTATTTATTAAATATGACAATATAATTTTCATATTTAATATTAATTTAAATATATTTAAATTAATTGATTGGTGTATTTATTTTTTGGAAAACATAATATTTTAACCATATTTTTAAAATTAACTCCTTCATTATCTATTGTATCAATAATTTGAGAAATTTTTTTTTGATTATCATTTAATTCAAAATTATCGAGCGTAAATTTGTACCCTATGTCTATTAATATTGGTACTAATTTAATAAAATCTTTTTCTAAAATTTGTTTTAAATCTACAAGTGTAATATCATTCATATTAGCTCCCACTGATAATAATAATTTTACTGTATCAATATTACCACTTAATAAAGCTGCCCGAAATGGTTTATTATTATCAAATAATACATCATATCCTGAATCTATGATATAATTCATTATTCCACTATCAGGAATACACGCAGCTAATATAATATTATTTTTATCAAAATTTAATGTCATACCATTTTCTTCAAGATATTGAATTTTATCCAAAGATCCTTGACTTATAAAAATATTCAACAAAGATTCAATATAAATATCAGCACCATGATTAACTAAATATGTGAATAATTTTTCATCACCACATTCTGCTGCTATAATTATGGCATAATTATCATATGAATTAATATCAACACCTAAATTCAACATATAATCTATTACTTTATGAGAGCAATAACTAATTGCCAATTGCCATAAATATTTTTTTGTATTAATTTCATGAATATCAAACAAATTATTATTAACACAATATTCTAGATAATATAAATTGTCTGTAATAATAAAATATTGAATTATTCCAATCAAATTATCGTGAGGAATATTAATTAACTTTTCCAACACATAATCATTTTCATTTTTTGAAATAGCATTTATAATTTCATCCAAACCTGGACTGCTTATACACAATCTAGTACCCAATCCGGAAATACTTGTTATAAATGGTGCATGAATAGTATCACCATAATATCGTTGCATTATTTCTTTAACTTTATAATCCATTTCGATAGTTTATTATTGAATTACCAAAACCAATGATTTTTAAGCTCGAAATTTTATCAAATTTTTTATCAAATTAATTTAATAATTATGAGTTAAATTTTTATCTCATAATTATCAAATATCTTCTGTTTTGAGACGTTTATTATGTATTCTCATAATATCTTTTTTGAGTTGTCTCTCGGAATAATCACCACAGAGATTAAAATAGCAGAATGCATTATTACCAGGTTCGATGTTTTCATCTTTGATATATATTTTTTCTTTACAAGTGTTCCATAGATGTTTAGCATTTGGAGTGTATTTTATTTTTAATATTATTTCACCGTTAGGATGATTTTTATAATATTTTGACATGGTTGTAGATTTAGATTTATTTGTGATTCTGATGGCTTTATAATCGTAAGTATCTCTTTTTTTGGAAGGTTTATCATTATTTTTGACAATGTAAAAAGATTCTTCATTTTTGGGTTCTTCACTAAAAGGAACTCTTTCGTTAACAACAACATTAATCTTACGATTAGTATCTTTGGCATAACCAAGGACTTCATTTCCTTGCTCCATTAATTCATTATTTTTCTCCAACAACAATTTTATTTTTTTGTCTTGTTTTTTCATTGATTTTGTTTGCTTGTCGATTTTTTTTGATAATCGATCAATTTTATCATCTTTCTTTTTAATTAAATCCTGATGTTTATCAAACATCTCTTTTGAGAGATATTCATTGACTATTTTTGAAACTCGAATACCAAATTTTTTAGATGCCCATGAAGCAATATGAGGAACTAAATAAGGATGAGCATATGTTCCTCTGATTTCAGTAAGATGTTTACTACCTGTTGTAACAATTTTTAGAAGTTCCGAGGTGGCGACACCCACCTCGGATGAAATTTCTTCGATAAATTCGTCTGCATCTGATGTTCTCTTCCATTGTTTAAATTCTTTTCTCTTACCATTTTTTGTCTTAGCTTCACTGCATAGTTTGGTAACATTTATATAACCATCCAAATTCATTATTACTTTAAAATCTCCATATTTTCCCCAATAATATTCATTATTGATTCTCTCAAATATAATATTTTTAATATCAGTTTCATCATCATTTTTAACAATTTGTTTGCTTAATTTCTTATTAATATCTTTAATATCTAACTCGGATTCTGGTTCTGATTCAGATTCTGGTTCTGACTCGGATTCAGACTCGGATTCATAATATTTAACTTTTTTAACAAGTTTTTTCTTTTTGCTCACAACTGGAATTTCTATTTCAGATTCGGATTCTATTTCAGATTCCGAGCCAGAATATTTATTCTTTTTTGTTTTACTGGAATATATTTTTTTGGGCATTAATTTATTTATCCGTAATTTTTCGTGTATAAATTTTTAATATCAATTTTTTTAATTGATATTATATAATTACTATCTTTATAGACTATACAAATCATATCCTATAATAAATTTTTGCGCAATAAAATTATTCAAATAAATATTTGAATAATTTTATTTTATTATGATGGAGATCAATAATTTGATTTGACATTATTTTTCTTCTTGGGAAATTCCTGCAACTTACCATACTTACTGTGGTGTCCGCAAGTGATTCCCACTTGCTTTACAACACATCGTCCCTTAATGAAGGGCTTTTGACACTTCTTGCAAGAAGTTTCTGTATTGACGAGATCTGTAATAATTTCTTCTACAGATTCTTCTTGCAAGTTTCTTCTTTGCCTGCATTCTCAAGGGCTTCTTTTGGTGTATCTGTATTTAAGGAGTGTCCAAAACTCAAGTGTGTTACTGTATTTGGTATACAACCTTTAATATCTTCATGGATACGCTGACCATTTGGCAACATGAATGGTTTATATGGCTGTGGAGCGTAATATTTTTCATATTGATATCTTCTTTCATAAAGTTTATCCCATATTTCTTTGCGAGTCATTTTTTCCAATGACTGCATCATTTTTTCCAATGACTGCATCATTTTTTCCAATGACTGCATCATTTTTTCCAATGACTGCATCATTTTTTCGAAATCTTCCGCGCTCTGCATTATTTTTGATTTGTCGATATATACTTATCTGTACTTATTTAGATTTATTTTAAATCTGATATTTATATTGTAATTCAATGGACTAATCAATACGTTGATTTTTTAATTTTTTTTAAGTAATACTATCGTATTATCTAAATTGATCCAATTTGATTGCTTTTAATAAAATTAATTATAATGATTATATAATCATTATAAGTAATAATATCTAAATCTTGTCAATTCAAATATCATATTAAACTTGCTTGACGAAAAATTTAAATTCATATTTATTTTTCATCACATTTTCGCACATCGATGAAAAATTATTCATCAAATCTGGAAAAATACGATAACTTATAAATCTAATTTTTTAGATCTCCATAGTTATTGTTTTTTTTTCAATATTGATCAAATATCTCACTAATTTTGTATAACCTAACAAACCCGCTACATAAATTAAATATTCGTAATCTATTTCAATTCCACAATTGATTAATAATTTTAATATTTCAATATTATTTTTCTTAACAACTTCTTCAATACATTTGAACCCATATTCATTTAAATCTGCACCTTTTTCAATGAATAATTTTACTACATCATGATGACCATATTTAGCAGCCAATAATATACCATGTGATTTTTTATATTCAGCTCCATTATCAATGAGATAACGAACAATTTCAGTATGACCAGACGATGATGCTTCTACTAATGGTGTGCATTTAGAAAATGCACACGCAATATAATCAATATAATCAATATATACTCCATTTTCTACCAAAAATTTGACCAATTCAAATTGTCCATATTCTGCCGCAACTGGTAAAAATTTTCCCAAATCACATTTATTTTCTAATAATAATTGGAACAATTCCAAATTTCCAAATTTTGCAACACACGATTCTATTAAATTAATATTTGCTCCTTTTTCTAATAAGTACTTTAGTGTATTAATATTGTTTGAAATTATAATATTAGATACAGCTTTATTAATATTAACTCCCATTTCAACAAGACTTTTAACATCTTCATAATTATCTAATTCATAAATTCGTTTAACATCAATTATATTTACTTGATAAATATATGAATAATGATTTGAATTTTTTTTGTATAAATTATCATTCTTAGGTATAGTTACACAAACAACATTTTTATAATCATTTCTTCCTTCGAAAATTTGTTCAAGAGAAGAAATATGATAACGAATTTTATAATTTTTTGTAACATTAAGACCTATTTTATAATCTTTTTCCACAATATCATATTTATTACATGTTGAAATGAAATACATTTCCATTTTGTATAATTTAATATGTTAATAATTTATTATTAACATATTAAATTATTTGTCCATTTTATTTTCAATTTTTTATTAAATAATATACCAAGAATACAATTTTGATTATAATATAATGATGTTTCATAATTAATTATTAAATACATTAATTCGGTGATATATTTGCAAATATGTCGCTCACATCAATTTGATTTTTTTTAGCAACCATGATAATTTTTCTTTTATTAAAATTACTCAATGTACTTATATATATTAGCGAATCATAATATTTTCTATTCATAACTAATTCAATTGACTTTAATAGAAAGCGAACACTGTATTTAATATAATTATTATCAATCATATATTTTAAAATATCCACGTGATTATGTTCAAAAGCTAATGTAACTGCACAATGTTTACGTAGATTATTATCGTATCCAATTTCTATCAAAAATTTTACAACATCTAATAATCCATTTTTACATGCAATTTCCATGCATTTATTATAACATCTTTTAATATTAAAACCATTATCAATCATCATTTTCATCATTTTTAAATAATTCAGTTCCGTTATTTTCACAAAATAATATTTTTGGAAGACTATATTTTGATATTCTTCTGTCAACATTAATTCTGGTAATTTAGCCATTTCCTCATTTTCAGTTAGTATTTTCATTTGTGAAAATAATTATGTTTAATAATATAATTACTTGAAGATATGTTCATTATAGTATAGTGAATATATCTTTAATTAATACATATTTCAATTTTTATTAATTGTATACGTGACATATTATTTATTGTTTTTTTTGAATTTATTCCACATTTTTGCTAAATTTTTTTCTGTTTTATGTTCTTCACTATACGAAGAATTATGATTATTATTGAAATAATTATAATCAGTATTGCCAGTTCCTGTATCATATTCTAATCTAGCATGTCCAATAAATTTATGTTCGGATTTTGAAACATTATTAATTTTTTCATATATATCATTGAGTATTAAATTAAACATCTTGATTTTTAATTTATTGATTTTAGAATAATTTATATTCTCCAAATTATTACGAGAATCAAAATTATCTGATACATATTTATTTATAAGTTCATTCAACATCATCTCATTTTTGTCTAAATAATTTTTTAATTTATTTTTTGCTTTTGATTTATTTTCTGCCACAAAAAAATAATTAATTTCTAATATTGAATATCCATTAAGCAAATAATAAAAATAATATATAGACATTTGTTGTTGTCTAACTTGTGAATTTTTAAATAACCAATTTATTTTTCAAATTTTATGTGTTATCTTAATCAAAACATGTTCATCATATATTTTAGATACATAGTGACATATTTTGATATAGTGATTATATTATAACTATGATTGATTTTTTTAAATATCAATGATATCATCTGTTGTCATTTTTTCTATGTGAAGACAGGGATTAACATTATCAACAACGCATTTACATTCAAGTTTATTAAAAATTTCCTTTGCATTATATTTTTCAAAAATATTTTTATTGAGCTTTTAGCAGAATAATTATCAATTTTATTTAAATATATATATCGATTGTCTCACTATTATGATTTATTATGAAATATAAGTAAATATTGTAATATTATTATTAATATGTTTTTTATTTTCCTCATAAAATGATTTTTTTAAAGTTAAATGAGTAACACTATTAGGTATACATCCTTTAATTGATTGATTAAAATTCAACCCAAAAGTTAAATGCATAACACTATTAGGTATACATCCTTTTATGGATTGATTAAAACCCCATCCAAAAATTAAATGTGTGACATTATTAGGTATACATCCTTTTATGGATTGATTAAAGTTATTTCCAAAAGTCAAATGAGTAACATTATTGGGTATACATCCTTTTACGGATTGATTAAATCTAGATCCGAAGATTAAATGTGTGACACTTTTCGGTATGCATCCTTTTATTAATTGATCAAAATTAGATCCAAAAGTTAAATGAGTAACACTATTAGGTATGCATCCTATTATTGGTTGATCAAAATTCCATCCAAATTTTAAATGTGTTACACTATCAGGTATACTTTGTGAAAATGAAACATATTGTGTTTCATCTTTATATCCTTCAATGTGTTTATTAAAATTCCATCCAAGTTTTAAATGAGTAACACTTCTGGGGATACATCCTTCAAATGGTTGAATAAAATCATTTTTAAAAGTTAAATGTGTAACACTATTAGGTATACATCCTTTTACAGATTGATTAAAATTCCGCCCAAAAGTTAAATGTATAACACTATTAGGTATACATCCTTCAATTGATTGATTAAAATTCATCCCAAAAGTTAAATATATAACACTATTAGGTATACATCCTTTTATGGATTGATTAAAATCCCATCCAAAAGTTAAATGGGTCACACTATTAGGTATACATCCTTTTATGGATTGATTAAAATGATTTCCAAAAGTTAAATGTGTGACATTATTAGGTATACATCCTTTTATGGGTTGGTTAAAAAGCCATCCAAAAGTTAAATGAATAACACTATTTGGTATACATCCTTCAATATGTTTATTAAAATTATTCCCAAAAAATAAATGTGTAACATTGTTAGGTATACATCCTTTTATACATTGATTAAAACGATTTCCAAAAGTTAAATTAATAACACTATTCGGTATACATCCTTTTATTGATTGATTAAAACTAAATCCAAATTTTAAATTTATGACACTACTTGGTATGTATCCTTTTATTGATTTATCGAAAAAATATCCAAATTTTAAATGTGTAATATTGTCGGGAATGTTCGTATCTAAAGCTTTATATTTGACGTATTTAAATTTCGAGTAATAGGATAAATCTTTTATTTTATCATAATAATGTATTTCGTTCAATTTAATATTATCAAATAATTCTCTAAAATATTTACTTATTGAACATAACATTATTTTATCCTTGTCAGTCAAGTAATTAAATATATGTAATATAGTATCATAATTCAGTGTTTCAATGATTGACATTATTATTATTAAAATACTAAATAAACTTTATAATTCAAATTGAAAAATACTTTCATATTAAACTTGCTTGACAAAATTTAAATTCATATTTATTTTTCATCACGTTTTCGCACATCGATGAAAAATTATTCATCAAATCTGGAAAAATACGGTAACTTCTGAATCTACCATGGCAATAAGGTACAACATTTTCAACTGGTAGATTAGTTAAATCTAATTTTTTTAGATCGCCATAGTTATCATTATTTTTATAATTATTAATGGTATATTCTCCAACATTAGAGATTGTGCTTTCGCAATTTAGCTCAAATAATTTCTTTACTGCTTCTAAAACAGCAAGTTTATGATTTTGGAATTCTGCTTGATACATAATAATATCGCCATCTAAAATCATTAATACAATTGTGTACTCAATTTTTAATATTCTACTATTATTAAAAATATATATATTTGAGCTTTATATTTGCAAATATGTCTCTCACATCAATTTGATTTTTTTTAGCAACCATGATAATTTTACTTTTGTTAAAATTACTTAGTGTACTTATATATATTAGCGAATCATAATATTTTCTATTCATAACTAATTCAATTGACTTTAATAAAAAGCGAACATTGTATTTAATATAATTATTATCGATTAGATATTTTAAAATATCCACATGATTATGTTCAAAAGCTAATGTAACTGCACAGTGTTCACATAGTTTATAAGTATAATATTTACCTTCTACCAGAAATTTTACAACATCTAGTGATCCATTTTTACATGCAATTTTCATACAAGTATCATATGGTACCTTGAAACCATTATCAATTATCATTTTCATCATTTTGAAAATTCCTATTTTGATACTCGTTTGTTAACATTAATTCTGGCAATTTAGCCATTTCCTCATTTTCAGTTAGTATTTTCATTCGTGAAAATAATTATGCTATTTATTTTAAAAATATTATTTATGTATGTATTGTAAATCATTAAAATATCAAATTTTTTGATCATATGGTTATTTAAAATTGAATTTTTTATTCACTGACAAAATTACTTTGTTTTTATTTTTCCATTAATAATGGAAAACGACAAGTATACTTTTTTACTTAAGATGGGTTTTGCAGCAGATCATGCTGTTAAAATGGAATTTTATCGGAAGAAATTTAAAAATGGCATAGCTATTGAATTTAATTCTGCGAGTCCAAATGAAATATTAAAAGAATGCAATCAAGAAACAATCACATTCTTAAACAAAGTCAAAGAATGTGATCAAAATATTGGGACAGACAATGATAGCATTTCGGAAAAATGTTATGATGATGCTGGTATTGAACCTCTATTTGAATGTTATCGTGGAGTAATGCAAAAACGTTATGATAACAATCGTTATTAGTTTTTATACATATCATCAATAAAAATATTATTTAATTGCTAAATATTATTATTATTTTTTATCTATAATCATATCAATAGAATCCAAATACGATTCACATTCAAGTTCTATTTTTTTAAATACTTTTATTTCATCATCAGTATATTCTTTATATTTATTTTTAGAAAAATGATGTGTATATATTTTGCATTCAGAAACATATTGTTTGAGTTTATATAAATTATTAATTGATTGCTTTTCTAATTCAGGTAATTCATCAACGCCTTTAATATCTTTTTTATCTAAAAAAAATTGTATACCTTTATTAAAATCTTTTTTAATATGAGCAGTAGGATAATATTGTTTATATTTCGAGTCAAAGCATTTATATAATTCTAAAAATTTTAATGGAACAATATCTCCATCAATTAATTCTATTCTTTTGACAATAAATTCATCTGCTTCTCTTTCACTGATTCTTATTGATTCATGTGGAATAATTATTTCAATATTGTCAGGAATTTCAACAACTGCGATAAATCTCATTATTGGATTCATAAAAGGTTTATGACAATTAACCGGTTTATAACCTATTTTTTGTTGCATATTGTGGTGTAATATTTATGAGATAATAATTAATACATCGTCAGATAATATTAAACAAATATTTTTCAATTTTTATAAATATTAATCAAAACATGCTCATATAACTATACTGATTTCTTTTTTAAATATCAATAATATTATCTGTTGTCATTTTTTCTACATGAAGACAAGGATTAACATTACCATCAACACATTTACATTCAAGTTTATTAAAAATTTCCTTTGCATTATATTTTTTAAAAATATTTTTTTTGATTATTTTTTTGCACTTTTTCCAATTATTGTCCTCAAGAAGATTTAATTTTGAATCATATTCGCAATCGTTCTCATCATCGCTATCATCATCATGATCATCAATTTTTTCATAGATTTCAGGTAGATCTTTAAGAAAGCTCGAGTTGGATAATTCCAAACTTTGAAATAGTGGTCTTAAATCATCAAGATTATTTTTTAAATAATTTATTAGTTTTTTTATGTTATTTATTTTGTAAATTTTAAAACTTCCACATATATTAAAAACGTACAAGTTTGACATAATAAGGTATTATATCATACAATTAATGACTAACTATTTTAGTACATTTTTTTTTTAATTTTATATTGTATTATTTATTTGAATTTATTCAAATAACATAATCAACATATTGGATAAGATAATCATAATATTGCTGATCAATGTTAAATTATTTTAAACATCACTTTTATTGAAATAAATTTTTTTCGACACAAAACTAAATCTGATTTTATTTTTATCTGAAATTTTTAAATATTTTTTATCGTGTTTTTTGTTATTATATTTATTTATATCATTGTTTATGATATACATGTGATCACATTCATAATTTATTACTTCGCAAATAATATTATTTATTAATACAGCTAACATATTTTGATTATAATTATTTTTATTTATTGATAATGCATTTAATAATTTTAATACATTTTTATCTATACTTTTTGATTTGTTATGAAAAAATATATTTAAATTTTTTTCGCCAATTTGTATTATAACAGATCTTGTTTCTGTTTCTTCATTCAAATTTGTACATGGATTAAATTTAATATCATTATCAGAATTAAAATCAGAATCATTATCATTATCATTATCATTATCATTATCATTATCAGAATCAGAATCATTATCAGAATCATATTCATTTTCATAATATAATTGTCCGTCGGAATGATATTCTCGATATTTATATTGTGCATATATTGAACAATTTGATTGGAATTTAATTTCCATGACTGATATGTATATCTCTTTTTCTTCATCTATACATTTAGTATAACGATTAATATATTCTATTTTATTTTTGAATATATCTGGTATATATTCATCCATTTCTAATTTATTTTTTACATGGTTTATTTTTGTTATTATTTCATTTAAATCTTTTATTTCTATTTGTTTCATCATTTGTAAAAAATTAATATGGTCAACAATCGAATTTATTCTGTAATTTTTTTCTATTTCCATTATTTTTTCCATTTAAAGTAATATATTGTTACACTTATTATTTAGTTGATTTTTTTCAATTTTTATATTCTTAATAAGCTTTATTGTATAAAACTTATTAAGAAGATTATTGTATAGTGTTGTATTTTTTAAGGAATTATCAATACATATAGATATTGATAAATTTTTATTAATCTTCATATAAATTTTCATATGTTTCATTAAAAATATTTCTCAAATCAACGATAATATCAAGTGGATTTTCTTTGAACATTGAAGTATAATCAGAATCATAATCAACAATACCATATTTATTATTACTCAAACATAAATATGTACCCGATTCATTACAACTAAAATGGTGTGTGATTGAAAAAAAATTACCTGATTTTTTTTCAAAAATTCCCATGAAATCTAAATTTATGGTATCATCACTATAATTAAAATTAACACAATAAAATTTTTTGTCGGTGGATAAATATATTAATAAATTCATTGAATCATGAGGATTTATGTTTTTATCATAAATTCCTTTAATATATTTATCTTTTATTTTTTTGTATGATATAAATGATTTTTTTGCTTTGGTTATTAATGATAATATTTCATTATTATTTGGAAGTGGATTTTTTTCATATGATTCATATATTTTATAATCATCATCTAGTTTACAATGAATTATTGATTTGTAATCCAATATTCCCAAATTATCGAAATTGATAAAATTATTAATTTTCATTCGAGTATTTACATTTGTAACATTTTAATAATATATTAATTTTTTTTTCAATTTTTATATTCTTAATAAACTTTATTGTATAAAGTTTATTAAGAAGATTGTTGCATAGTGTTCCAACATTCGTGAAGATTTGAAATAGATGTTTCTAGATCCTTGCGTGAAGTCCATTGTATTGCAGGAGGATCGTTTAATATCTCCTCAGGAATCTGGAGTAAGTTGAAAGAAAGAAAATCATCATCTTCGTAATCACAAGATTGATGCCAGTCAATCAATTCATCGATCAAGTTTTCGGGAACCAGGCAGATACAAGAAAAACCTGTGTCTTTTTGCTTGTTCTCAATAGAACCAATTTTGAGATCGCCATTATAAACCGAGATTGTGTTGCCCGAGATTGTGTATTTCAGATCTTTGTTTTGCATAATGTTTGATTTGATCTTAGTTATAATTGTTTAGATTATTATGTAATCTGATATATAAGGGTTTTTATCATGGAGCTGTTTATGAATTTTATTTTCAATTTTTAACTAAATTAGTGTATAATTAGATTGGACCGGTCCAAGGAACAAAAAAGAAAGCTTCCCATTCTCTAGTCATAGTTCTATCACATGATACTATACCATTATTACTTGTGCTACTAGAAGCAGCACAAAAACCAGTTCCTGCAGCCTGTCTCATATTTCTAAAATTAATTTCTGAAACATTTCCATAAAGATTGCTATTAGCTTGAGGGAAATTATTTTGAAATTGGAAAATTACTGGATCTTGAGTCATGTAATTGAGAGGTTTGAAAAATAATTCTCCATTTTTAGCACCAGAAGGAATATGCGCTACATTAACACCCGAATTAAAACCACCGGTAGTAACATATAGCATGGTCGGGAAAACAGATTTGGTAGCAACCGGACCTGAACGGCTAGGATAACCAAAGTATCTACCATCATTAATGGCAAATTTAGTGGCTTTATTCGGATCAGTCAAACCAATATCACACTTGAAAGTAATTCCATCAGGAACGGAGCAATATGATCTCCATGTAGGAGCATAGATTAAAAATGGTTGATCATATTGGATTACAGGAATACCACAGGTGGGTCCTTGGGCCATAGAACAAGCGATAATAGCAAAAAAAACTGCTATTGACACTATTTGATCGCGTTTCATTATAAATATTAGTTATGATGGTATAACTAATGTTTATATTAGTGTGTTAAATTATTATATTAAATTATGGTATTATTTTTTATAAAATCTAGAATACATATTGAATGCAAATACAAATCCTTCCATAAAAATCCATGAACTTATTGCACCAGTGTATATTCCCATGATAAAACTATAATAATAATTTGTGGTACTAATGTATTCCTTATTTTGTCTTTCATTTAAACTCCCAAGTATATATGATCCTCGTGCTACCGCACCTAATAATATTACAGGTATTAAATTTATTTCCACAATTTTATTTGACATTATTATGTATAAAATGATTATCAATTTATATTATTTTAATAATGTTAAATCTCATATGATAATAAATAATTATTTATTTATTATCATAGTAAATTAGTTTATTTCGCAGATAACATTTTACGAGTTAGTCTCTGAAACCATCAAATTCCAACTATACCAAGTAGTCAAATAGGGAAATTGTGTGTATAATTTTTCGATAATATCGGAATAATGATAATTATTCTTACGCCAAGAATAATTTTTCTCACGAGTTATTTCTTCACCATGTCTATACCAAATTAATTCGCCGTTTTTACGAATAATAGCAGGACCATTTTCGCGATGTAATTGGTCATGATGGTACCATGCAAGATCTCCATTAACATTGATAATAGCGGGTAAATCATCACCGCGATTTTTTAATCCATGAGTATACCATTTATACACAACATTAGGATCAACAATGGCTGGTAGTTCATCTCTGTGCAATTTACCCCAACGATACCACATCATTACACCTTTTTTTGTAATTAAGGCCGGACCATCATCACGATGCATCAAACCCTTTTTATACCATTTTTGTGTACCATTAGGTTCTATTACTGCAGGTTTATCACCGGCACGATCAATCTCACCATCGATATACCAAATTAGAGTTCCAGTATGTCCGACAATACACGGTAAATCATAGGGCCTACTATATTCACCATATTGATACCACTTTTGAGTTCCATTCTCACAAACTATGGCGGGCAATTCATCACGATGAATTTGATTTCCTTTATGCCAAATCTTTGTACCTGTAGTGGTAATAACATAATAAGTATCATCGACTGGATTATAGTCAAATACTGTTTTACCCTGTCTCTTTGTTTCAGAGATAATAACATCACTACCAGATTTTTCGTGAATCACTAGTCTTTTGGACTCGTCAAGTGATTTATCTTTATCATCAAAATCTTCAGTAAATGATCTAGACCTCTTATAAGATCTATCTCTAGAAGGTGATCTATCTCTCTTATAGAATCTATCTCTGGAAGGAGATCTATCTCTCTTATAGAATCTATCTCTGGAAGGAGATCTGTCTCTTTTATAAGATCCATCTCGAGAAGGAGACCTGTATCTCTTTCTAGATCTATCTAGAAAAGGAGATCTGTCTCTCTTATAGAATCTATCTCGAGAAGGAGATCTATTGCGCCTATAATTATAATAATTCCTTGGAGTCCGATTATCGTGGTAAATACTTGGTTTATAATTTTCACTTTCTGTCCAATCATTTGATTCTCTTGAAATCTCAGATCTTGTACTTCTTTTACATACATAAGGTGTATCGTATTTTGGTTTTTTTGTAGGTCTTTCACTCAAAGATTTAAAGACTCTCAAATCTTCTGTATTTTTGATACTTGGTTGTGGTGCGATATCATCAATCTTGCGTTTGGATTGTGAAGAAGTATCAGGCACTACTGAAGTACATTGTTGAACCTGTTGTTGAACTTCTTGTTGAACTTCTTGTTGAACTTCTTGTTGTTGATTTTCGTTAGAAGTTCTAAACTGGCCAGCCAATTGTTTGAATATATTAAAAATGGAATCCATTATTAGTTTTCACCGAAAACTACTAATGCATAATACATATATGAACTGATCTACCAATTATTTTTTCAATTTTTTTTCACAATTATTTTTGAATAATTTTTTGGATAAATTTGTTAATCAAATATTCTATCGATAATAGAATGTTTGATTATCTCAAACTGAAATGCCAAGCGCCTTGAAACGTTGTTTTCGTTCCTTGTTTCTTTCTTGTCTCTTCTTTGGATCCATTCTGTTGGGTACACAGAGGGTTGAAGAAGGCCACAAAATGTAGTGAAGCGTTTCGAATTCTTGGCAAAAGGATTGGTAAGTTTCTGGTGACATCTGATCGCGCTGGTTTTCTGTGATCTTGTTGAGATCCGAAAACATCTTTTCGTAGGCACGACGCTGGGATGAACTGATTGTTTGCGAAGACATTGTTGATCTTTCTTTGTTGTCTGCTGTTCTGGCTATTGTAGCTAGATAATTTAAGTGTTTTTTATAATGAAAGCATTTTAATGTTTTATTTTCAATTTTTTAGTTGTTTAAATCATTTAATGATGTATATTTGGTTTCTCCAGTTGATTCTTTTGGTAGTTTATTAGACAATTTTTCTATTACTCTTTCTATTTTTTTTATATCCGAATCATTTAATGAATTATCCTTGGTTTGTTTAACTGATTCTTTTGGTAGTTTATTAGACAATTTTTCTATTACTCTTTCTATTTTTTTTATATCCGAATCATTTAATGAATTATCCTTGGTTTGTTTAATTGATTCATTTAATTGTTTATTAGGTAAATTTTTTACTAATTTATCAACAAAATCATTTAATAAATCATCTTTATTTGGTGAATTATCTTTCTGTTCAATTGATTTATTTGATTGTTTATTAGGTAAATTTTTTACTAATTTATCAACAAAATCATTTAATAAATCATCTTTATTTGGTGAATTATCTTTCTGTTCAATTGATTTATTTGATTGTTTATTAGGCAAATTTTTAACCAATTCATCAACAAATTTATTTAATAAATCATCTTTATTGGATTCATTTTTCGAATCAATATTTCCCATTATATATTTATAACTATGATAATTGAAAATATTATATCGATACAATAATATTTTCAATTTTATATTTTGTAATAAAAAGTTATTGCAAAACATAATTAAATTGGTGTAGTAAAACCACGTGAGATAGCTTCTTGAGCATGTCTTCTCCCACAACCAGGAGAAAACTTTTGTCCATCATAGAAAGCAGGTGCACGACATATTCTGCACATAGGTTGTCCCTGATAGGCAATCTTTGGACAATCTGAATCTCTGCAGGTTGTGGAACAGTAGTCTGAAAATTGTTGTGTATCATGATCAAACCACTTGTTCTTGGTTTGGCATTTGATGCAAAGATTAGATGTTATTTTGGGTTGATGATTCGCATTCAAACAGGTTTTTGAACAATACATGGATAGTTGTTGTTTGCCAGCATCAAACCATTTGTTTTTAATGCCACATTCAATACAAAGATTAGACATTATAATTTGTTCTATTAATTAGTTCTATTAATTAGAATACTTAATATGTATATACAATGTAATTCTCTAATACTATAAATTTCAACTTTTTTAGAATAATATTTTTATTATTTGTCAATTTATTAATACAAATCATTAATTTGTAATAATAAATTTAATAAATTATTCATCAAGCTCGCTTTCTGTTCCGACATCGAACCATCCGCCCCAGGATTGTTCCACAAACTCGTCTTCGCTGTCCGAGAACATGGTGTTGTTCAAGATCGCTCTCGAAACATGGACGTAACCATGTCCCTTGATGTTAATGACATCGCTGTCAGTGCACTTCTTGACACTGAGATCGAGATCCTTTGTCTTGATCTCGCGCTGTTGAAGCTTGGTCTTTTGGGTGATCTTCTTGGAACGCTTTCTATCACTCCTACGCTTCTTGGTCTCGCAAGCTACCACAGTTCTTTTGGACTTGGTGTGAAGACGTTGACCTCGCTGGTGGGTCAACTCCAGGTGATAATCAGACGGTTCAACAAAATCGACTTCATCCTGGAAGTGATCGGGTTGAGCAATCGAAACAGAGTTCTGGGTCTGGTTAGTGTTCATGTTGATGAAGTTGTTGTGGTAATGTAGATATTTATGTACTTTAGAAGTATAATTTGATGTGAGTAAAAAATGGAACCTTCTAATATTTTTTTTTTCAATTTTTTCAATTAGTATCAATATGATATTTTAACATAGTTTTAAAATATTATATTAAAAACATTATAATAGAGACACATTATAATAAAGACACATTATAACAGAGACACATCATAATCACACAAGTATTTACCATTGTGATTCGTGGTGGCTGTTGGACGCGTAGTATTTTTATTTTGTAATCCCGGTTTATCAAATGTATCAACAACAAGCGATCCTTCATATAATCCTTGATTATAAATATTTCTAATTTGATCACTGATTTCTTTTATATTAGTATCGGATATATCACATGTATCCGTACACATGTAAAATTGCACAACAAGTCTTATGGGTTTATCAGTATCTCGTACCAAATTATATGTACCACCACTAGATTTTTTGATACCTTTATATGGTCCTTTTTCATTACCGATACTAAGAATAGCTCTATCCATACCTCGATCCATACCTTGAATTGGCACAGATTGAGTATTTGGTAATGAAAATAGAGATGGACCTGAATAAGATTCAATCGAATTAATACAAACAATCTCACATTCATTTTCAAAATAATCATTGTTCGAACCAAAATAATAGCATCTCTTTATGTCTAATACTTTTAGTGGTACTTGGAATATATATATTCCATTTAAAGCTTTTTCTTCTGCATCCATTGGACCATTGAGTGACTTTCCTTTAGATTGTCTATAATCATCAAGTCTTTCAGCTTTAAATAAACGACTTGATTCTTTATCATTAAAATAAAGAACTGTATTTCCTCCCGAAACAACTTGAGCAGATGTACCATATGCTGTGGCAATAATAACTAATACTGCTGGTTCTGATCCAGATTGATAATTATAAAGATCAACAGCAAATTCTACTTTGTTTTTTTCAAGAGGTAGAACACATGCTTGTGCACTGGTCAGTATATATTCATCTCTTTCAGAAAATAAATCGGTGTTAGAAATCATGGATCCACAATATTTATGGAAATTTTTCAAATATTCTTCAAGAGTGACTTTAATAAGCGAAGTTCCATTTTGATTACCTACAACTAATTTTGGTAACTTATCTTTTTCAAGATCAATAGTAACATCAATAAAATTGCTACTGCGAATAATTGGCATGCGATTATTTTCAACTTTAAGAGTCAAGTCACTTATATTTGAACCAACACAACTGTTTTTATAACGACTAGTGTCCTCCCATGTTACATTCGAAATGTTCAGATTATAATCAGATAATCTTTGTTTAACACTAGTATTAATAGCTAAATTAGCTACTTTATGGATAACTTCATCTCTGAAAATATTTGTACTGAAAAGATTAATTGCTGACATTTTATTTATAATTTAACCGATCAAATATTATAAATAAAATGAATTAATAATTCAATTTTTTTAATTTAATTCTTTTTGACGTAATTTTAATAGTTATCAAAATGATATTATATTTTTTCCCTTGTACACGTATATAATATTTTTTTATAACGCACATAAATTATTACGCTGTTATTTATTTCGTCACTATATTTTTGCATAAATGTAAAAAATTTATTTGCCGCTTTAATATTTGAATTAGCTGTACATGCATCTATTATTTTACCGTGAGAAGAAGATACGTGATGGTATATATTAATATTTTGAAATATATTAAGTTTCATTCCAATAGATTCCAAATATTTAACAATTTCGTGATGATTATTCATAAATGCTAAATTAATATAGTCACTATAATCACTATCAATATTAATACCACTTTCTATCCAATATTTCACAATATTCAAGTGACCATACAAACAAGCTAATCGACAAGACCGATTGCGATAATATTCATTATCAGTACTAAATTTTGCAAGATAATCAACAACACTTGGATGGCCATATTTGGAAGCTAAAATTAAAGATTCTCCATTTCTAGCATTAATAATAGCACCTTGATTGATAAGATATTCTACAACATTTAAATGTCCTTTTAAACAAGCAATTCTCAAAGCATAATCATTTCTTTTATGAATACAAGCTCCTAATTTTATTAAATATTTGACCATATTTAATTGTCCATATCTACTTGCTATCGATAAATATTTATTGACAGATTTTTGCATAAAAGACTTGTTGTTGACAATAAGTTCATTAGATTTTTGATATTGAGCATTAATATATTTAAATACATCAACCAAACCTTTTTTAATTACTTGATAAATAATATTTCTTCCTATTTTCTTGTACCTAATAAATTCAAAAAATTTAACCTGTGTGAAATAAAAATCATATTTAGAATTTCCAAGATAACTAATTATATGAAGCCATATTTCATCTGGTATTTGATCCATTATTTGATCCATTATTTGATCTGAATATTAAATTTATTATTTGAATAAAATAATAAATTCAATTTTTCTAGACAATATTACCAATAAATAATTTCTTTAAATTTAAAACCATTATTGACAAAAACAGCAACAAAACTTTGATATAAATCAGTATTAAGTATTCGTGATAATCTATGACACAATTCGTCAAGAGTTAAATCTTTTACGGGAAAATCCCATCCATGATTTTTATGGGCAAAAATTAATGATGAAATAAATCCCGAAACAAAATGCGATCCTGATTTACTGGATAAAATTCCACAAATATTAACAAATTCACAATAACTGATATTAAAATCAGGAGCATGTAAAATTAGATAATATGTTGTTTTTATAATATTCGTTTTATCATTAAAACAACTGAGAATTTCTGGAATAAAACCAATATAATTTTTTAGTTTACAAGCCGATTGTTCTAAAAACTCTATTTTTGCCATATCTGCTGCAAATTCAATATTTTCTTTATCTCCGATATTTTTCAGAATCGCAAAAAAATCTTTTCCTTTTATTTCAGGAATTTTGTGAAAATATGTGTTAATAATATCAGTAATTGTCATACAACTGATATCAATAACTTGAAATATTATTACTAAATCACTCGATTTTAGATTAACAACAAATGGTTCTAACATTAATAAAACATCTATCTTACGATATGGAACCAACTTGATAATTTCACATATTACTTCAATAGTTAAATATTTAGTTGGTTTTACGGGTTGAATTTTTTTTAAAATATATTCGAAAAAAATATATTCATTATTTTTAACTTTGTTTAAGATATCAACCAAATGACAAAATATATTTTCATTCAAACTCATTTTTTTAAGATAACATTCCAAATCTCTACAACGATTATACGAACTCCTAAATTCATGACTGTTTATAAAATTTACCAGATGGTAACACTCCATGATTATTATTAATCAACTGATATTGATTAATAATAATGAATAAAGTATTTTTGTATATTTTTTTTCAATTTTTTAGTGCGAGTAAATTTATTCATACATCATAAATACAATGACGTTCATCATTGATCCATTTTACTTGCAAGGGAAATGGACAATGACACATTTTTTTGATACTATCGAACTGATAACCATTGGCACAATCACAAAAACCAATCTTTAATGGATTTAGTCCATAAATATGGTTACATGTTATCATAAACATGCTATTTACCGAATGATAACAGTGATTATCCTCTATGCATCTTCCAGATTCTAGGCAAATATATTGATTAGTATATTCATCCCAAATTTCTCTTGCGGGTGACAAACAATGACATTCTCCATTAATATCAACAAACCCATCATTACATCTACAAATTCCAACTTCTCTACCATAAATCTCGCGAGAGATATATTTATCACAATATGCTCTTGAATTTTGTCTAGCAGTTGTTGCACAATGATACTGTTCGATACATGCCCCATGAGGTATGGTAAAAACAGTATTCATGGATATAATATGTATAAATGAATCATCACTTTTAGCATGTTCAAAGACATTAGTCATATTTGATTCATCAAAATGATAAACTTTAACATCAGAAAAATCTATAATATTATAATCATTGGCTTGATTATATGAAATCAAAGTAATTATCAATAAAATGATGAATTTCATTATTCTTGATTATAACAAGAATAATATTCTTATCAATACATAACAATACTTATGTTTAGATGATTCAATTTTTTTTATGAATATAAACTATATCTGAAAAAATTTATTTTTGAATAGACTAGTGCTTCCATTGAGATTGGAATTATATATCAGACATACAATAGTCTAGTTTATATAACAAACTAACAATCTCAATCATAATGCCTGAAACAATGATTACCTCTTCCTCCAACATGATTTCCAAGATCTTTGCCGGCTCCACTATTGATCCGACACTCCTGGAGCTGATCAAGAAGGTCTGTGATACCAATCTCAAAGTCGAAAACATTTCCGGAATTGCCAATACCATGGACTATGTCGACGATGAAATGGTCGAGTTCTTGACCCGCTATGCCAGCCTAGAAATCGATGGTAAGCAATACAACGTTCAAACCATCGATCTCCAACTTCTGTATTACAAGCTTTCATGCGGTACAAAGTGTCTCCCGAATGTGTCTGCTCTCAACCAATACATTCTGGAAAATCTCAAGAACTGCGAGATGTTCCGGGACAGAACATGGTACACAGTTCATGTGTCTGAGAACTACGGAACTCTCACTTGGTTCAACAAGAACGATCTTCTCTTCTTGATTGTGCTGACCACAAAGTTCATGTCGCTTTGAATTGTACCAAAAAATGTAACATTAAAAAATCAAACAATTATAATTGTTTGATTTTTTAATATATATTATTATTATCATCCAAATTATATACATATAATTTATCTTTTGACTCGCTCATATACATAACGATTGGATCATTTATGCGAATATTTCGAAAACGATTTCCTAAAATAGTTGAATCTACTATAATTTGTACTTTGGATAAATCACATTTGAAATATTTTACCTCAATATCTTGTATTTTTATCGAATGTAGAATTTCTTTGTCCGAATTTAGAGTTATCAAATCAATATTCAATTTATTGATGCTATCATTTGTAAAAATAATTTTACAATGTGATGAATTATAACAAATTGCACTTATCAAATCTTTCATAATTCCAATATATTTTTGTGCGATTACAAGTTCAAGATAATTATCCGCACACATGATTTATATAATGATATATATGTTTCTAATATTTGTTAAATATATATTTATCAATTTTTTCAAATTAATGAATATATATATTATACGTAACATTAATAATATCTATTTTGTTGTATGAACATATATGCCATTAGACTACCATCTATTGGATTACGTTCTATTGCATGAAAAGGTTTACCATAATTTGCGTCTCCTTTGGGAGCATCAGTTATTGTTCCTCTTGGAATTCCACCATAACATATTAAATCTCCTGTGTATGAAGAATAGATAGGATCATCGTCATTAATTTTTATGGGTGGACCTTGAGGACCTCCTCCTGGTCTATTGAGATTAAATGCCAAATCTAATTTATTATTTTTTTTGCTCATTATTAAATTTATTATTGATATATTAAAAATGACATCTAATATTTTATTTATCAATTTTTTTATGATTTTACAAGATATTTTAATTTAGGTAAAGGATAATTTTGTGTTATTATATCAACATTGTTGTATGATTTTTTTTCTATTATTTTTTTTAATTTTTGTAGAGGCTTATCTGTTGTATCTTGATATTTTTCCCAAGTTTCAAAATTATATTCAGCTTTATCGCAATGATTGCATACTATTCCTATTAAATTTTCACTATCTAATTTGATTGGATGATCAAAATATACCTCATGATGATGTGTGCCTGGAAAATTTTGAATAATTTTTGGCAGAGATAACGGATTTTTCACAAATTCTCTAATTTTTTCTAATTTTTTTGATATTTGTTTGGGTGTATTTGTCGCCTTAATATGTATATCACCTTCTTTTGGTCCTGTCCATCCTTTATGAAAATACATACCATTTTCATATAATATTTTTGGATGAATTAACAACCCAAAATTCGGTAAATTTGGTATATTATTAAGATCCTCAAAATACAAATTTGCATAGACAAATTCAGAATCTATTGTCAATTTTTGTTGATCTTTTCTTAAATATTTTCCTGGATATATTATTCCAGATTCCAATATATCTTTTAAATTATTGTAATCTGTAGTAGAATGTATAAAATAATAATTATACATATTACAATCCAATTTCATTTGTTGTTTGAGATCAATATATTTCTTTTTGTATTTTTCATATTTTTTCTTATACATCATACTATTATTTTATCATAATATTTGATAAAAGTTTGAAAAATAAATATCAAATAATTACAATCGATAATATTAATCGTATCATAATAATGTCAAGATCAATATATCAATACAGTTGCGACAAATTATTTGATTTATTAAAAAAATCAAATGTATCTGATAATTATAATGATATTGTGTCATTTGTTAATAGTTGTCCTTTGTGTTTATATTCTTCAAATATATTAAATTACACGCCATTAATGATAATATGTGATACTAGTCAACAAATATTTCGAAGACTTGATATTGTTAAATTTTTTTGGAATTATATTCCAAATATTCGTATTAAAAATGATCATTGTGCACTATTAGCAATTAACAATATGAATAATCCGGATTGTGTTCATGTCTTGGATTTATTATTGAAAAATGGCATTGGTAAAAATAATACACAATTATTTTTGAGATGGTATCAAAAAGGTGGTAAATATAAAAATGATATTATGCAATTATTATTGAAATATTGTCCAATTCAAATTTTGGTACTCGGTTTTTATGAAACTAATTCTTACAATAAAAATATAGCCAAAAAATTATTTCAAAGCAAAAAATCATCTAAAACTTATTCTAAAAAGTTACTTAATGTCACAATACAAAATATTGTTTATGGTGATTCAACTAAAAATGATTTTTATGTATGGATGTTATCCATGCTTTTAAATTATGGATTTGTAATAATGAATGATCCAGAAAAATATATTGATAAAGTAAATAATATCAGATCGAAAGATTATATAAATGATTCAAGATCAATTGGATTAAAAGGTTGTAAGGATGATTTAGGATCAGTTGGATTAAAAGGTTGTAAGGATGATTTAGGATCAATTGGATTAAAAGGTTGCAAGGATGATTTAGGATCAGTTGGATTAAAAGGTTGTAAGGATGATCCAGAATTTAAAATTTCTATAAATGATCAAGAAACTGTTGAATCAAAAATTCAATATATTAGTGCATCTACATATAAAGATTTAATTTTAAATTTAATCGAAAATTTAAATATTAATGATTTATCGAGCGAATGCAAAAAATATATAAATATTATTCCTGAAAAATATCGAACAAATATTACCAATATTATTTTACAAATTTTACGAGCAAAATCTTATTACAGATTAAATTTTATCAAACAAGAAATTCATGATTTGCAACAACAAATTATCTATAGTCCAAACAGTTTAAGAACCAGATTGGCAGCAATTCAATGGTATATATCCATAGGAAATATAGACAAAATTATCACTATACCAAATCTTGAATTGCTGGAAGAATTAGGAATAAGAGAATTTATTTTGGATGATATTAGTAAATGTATCGGCGAAGCATTAAAATTTGCTTAACAAAATAATTAATTTTATGATCATAAAATTAATTATTAATTGCTAATATTCGTCAGATAATTTATCATTGATTGATTTTTGTGACGCTGTGCTTGTTTTAAACAATAATTGTTATCAATATTAATATTTAGTTTTGTGTATGGATATTTAGTAATTAATTTTACCATATTAAAATTGTTGTTTCTACAAGCTATTTTTAAACAGGCATTAGTTGGTTCAATTCCAGATTTAATTATATATTTAGCTGTCAGACAATTTTCATTTTCACATGTAGTTAATAATATTTGATAAAGTATATGATCACTGACTCCAATTTTTTTTAGATATTTGGTTGTTAAATAAATATCACAAGATGTAAATTTATATTTATTATTAATAATATTGTCGATACATTTTTTTTTATGATCAATGAAATTAAAACCCATACTATTAATATATTCTACGATATCATGATGATTATAAATTGTCGCGACCATTAAACAATGATAATTATTAAATTTAATATCTAATCCTTTTTCCACAAAATATTTGACAATATCTAAATATCCCATTTTACAAGCCATTTTTAAACATGATTTATCTTTGTCTTCGGATAAATTTTCTCCAATTTCTACAAAATATTTAACAATATTCAAGAATCCACGACCAGTTGCTATTAATAAACATTTATTAAAATATTCAACATCTTGTAAATCATTATTATTTTTTATAATGTGTTTAAACCTTGATAAATAATCCAAACCATTTAATTTTTCAATACATATACTTGATTTAATAATCAATTTAATAATATCTAGGCAACCATAATATGAAGCCCAATACAATAAATTTCCACTCTTTTCAATATCAGCTCCATTATCAATAAGCATTTGAATTGTTTTAATATCAAAAAATTCAATCATATCTCCAATAATACACATATCGACGTTGTGTTTTAATGTTTTTTCATTATATCTAATATTCATATGATTAGGTATGGTAACTGGAGCAATATGTGTACCAAAACTCGATTGGTTAAATATATTTTCAATAGATATTAGTGTTACACCATTATAAGCAGGAAATACATCATCAGTCATAATTTCATGAATGGTATCGGTATTTAATCCGCGTTTATACAATGGATTATAATAATCCTTGCTAATTTTATTATAAATAGCATAATATTTTGTGTTATCTGATTGGATATTCATTTGTTTCATATAAATTTATATGAAACAAATAGATAAAGTGAAATATATTCAATTTTTTATTTAGTCAAATTGATTATTTGCGAATAATTCAATCAAATCAGAATGATTATTTCGTAAAACAATTTTTAAACACGAATTCGTTGGTTTGACTCCTGATTCAATTAAATATTTAACGGAATTATAACATCCTACTTCGCACATAGATAATAATATCTGGTATAGAGTATAATAATTGACTCCGACTGTTTTTAAAAATTTAACTTTCATTGATGATTTAAAAAAATCATTATGTTGTCTATTAATAACTAATTTAATACATTTGGTTATTTGGTCACTAACTTTAATTCCAAAAGATTCAATATATTTGACTATTTCACTTTTATTATAGACTATAGCTGTCATTAAATAAATGTTATCATCAAATTGAATATCAAATCTCGATTCAATAAAAAATTTAAAAATATCTAAATGACCATGTATACAAGTTATCCAAATATATAATTTTTCGCTGCTTTTGTTATTGAATAAATATTTAACAATATTCAAATGACCAAATTGTATCGCAATTATTAAACAACGATCGAAAAATTTTGTTTCGGTATTAAAATTTTGAGTTGAAATAATATGATTATATCTTGTCAAAGCGTCCAAACCATCAAATTTATCAATAGTTTCACTTATTTTAATAATATATTTGATTATATTCAAATGATTATTTGCAGCGGCCCAACACAATAAATTTCCACTATTTTCTACATCAGCACCATTATCAATTAGCATTTGAATGGTAAGTGTGTCTGTAAATTTCATTAAATCACCAATTATATATTTATTTGAATAATATTGTTGGGTAGATTTAGAATATTGAAATTTAACATATCGAGGAATAGTAATAGGTACAATATGTGTTCCAAATTTTTTACCCTGTAATATATTATCAATAGAAACAAATGTTATTGTACTGCCATTATTAAATCCAGGCTCATATTGTGGATAATAACAATTTGGACTAATTTCGTCATAAAATGCATAATATTTGGTATTATTATTCATGTTAATTGGTTGATGAATATATTAATGATACACAATATCAAAATAAAAATATTTCAATTTTATTGTTTCAAAAAATTGATTTTAATTATTATTGCTTATTTTTACTGTAATAATATGATTAATAATAACCTATAATAAAATGTTAGCTCTTCTTCAGCATTTAATGATAGAATTTATTTCCAACCATGCTTTTTCCAACAAAGATTATTTTACCAAAAATAATTTACCAGATTTTCAGCCCGATCTCATCATTCGTAAAACAATGACACACAAATATGGAATTTGTATGGAACTCAATTATATTTTTTGTGATATTTTGCAACGAAATGGATTTGATTCTCGATTGATTAAGTGTTACAAACTAAATCCTAAAACAAATGAATTCTATGATATATATCATTTGGCTATTATTGTCGAAATATCTAGAATAAAATATTTTGTGGATGTTGGTTTTGGAGAATATTTTGTGGAACCAGTATTACTTGTCAATGGTAAAAAAACAGGTAATATTAGTGTTAAAAATATTCCAGAATCTTGTGATAATTATTCTATGTATGATTTGTTAATTGATTCTGTATTAATTTTAAGAATAGTAGATTCGGCTGTTGATGTCCAAGATATTAATAAAAATTATTGTAAATTCTTTTCATCTAAACCATGTGATTTTCCTTTATGCCGCATATTATTTGAGCGTATCTATAATCCTTTAACTGGAACATTTGATGTTGTCAAATCAACTTGCAAATTGTGATCATTAAATTTATTTTTTTCAAAAAAATAAATTTAAATAGCAGCATAACAAGCTTCAATGTCTGAGATATTTAATTTTTTGACAACGTAAATTTTTTTGCCACTTTGTTCATGACGAAAATGCATGGGACTAGATTCAGATTCATATGCAAATAAATTTATTCCTGACATAATAATATTTTCTTGATCTTTTTCTCTATAAGCAAGCATGATTTGTTCAAAATCATGATGTTGATGTTCCATTAATTTAATGATATGAAGTTTCAATTTTAATAGTGTATCATTGTCAAGAATTTCTTGCGTTTCGACCAGTATATCAAGTGTCAGACCTGAATAATTTTTAGTAGAAATATTATCTTTCGTGGCAGTATTTTTCCGATGAATAGCCAAATAATTTATGCCAAAATCATAATTAATTTGATCGGAAATAATTTCTACAAATTTGCTATCTAAATTTGCTCCACCAAAAATAACACCTTTTCGTCCATACAATAAAACCAATCCATAATATTTAAAAAGTTTTTGATAAGTGTTTGTATGTAGAAAATTGTAAAGAATTGATCTCAGAATTTCTGCATTAAAAATATCATTGGTGTTATAAGATTCAAATGTTTCCATCAATAAATATTCATATTTGGCTATGATACGTTTAACATGCATAGTATCAATTATTTCACTTTTATCTTCTTGGTCCCAACAAATTTTGAGTTCAGCTTGTTGTATCAATGGCGTATTAACTAAACTATCATTAACAATTTCATAGTTGTGCATATATTTATCATAAAAGAAAGATGTAGCTGGTGATGTTGAATTGGTGATTTCACTCAAAATTTCTGGTATAGTTAATGCAATATCTATAATAAGATTAGGTTCCAGTGCGAATCCCAAACGAGGTCCCATTTCTGTACTTCCATAAATACCAAATAATTTATCATAATATCTGTATAATTGAAGACGTTCTGGAATGGTTGGTGATTCTCCACCATACAAACAAACACCATGTTTTTTCAAGTAAGTATTAACATTAAACTCATCCGAATAATCATTTAATTTTTCTATTAGCATTAAATGTAGAATAGGTAATCCGGCAACAACTATAGGAGTTCCATTTTTTAATATACCAGTATTAATAGCAGATTCAATCGTTTCAATTGTTTTATCAGAGTCAGCATTTGAGCGCTCCAGTCTAAAATTTTCTGGAATGAGTAATTCAGAAAATTTACCTGTGGATGAATCACTCGCTGGAAACATATTAATATATTTATAATTACGAGGCATTATTCCTCCGGATACTTTAGCTAAATTTATATAATAATTTCTTAACCTGATAATATCTATTTCACTCACAGGAATACTGGATGGTATTCCCGAAGTAGAACCACTTGTTTTGAGAATAATATAATCATTAACACTAGTTCCAATCGGAATTCTACCTTTGATATCAAATTGTAAATGAAATGATTGTTTATTTATTATGGGTATTTCTGTGGAATTTTCATAAAGACTAACATATGCCGGTATATTCATGGCTTGTGAAATATAATCATCAATTAATTTTTTCTTGATATATTTAATAATACATGTATCGTTGAGACCTAGAATTATTTTATATACCAATACATTAGTAATACCAGTACCACTAAGCGGATAATAATAAAAACGTTTAAGTATGTTAGTCATTATTTAATATTGGACAGAATACTCTTGTTTATTGATTATTTATCATAAAATGATCTTTTTACAAATATTTTTTTCAATTTTTAATTAATATATATTGTGACAATATATATTAATTAATTCATATGTTTGAGACTATCTTGGATTTTAAAACGGAGACTTTCAATATCATAAATACCAAAATAATCAATTAATTTTTTATCATGATCACGTATTTCTTCAAAAGAAAATTCGCGATCTGCATACCATTGAATTGCCACTGCTCTGGTTCGAATACTTTCAGGTTTCATAACAATTTGAGTATTAAAATTAATAATAGATTGATGTAAATTATTTCTTGCATTTTTATCAATGACACTTGATTCTACTGCTTCCATGAATTTAAGTATCATATCATCAGGTACATAAGAATATACTGTTTTACCCAAATTATTTAATAGTTTATAATTGGATCTTTTTAATAGAGCAGAAGTAATACCATTAGTATTGAATAAAATTTTGGATATATTATCTTTATTTAAATTGGCCGATGTTATATTTAATGATTTTATGATTCCAAATAAAATCATTAACGAAGTTTCACCAAATGAATTTTGAATATTTGGATTAGCACCATAATCGATCAATACTTTAACCAGTAAATCGTAATAATACACTTCATATTTAAATACGGTACAAATCGCTAGTGTCAATGCTGTAAAACCTTTTTTATTGATAATGTTAGGATTTACTTTATAGTCCAAAAATATATGGATAATATCCATTTTTTCTTGCATTTTAATCGCGGTCATCATAATACTATCTCCTTCTTCATCACAAATATCGGGATTCATGCCATATTTAAAAAGTAATTTGACCACATTTTCTTTGTGAATTAAATCTTTTTGATCCATTAAATAGCGTAATACAGTTTGATTATTATAAATAAGATTTGGATCAGCACCATTTTTTAATAATAATTCCACAATATCGAGACTTGAATCATTATTTAGCATAATTGCTTTTTCAAGAATGCATGTTTTATCATTTGAATGGTTTGCATTTGCACCTTTTTCAATCAATAATTTAATAATTTCTACATGAGAATCATCTTGCGGATCATCGAGATAACTATTAAAAATTTCCATTAAAACTGATACTCCTGAATTATTTATAACATTGAGATCTGCTCCATAATTTAATAATTCTATAATATCAGTGGAATATAGACTAAATTTTATTGCATGAAATAAAGCGGTTTCACCCACAGAATTTTTGATATTAACATCAATTCCTGTATCACATACAAATTTCGTTAAATTAATTTCATCAAAATAAAATATTTCATGTAGTAAAGTATGATTATTTTCATTTGTTATATTAATATTCAAACCATATTTACAAAATAATTCAATATATTTTTTTATTCCAAAATCTTGCAAACTATCCATAATTTTAAAAATAGCTGATTCATTATTAGAATTTTTTATATTTGGATCCGCTCCTTTTTCTAATAATAATTTTATAGTTTGGTGAATAGTATTTATAATTTTATTATAGTCATTATTATTATTATTATCGATTAAATTATCAGAATCGTCAATAAATGTATTGGTTAAATATCCTGTCACATATTGATTATTTTTATCTTGCAAATAATTATTTTCTACAACCTTTTCAAAATGAATTAATGTATCTATTAAAATAATAAGAGGAGTATTTCCATTAGCATCTTGACAATTAACATTGGCTCCGTGATCAATTAAAAGATCAACTATATCAAGATCTTTTTCGCTGGTTATTAATGAACATACAAGCATCAATACAGTATCATTATTATCACCATATCCAATATTGAGATCAATTTCATGTTCCAATAATAATTTGATAATATTTAGATCAAATGCATTTTTTATAATAGATAAATAATAAACCAAACAAGTCATACCATTATTATTATAAGTATTAATACACACACCCTTCTCTAGAAATAGTTTTAGAGTTTTAATATTATTATTTTTGATTGCCAGATGTAAAACCGATTCATTTTTATCGTTTGCAACAATAAATTCTGGATCATGATCTATTAACATAGATACTAGTTCTAAATTACTATCTTGAATAGAATCATTAACTGATTGCATTAAAATTGTATTACCGTATTTATTTTTGACATTAATATCAACATTATATCTCAATAATAATTTAATACTATCAATTGTTCCAAAAGATTTATAATGTGAGTAAGCTATCCAAATAATATATTTTTCTGATATATTTGATGTCAATGTATCAGAAACAAAACCAGTAACATAATCTTTATTATTGGGATTGGCACCGAATTTGAGCAGAGTTTCCATCACCCCCAAATTACATTTTTTGGGATATAGTGACATGGCAATACTTAAGGGAGTGTTACCATATTTATCAAAACAATTAGAATTAATTTTATCATGTTTCAACAATAATTGAATCACATTTAGGCTGATCTTTCTTTTCATAATTGCCAACATTAAAGCGGTAATACCATTATTATTGGAAAAATTTGGATCTACACCATTTGATAATAACATTTTAACTGTTTCACAATTATCATCATCAGCATCTAAAACTGCTCTCATTAATACGGTATGACCATTATATTCATGCTTGATAATTGCATCATAATCAAATTTTAACTTGAGGTTATAATCAAAGTTAATTTCTTTATACAATTTAAAAATATAATCACATTCATCATTGTCGCGATATAAATGGTTAATATTTGCACCAGCATTAATCAATAATTTCATTATTTTTGTATTTTCATCATTATCGAATGCAATCATCAAACACGATTTGCCACTATTAGTACATACATTGGGATCAGCACCATGATTTAAAAGTTCTTGTATAATATCGATTGCTTCATCAGTTTTAGCATGATTTATAGCCAACATTAAACAGGTCCATCCTTTGGGACTTTTTATATTCAAATTCGGTTTATATTCAAGTAATTTTTTGATTGCTGTAATATTATTATTAATACGGCGAGTTGCTATTGTGATGGAAGATGATTTTTTGTTTGTGATTGCATTAATATCAGCTTTATATTTCATTAATAGATTAATAACATTAATATCACTTGTAGTATCATTAAAATTAACAGTGGTAATAAGAGGAGACCAGCCATTATTATCTGTAATATTAACATTAGCATCATAGTTAAGCAACAAATCAACAGTTTTTATCGAACTGTCAGTTTGAGAATATTGACAAGCTAAAATTAAAGCAGTATCTCCATCAACATTTTGTTTGTCAGGATTGGCGCCATATTCTAATAATAATTCAACAATTTCATTATCACATCTTGTGGAAGAATTTCTGGATGCTATCATGAGTGCAGTCCAACCCAACTTATTTTGAGCATTAATTTTTGTTTTTGAATTATTTAATACTGCTTTAATTTTAAACAAAGCATCAGGTATTTGTTTATAATGAGCAACCAAAAACATTAGCAATGTAAATTTATTACATTTAATGTCTGGACAACATTCATATTTTGCATCAGATTTATATTTAAAATCGACACTTTTTACAGTATTAATAGCAGTATTAATTGTCGATTCCATTATTGAATAATTTATCGATTTGGTTTATGATATATAATTGTTGTGGCAATACAATCAAAAATCAAATTTTTTTATTTAAATTCATGTATTATTATTGATAATATATTATTAATAATAATTCAAGTTATCTACGATATTTTGAGAATTTTCGCTTGATAAATTTTTCATTTACCGAAAAATTTTTAACCGGTACTTTAACTATATTGGAAGACAAATTTATTGGTTTACTATTTTTATCAATTAATTCAAAAAATAAATCGACTTTTTTTTGCGCAATAAAACTCGAACTATTATTTTTTGTTTCCGGTCTGAAAGATAATATTTTACTTATACCACATTTTGGACCTTTAGAACATTGATCCATTCTACACCAATATTCGCTACCATAAATTTCAAAATCATTAAATTTATAAAAATATTTTAATTTTCTACCAGTAAAATGTAAAAATATATCGGATCGTATATATTTTTTATTTTTTTGATAAATGTTATAATCGATTGTTAAATTTTTGACAGAATTTGGAATAGCATTTTTTAATGATCCAACATAATCTTTACCTATTATTAAATCTGTTATAACAGGCGGAATAATATCATACCTTGGTTTAAAACTAAGTCTACGGAAATTGTTTTTGAATGGTAAAAATCTTATACGCTCATATTCATGTAAGTCTGTATATATTATGTAGTTAATATATTGTGACATAAATTGATTAATCATTGTAAATCGAATTTTATCTCTATCAGATAATAAATCAAATATTAATAACAAAACATCATGATTCAAATAATTAATGATGGTTTTCATTGATTAATTACTTTATCATAATATGAAAGTAATATATAAATTTCAATTTTTTTAAACTTTTTTGTTTGATTAACTATTTTCTTTTTAAATTATTTAATATGTTATGAAACAATATATTAACAATATATTGTTTTATAAAGGACCTGTACCGGAATCGAACCGATATCAATCACTCTGGAGGCGACCATTTTACCATTAAACTAACAGGTCTATTATCACATTAAATGTAATAATAGATCTCTACAATTATAGTCAAGAAAAAAATTTTAGAAATAAATTCCAACCAATTTATTTATCTATGAAAATGGGAAAATTTTTGACTAGGAAAATTTTTTTGATGATAAATTTTATTTCGTGATGGAAATTTATTTTTAAAATTTTTTTGTCCATGACATTTGGGTTGCGATTTCTCGCACGATTTATTTTCATTCCATGATATTTTTTCCATTGGAACACATTTTGAATTTAAATATTCCAATAATGATTTTATATTTGGTCTTTTTCCCATTGTATTTTTCCTTATGCGTCCATTTTTTGCCATAAATCTTTCTGATGCATAATATTGACCTATTCTCAAATTATTATTATTTATTAATAACCCATCTTCTGTATTGTATCCCTTATATGGGCCTATATAGGGTATATTCACATATGGATTATGCATAGTACTATTAATAGATGCAATATATGAATATTTATATTTATACGATGTAATATCATCTTCTTTAATATGAATTTTTTTCTTATAAGTATCACCAATTCGTAAAAATATCTTGATATCATGGTTGATGTAAACTCTATTTCTAAAATAAATCTTATGATCAATTTGTAAAATTTTGACAGAATTTGGAATTGCATTTTGTAGAGATCCAACAAAATTTTTATCTATAATTAAATCGGTTATGACTGGTGGAATAATATCATATCTTGGTCTAAAACTAAGTCTACGAAAATGATTCCTAAATGGCAAAAATCTTACACGCTCATATTGGTGCAAATCTGTATATATAACGTAATTAATATAGTTTGTCATATATTTGTTTGTCATAGCGAAACCAATTTTATCTCGATCAGGTAATAAATCAAATATTAATAGCAATACATCATGATTCAAATAATCAATAATCGTTTTCATTGATTTTTTTGATTTAGTAACACCTATTAAATCAATAAAATTAATTTCAATTTTTAGTATGGAGATTTAAATTTTAAGGTAATATTATGTTCTGTTTCTTTATCCGAGTATAGAATTAGTTTGCTATTATCACGATTAGATATACCATATGTGATACAATCGTTTGTTTGATTAAATAAATTGATTGTGTATGAATCTTGATATTTAGACAAGGTTGATCTACATACAATTTTACCATTATTAACTATTTCAGTATATGTATAATTTATTCCCTCAGAATAAATATATAATTCGGTTATAAGTAGAATTTTGGAGTAAAAATTTTTCTCGATGGCTTTCAAAACATCATTTAAATCAATTTCCACAATAGATGTTTTGGGAAAATGTTTGACATATGTTTCTTTGATGATATTTGGTTGATACCATTCTTTATGGACTAATTTATGACTAATAATACCAACATTTTTTGGTATGCAAAAAAGTGGATTGTATACATTTGGAAATAAAAAATAAATCACAGTATAACCATTTGGATCTATTGTGGCGTAATATGGTTCAATAGAATCTGGACATTCATAAATTGGATTAAATTTCTCTAATGAATGACTATAATATTCAGATAATGGTGTATCATTTAATTTAATTTTTTTCGCAATGGAATCAAAATCCAATTTCCACACATATTTATCAAACCATAATACGCAATGTGTTGGATCTTTTGATATAAAATCATTCGTAAAAATATCATAATTCTCAAAATCACCATCTTCAATATTATCTTGATATCCATCAACATCATAATCACATCCAAGTGTTGCATCATAAATATTTCCATTAATTTTAAAGTATGCAAAATCATTATCAATAAAAAGTTTTCCAATTATTTTTTTGTATCTGTAAAAACGCAAATCAGTCAAAACATCTTGAGGAAAAAATTTTGTATTAAAAATATCGCCACTATCAATTAAATCAATAATTTTATCAAATGAATAAGGACTACGATCGATTATATTTTGACCATAATCAAATTCTGTTTCAGACAATATTTCGCTAAAAAAATCAAAATCTAATAATAAACTTTTCGGTAAATAAAATTTTCTACCACCAATATTAATCAATACACAATTAATATTTGTACACATAGTGAAATCATAATTTTCATAATTGGTGAATGCATTTAATCCTTGTCTAACATTATTAAGAATTCCATCCACCACTATACTATCAATATTTAGATAAACAATATTTGTTTCTGGTCGAATATTATCTGTAAATAATTTTATGCTGGATATAGTTGAATATGTGGTGCAAATGGTAGCATTGTTGGTTTGAATAATAATTTCTCGAGACATGATCTTAAAATAATTATAATGATTAATTATTAACCATTATAATTAAATTTATTTCAATTTTTTATTTAACAACTTGTTTTCCATTTTCATCATTTCCAGATCTTTTTTGAGCAACTCATTTTCGTGATTGATTTTCATGATGTCACAATCTTTCTTGATTAACTTAATTTCATTATCTTTATCTTTGATTTTATCAGTGAGCTCTTTGATATGTCCGATATATGATTTGCCAATTAAATCATATTGTTTTTTGACAGATTTGAGCATAGATTTTGGAATGATAGCTAGTTCAATATATTTCTTATGATTAAATTTAAGATCAGTGTCTTTCATATATAATTTCAAATCGGTTTCTGCTTGAGACATATATTGTACATCAATGAAATTGAATATAGTTAATCTAAAATCGGAACCTGATAATTGCCCATATGTATCATTATGTTCACCGGTTCTTCGATCTAAATCTTTTGTCATGCCATATTTGCCTATTATGTCTTCATCATCATAATCTTTACTAATTTTTAATGATTTTCGAAGATCTTTTACTTTACCGATAGTAAAAAAATATATACAAGGAAGTGTTGATGATGTTTTGCTGAATACAGCTTTAATCGCTTCTGGACTGACACCAGTCATTGATGCGATTAATTGATTCTTTTGCGATTTGGTTCCCATTTGGACTGTGTATAAAACATTTTTGGCCCAACTAATAAATTTAGTAGTTTTATTATTTCTGGTAGTAAATAATACTTTAAGAATTCCTTCATATGTCAAAAATAATTCTTTTTTAATATTATTTTTTATTCGTTTTTTCACGGGATTATCGTTTTTTTGGACATTAAAATATACATAATGAATATTGATTTTATATCCACCACGGTTATCAATTAAAGTATCATGTAGTCTTTTAATATCAAACCCACTAGCTACATCTTTGACTAAGAAATAACATTCTGAATCATTTTTATTACCACGTACTTCAATATCAATAACATTACCCTCATTATCTTTGAATTTTTCGCTATTTTTAAGTTTCAAGATATCGGGAGCTTGTGTAATTTCATATTCGAGATCATTATTAAATTCTGGTATATTATCTTCGACCCAAGAATCTAATAAAAATACTTTATTAAATTTTTTGCTTTGGTTGGTGGATTTAATCCAAGTATCATTTTCACATTTGGCAAAAATATAACAATCTTCATCAACCACACCAGCATTTATTAAAGCCCAAGAATTTCGATGACCTTTGAAAAATATTGGACATTTTTCTTTTAATTCATCTGCTGAATAATACATTTTTTTATTAATTTTTACAGGTTCAATTGTGTCCATTGTGATAAATTTTTTAATAATACGCTGTTTTCGTATAATATATAACATTAATATTTTTTATTTATATCAAAAATGATCATCTGACCATTATTTCTCAAATTTACTAACATATTTAAATCTAATACTCGCATTTTCATAATTATTTTTTTCAAGCCATTTATGAATAAAAATTGAAAATTTAACTGATTGAAGTATTACATTACATCAATGATTATAACAATAATTTACTATCTAAATAAATGGAATCACCTGTTGGAAATGCTGTGGCTCATGCTGGAAATGTTTGCGTAAATAATTTTGATCAAAAGCAGTTTGATATTGATCAAAAACAAATTGATACCAAGATTTCAAATAGTGCTGATATTATGAGTAAAATCGAATTTGATAATGGCGATTTTAATTATATGGTGGAATTTGTTAATAAAAGTAGTAGCGATAATACCATTACTATTAAATGCACTCATAAAGAAGAATTTTATTGCTGGTCATTTACTACCAATGATATTATTAAAACATCAACTCTAATCAATAAACAAGATTCACCTTCACTAAATATTAATATTAAACCAGAAATGTTATTCAATATTTTTTCGGCTCATAAAAATAATACTCTTGATAAAATTTATCAAATTAAATTCCCGGTAAAATTTGATTCACACGAATCTTCTATTACAATTGAATTAGCAACAATTCTTCCAATGATGGATTCATATGTAGACACCAAATTTATCACACTTTATCCCAAAAAAATAGATGAAGTAGAAAGATGTTCTCTTAAATTTATGAGACTTAATCATCTTATTCAACAAAAAAATCAAGAAAACATTCAAAAAATCAATAAAGAAATAGAAGAAATGCAGGTAACCCAAAGTGCTTTTTCTGAATATGTTCGCGAGAAGTATGCTAAGATTGATGATTTGTCTGAAGATCCTACCGAAGAAGAAAAAGAAACTGAATTTGTTGCACAATTCAAAAAATTCTTAACGAAACCTGAATATATTAATATTATTATAGATGCTCTAAAACCTACACTTAATAATTATGTTACCAAAGAATTCTTAGAAACAGAACTAGAAGATTTTGCTCTGGAATCAGAATATGTATCTAAGATAGTTTATAATAGCGATAAACCTACTTTTGCCATAAAAACCGATCTTGATAAATATGTTCTGAAACCGGTATAAGGATCATAATACAAATTAATTAACTAATTGATTATTTTAAAATAATAAATTAATTAATATATATTCAAACTTGACCATACTTTATAAACTTTATCTAAAGGTTGAACTTCATCCACAGTTATTTGTTTTAATTTATCTACCATCTCATTTTTTTGACTTTCATATATTTCTGATATCATTTCAAAGGCTTTTTTTCCATAAAAACCACCAAGATAACTATTCGCGTATGTCATCCATGAAACAATATATCCATTATCACCATGTTCATTTTTTAAATGATTATGGGCCTGTTCAACAAGTCTGTGAGTAAATTTACATTGTTCACGTCCATAAACATATTTTAATAATTCCATTTGTTTAGTTTCTAATGTAAATTTCCCATCATGAAAATTAGTTTTAAACCAATTTTGGATTTCAATATCAACATATTCAATGGATTCTTGATATTGATTTAAATTGGTATAATTATGTAATTTGGTATATATTTCTTTTAACATTTTTAATGTTTTTAAAATTTTATCAGAATCATAAGAATTGTCCTTAATGTGACTAATAACATAATTATAATAATTAACCTCCAAACTATATATTTCTTTCAATGAATCATAATCAAATTTTATTTTAATACTATTATTAAAAGTACTGGAAACAATAATCCAATATTGTGACGGAACATTTCCCAGAATATCCATTTGTATGATAATATAAATACTTAACCATTTTTACCATTTTACTCTGTTAATTATTAATTTATTCAATTTTTATTATGTGTGTATATATATAAATATGGAATTATTAGATCCAAATATCAAAAATGTTAATGGTCCTGTGAACGTTGTTAGAATGGAAGGCCAAGTGGACGGAATAAATAAAATCATTTATTTATTTATGGATATACACATTCCAATTGAATATCAAACAGAATGTAAAAATATATATTCGCAAGATATTAATCTTTATTTAGCCGAAAATTTTAAAAAAATGTCTGAAACTAATAAAATTTATGATTTTTTTTTGGAAATGAGGCCGACACATTTAAGCATTAAAGATCCTATTATATATCTTGAAAGAGAGATATACATTGCTCAAGTCATGAAATTTTTTCACAAAATTTTTAATTATGATACTGATAAAAATAAGGCAAAAATATCCGATATGTTGCCAAATATCAGATTACATTATGCAGACATAAGAGATTATTTTGAACTAAATTCATATGACGAAATAAAAAAAACTATTGAAATAATGGATCAAATGTGGAAAAATGGATATATAGATCCAAAATCAATAGAAATCCTTGATATTATTAAAAAATTAAAAACACATTTTGAATTTCTGGTTGAAATTTTATTGTCGAACAAATCTATATCGCCAAATTATAATAAAAATATTATCAAAAATATTAATATTGGTACAGATCATTCTGAGGATGAATTACAATCTTTGCATAAAGATTTGATATATCTAGTCGACAAAATGTTTAATAGGTATGATAATAAAAATATTAAGAATATTATGTTAGATCAAAAAAATATTCTTGTGAATGATTTGCGAGAATTGGTAAAGTTGTGTGATAATTTTATTAACATACATAATAAAATATCATACATAGCATTAAATGATGATACTCCTGCATCTTTATCCAATCGAAAAAGAACAAATTTAACCGATATGTACAATATATTATCAACACTAGATTATGTGTTTGTGATGTTTTTTGCAAGATTAATGGATATATATTTTTTAAGAAGATTTTTGGACAAAAAATATATTACTAATGCAATTGTATACACCGGTATGTTTCACTCAACAACGTATATTCAAATTCTTATTAAAAATTTTGATTTCGAAATTACTCATGTATCTTATTCAAGTATTGATAATATGAAAGAACTCAATAATATAATTAAAACTACTCATTTAGGAGAAAAAGAAATAAATGAAATATTTTTACAAAAAATGTATACCCAATGTTCAGATATGACTAATTTCCCAGATATGTTTCAATAAATTGGTACATCATATCATGTTATGTCAAGTTTTTGATATAATATGATATAATATGATATAATTATCTGTTAATCATCAGATCCATCATCAAATCCATCATTGTTGGAATCCCAGTGACTATTAGATTCTGATGTATTATTATCTATTTTTTTGGAAGATTTATCATTGTCAGAATAATGAAAATAATCAGATAAACCAAAGGTAAAAGGAATATATGATTGATTTGGTTTACTCGTGTCACTATAATCTTCATAAGTATCTTTCTTTTTAGGCTTTTCCTTATTTACTTGTATCTGACATTTGGTTGATATTTTAGATTTGTCGTTATGAGATTGTTTGTGTTCATTATTATTTGATGAAATTGTGCCGAATGAATTAATTCTGATGAAATTAATCCTTGAACTAATCCTTGAATTAAATTGTTGAGTAGTGACAATAGTACGTCTCATTGTTAATGATGATGTATTATGCAAGTTATTATAATGACAACATCAATTGTTCATTTTTTCAATTTTTTTATGACATTGTGTTCATTTACGACAATCAAATCTAATTATGAATTGTAAGTAATTGGTCAAAATTTAATCATACATTAATAATGTACAATTGAATTTTGTTTTTTTTGTCTCTTTCGCGATGCCCTTGCATCAGAGATTCTCGTTCAATCGAGTGTTGAACTTTTTCATGAAGTCCTCGATGGTGAAGCAAGAATCTGATGCAAGTGCATCGTGAAGAGCCATTTCAACAGCTCGTTGAAAGTGAAATTTGTGGAATTCCCTGTCTTCGGACTTTCTTTGAAGAATTTCTTCGGCACTTCGCTGCCTGGGCAGACAAATGCAGCTGTTGGGAAAATGTTGGTCATGAAACTCGCGGTACTTGTCGGCCCAGCATCGGTATTCGATGGGTGACATGGCGTTGAGTTGTTCCTGTGTTGTGTTTTCGAAATCGTCGAAAATCTTCTTTTGAGCAGGAGTGAGCTTTTTGATGAGTGACATTGTTTGTTTGCTGGATTGTTTTTTGTTCTATTGGAAAGTAATATGATATATTTACTTGAATGGAACTTCTTGATATTTTATTTTTCAAATTTTTATGGTGACAATAATATTTTAAATTTTGATATAATATAATTCTAACGTTGTTCTAAAATGTATTTAATATGATAACTAGTACCAATACATGTTCCAGAAGTTAAATAATTTGTTATTTTATTATTTGTTTTACCACTAACACTTTTAAATATTTCTTTTGGTGTTTTATTATTGGTAATATTAATTTTTTCAACAATTTTCTATTTGTTTGAATATCTGTATCTGTTATAACAGCAAATATTCAAGATATTATAACAATGAATATTAATATGTTAATTGGATTTAGCAACAACATTAACGCCATAACAAATGAAAATTAATCAATAAAAATTTTATCGTGACCAATTTTTTTTACTTCATATTGATATGACATATCTTCTTCACAATAATCGGATAATTCTAATTTAGGTTCAAGTATAATTGAATTTGTCAAGTTAATTAAACTATAGTTATCCAATGTTTTTACAAATTTTTTGGCTATATTGTTCATATATTTTTTAGCTTTTTTATCATTACTAAAAATTCCTTCAATATTACTATGAATATCACCATATTTCCAAGTCAAAGTGACAACATATAATTGTTTCATTATTTATATTATAAATGATAAAAAATTAATGTTTTAAATTGAATACATTATAATAATTAAGCCAACAATTTATTTTTGAAATTATATAGTTCATTCAAATCATTTTCATAATCTTTAATATTACCATCATACTTTTTAATTAAACTAGTTAGATTTTTAATGATTTCGATGTCTTCATTATTTTGATTAGATTTGATTTGTAATTTAGTAAGTTTTATTTCTGTCTCATTTTTAAGTTTTTCAATGTCAAGTATTTTACTCTTGATTTCAATGATAAATGAAATCACATCAAGTACAGCTATTTTTTTTTCAAAAGGATCATTTTTGATTCTAATAAATGTATCTTTGTCACAATAAATATATTTTTTTTCTCCACAATAATAAAATTCTTGATCAAAAATTAGTTCATTATTAATATTATTCATAATACTATTATTAATTCAAGTATTATTGAGAGACAATAATAATATGTATTTTTTTCAATATTTTATTTAAAAATCCGGATCTTTAAATGGTTTGTACATTTTGATTATTAGTTATAATCATTTCTTTTATTCTTTCAATCGCCAAATCATTAGACAATTTAGTGATTGTTTTAGATTTATGATATGAATTTAATTTTGTGGATGTAATTGGACCAAAATTATCAATATATTCATGGCTAGTTATATCATAAACTCGCGATTTTAAAAAATCAATTGATCTATCATTTCCATATTTAAAAGATATGCGCATAGCATGATGATTATATTTTTTAAAATTAGTTCCAATAGATAGTAAATATTCTATTATATTAACATGACCATACATAAATACCCATTCTATGACATTAATATCATCAACAATATTGATACACATTGATTCCATATATTGCCATGTTTTCACTTTGGTTAAATCATATCCTTTATCTATCATCAAAATATTTCCACTATATTTATAATCATGAACAAGATCTTGTTTTGAATTATTTGAAGATAAATACACTTGTTTTAGAAAAGTGCCATTTCGCAAAAACTTGCATATGTGTGCAGGTTTAGTAAAATATATTTTGCCATCATTTAGCTCTTTGTTTCCACAAATCGTAAAATATAATTCTGTGTCCATTGTTTATTTAATTATTTGCTATTATTATCAATAACAGCAAATAAATTTCAATTTTATCGTCCAATATTAACTCAATTTATTTGTCGGTTAATTTTATTTTTTTACTATCTGAATAATTTTTACTGGGATCAACATATTTACGTTTATTAAAATTATTCGGTTGACTATTATGTAATAAATAGTTTGGCATTTCGTTTGATACTATCATATAATTTGACATTCCATGTGATACCATCATATATCTTTCCATTGGAAAAGATATTCTGGTTGACATTATTAATGTAATTATACATCATTAATAAACGGATAATTATATAAATTTATTATCAATTTTTTTTATTAATTTTTTTAATTAATTTTTGTAACTGATTAGAAAATTTATGTTTTGCATCTAATGTTAAATGCAATCCATCTATTGTTTTGTCGATTGATATATTTTCTAAATAGTCGCAAAATAAAAATTTTGTTGAATCATATTTTTCTAGTTTTTTAGATAATTCTTTATTAAATTTTTTATCTGATAATCCAATAACAATTGTTTTAATATTTCTATTCCAAGCTATTTGGTGTAGTGATATAATATTATTAATAATCTCATTATTTGATATACCATATCCTAAATCATTACTACCAACTATTATTATAACTACATTATAATTGTCTTCGTCAAGATAAAAATTTAAATCAAAATCATTACGTAATAATTGTTCACTAGTTATACCAGGAAATTTTTCAATATGGAAATTACAATTTAATTGTAATCCGTCAACCAAACTATCTCCAAAGATTAGGATCATTTTATGTAATTATATAATTGTGTTATAGATTTGTCTTTATTTATAGGAGTGGCTGATATGCTTAATATATATTTTGGTCCTTGAACAGATTGTAATTTTTTAAAATAATCTAATTCAAAATTTTGATTATAATGATTTGGCGATAATTCATTCTCAAACATATTTTCTTTCAAATTTGCCATTATAATGCAATGATTCATATTATATTTTTCACAAGTTTTATTATTTGTCAATTTTTTGACGAATACTTTGATAAACACTTAAAAAATTGAAATTTGAACATATTGATAGTTCCTTGTTAAAAAGAATATTTATATCAGATTACTATTAATCTAATACAAATCAATCTTCATTTAAACTTCAAAAAAACACTCATCATGAACTCAACTGGTTGCAATCAAGTCATCACTAAGCTGTTCGCTAACTCGAGTGTGGATGAGATCACTGTTGATTTCATTCGGACTGTCATCGAGTCGCAAGTCTCGCTCCATCCTGTGGATGTTAAGGTTCTTTACAAAATCACCCAGTATCTGGACAAGATTCCGGAAGCAAATTTTGCTTTTCTTGAGTCAACTGCCAAGACTCTAGATGCTACACAAGACATCACGTGTGTTCGCATTCCAACCTTGATCTCCGAACTCACTGATGGAGGAAAGATGAGTGCCAGAAACAAGATTGATCTTGGTAACTCTATCAAGACCTTTTTCTGCTCGAGTGATTTGTTCAAGAACAGAGTTCAGTCCAAGGTTCTGGTTCCGACTAGATGTCTGAAGAATGGGTGTGTTGTTGACGACACTATTGCCGTTGTTAAATACACAAGAAACGATCTCATCTACCTCATTGTTCTAGTATGGAGATTTATTGTTCGGAGAGAAGCTGAGGTCTGTTATTGACACCTAATCAATTTGATATTATTAATATTGAATTGATTATTATTTGTTTATTTTAGAATCATTATATACTTGGATGTTTATTTTGAGATAATAGACTTATGTTTATTTTGATATAATTATAGACTTGGATGTTTATTTTTAAATAATTATAAACTTGAGTATTTATTTTAGAATAATTATAGACTTGGATATTTATTTTTGGAATTATATACTTGGATATTTATTTTAATACTGTCACAAACTTGATACAAAATGTATTAATAATTATTATTGATGAATAAAATTTTTTATTCATCAACAAAACTCTTTTTAAAAGTGCTGTTGGATAGCTTCCCAACACTTCCAGAGGTCCGAAATAGAAGTGCCAAGATCTTCCTTGGAAACCCACTTGATCGCAGGAAGATCATACAGAATCTCGTCGGGAAAATGTACCAGATCGTACGGAATGAAGTCATGGTCATCGCAATCGTTATCGCAACATCTGTACCAATCATTCAGTTTCGGAATAGATCTTTCTGGAACCATGCAAATGCAGATGAAAATGGGATCTTTTTGCAACTTGAGTTCGACGGAACCAACTTTAAGATTAGTGCTGTAAATCTCAATGATGTTGCCGTTAAACGAATACTTGAGATTTTGCGGAAGAACCAGGTTGTTGATGGTAGTGTTCATGATGTTGTTGTTGGTGATGCTTATCTAGACTATTGAATGTCTAATATATACAGATTTATTAATGAACTTTTCTATGATATTTTTATTCAATTTTTTTATATGTTCAAAAAATCGTATTGTGGAAATGTTGTAGTTTTCCACCATTCTTTAATTTCATCACTAGCATCTTTTAAGCTACTCTTAATATCATTTTCATCAAGAACAAATTCTAAACCAGAATTATACCACCAATTTAATTTGGATATATCACCTCTTTCAATTACTTCTGGTATAATATACTTATCATAACATAATGATAATCCTGAAGTTTTCCACCATTCTAAAGTCTCTATATCAGGAGCACAAGTCATGGCTAAATCATCATAAAGCAACTCTAATCCCGAATTAAGCCACCATTGTAATATTTTAGTATTATGCGCAAAATTCATAGCATCCCGAGTATATATTAATTCTAATCCAGAACCAATAAACCAATTTAATACATTGATATAACCATCTTGTGATGCTCGATCGATAACATTCGAATAATCCATAACTAGTCCAGATTTTTTCCACCAATCTAATACTTTTATACATTCATCATCACAACCACAATATAATTTATTGGGTGGTTTTAATTCTAGACCAGAATTTAACCACCAATCCAACACATTTAGATTATGATTCATCATAGCATATGTAATTGGAAAATTATCATATTTAATTTCAAGTCCCGAATTAATCCACCAATTTAATAATTGTATATTTTTATCCTCATCTTTATTATAATAACATGTTAAAGAATGTTCGGTATATTTTAATTCTAAACCAGAATTGAGCCACCAATTTAATACATTGATATCGCCAGCTGAAGATAAATTGTCTATTGCTCTATGATTATATTTTAATTCGAGACCAGAATTGAGCCACCAATTTGATATTTCCATATTATCACTATTTGGAAATAATGCTAGTTCACTGTATTTTAGAGTATATCCAGACGACAAATACCATTCTAAAAATTTTATATTTCCATATCCAGAAGCAAAATCTATAATATGATCATTATCTTCAATATTTAAATCATATTTTAGATATGTATCTATATCAAATAAACTATGTGTTTCTAATATTTTGAAAACGTTAGAATAATATTCACCGCTATTATTACCCTCATCGAGTAAAATATCTGATTCTGGCATGATTGGACCATTTTTGAGATATTTATTATTGTATTCATTTGCATTATAAAATTTTATTTCAGGATGATTTTTTGGAATTTCCACTATATGTAGTAATGTACCATCTTTATAATGATATTTTATTTTGGCCATATCAAAAAAATTTTTATTAGAATATGTACTTACATAATAATCTTCTTTTAATTCGAAAGAAATTAAATAATAATCTGAATCCGAATAAGATATAAAAAATAGTATATCGGACATTAATATTTATGTCATATTAATATTTAAATAATTGCTAATATTTTCATCAATTTTTTGGAACAAGTAAATTATTATTTATTTGTCTCAAAAGAGAGCAGGAAATTATTTTTTGTCTAAAGTTAATTAGAAAAAAAAATAACTGGATCCCTGGTGCAAAGATAGGTCACAATGAGAGGTTTGATGAATTGTAATTCGCCAGGATAAAAGCAAAAGCCTTTCACGTTGTGCGTTTGTAAACCATAAGCATCAAAACTGCCTGGCACAAGAATGTTTCTATTTGTGCAAGAATATTTCCATTCTGCCGGGAAATCAAAATTATCCTCATCGCCTAACATGTATAATATGTGATCATACATATTACGCAGGCATGTAGAATTTATGACACCACCAGTCAATTCCCGAACAATCTTGGCAAAATCCAAACACTCTACTTGACCAACAGATTCAACTTGATCAATCGAAATGGAATCACAAGTACACACACCAGCGGTATTCCAGTTAGAATCACATTTACAATTGATCACGATTGCTTGTGCGGTGAGGTCACTAGTATTGGCATCAAGTGTTTTGATTTTGTCAGTCAAAATAGATTCGTTGATTCGATTCTTTTGACTGGAAGCGCGGAGCCACGAAGCCATGATTTTGGATGATTATGGATGATTATAGTCACTAAGTAACTGATTAGTAAGTTATTTTTAGTGAACATACTTAATTGTTAATTATTCAATTTTTTTAAGACAATAATTTATAATCTTAAAATAATTCTTGATAATACCAACATCTGTCTGATGGATTATATTTTGCATATCTTTTTTTGTATATTTTTTCGTTCATTTGTCTACCATATGTATCCATTTGCCAAATATTAATATATATATCGGTAGTCCAACCGTCACGATACATATAATTTAGCCCGTCTTCTGCCAATACAAACTTGATATCAATTGGTATTCTAATGCCATATGGTCCAATCCAAAATGATATTCCTTTATGCATTGTTTATTTAATAAAAAAAGAGATAATATTAATAATATTTGTTCATAAACATATTAATATATTTAATAATCAAATTTTATTAATATTTTTTAGCTCCGTGATTTACCAAATATTCTATTATATCTTTATGACCACAACTCATTGCTATGGCTAAAGGACAATTACCATTTGGATTAACGTTTGCACCATTTTCAACCAAATATTCAACAACATTTAAATGTCCACTAAATACACTAGTTATCAAAGCTTCTCCATTATTACTATTTATATCAGCATTTGAATTAACAAGATATTTAATGACAACCATTTCACCTTTTTCACATGCTGAATATAAAGCATTATTTTTTGATTCTAAATCACATCCTTGACTTATTATAAATTTTATCATATCAATATAACCTAATTTGGCAGAATATATTAAACAATAATCTTTTCTACACCTAATATTAGCTCCATTTTTTGACAAAAAAATAACAATCTCTAAATATCCATATTTGCATGCAAAACATAGAGCATCATCAAGATCTAGACCCGTATCAATCATTTTTTTTATTGCTATCAAATTTTTTGATTCACATGCTTGTATAAATTGTGGATTATTCATAATATGTATGAATAATTTACTAATTATATTTTTATAACTTGATTGAGTTTAATACATATATTTGATAGCATCATGAACTTTATGAATGAAATCATCAAAATCCACAGCATTAAAATAATCATAATATTTTAGATAATGTTCGGGTAATTCATCTCTGGAATTATACTTATTAATTGACCATTTTAAATTTAATAATTGGATACTAAAACTATTAATACGATATATATATTCTGTAACAACATCTGGTATGGATTTCAAAACTATATTCATATTATTTTTTATTGATACCATAGTTTCAATTTTATTGATACAAGCTAATTTTTCATCATCATTAATAAAATCAATAAAAGTACAACCATTTTCATCTATCATTTGATAATCAGCTCCATAATCAAGTAGGAGTAATAATAATTTTAATTTATTTTCTGATTCAATATTTTTTGCCACAAATAATAAATCATTAATATCATCAATCATAATATTAGGATCAGCATTATATTGTAATAGTAATTTTACAAGATCATCATTTTGATTCATTTGTAAAATTTTTCTTAAAACTGTCATACCATTATTTGTAATATTTGGGAATGCTCCATGGTTTAATAATGATTGGATTATTTTAACGGTGGATTTTTCACCGATTAATCTACAAGCATACATTAAAGCTGTACAACCTTCGTTACTTATTGAGTTAATATTGGGACATCGATTAATTATATATTCAATAGCCTCGTTATTATTTATCTCTATAATATTAATACATATTAGCATTAAAAAAGTTAATCCGTAATTTGTTTTTGCTTCAATATCTGCTCCATAATCTAATAATAATTTGACAATGTCTGTACCATTTGAATTTATTGTGTACATTGAATACATTAAAGCAGTCACATTATCTGCGGTTTTTGCTTCGATATCAGCACCATGATCTAATAATAATTTTATTATTTCGATATTAATATAGTTATGGTTTATTATGGATGATATTAAAATAGTTTGACCAAAATTATTTTGTGAATTAACATTGGCTCCTTTTTTTAATAATAATTTAATAGTTTCTATTGAACTAAATCTTTTTGAATTTAGACATGCATATTCTAATGCAGTTTTTCCAAAATTACTTTTTGTTTCAATATTAGCACCACGATCCATTAATAATTTTATAGTCTCATTTGAACTAATTGTACCGGAATTAGTGCAAGCCAACATTAAAGCCGTACAACCTTCATTATTTTGTATATTAATATCGGCACCTATTTCAAGTAATAATTTGACGGTTTGATAACTACTGTAACTATTGGACATAGTAGATGCTATCATTAATGCTGTCCATCCGTCTTCATTTCTATCATTAATTTTTTTTAAATTTTTTTCTTTTTTTAAATGTCGGATTATTTTTTCATGTCCATTTGATAAATTCTTTTCATGACTTATTAACCACATTAATTTAGTAAAAAAACGGCATTTTATATTAATATAATTAGTGATATGTAAAGTATATTCTTTATTAAAATCATAACTTTCAATAACATCCATATTAATTTTAATATGGATGTTATTTCTCGATATTCAAATACCATATTTGATTCAATTTTTATTGAGCGTGGATATAATTTTCTATTCTTTTTTTTATACTTGTTTTAAATTAATAAAATATAAATCACGTATATCAATTAGGTCTAAATCTTGAGCGGAACTTTTACCTTCCATAATGTCATAAATTTTAGTTGGTTCATACCCATAAGTTATCATTTTACCATTAGAGATTACTTTTACCTTATTAAAGTATGAATAAAACTTGTACACAATTGTTTTTTCAATAAAATCAAATAATATAAATTGATCATCGGAGACTATTAATAGATATTTATCAAGATAAACATCAAAATCATTAATATCGCTAGACAGTTTATAAACACATTCATTTTTACCAGATATGTCACATAAATTCATTTCGTACCTAGTGTTAGAATTATGTCTTAAAGAAAATACAATTGAAGTATCATTATTTATAAATTTTAATTTTAGAATATAATTGTCATATGATTTGTAAATAGTAGTATGTTTTTTTGTCTCAAAATCATAAACTTTAATATATTTTTTAGTTTTCCATGTATTGGGATTACTCTTTTCTAATACATAAGCTAATTTATTACATGATGATGATAAATATATATTTTTTATAGCAATATCGGAATTTGTGTGACAAATAGTTTCTGTAATATTCCAAGTATTAACACATAGTATATGAATGAATCTAGTTTTATCCTTCGCATTATAAACAAAAGCGATCAATTCATTTTTTACCCAATTATATTCCAGTGATTCAAAAGTAATATCATCCCATATATGTTCTTGTATTTCATCCTTATCTAGATCATATATAATTAATATATTTCTTACAGTAAAAGCAATTTTATTTACTTTTGAAAGATGACATAAATTTCTGCAATATTCTTTTTGATATATATGTTTTATTTTTTTCACATCCTTATTTACAATATCAATATTAATTACACGATCATACATTTTTTTATTTTGATTAGTCATCACTATCATATCACTTGAATAAATATGATTATTCAATTCTTTAACAAGCTCAATTGGCAAAGTTGTTATATCATAATCCGATGGCATATTATTGGCCAATATTTTAATAGTTTCATCCGTATAACCAATAATTTCAATTAAATCCAATAAATTATCAAAACAATCACTGGGTGCTTTAATATCGGTAGGTAATTGACAATCCAGTCCAAAATAATCACAACAAATATAATATTTTAAGCTATATTGCCAGTCATCTGATTGGTTTAACTCGAATCCATAAATAAGTTTAATAATATCCTTAGCGATATCAACATCAATTACTTGCATAATGTTCTCAAATTGTTGGTCAAAATTGGAAAACATTTTCTCAAAAAATTTGCATCTAGTGGATAACACAATACGATGTAAATTCAACGACAATTGTTTATTGTTATCTTGCAATATAATTTTGACATCCGACAAAAATTCGGAATCAAAAGCTTGGCAAAAATCCTTTGATATTAAATTCATTCTGAGAGAATAATTTAACATCATATATATATAACTAGGCTGATCTAATATATATGTTTTTCAAATTTTTTATGAAAAAAATTGAAAATCTGTTCTGTAAATAAACTTATTGATATATTTATTATCAAGTTAAAAAATGGAGCGTATTAGTTATGAATTTAATAATAAAATTCGCTTTCCACAGGGAAGTGTTAATAAAACAATTTTTCCAACGACAGGATATAAAAAAGTTACATGTATTGGTAGTGGGTTTGAAAAAGAAGCTATTGCCAAATTGAATATTCCCACTGGTTCTATTATTATTCGATCAAAAACTGGAGGTTTGAGAACGAATAAAGTTTTGGTACAAAGAATTGAAGACATGGATGGTGAGATTATTGATGAAAGTGAATATCAATGTACCGGTTATATATATCGTGGTATTAGATATTCAACAGGTAAAATAACCAAACCGCTCGAATCTCTTGATATTGATATTAATCGTACATGTACAACAGGTATACATTTTTATTTAACCGAAAAAGAAGCAGAAAAATATTAATAATTTATTTTTCGTAATAAAGTGTATTAAATTATATTATTTGTTGTAATCATAACTCTCGATAACATTCATATTAATTCTAATGTGAATATTATTTGTGATTGTATTTGATTATATTATTTACTCAATTTTTGATTGAGCCAAAAAATCTTCTATTCTTTTTTTTAGACTTGTTTTAAAATTAATGAGACAAAAGTCACGCACATCAATTAGGTCTAAATCTTGAGCGGAACTTTTACCTTGCATAATATCATAAATTGTAGTTGAACTGTATCCATAAGTTATCATTTTACCATTAGGTATAATTTTTACTCTATCAAAATAAATAGAGAATTTATATATCACTGTTTTTTCAATAAAATCAAATAAGATAAATTGAGTACTAGTAACTATTAATAAATATTTATCAAGATAAACATCGAAATCATTTATATCATCGACAGTATGAATAATTTCACCTTCACCTAACATATTATATAATTTTATTTCTTCTTTGGCATTGGAATCATGATCTGAAGAAAATATAATAGATGTATCATTATTTATAAATTTTAATTTTCTAATATGATGACGATTTGATTTATAAATAGTAGTGTGTTTTTTTGTCTCAAAATTATACACTTTAATATATTCTTTAGTTTTCCGCGTTCCAGAATATTTTTTCTGTGATACATAAGCTAATTTATTGCATGACGATGATAAACATATTGTTTTTATTATTTTCTTAGAAATAGTATGGCAAATCGTTTCCATAATATTATAAGTATCAATGCATAATATGTGAATGGATCTAGTTTCTTTCTTTGAATTATATACAAGAGCTATCAACTCATTATTTGTCCAATTATATTCCAGTGATTCGAAAGTAAAATCATCCTGTTTATATTCTTGTATTTTGCCTTTATTTAAATCATAAATAAACAATGTTTTACCCATTGTAAATGCAATTTTATTTATTTTTGATAGATAATATAAATTTTGACAATATGTTCCACTTTGTATTTTTTCTATTTGTTTTGCATTTTTATTTACAATACTAATATCAATTAAACGATCAAACATATTTCTATGTTTATTTGGACAATTCATAACCACCATATCACTTGAATAAATATGATTATTCAATTCTTTAACAAGTTCAATTGGTAAAGTTGATATATCATAATCTGATGGTATATTATCAGCCAATATTTTAATAGTTTCATCTGAATAACCGACAATTTCAATCAAATCCAATAAATTATCAAAACAATCATTGGATACTTTAATATTAGTGGGTAATTGACAATCTAATCCAAAATAATCACAACAAATATAATATTTTAGGCTATATTGCCAGTCATTTGGTTGATTGAATTCAAATCCATAAATAAGTTTAATGATATCTTTGGCAATATCGACATCAATCACTTGCACAATATTTTCATATTGTTGGTCAAAATTGGAAAACATTTTCTCAAAAAATTTACACCTAATAAATAATACAACACGATGTAAATTCAGTGATAACCGCTTTTTATCATCAACTAGTGTTATTTTGACATCCGATAAAATTTCAGAATCAAATAATTTAGAAAAATCTTTTGTTATGGGATCAGATATTAAATTAATTCTCAAAGAATTTTTAATTATAATCAACGATTTAAATCTATCTAATATGTGTTTATTTCAATTTTTTTATAAAAATTGAAATAATATTCTATAAATAATACTATTGGTACATCTATTATTAAATTTAATAATGGATCGTCTTAGGTATGAGTTTAATGATAAAATTCGTTTTCCGAAAGGAAGTGTTAATAAAACAATTTTCTCAACAACAGGATATAAACAAGTTACATGTTTCGGCAATGGCTTTAAAAAAGAAGGTATTGCTAAATTGAATATCCCGGCCGGTTCTACTATTGTTCGATCTAATCTCTCTGTTGGTGAATTAAGAACAGATCAAGTTTTGGTGGAAAAAATCAAAGATCTTGATGGTGAAATTATTAATGAAGATGACTATAAATGTACGGGTTATATTTATTATGATGTTGAGTATAAAACAGGTGAGATAACCAAACCTTCTGAATCTCTTGATACTAATGTAAATTATCTTTGTGTACCAGGTATACATTTCTATTTAACTAAAAAAGAAGCAGAAAATTGTTGATTTTTTTAAATAATTATTTAAAACAACCAATAATTATTTATTGACCGAGTTGTTTTAAATAATTTAATAATTTATTATTTTTGACTTTTTTAGCATTTGTCATTAATTTATTGATATGTGGTTTATAATTTGCTCCATTATCAACTAGTATTTGAGCTATATTCCATTTATATTTATGTGATGATGCAAATAATTTGTTAATTTTATTTCCATCTATCATATTATTATCTATGACAAATTGAATAGAATCAATATTATTATTTTTAAGTAACATATTAATATGTCTATCATTAAAACTATAAATATTTGCACCATCTAACAACAATCTATTAGTAATATTCAAATTTCCAAAATAAATAGAATCAACAAATAATTTATCTTTTATTTTTTGGGAATATTCATGTGATTTTACTATTTTATCATATACATTTAATAGTTTAGGTGTTATAGTTTTTTTGTTTATGCTATTGACAGCATTTGGTATTTTTGTTGTAAAATAAATAAATGTTTTTACATTATTAGTTTTAGCAACATCTAATAATGTACCATGATAATACATTTTATAATAATCACATTTTTTAATAGTTAGATTTAAATATCCAATCAATCTTTCACAATACAAATCAACTAAATATTTAAATATTTTAAAATTATTATCATCTCGATGACATGCATAATGTATTAAACTACCAAAATCTTTAATATTTATCAAATTCATGGTACATTTAATAGTTTCCAGTGTTGAATATTCACACGCAACATTAATAATATCAGAATATTTATATTGTGAAAATATATGTTTTAATGAATTTAAAATAACAATATATTTTTTTAAATATGGTGATTCAATAAGATGCAACATATTATTCTTGAAAATATAATCCAAATATTCAGAATAGTATTTAAAATGATAACAATTATGGTCACAATCAAAATGATCGTAATCTCCTCCACAATTTAAATTTTTATCATGAACAAAATCTATAAATTTTTCAACGTCATCAACATTTATTTCTATAAATTTTTCATTATCGTTTCCATTATCATTTTCACAAAATTCAATATCAATATGTGTATGTTTATTAATACATAATTTTGATTTATTTTTTGAAATTTTTAGATACTTGTCAAACTTATTTTTATTATTTCCAATACAATAATGAAATTTAAATTCATTCATTATATCAATATTTATTATTATTATATTATAATAACAATAAATCAAACATTTATTGATTTTTTGTAACAAAATGTTTTGAATCAATTATTTCTAAATCATTATCCGCAATAAATTCTGCTAAATTAAATTTTTCTCTCTTCATTTTATTATTTATTTTGATATTAGATGGATTTAATAATTTATTTTGTCCTAAGACGAATATAAAATATCTATGCGGACCACTATTTTTAGGCGGTGCAGGAGGTGTGAAATCCATAATAATTTCATTGTTATTAATGATTAGCCAATGTAAAAAATATTTGTAAATTGGATTTTTTCTTGATGGTGCATCTGGATCGACCATGATAATAGTATATTTTTCATTATTATTTTTGGTGAAATTTATTTTAGGTGATTCTTGGGTATATTTTAAAGGAATAATCTCACCATCATTAATAATATTATTATGAATACTAACTTGTAAATTTGCCATAATAATATTACTTGATATTATATCAAAATAATAAAACAGAAGTTATTCCAAGACCTATGGCCATTATCCAATGTATATTAGCTATTTGTGTTTTTGTTTCGTTAATCGTTTCATTCATTAAATTTTTTTCATGAATATGATGAGCATTCAAAAAAATCTTAAATTCATTATTCAATTTATCTTTTTCTGATTTATTTAAAGTTACAGGAAGATTATCAACAAAACGATTAATATATTCATAATTGTTTGTGTTTTCTATGGATAAATCTTTATTGGATACAATAGATCCATTTGTAAATAATCTTTTGGAAATTCCATTAAATCTATTTTTTCTAACATAACCAGATATTGAATATTTGGCTGTATTATGTAAATTTGATTTTGTAAATTTTCTTTGCATATATGTGTAATGAATAATATTGCTTAATTATTATTTGTTTAAATAATGAGCAATTTTTTTTGATACTTCAGTTTCTATATTTGTCGAAAAAGTAAAATCAAAAATTTCGCCGTCAGAATCAAATATTTTGGTTGCTATGTTTTTTTTTAAATCATGCAAATATAATTCTTTATTGACACAATCTACATCGAATTGTAATTGTAAAAATTTATTTTTGTGCAGATGTTTAATACAGGAAAATTCATTGTTTGTTTTGCATCTTTTTATTAATTTCAAATCTATCTCATTATGTATCATAATGGTATCCATTATACCGATTAATATGTGATTTTCATAACTTATACTATATATATCTGTATCGTCGTAATCCGTACCACAATATAATGTACAATTTGAAGATTTTAAACACGTATCATTTTCCCATATTTTAATACCATCGTAGATTATAGATAAATATTTGTTTGCGCCCAATATGTTTACATGCTTAATTTTTTGTTCATCATGATTATAATTTCTGATTATTTCAAGTGATTCTAAATCAATAACCATAATATCACCATTTTTTTGCCCACATATGAATTGATTATATTCAAAAGAATAAGCATAATAAGTTCCAAAATTAATTGGATAATCAGTAACACCTTCATTATCCATATTTATAATTTTTATATTATCTCTGAAACAGACAATAATATAATCATTTGTGGCAAATAATTTAATAATAATTTTAGGAAAATTGAAAGATTTAACCTCGGAACTATTATTTTTCGAAATATAAATATTTCTACCAGATTTTATTATAAATTTACTGTGATCGGGAGTAACATGCGTAGTATTATATCTATTTACACTTGGTAAAAGTGAATTTAATTTAGTTTTTTGGATTATTTCTTTAGTATTTAAATCTAATTTTATAAAATATACATTGTCTATTTTATCTTTGTAATACAGCATAACTTCATGAGTAATAGACAATCTATACATTTTTTCGAGCAAATCAACTGGAAAATCTGATAGATCATAATCAAGAGGTAAATTATTAAACAATAATTTAATGGTTTTAGAATCATAGCCAATTGTGTCAACAAAATTAACTAGTTGATTATAATAATGAGGCGGAATAACCAAATTATATATTTTAGTTATATCTTTTTCAAGCATAAAATAATCAAGACATTTATATTCATCAATGATATATTCCCATGATGGAATATTTATCTTTCTTTTTTCGATAGGTTCCGATGAATATTTTTCAATAAAATTCGTTATAATATTATAAGCAATATCTGCATTGGGGACATTTATTTTAACCTGTTTTAAATCTTTTTCCATAAACGAAGACAAAAGTTTTTTGAAATACTCTGAAGAATTATACAATATAATCCTATAAAAAGGAAGCATAATAGTGTTATTATTATCTGTAATTTCTAGCGTAATATCAGAAAATGATTCCATTTGATATGCAAGATTGTGTAATCTTTCATATTAAATGATTGGTATTCATTAATAATTTAATTTCAATTTTTTATGCTCTTCTAATTATAGTCTGGAAATCATACGAGGATATTCTTGAAAAATTTGACTATCAAGAAAAAATACACCATTGGAAAATTTCAGATAAGAATTTGATGTAATAGTCATATTTGTTAATATAATATAATTCAATATAACACTAATACATTGAATTATTTTTTCAATTTTATTAGAATATTCTATTAATGGGAAGAACTGTTAATCCAATTAATCGACAACCAGAATTATCTGATCCAGATGCAATAATGTGTTTTAATAAAGTGGCTTTTCCTGTCAATAAATTAATATTATACAATCCGGTTTTATTATCGACTCGAAGTATAGCATATGCTGTATTATTTATACCAACAATATCAAAACCAACAAATTCTGAAATATTAACACCAAGTGATCCAACTGTATTTAATGTTCCATCATTGGGTGGATTTTGGATGACTAATACATTTTGATTAGTATCAATATCATATAATGTAGTTGTAGTGGTTCCTGAAAAACTGTTAGTATAAGCAGCTCCACCAATTGCTGGTATTTTACCAGCATTTATATCACCAGGTGCGAATGATAAATTACCATCTATAATAGTAATGCCATTAGTTGGATTAATTCTAAGATTTTGTCCAGTATTACTAACTACTCGTAATCTATCTACAACAGGATTAAAATCGACACCAAATGAAGTACCATTTAATTGGATTACTGTACCAGTTTCTGTTACAAGATTAGTACCAACTGGGGTAGCAATGACTTCACATGGATCATTGATATCTAATATATATAATTGAGCTATTTGTTGTGTTCGAGCCAATAAATACAATCTATTATTAGCTGGACGATAATCTATGCCAACAGCTTCTTGGCCAGAAATTAATCCTCGAATGGGGCGATTTTTAATTGAATAATTTTTTTGACACAAAATATATTGTTCATTTTCGGGAACGTAAAATGATATGATATTATTATAATTATCTAATGCATAAAAATTATCTTTAATAATTGGATAATATATATCATCATCATTATAATAATCACAACAATTTTGCGCTAAATGTTTGCAAAAAAAGTTTCTAGAACTCATAATACTACCAATGTATACATTATTTAAAAAAAATACTATTATACCACCCATTTAAATAATCAGGATGTGAGTTCCACTCATTTTTTAAATAACATTAAATCAATGATATTTAAAAATAATATATTTATCGATAAAATTAAATTTGATGTAAAATACAATTTTTATTATTGCATTTTTTATTGAGACATGACCATCCATTTTGCACCATATATTCAAGATTTTCCATAATAATTTTCGGCTCATAATCAGATTTTTTTATCCATGTGTCTCTAAAAATATCTTTTCTATCTATTATGAATAGAATACAATCATTATCTGATGTTTCTGAATGAGATATTTGTATTTTTCCATTTTTATTAAAAATAATGAGTTTTTTATTGGAAATGTTATGTAGAATTTGATCAATAAAACATTTATGAATCATTGAATAATCATTATGGGTATTTCCCATCATGTCTACAATATCGTACAAAGACATGATACTAATATCATCCCAAACATATGTATCATCTATTTCATAACCCAGATCAAGTTTAATAGGTAGTATATTAGCCTGGTTAGTTAAAATATTTAAAATTTTTTCCGGATCATTTTCTGAATTAGGTATATTCAAACGCAAACAATTAACATCAAAATCAACTTTAATATCATAACTATTTAGTGAAATTATCAATTCAATTTTGATATCATTAATAGTTTCTAATAAATTAATCCACTTTGATTTATCGAATAGATCCAAAATTTCTTTGATATATGGTCTACTTAATACAAATTTCATAAATGTTTTATTTTCAATTTGTGGACACAATGTATAAATTTTAATACCTTCATAAAATCTTTGGCCTTCAAATCTATAACTCTTTATATTTTCATAAGTACAAATAGTATCAAAAAAAAGTTTTACTATTTCCATAAATTCTTCGTTGTACGGAGGAATATTTACACCAAAAGTTTTACAAGGTGTATATTCTTTTTCAAAATAATTACGTATGTATTCACCATGTATAAAAAATTCATGTGGATCATATTCCGAATTTTTAGTATTCGTAAATACTTTGTGTTTATAAAACCAAACCACATAAAATAAAATATCGGTCATGCATTTATTAACCACATTACGAAATCTATCCTTGATGTATTCTGTAATAGGTATATATATATTTGTTTCTAAAAATTTAAATTTATTTTTTATTACTGTGTTATATGAAATTGACTCTAAATTTCGTGGAAGAGTTTTGCAAAAAAATCTTGATTCTTCATATATTGGTATATTTTCAAATAATTGTAATTTAGGAAATTTAAGAACATTGTGCATAATTTCATCAATATTTATATTGATAGATTGTTTCTCCATGAATTGTTTCATATTTTCCATATTTAAATAGTCAAATAATCATATGACTAATATTGATACTTTTTTATTAGCAACCACTTTATAATTTTATTTTCAATTTTTCCAAAGATTAATCCATTTTAATTCGCAAATCCACTCGTCCTTTTCTAATATATGATGGGTCTAAATTTTCTATAAAACTAGGATCTTTGTTTGAAGTTAGAATTAATATTAAATGTGGATATAATCCTCTATCAATTCTATCCATAAATTTATTATAATCTGTTTTATTTTTAATTTGTATTGGCATATTTTTATGACTGATGATTTTATTGTGATGTATATTCGAAATCATAATATCAAACTCTTCAAAAATAATTATCAAAGGATTATCCATAGTTGGCGAAGCTTGATTATAAATAGATGTAATATTATCACCTGGATCGGTTGGATTAAATGTGTCACAAATACTAGCATTTAATTTTTTAGCGAGTAATAAAGATGTGATTGATTTACCACAACCTGGTTTTCCATAAATAAGTGCGACCAAAAATTTTTTCCTTTGATAAAGTTTTTTTATTTCAGTAATAGGTTTTGTTTGATTTTTTTTAGGAATATAATCATTTATTGTTATATTTCTTTGAGCATAAAAGATATAATTATAGTTTCCAGATCTTTCATAAATATTTACACTTTGTTTTTCCACTTTATCATTATCTGAAATATCTTGATTATCATTAGAGTTAAAAATATTTTGATAATATTTTTTAGTGGTATATATGTATACATTATAATTACTACCATAATCATTTTCTACTTCTGTAATGTAACTAATATATGGCCAACCAAATACCCATCCAATTTGCTTATTATCATCTAATATAGCAGCTCTTTTAGATAATTTTTTCATTATGATAATAACTTTTTCTCGATTAGTTATTTTGTATAACTGTAATCCAACAAAACTCAACAATATTAATATTATAGACCATATGATAGATATATATTGTATCAAAATGATTATGTATGAATAAAATATATCGATCATGATTGGATAAACAATAATTATAATTATATAACTATTGTGTAGTCGTTTATTTAATTTTTAATTCAATTTTTTTCATCAATACAAAAATAAGATAATATTTAATAAATAATTTTATTCATTAAATATCATTATTATCATCATCATTATTATCATTATCATTATCATCATCATTATCATTATTATCATCATTATTATCATTATCATTATTATTATTGACCAAATATTCTTTGTATTCATCGGGAATAATATCAGATTTACTAAGTATTTCATAATCATCATCACAAAATGGATTCCATTCTAGAATTAAATTGTGATTTTTTCTGATATTGTATTTGTCGAGACATGAAAAATCCCAATATTCCGTTGATGTACAAACCATAAATCCACATTCTGTTGATACTAAATCACTATGATAACTGCAAAACCAACATTTTTTAGTGCGATTATATTTGTCCATACATTCTTTACTACAAAAATTATGTATACTACTATTTTTATTACGATAATATGTTACAGTTCCGGATCTATATTTTGCTTTGGCATCAGAATCACACATTCCGCATTTGGTAGTAAATAAATTATCATTATATGATGGATGCAGAAACATTTTATATTTTAACTGATAATATTCATACAAATATATATATATATTACATACAAATATATTTTCAATTTTTTTTATTTATCTCATATTCAAATAATAAGCATATTTTTTAAACATTTCGCCAGTTTTTCTTCTGACAGCTTTATCAAGCTGATATGACCAACTTATTTCTCCTAAATATGATTCATTGATTATACTTTTAAACATTTTCTTTATTACTATTTGCAAATCTGATTTTTCCAATTTATCAATTGCATATACATTACGAATGTGATTAATAATATCATAAAATCGAATATTAGTTACCCAATATGAAACAATATCATCAATAGATTCATTTTTTTTACATTGTTCAAATAAATATTGTGTTACTTCATTATTACAATATTGTTTAGCAACTCGTCTGACCTGATTATTATTAATTTTAACATTAGCACCATTTGATACTAATATTTTAATAATATTCAAATTATTTTTTTTGCACGCTTCGATAATTAAGTATTTGCCAAAATATTGTTTATTTAGATCCATATTTAAAGAAACTAAATATTCCACAATATCTATACTATTATATTCACATGCTGATAACATACATTGATCCAAATGCAACTCATAATCATTATTTAGTGATATCAAATATTTAAAAATATCTAAACAATTATATACACATGATTCCACGTATGTATTGAATCTTTCATTCACAATATCACATCTGATTTTAATTAAATATTTAACTGCTTCTAAATTAGGTAATTGATATGGTATCATATTATGCAAACCATAATTATGTATATAAATATCATTATTATCTATGGCATACATTAATCCCTCCGATTTTAAAACAGATAATAATTCATTATTTTGCGATATCAATGATTTGATTAAATCCAAATGTCCGTATCTACAAGCATATCTTAATACACAATTATTGTCAATAAACGGATCTTCACCCAGTGATAATAAATATCTAACTAAATCAAAATTATTACAACGAGTAGCAACTTTAATAACTATATGATAATTTGTTTGATAATCTGCTCCTTTATCAATTAAAATTTTAGCCAAATCAAATTGTTGACATTTAATTGATTCAATTAATAAATGATTTAATGATTCTGTTGACATTGTTAATAATTTATTTTAATGTTAAAATAAATTGTTAAAACTTTAAATAATCAGATAATTCTTTCATGTAATTATTTCATGCAAATTTTAATTCTAGGTGTATATTTTTTTCTACATACATATTTAGTAAAAGTTTTAACTTTTGGGGATAGATATTTTTCGTTTTTCTCATACAAATCAAATGGTATATCTAATTGTTTAAGATCATTTGTTAATAATTTATCAAAACGTACACATGCACACCCAATCTTAAGATGACTAATATTTTTAGGGATGTTATCTATATTTCCCATATAATTTGGTAAATTTAAATGTGTTACAGTATTAGGAATATATTCTTCTAGTGATTGCTCCATAAAATATCCGGTAGTTATTTTTTTTACACTATTCGGTATAACTCCAATTTTAATAGATCGATAATAATGTTGCGGAAGTTTCAAATTTATAACACTATTAGGAATACTTCCTATTTTTATATGTTGGTCAAAACTAAAACGAAAACCAAATTTCAACTTAATAACACTATTTGGAATATGTCCTACTTCAAGAGGTCGATCGAAACGGGATCCAAATTTTAAATTTATGACACTATCAGGAATATGTCCTATTTTAAGAGGTTGGTCAAACCAAGATCCAAATTTTAAATTGATGACACTATTAGGAATGGTTCCTACTTCTAAAGGTTGATCGAATGATAAACCAAATTTCAGATTGATAACACTATTCGGTATATTTCCCACTTTTATGGGTTGGTCAAATTTATTGCCAAAAATCAAATCTTTTACACCATAAGGAATGCTATCTTCAATGGGTTGATTAAAATCATCTCCAAAAACTAAATATTTGACATTTGAAATATCTTCTTTATTAATGAGTTGATTAAATTCTCGCCCAAAAAATATACGCGTTACACTTTTTGGAATAACACCTTTAATAGATTGATTGAAATTATTGCCGAATATGATTGCCGCAATTCCATCCGGAATTTTAAACTTAATTGGTTCGTTAAAATTATTTTCAAAAATTAATACTTTAATATTGTCGGGTATACTTGTACAACCTTTTGTAACTTCAAATCCCACTTTTCTAAATTTTTGATAAAAAGATAAATGTTTGACATTATTGTAATTGTAACCATTCGTATAATTAATATCTTCTCGATAACAATAACTTGTTTTACAAGTCATTAAAAATCTTATTTTATCATTATCCGGAAGAAAATTAAGAATGTGTGAAATATCATCCAAACCCAAAAGGTCTATAATATTAGGTGTATTTAACATATTAATTGTATTCATCAAATGAATATATTAATATTCATTTGATAATAGCAGTTTCTTGTAATCCGAAAATCAATTTTTTAAATACCAAGTTTATTAAAATTTATTTTAACATCAGGTGATATGTATTTTTTACTACGTTGATACATTTTTAACGGTAATGTTATTTCTTTGACATTATTTGTTATTATATCACAAGGTAAGTCAAAACCATTTTTAAAAGTCAAATGAGTAATATTATCAGGAATAGCACCCATTTTAATTTTATAAGATACAATAATTAAGTGTGTTATATTATCAGGAATATAAGTTATCAATGGATCACACATAGTGGATGCTATAGTTATCTTTTTTATGCTGGGCGGAATACATCCAATAAGAGATTGATTAAATCCGGTTCCAAATTTCAAATCTATAACACTATTTGGAATATTTTCAAGAGATTGATTAAATCTGGATCCGAATTTCAAAATGGTAACACTATTTGGAATACTTCCGATTAAAAGAGGTTGATTAAATATGCATCCGAATTTCAAAATGTTAACACTATTTGGAATACTTCCGATTAAAAGAGGCTGATTAAACTCAAATCCGAATTTCAAATTTGTGACATTATTTGGAATACTTCCAATATTAATAAATTGATTGAAATAATTACCAAATTTCAAAACAATGACACTATTTGGAATATATCCCACTCCAAGAGGATGATTGAAATTATTACCAAATTTCAAAACAATAACACTATTTGGAATATATCCCATTTTAAGAGGTTGATTAAAACACCATCCAAATTTCAAATTGATAACACTATTTGGAATATATCCCACTTTAAGAGGATGATTGAAATTATTACCAAATTTCAAATTGATAACACTATATGGAATATATCCTACATTAAGAGGTTGATTGAAAAGATATCCAAAAATCAAATCTATTACACCATAAGGAATACTATCTTCAATAGGTTGATTAAAACCATATCCAAATTTCAAAAATTTGACATTTGGAATATCTTCTTTTTTAATGGGTTGATTAAATTCTCGCCCAAAAAATATACGTGTTACACTTTTTGGAATAATACCCCTGATAGATTGATTAAAACTATTACCAAATATAATTGTCTCAATTCCATTTGGAATTTTAAACTTAATTGGTTCGTTAAAATTATTTTCAAATATTAATATTTTGATATTATCTGGTATACTAGTACAACCTTCTGTAACTTCAAATCCCACTTTTTTAAATTTTTGATAAAAAGATAGATGCTTAATCTTGTCATAATTGTAACCATTGGTATAATTAATATCTTCTCGATAATGATAACTTGTTTTACAAGTCATTAAAAATCTTATTTTATCATTATCTGGAAGAAAATGAAGAATGTGTGAAATATCATCTAAACCCAAAAGGTCTATAATATTAGGTGTATTGGACATATTAATTGTATTCATCAAATGAATATATTAATATTCATTTGATAATAGCAGTTTCTTGTAATCCGAAAATCAATTTTTTAATGAATTTTCGAATTAATAAATTGTGCCTCCAGTACCTCGACATTGCATACATGATCTTCCTCGTCTGCTATATGATACTCTACCAGAACCTCCACAACGACTACAGGATTCTAACCAAAGATCAGAAGTCTTATCTCTTCCTGTTCCAGCACAACCTGGGCACATTTCTTCACCCATTTCATATTGAGTACCTGTACCATTACAAGCATAACATTTAACAAATTTAGGCATTAATTATGAATAATAATCAAAATAATTATTAATAATTATATGTAATAATAGAAACACTTAACATGTAAATATTTCAATTTTTTGCTTTGTTGAATTTAAACATATAAATTTTGGATACTAGTGTTAATTCTGGTATTAAATTTAATTTTTTTATCAATTCTTCCCGGACGAATAAGTGGATCCATATGTTCTGGAGGTAAAAAATTATCAGAATTTGATGTCATAATAATAATTGTTCCATATGATAAACCTTGTGGGCCATCCAAACCACTCAGTATTCCTCCAATGGAAACATATTTATTATTATTATTTCGAAGAGTTTCGATTTGTTTATCTATTTCTTCAATAACAATAATAGATCTCGGAGGAACGCTTGATATTAAATTTATCAACGATGTGTCTGACATGTCTGGTGAATTGAAATTTAATACATAAATTTCCATATTGTATTTTGTGGCTATAATAGGAATTATTCCAGTTTTACCACATCCACTAGGTCCATGTATCAAATATCCGCGACGATAATTAATACATCTATCATCATATATAGTACTACTATTCATAAAAATATCAATATCAGATAATACTTCGCGCATTTCCATAGTCATATTATTTTCGATAAATTTATTCGGACGACGAATAATTGGAAAAGACCAATTATTACCATTGGGTGTATGACATATAATCATTTTATCAGTACTACAATATTTATTTTTACAATCTTTGACAAATTCTTTTAATTTGTTGAAAGAATTTTCTCCAAAGATGTTAACAATATTATAAAGAATAATTCGTTCATTCGTATATTTAACAACTATTCTACCATATGAACCGGTATTAATAATGTAACAACCTTTATTTAGTCCAAAACTTGTATTTGAACCTCTATCAAGTACATTAGATAGATAATTATCATTTACTAAATTTTCAATTTCGCATTTGACTGCAAAAAAAACATTTGGACTTTTTTCGGAATTTATTTCTAATTTATTAACAAAAAAAGATAATAGGTAATTTTTTGCTAGATCATATATTTGATCGCATAATTTGTATGAAGTAGTGGCCAAAGCTCCGATCATGATGGTTTTTTCAAGACTCATTATTAAATTAAAAATACAACAAATGTGTATATGATATTTTTTTAAGTACTAAAAAGTATTTAATACTTAAAAAATCAAATTTTTATTAGATTCTATTAAATTTATAAATAAAATTATCTTTGTATTTTAACAAGACATCAATAGTGACTTTATGTTCTATATAATTTTGTGTATCTAAAATTTGTGAAACAATTTTTTGTCAAAAAATTGTTTTCATATTTAAATCATATTGAAAAATGTGATCCATGTTTAATAAATTATTTATTTTCATTGTATTTGCTAAAATAGATGATAATTTTTTGATAATAATATTTGCGCGAGATTCTGTCATGGGTGTAATTTCGATCAAATATGAAACTACATTCCAATAATTTTTATCACAAGCCCAAGCGAGTATATAATTTTTTTTAATATCAGTTCCATGTCTAGCCATGTATTCAAAAGTACTCGGATCTGATAAATTATATTCTTCACCAATTATAATTTTATTAGCTCGTGATTTATTTCCCGATGGATCTTGAACCATTTTAAATTCGGGATCGTCAAGAGGTAATTTAACATCCACCAATATATCACCAAAATGTAAATATCTACATATATTTTCTTTTGGATTTCAAGGATCACAAAAATATATTCCTCCAGGAATACAACTACCATTTTCTTCAAAATGAGTTATTTGATTTAAGCCTTTTTGATATTGTAAATCATTGTGTGTTTTATCAGATCGAAGTATTTTGAAACATATATTTTCTGATTGCATTATAATATTCAATTATGTACTTGAGAAATAATATCACAATTTTTTTTTTCAATTTTTATAAGTATGATTCAAAAAATTTGAATTTTCAATATACAGAATGATTCATCGTTTTGAATTATATACTAGACTTTATTGTCTAATTAACAAATATGACTACATTTATATTCCCTTGTGAAATTTATCATCACATTGCGACTATCTCAAATATGAATGCCCATCACGTTCTCAATTGGATCGAATCTGATAAGGAATTTTATGGTCCAATACTTTCCGAGTTATATCTCAAGAAAAAAAAAGCTGAAGATAAAATTAAACTACAAAAGAGTGTAGGCACTAAACCGTTCATTCCACAATCCAAACTCGATGTTAAATTTGAGCAAGAAACTAGTTATGAAGATTATGAAATGATCCCAATTAAAATTGGATCAGTGGATATTGGGTATTTACTTTACTGTGAAACACATTGGGCTATGGTCTGTTATATCCCAAAAAACAAAAAAATCACTATGGATGTGATCGAAAAATTTCCAGGATATGTCATAGATGATGGCAGTTATGGTCTAATCACTTGGGTTCATCCTGATAAACACGTAAACATCTCGCAAGCAATATGTGAAGTATGGGAAGGACGCGAATTTTTGCGTACAAATCTTTGATAATTTTTTAATAAATATTAAAAAATTATCAATCAATGAATTTGACAGCATCTGTAATTTTATGTATCAAACTATCATAATCATAAATACCAAAATAATCAAAATATTCTAAATTTTTCCAATTAATATTTTTTTCAATATTGTTTGTTTTAATATTCCAGTTCATTGATATAATTCCAAATCTAAAACTATCTGGTTTAGCATGATATGATGGATTAACCGATACAATTTCCTTACAAAGATTAGCAAAATTGTTTTTTTTGATAGCCAATTTATTTATAACATTAATACATTTAGCGATATCATCAATTTTTAGATATTTGAATAAATGTCTATCTTTATATTTGGATCCACGAATAATTGGACTATTAATAGTATAATCAGCTCCATATTCTAATAGCAATAATATGATTGGTAATCTAGTATCATTTGATTTAATATATACATCTTTCATATTTTTTGCTGCATATAATAAAGCTGATAAATTTGATTTATCAATAGTATTAATATTAGCACCATTATCTAATAATAATTTTATTATTTTGATATTACTATCGTATGTTGTACAAACATGCATTAAAATTGTCATATTAGAATTATCTACCAGATTAATATTAGAACCATGATCTATTAGCAGTTGACATGTCAATAAATTATCATAAACAGCAGCATCAAATAAAGCGATTAAACCTTGATTATTTTGTATATTAACATTAGCTCCATAATTAATAAGCATTTTAACAATTTCATAACCATAATCATTACTTTTATACTTTAATAATAACATTAGAGCTGTTTCTTTTTTATTATTTTGAATATTAACATCCGCTCCATATTCTAATAATTTTTGTATAATATCAATACTAAAACACTTTTGATAATCAGCGCAAGCAATCATTAATGCAGTCCAACCAAGATCATTAGTTAAATTTATTTCTGATTTGTTATTGGTTATATAATCAATGATAACATTATTTCCAAATCTACATTTATCAGATATTAAATACATTAATGGAGTAAAATGTATACACCTTACATATGGCGAACAATTATATGCTGATTCGTAATGATAATTTTCAAATGACATTATAATATGTTTTGTGACAAGTGTTTATGATTAATATTTATAATTAATATTAAAATATTAATTATAAATATTATTTCAATTTTTTAAGATCAACACATTATTGGCATTACCGCACCATTGTATTTAATTTTATATTGCAGTTTTCTTAAATTATTTTCATAAATAGCTAAATCATAACGATGACATTTTAGACCATGATGCATATGATGTCCAATAATTACATGTATTTGATACATAATAGCGCGTTCATAAGCATCAGATTCTGATTCTGCTACAATATAAAATTTTTTTACATTCAAATCATAAATTTTGACGATATAATTGTTGCTTGCAGGTAAAGCCGAATTATACGACGTCATTTTCATGGTAGTTATTTGGTATGTCAATACAAACAATACTCTCAATATTTGAAATTTCAAATTTTTGTTCCAAGTCGTGATATGTAATAAAGCTGCATATAACAAGCTTAAACATTTTGTGTTTGTTTATTAAATATTAGCGTAGCTAATATTGATAATGTCAAGTCCAAAATGTAAAAATCTTGAAAAAATAAATCGTTAATAATAACGACTTATTAATATTAATAATAATTAAACAAAATGAGTATATTTACCACCGAATCTGATAAAATAAATTTAGTACAGGATAAAATCACCAATTTAATTAAACAAAAATTAGATTTTTTGATTATAGATGATGATACTATCGAAAAAAAATGTCAAAAATTTTTATTAAGATTGGTTGAAAAATATACTGGTGAACCTAATCCAAAAAAAATTAATGTGAATGAAAAATTTATGGAATATTATAATTGGAATAGGGAAAAAGCAGATTTATTGTTGCCATATATAGATGTTAATTATGATAATTATACTTTTTTAAAACAATGTGTTAGAGATAATGATACCGATATGTTGGAAAAATTAATTGAATTAGGTGCTGACTGGAGATCTAGTAATATACTAGAATGGATTATGTATAATGGTCAAATAGAAAATCTCAAAATATTAATTAAATATGGTGCTGATCCGAAAAGTATTCGTTCAGATTCTTCAGCTTGGGCAAATCATCCAGCTACAGTGAGATTTTTAAGAGAGAATTATTAAAAATGATTTCGAATAGAAATTATTAAATTTTTATTTCTAATAATCCGATAATTTTTTTTGCTAAATGATAATCTTTACCTGGTATAACTTTAAAATTATAAATATATACATGTGTTTCAATTTTATTTATTAACTCTTTAAATTCTTTGTCATATATATACATAAAATTACCTTTACAAATAATTAGTTCGCCACCAATTAAAAAATCCATTTTTGTTTTATCAAAACTAGATTTTTTTGTTAATATTATTTCTTTTTTAAATTGATAAGTAACGGTATTATATATGAAAACACTATTATAATTACTTATTAAAATATGTTTATTGTCTGGAGAAAATTTAATATCGCATTGAATATATTTTTTATCATATATTGTCTTAATTTTATTAGCGGAATAATCCCATATTTTTATTTTTTTGGATGTTTGAATAATAACGCAATGTATTTGTGATGATATGCATAAATCAATAGTTTGATAATGTTCTAATTGATTTATTAAATTTTTTGTTAAATTATCGTATATTTGTATGCAATTCCATTGACCTATAACTGTATGAATCAAATCAGTATCAAAACAAGATTTTTGAATATCATGATCATTATCAAAAAAATTATCTTTTTCTTTGGTTTGTAAATTATATTTTATTAATTTTTGATCACAATGTAATAATATTTCATTATCAGACAAATATTTTATCCCCAGTGGAATAAAATAATCTAGATTTATGTTTGTAATTTGTTTTGATTCGACATTTTCATTAATGATATACATTTGTGATACTTTTTCACAATTTTTATCATTTTCCATGATAAAAATTTGACCATTATCTGGAATATATTCAAATTCCACAAAATAATTATCTGATTTTAACGAGTGAATTTGTGTCAAATTATTATTTTTTAGATTTTGAATAAAAAATATTTCACCTGTATGAAAAAGTATGTTATTAGCTTGACATAAATTATATATAGATTTTAATAACTCGGTAGGAAATTGCGAAATATCATAATTTAATGGCAAATTATTAATTATACACTGGACAATATTATCTGGATATCCAAGACAATCAATTTTATCCAAAAATATATCAAAATCATTCGAATTGATATGAATATCTGGTAATTGATGAGGAATACAAAAATAATCAAAATATTTGTAGATATCAATTTGTAATAACCAATCAATATTTTGTGGTATAGGAATATCATAAATAGATTCAATTACTATTTTAGCAGCTTCAATATTGTCTACATTAATTATAATATTGGATTGATTTGATTCTCTAAAATCACTAAACATTTTTTCAAAATATGAACTAGATGCATATAAAATACATTTATTCACATTAATGATATATTTATCTGTATCATTAGATAAAGTAATAGAAAGATCAGAAAATTTGTTATCCAAATAAATTTTTGTTAACAACATTAATTTATATTTAAATATAATCCTTTTTATGTATGATAATTATAACAAAAGGGTGGAATTTTTATCATCTTAATTTGATATTAATCCGATTATTTTTGATTAAATATTATATTGATAAAAAATATAATGTCATTATTTGATAATTGTAGTTATAATCATCGAGTCAATTTAAATTCTACATGTAAATATCCAAAAAAAATGATTGACTTGGGTATTTGTGAAAAGTGTAATCAGAATCCAATATCAGATAAATACGATCATATTTGTATATTATGCCATAAAAATATCAATTTAGACAATCCTTGTTATAATTGTGATTTATGTATTAAAACTCGCGAATATTTGAAAGAAACTAATGAAATATTCGAATTGGATGGATATGGTAAAACATATTATCAAGATATAGAATATTGGAAATGTAAAAAATGTAATCATTTTTTACAAATACAAATATTATTTCCAGGCATGGAAAGAGAATTATTGCATGAAATAATGCGAAGAGATCATTTAGATAAATGGTGTGAATTATTAAACAATGGATCAATTATAATTGATCGATAATGTTTAATAGCTGGATATAAATATTATTAATTCATATTTTTGATAGTGTCTGAAATCTTTATTTTAAGACTATCTGTATCAAATATTCCAAAATAATCAAATAATTCTAAATTATTCAAATTAATTATTTTAGCACAATCATTATTTTGAATGTTCCAATTAATGGATAATAATTTTACTCTCAAACTATCTGGTTGATAAAATTTATTTTCAATAACCATCATATATTGTTTTAACACTTTTTGCAAACATGATTTAGTGTTTTCAACTTGTTTGATAATATCAAAACAATCTACAATTTCGTTTCTATTAATGTATGAAAATAATGTTTTACCGGTTTCATTACAAGTTAAATAATTGGATCCATATGTCAACAATGTTTTAATTGTATAAAAACAACTAGTATTATTTTTATCCATCGCAGATAATAATAATGCATTGTTTCCTTTATGCTCAAATAAATTAATATTAGCACCATAATCTAATAACATATGTATTACTTTCCTATCACTTGTTTTAGAATATTTTGATGCATACATTAATGTAGTATATCCATAATAATCTTGTAAATTAACATTCGCACCATTATCCAATAAAAATTTGACTGTTTCAATGCAACTAGTTGTTCCAGCATATCTAGCAGCAAACATAAGCGCATGACAACCCAGATGATTAGTTTTATTAACATCAGCACCATATTTTAATAATAATTGCATGGTTTCAATATCACTAGTTGTCCATGAATTAATACTTGAGACAATTAATGGAGTGACAAAATGTCCATCATTAATTTCAGCACTATTTTGCAATAATAATTCCACTATTTGTTTCACATTAAACAAACGAGAATATTTACAGGCTTTTATTAAAACAGTTGTATTTTTATTATTTTCCATGTTAATATCGATACCATTTTTTAATAATAATTTAATAATATCAATATTAATATTCTTTTTTAAATTTTTTAATAATATATGTAGAACTGTATCACCGTTATTATCTTGATGATTAACATTGCAACCATTTTGTATTATTGTTTCATACACATCTATCTTGTCTATCCTACTCCATCCACATGCAATTAAAGCGTTCATATTCATATCATTATTATCAACAATATTAACATCACATCTATGTTTCAATAATTCATATATTAATTTATAATTAGATACCAATATAGCATTCATTAAATAAGTATATCCATCTGGTAATATTTTATCTATATTTGGTAACATTTGAACTATTAATGAAATAATATCTGGATGAGCATTTTTCAAAGCTTCAAAATTATGCTTGTAGTACGTGTAGTCAAAACAATTATCTAGAAAATCTGGATAATATAATAACAATGTTTTTATCATATTAATATTGCGATGTTTTGAATAATTTTTGATAGCAATATTGATAGCATTTTCTCCATGAAAAGAATTAATACGTATATCAGCTCCTAATTTTAATAATAATTTGACAGTTCTAAAACTACACTCATTTCCATAATTCATAACAGCGATCATTAACGCAGTATAACCATAATTATTTTGATAATTAATTTTTTTTTTATTTTTGCCAATATAATTTTTTATAATTTTGTATCCTCCATATATTTTATATTCATTGATGATTAAAACCATTAATTTTGAAAATCTATTACATGATATAATATCATTACATGGGTATATTTTATTATAACTATAGGATTTATTAATAATTGAAAGATTCATTGGTTACTTTATGGAAATAGTAATTTTATCATTTAGCAATAATCACATCAATTTTTAATAAAAATTGATATATTTATTGTATTAATGCTAATATTTAGTATTCAGATAAATAATCTGATATTTGTATAATGTCACTAATTGATACTATTTGTGATGATATTATTATTTACATAACCAAATTTTTGAATGATAAAGATAAAATAAGTTTTCTATCCGTGAATACTCATTTGAATTGCTTAAAATACAATGTGTGGTTTTGTGATATGAATGAATATCATATTGCAAAATATTTTCCATACAGGGAAAGATTCACAAATATTATGGTACGTATTCGGATAACTGAATCCTTGATAATAGAATTTCCCAATCTGATTCATTTGACTTTTGGTTTTGCTTTTAATCAATTAGTAGCAGGAATGATTCCTACTACAGTTAAATATTTAACATTTGGATATGCTTTTAATCAATCCATAGAAAATACTATTCCTGATGGTGTAACACATCTAACATTCGGAGATATTTTTGATCAACCAATCAAAAATAACATTCCTAAGAGTGTAACTCATTTAAAATTAGGTTCCCATTTTAGCAAGCTATATCCAGAATGTATACCTTCAAATGTTACTTATTTATTTATAAATAATTATACTAGCGAATTAATACCTGGATGTATTCCTAATAGTATTCAAAAATTAGAATTTGGATTATGTTTTAATAGACCACTTAATAAATGTATACCCAATAGTGTCACAGATTTGGTATTTGGTGGTTGGTTTAATCAACCAATTAAAGACAATTTACCAAGTGGTTTAATTCGTTTAACATTCGATTGTTCTTTTAATCAATCAATTGAGAATGCTCTACCAGATACTTTAACATATTTAAGATTGGGTAGTTCATTTAATCAACGCATTAAAAATAATTTACCCAGTGGTTTAACACATTTAATATTGGGCTATGGATTTAAAAAAAACATAAAAAATGCTTTGCCAAATAGTTTGACTCATTTAACCATAGAATATTGTAAATATCATCATCTCAAAAATATTCCACTCGGAATAAAATATTTAAATTTGGGTGATTATTTTGATGATTCAATTAAAGGTTGTATTCCGAATACTGTAACACATTTAGTATTGGGAAATTCTTTTAATCAAATGATAGATGGTTGTTTGCCTAATGGTTTAGAATATTTAGATTTGGGAAGAAAATTTCAAAGAAGTTTGAAAAATATTCCCGCAAGTATTAAATCTATTAGAATTAATAGAAAATATTATAAATATGCAAGATATTGCATTTCGCCAAATATTAAAATAGAATTTATATAATATTGAATTGTAAAGTTATTTAATAATATAACTATTGTTAATTAATATTAATTAATCAACAATATGGACATTATTATTTCACCTTATGTTAAAATATCCGAACATGATAATTACACAGTTTATCAATATCCTAAAAATTATTTAGAGTTATTTTTGGATGAATTATTTTACGACAACTCGATTGAAGTTACTGATGATTTTACATTCAAAATTTCTATCAATGGTTTTATTTTAAATAAAGTAAACATAGAATCTATGATTGATTTCGAATATTTAAGACAAAAACAAATAGCAACATATTGGGTATCAGAATGGTATAATTATTTAATAGAAAATGTTCCTAATACCATGATAACATTTAAATCTAAATTAATTCGTTTAACAGATAATGATATTGCAGATTTATCTAAATTTAAAATAAATAATATTATACCAGATAGTCTCGCCAAAAAAATTACAAAAACAATATCTAAAATGTCTTGTTCTTGTTTTATTAGGACCGATGCATATAGTCCAAAAGATTTGCTTCACAGAGAAATAATTGATACACTAGAAGTAACAGATGCTATTACTGCATTAAAATTAATTACACAATCAGAAAGATGTTCCTCAAAATTATTTGGAGATGATAAAGTTATTTCCAGATATATTGTTGTTAGAGAATATGTTAATTATGATATTAACTATGAATTTAGATGTTTTGTCTATAATTGGCGATTAACAGCAATTAGTCAATCAGGCTTCGAATATAATCCTGTATTACATTCAAAAAAAAATATTATATATCAATCTATTATTAAATTTTGGGATAAGTTTAGTAGAATATGTCCTTATTCTGAATGTACCATGGATATTATATATAATGATAAATGGATAGATAATACACTAAATAATAGTGGTGTGATTATTATCGAATTTAATTCTTTTGGCGAACATATGAATGCAAGTAGTGGTCTATATGATTGGACAAAAGATCATAACATATTGACTCGGTCAAAAACACCACATTTTTTGTTGGCTGAAAAACCATTAAATGTTTTATAAGATTATTTGACGATTATTTATTTTAATTATTCGTGATGATCACTCAATATTTCAGACATTTTATCTGAATATTTTTCAGAATATTTTAACTCCAGTCCTGAATTAATCCACCAATTTAATACATCCATACGCTCATTTATATTTTTTAACACTAGAATTCGATCAAGGGATTTTTTAGAATATTTTAATTCTAATCCGGAATTAATCCACCAATCTAATACATCAATATGATTACAATAATCCATAGCATTTTTGGAATATTTTAATTCTAATCCTGAATTAATCCACCAATTCAATGTATCAATATATTTATGACCGGAAGCATAGTCAATATTATTAAAAGTATATTTTAATTCAAGGCCAGAATATTTCCATATATCAAGCATTTCAATATTATACAAATTATCCATACTTTCTTCAGAATATTCAAATTTGATGTTGTTAGAAAACAACCATTTAAAAGAATTAAATCGTCTATCAATAGATATCCAATTTATAATATTGGCATGAAAATAAAAATATAAACCGGAATTTTTCCACCACTCAAAAATTTTGACAATTTTTGAATCACTAAATTCACCAATAGAAATTTCAATACATGGTGTATATTTAATATCTAATCCTGAATTTAACCACCAGTTTAATGTCTTTATTTTACCATGATGATATGCATTATCTACTGATTGATTAGTATATTTTAATGTCAAACCAGAATTTTTCCACCAATTTAGCACATCGACATAACCAAATTTTGATGCTCGATCCATTGCCTCAGAAGAATATTTTAATTCTAAACCTGAATTAATCCACCAATCTAATATTTTTGGAAATTTTATAATATCCATTGTTTTTTCTGTGTATTTTAATTCCAAGCCCGAATTAATCCACCAATTTAATACATTAACATCAGTATGATAACAATCTAATGCAGTATGTGAATATTTTATTGGCAAGTTTGATTCTAACCACCAATTTAAGATATCAATATTAGCATTTTGACAAGCATATTTGATTGCATTTTCGGAATAATATAATGGTATGCTATTCGAAATCCACCATTTAAGGAAATCAATATTACCTTCTTTACAAGCCAAATCAACAATATATTTATTATCTGTAATATCTAAACCAAATTTTTGATAAGTAGTTATATCGTATAATGAATATGATTCACCAATAATATATTTATTGGAAGATAAAATTTTTGGATTTTTCTTGAATATTATTCTTTGAGACATTCCTATAGTAATTTTAGGCAGTTCTTCATATGGAATGGAAACAATATATAATATAGATCCTTCTGGATATTGATCTACGACATTTTGTAATCGACTAAAATGTAAGTTTAATGGTTTACGTTCTTTTACTAAAGAATCTCGTACAGTAACAAATATATTATTCATTTATTATTTTATTAATAATAAAATAATAAAAAAGTGACTAATAATCATCAATTTTTTTACCATTGATTCTACATATTTCTCCTAAACTATAAACAGGTCCAGGAATAAAACCAGGCAAAAGTATTTCATCAACATTCTGAAATGCTCTCTCTAAACAAAAACTGCATATATTAATATTAGTATTTGATGGATTGTTGTAATCATCATTAATATTTGTATAAAGTGTATTAATATTATCTATTTGCGAATCACAAATATGACATTTTTGTTGACAAATAAATTCATCATATTGTTGGTCCGAATATTTGGGTGTATTTGTAAAAATTTCTGGAGTCATTTTAATTATAGTAGGAAATCTCACCACACATGATAATCTATTATTAATTATATCAATGTCAGTTGCCATTCTAAAATTATCCGGTAAAGACATATTTGTTATTAAATATTAATATATTGTTGTTTCTTATTATTAAATAATAAAATTTTTCAATATTTTATTATCGCGATAACAATATATGCGTAATATTACTCAGAATATACATCAATTTATTTAATTATAAAAAATGTATCTGTATGTTTTCACGAATATATTTTTTTTTTCGTTCATAAAAATCTTTATTTAAAGTTAAATGAGTAACACTATCTGGGATACGATCTTTAATATTTTGATAAAATTCCCATCCAAAAGTTAAATGTGTGATATTATTGGGAATACAACCTTTGATATTTTGATTAAAAGAATGTCCAAAAATTAAATGAGTTACACTATCTGGAATACATCCCCTAATATCTTGATTAAAATTATCTCCAAAAGTTAAATGAGTTAGTCGAGAAGGTAAGAAATAAACACACCGTGTTTCTTCTAACCTGTCCCTTTGGGAACAAGGTAAAACCTTCTCTCTAACCTGCCCCTCTCGGGACAAAGTGACCTTGGATTGTAAAAATCCTTGATTTTTCAATTCCAAGTCAATCCCACAAGGGGTGACACTATTGGGAATACAGCGCAGAGCTATTTGCTCTGCGTGTATACGCGCGCGAATACAATCTTTGATATTTTGATTAAAACAATGTCCAAAAATTAAATGAGTGACACTATTCGGAATACAATCTTTAATTTTTTTATTAAAACACCATCCGAATTCTAAATAATGCACACTATCCGGAATACAATCTTTGATATTTTGGTTGAAATAATATCCAAATTTTAAATGAGTCACACTATTTGGTATACATCCTTTGATATTTTGATTAAAATCCCATCCAAAAGTTAAATGAGTTACACTATTAGGAATACATTCCCTAATATTTTTATTAAAATTTTTTCCAAAAGTTAAATGGGTCACACTATTCGGAATACAATCTTTGATATTTTTATTAAAATAATATCCAAAAGTTAAATGAGTAACATAATTGGGTATAATCTTCGAATTAGATTCATATTCGACATATTTAAATCTTTCTAAGTATGGTAATTCTTTTATTAATTTATAATCATATACACCATAAAACCAAATATTATTAATAAAATTATATAATTTTATATTAATTGATAAAAAATTCATTTTATCAAAATCATTTAAATATTCCAATATACACATAATAACATCATCATTTAAAATATCAAATGAAGCCATTAATATTTATTAATTTTAATAAGTATCAATATTGTTACTATTAAATAATAATAATTATATATCAATTTTTTTGATTATAATAAATGCATTATATATATTTTTGTTAATATATATTATTACTAGGTATATAATCTTCATAAAATACATCATATCATAATATTTTTTATTTTATAAATCATCATAAAATAAATTTCATTCTAATTATTGACAACCCGATATGTAAAGTAGCATCAATATTAAAATTATTAATATTTTTTATTGACCATAACATCAATCTAAAAATAATAAATGAGTGACACTATTTGGAATCCATGATTTAATATTTTTATCATATTCTCTATAAAAAGTCAAATGAGTTATACTATTAGGAATACAATCTTTGATATTTTGATTAAAATAACATCCAAAGGTCAAATGAGTAACACTATTAGTAATACAACCTTTGATATCTTGATTAAAATCTCCTCCAAAAATTAAATGAGTCACACTGTTTGGAATACAATCTTTGATATTTTGATTAAAATTCCATCCGAAAGTTAAATGTGTGACATTATTGGGAATACAACCTTTGATATATCTATTATAATAACGTCCAAAAGTTAAATGAGTCACATTGTTTGGAATGCAATCTTTGATATTTTGATTAAAGTAATCTCCAAAAGTTAAATGAGTCATACTAGCTGGGATACAATCTTTGATATCTTGATTAAAATTATATCCAAAAGTTAAGTGAGTAACACTACTAGGAATACAATTTTTGATATTTTGATCAAACCAACCCCCAAAAGTCAAGTGAGTTACACCATCAGGGATACAATCTTTAATATCTTGATTAAAAGACCACCCAAATTTTAAATGAGTTATAGTATTTGGAATGCATCCTTTGATATCTTGATTAAAATCTAGTCCAAAAGTAAGATGAGTAATATTATTGGAAATGGGATTGGTTAAATCTGTAACAATATATTCCTTTATAGTGTCATTTATAGATATATTTTTATCTGGTATTTTACCTCGATAAATAAGTCTTTTGAATCTGTTAAATATGGATAAATTTTTTACATTATCATACTTATATAAATTGGTATAACTAATATAATTTCTCAAATTATAATATTCTTTACAAGTCATCATAAAACTCATTTTATCGCAATCTCTTAAATGGTCTAGTACACATACAATAACATCTGTATTAAGAATATCTATTATTGACATTTTTTATAAAATTTATGATTTGATTATTATAATAATCAAATCATAAATCAATTTTTGTTAACACTTAAATAATAAATGAGTGACAGACTCGGGAATCCATGATTTAATATTTTTATCGTATTCTTTATGAAAAGTCAAATGAGTGACACTATTGGGGATACAATCTTTGATGTTTTGGTTGAAATGATATCCAAAAGTTAAATGAGTGACACTGTTTGGAATACAGTCCTTGATATTTTGATTAAACCAAAATCCAAATTTTAAATGAGTAACACTATTAGGAATACTATCTTTAAGATTAAAATTTGGTCCAATATGTATATTAAATTCTAAACGAGTAACACTATTGGGAATATTAATAATATTTTTATATATGCTACCACAAATAGATAAATCAGTAACACTATCAGGTATATTACTTATTACATTATCTATAAATGTATTAGCAAAAATTTTTAAACAAGTAACACTATTAGGTATATGTATAATATTTTTATCTCCATAGGCACAAATAATCAAATGGGTAATATTATTTGGAATATTATTAATAACGTTCTGATTTATATTATTATTTATGGTCAAATTAGTGACACTATTCGGAATACAATCTTTGATATTTTGATTAAAATCATGTCCAAAAGTTAAATGAGTGACACTATCAGGAATACAATCTTTAATATTTTGATTAAAATAACTACCAAAAGTTAAATGAGTGACACTATCAGGAATACATCCCCTAATATCTTGATTAAAATTCCATCCAAAAGTTAAATGAGTGACACTATTAGAAATACAATCTTTGATATTTTGATCAAATTTACCTCCAAAAGTTAAATGAGTAACACTATTTGGAATACAACCTTTGATATCTTGATTAAAATTTTGTTCGAAAATTAAATGAGTTATTCCATTAGGAATACAATCTTTGATATTTTGATTAAATCGAGATCCAAACTTTAAATAAATAACACTATTAGGAATACAACCTTTTATATTTTGATTAAAATCATCTCCAAAAGTTAAATGAGTGACATTATTTGGAATACAATCTTTGATGTTTTGGTTGAAATGATATCCAAATGTTAAATGAGTTAGTCGAGAAGGTCTTACCTTCTCTCTAACCTGCCCCTCCGGAGACAAGATGACCTTGGATTGTAAAAATCCTTGATTTTTCAATTCCAAGTCAATCCCACAAGGGGTGACACTATTAGAAATACAATCTTTGATATCTTGATTGAAATAATGTCCAAAAGTTAAATGAGTAACACTATTCGGAATACAATATTTAATATCTTGATTAAATTTAAATCCAAAAATTAAATGTGTTGTTCCATTAGGAATACAATCTTTGATGTTTTGATTAAAACCATTTCCAAAAGTTAAATGAGTGACATTATTTGGAATACAGCCTTTAATATTTTGATTAAAATAATATCCAAAAGTTAAATGAGTGACACTATTTGGTATGCACTTTTTGATATTTTGATTAAAATGATGCCCAAAAGTTAAATGAGTCACACTATTAGGAATACATTCTCTAATATTTTGATTGAATTTAAATCCGAAAATTAAATGTGTTATTCCATTAGGAATACAATTTTTAATGTTTTGATTAAAATCATATCCAAAAGTTAAATGAGTGATATCGTTAGGAATTGGTTTATTTAAATTATCCACCAAATATTTTTTTATTGGTTCAATTAAGAGTATATTTTTATCTGGTATTTCGCCTTGATATACAAGTCTTTTAAATTTATTCATAAAAGGTAATCTTTTAATGATATCATATTCATATAAATTTGTGTAATTTACTGAATCTTTTAAATTATAATACTCTTTACAAGTCATTATAAAACTCATTTTATCATCATCTTTTAAATAATTTAATATACATATTATAACATCTGTATTAAGAATATTTGTGATTGACATTTTTATAAAAATTATGATTTGATTATTATAATAATCAAATTATAAATCAATTTTTCACTAATGCAAAAATAATAAATGAGTAATATTATTAGGAATATATAATTTAATGTTTTTATTGTATTCTTTATCAAAAGTTAAATGAGTAACACTATCAGGAATACAATCTTTAATATCTTGATTAAATTTTGATCCAAAAGTTAAATGAGTGACACTATCAGGAATACAATCTTTGATGTCTTGATTGAAACAATTACCAAAAGTTAAATGTGTTAGTCGAGAAGGTAAGAAAGAAACACGGTGTGTTTCTTCTAACCTGTCCCTTTGGGAACAAGGTAAGACCTTCTCTCTAACCTGCTCCTCTGGAGACAAGGTGACACTATTAGGAATACAATCTTTGATATCTTGATTGAAACAATTACCAAAAGTTAAATGAGTGACGCTATTAGGAATACAATCTTTAATAACTTGATTAAAATTACGTCCAAAAGTTAAACATGTGACACTATTAGGAATACAATCTTTAATATCTTGATTAAAACAATGACCAAAAATTAAATGTGTAACACTATTAGGAATACAGTATTTAATGTCTTGATTGAACCATTCTCCAAAAGTTAAATGAGTGACACTATTAGGAATACAATCTTTGATATCTTTATTGAAACTTTCACCGAAAGTTAAATGAGTGACACTATTGGGAATACAATCTTTAATGTTTTGATTAAAACCATATCCAAAAGTTAAATGAGTGACACTATTAGGAATACAATCTTTAATATCTTGATTAAAACCCCGTCCAAATTCTAAATGAGTGACACTATTAGGAATACAATCTTTGATATCTCGATTAAAACATTTTCCAAATTCTAAATGAGTGACACTATTGGGTATTCGGCCATTGATATATTGATTGAAATCATCTCCAAAAATTAAATGAGTTACACTATTAGGAATACGATCTCTGATGTCTTCATTAAAAAAATAACCAAGAGTTAAATGAGTGACACTATAAGGGATACAATGTTTAATATTTCGATTAAAACCATGACCAAGAGTTAAATGAGTGACACTATCAGGAATACAATGTTTAATGTCTTGATCAAAAAAATGACCAAAAGTTAAATAAGTGACACTATTCGGAATACAATATTTGATGTCTTTATTAAAAAAACGACCAAAAGTTAAATGTGTAACACTATTGGGAATACAATATCTAATGTCTTTATTAAAAAAACGACCAAAAGTTAAATGTGTAACACTATTCGGAATACAATCTCTGATTTTTTTATTAAAAAAACGATCAAATTCCAAATGAGTAACATTACCCGGAATGGATTTCAAATCTTTTGCCAAATATTTTATAATAGGTTTTTCAATATTTGTATCAATACATGGTATGTCACCCCTATAAACAAGTTTTTTGAATCTATTGATGATGGATAAATTTTTGACGTCATTATATTCATATAAATTGGTAATATTGATATTACTTCTCAAATCATAATATTCTTTACAAGTCTTGACAAAACTCATTTTATCATAATCATTAAGATAATCCAATACACACATTATAGTATCTATGTTAAGAATATCCATTTTTGATATTATTAAAAGTATTATGATGGTAATTAAATTATAAATCAATTTTTTATCAACCAATTGTTTTTAACCACAAAAATAATAAATGTGTGACACTTTTTGGAACTTTATCCATATCATATAACCAAGGTTCTCTATAATAAGTTATATGAGTTACATTTTTAGGAATTTCGCTTATGTTTTGTACAAAACATTCACCAAAATATAAATAAGTTACACTATTAGGTATACATCCTTCAATATTCTGATTAAAGCATGTTCCATATGCATAATAGCATCTATATTGAGAATATCTATGATTGACATTTTTGTGTGAAATTTTATGATTTGATTATTATAATAATCAAATCATAAATCAATATTTTAGTATTTAAATAATAAATGTGTCACAGTATCAGGAATCCACAATTTAATATTTTTGTCATACTCTCTGCCAAAAGTTAAATGAGTAACACTATTAGGAATACATCCTTGAATATTTTGATTAAATTCATTTCCAAATTCTAAATGAGTTACACTATTTGGAATACAATCTTTGACATCTTGATTAAACCAATATCCAAAAATTAAATGAGTTACACTATTAAGAATACAATCTTTGGCGTCTTGATTAAACCAATATCCAAAAGTTAAGTGTGTTAATCGAGAAGATAATAGTTTATCACCAATCTGCTCCTTCGATAATAAAGTAACATTATTTAAAATACAATTTTTGATGTTTTTATTAAAATCGTGTCCAAAAGTTAAATGAGTGACACTATTAGGAATAGATTCTTTGACATCTTTATCAAAATCATGTCCAAAAGTTAAATGTGTTACACTATTAGGAATACAATCTTAAACATCTTGGTTAAAACACCATCCAAATGTTAAATGAGTTATATTATTAGGAATAAACTTCAAATCTTCTATTATATATTTATTAATGGTTCAATACATGTATTTATAGGTGGTATTTCACCTCTATAAATGAGCCTGTTAAATCGACTTGCAAAAGATAAATTTTTAATAATGTCATATGAATTCTTAAATCATAATACTCTTTATAAGTCGTCATAAAACTCATTTTATCACTATCTTCTAGATGATCTAGTATATGCATAATAGCATCTATATAATAATATCTGTAATTGACATTTTTGTGTGAAATTTTATAATTTGATTATTACAATAATTAAATCATAAATCAATTTTTAGTACTTAAATAGTAAATGTGTCACAGTACTGGGAATCCATGATTTAATATTTTTATCATATTCATATCCAAAAGTTAAATGAGTAACACTATTAGGAATACAATTTTTGATGTCTTGATTAAAACATGCTCCAATAGTTAAATGTGTGACATTATTAGGAATACAACCTGAAATATCTTGATTAAACCTATATCCAAAAGTTAAATGAGTGACACTAGCTGGAATACAATCTTTGATGCCTTGATTAAAATGAAATCCAAAAGTTAAATGAGTGACACCATCTGGAATACAACCTAAAATATCTTTATTAAATTTATGTCCAAAAATTAAATGTGTGACATTGATTGGAATACAACCTTTGATATCTTGATTAAATTTATGTCCAAAAGTTAAATGAGTGATATTATTGGAAATATAATTTTTGATTTTTTTATTAAATTTATATCCAAAAGTTAAATGGGTGATATTATTTGGAATACAATTTTTGATTTTTTTATTAAAATTATCGCCAAAAGTTAAATGAGTTACACTATTTGGAATATTATTTTTCATACTTGGATTGAATTCATATCCAAATTTTAAATGAATTACACTATTAGGAATACAGTCTTTAATATCCTTGCTAAAATAACATCCAAATTCTAAATTAACAACATTATTAGGAATACAATCTTTAATATCCTTGTTAAAATAAAATCCAAAAGTTAAATGAGTTACACTATTTGGAATACAACCTTTAATATCTTGATTAAAATTTGATCCAAAAGTTAAATGTGTCACACTATCTGGAATACAGCCTCTAATATCTTGATTAAAATATTCTCCAAATTCTAAATTAGTAACACTATTTGGAATACAATCTTTGATATTTTGATTAAAATACCTTCCGAATTCTATATGAGTGACACTATTTGGAATGCAATTATAAATATCTTGATTAAAATCACGTCCAAAAATTAAATGAGTGGTATTATTGGGAATTGGGCTATTTAAATTATTTACAAAATGTCTTTTGATGGACTTATTAATATATATATATTTGTTTGGTATTTCACCTCTATAAATAAGTCTTTTAAATTTGTTTATGAAGGATAAATTTTTAATAATATTGTATTCATAAAAATTGGTATAATTTACACAATTTCTAAAATCATAATATTCTTTACAAGTCATCATAAAATGAATTTTATCATTATCTTGAAGATGATTCAATATATGTATAATAACATCTGTATTAAGAATATCTGTAATGCACATATTATTAAATGTGAATTAATTAATTATTTTATTTGAATAAAATAAAATAATTAATTAATCAACTTTTTTTACGCGAAATCTTCCATAATTTTATCGAATAAAGATGATATTAACATTCTTTGTGGTATAGTTGAGTGGTTTAATAATATATTCGAATTATTTTGGTCTCCAGTTGTATCCAAATTTGAACAATCAATTTTAAATCCAATAGTTCCTTTTGATCCAAATCTTTGTTTGAATTTATCATGTGAATAATTAGTTATATTTATGGATTGAACTTCTGGTTTGTTTATAAATTTGTTTTGTGAATCATTATTTTCTGATTCAATCTTTAGCTTGCCATCAAGATTATTATCTGATTCATTATCTGGTTCATTATCTGATTCAATCTTTGGTTCACTATCAAGATTATTATCTGATTCATTACCAAGTTTATTATCTGATTCATTGGATTGGATTCTGGAGTAACAAAATGCATTGTTATTATCGTGAAATCTTTTTTCTTTTCCATCTTGATATTCTTTTTCAAAATCATTTATATTCATTATTTTGAAATCACAATCAGGAATATTATATAAAATATCTACATCAATTTCATTTCCATTGATATATTTTTTAACTCGTTTAGTTTTGGTTTTGGGAATTTTTGGTAAACATTTTCCTATTACTACAGCATTAAACACTTTATGTTTTTTAATACCACCAGAATCCGTATCATCAATAGAATCTCGGGTATGATAATACGTTTCACAATAATTAGGACACTGAATGAATTCTCCGTAAGATACACCTGGATTAATAGTTGACCAATCTGTAGAATGAGATACTTCATTATCATAACTAGATTTTCCACATTCTTCACAATGATAAATATATGTAGGTTCGAATAATATAGTTTCACAAGGACAATGATTTAAACCATGATAATCAGCCCATGTATAAAAAGCACATCGATCTTTACCAGACTTGACATTAATCACGATAATATTTCCATCACTAGGAATATTTTCATTTAAAATATTGAACATACTTTTCTTAATTGATTTTTTTTCTAATTTATTTTCGCGTTCAATTTGACATTCTTGTTGAAGTTGTTCATAATACCAGCCCATACCTACAGATTCTGCTATTGGCATCATTAAATCAAACATATCAATATTATCTTTTTTTAATATATCAGGGTTAATGGGAGTAACTTTATTTATTTTGGAAATAATTTTTTGAAGATAATATTTAGTTTTATCATCATATTCGTTAGACATTTTGATCTATTAATATTATTAATATCTCATTAATAACAATAATGAGAATTAAATAATCAATTTTTATTTTTCACTAAAAATCTGATAAAATATGTAGCCAGTTCACCAATATCAATATCGTATTTATCGGGGAGAATAATTCGACTTTTATCACATTTATAGCAAATATATTTCTCACATTTTGGACATATTCTAATGTCGGGATATTCTTTCATGTTGGTGCAAAAATCGCAGTCAATGTAAATATAATCACCAAAATAATAATTATTATGTAATAACCATTCATCCTCAGCAAGACAAATATTTCCTTTAAATATTTCCGATGAATCAATATCACAATCACACATTCTTTATTTAATCATATGTTTATATATTTAAATAAAAAACCAATTAATCAATCACTATTTATCATAGTGGACAAGAACCATTGCTATGATAATTAAAGTGTCTGCCACATTTGGCACAATTTCTATAGGCATCTCTTTCCCTATCACAGCTCGGCGTAATTTGTTTAGAAATAGAAATAAATGGCATATTAATAGATACAGAAAGATCACTCTTTAGCTTGTTAAAAGCTGACTCACTAGACCATTCATATTTACTCATTATGATAATATTATTAATTTTAATAATATTATCATTATTATTATTGAATTAATCAATAATAATTTATTTCAATTTTTTTTATTAATCAGAATCTGGATTATTATCATCATCATCAGAATCTGAGTCATTATTATCATCAGAATCAGAATCATTATCATCATCATTATCATCATCATTATCATCAGAATCGGAATCATGATTATCAGAATCAGAATCATCATTATCACTTGGTATATAATTTTTGAAATATTCTAAAACTGAATTATTTGAATCTGAATCTGAATCACTATCTTTTTGACCAAAGAAAAAACCATTATCCACAATTATACTGTCGATTTCACCTTTGATTTTATGAATATGTAAACTAGCACCAACATCTCCACCATGTGTAGTTCCAAACCATACAATTGCTTTATTAATTTTTCTCATTGTTTTTCGCAAATCATCATCATCCCAATCATAAATTTCTGGCCAATCTAATTTTTTGCCTTTTTTATCTTTCTTAAACCAAACACCAGATTTTACTAAATCTAAATCAATGAATCCGGTTTGTGCAGCATCATTATAATGATCTGTGACATATTTATAATAATGTAGCGGATATAATTTGCCAAATACATATGCATTATGACAATAATCTTCACTAATATATTGTGTGCAAATATTTTTGACTAATAATTTATACATTTCATCATTGACAGAAATATGATCCTCAAATTTTTTTGATTTAGGATCAAATGTGCATGGTTCGGAAAATAATAATTTATGCATGTGATATTATTGGTTATATTAAAATTTATTAACTAATAAATTTTAATATCAATTTTTTAAATTAAATATCATCCGTATCTAATCTTTCATTGTGTATTTTTTTGATATCCCTTACTAGCTTATTTTCAGTGTAATCATTCTCCAAATTAAAATTACATCCTGAATATGTTATTTTCTTTTTTCCTAATTTGGTTTTGATTCTATTCCAAAGATTCATTGAATTAGGACTATGATTAATTTTGAGAACAATTTCCATTTCTGGATGTCTTTCCAAGTGTTCAGACATCCTGATTTTATATGATTTTTTCATTAGTCTGAATGCACTATATTCATATAGTTCATCGTCGTCACCATATTCTTCTGGATCATCATTATTTTTAACAATCACAAACATATGGTCATCTCCAGATTTACCTTTAACAACACGATCATTACTAATAATATCAATTTTCCCAAGCATATCTTGATTGATATTATAAATGTCATCATTCTTTTTAGCCAAACGTTTAATTCTATTATCCATTTTTTCATTTTTTTCCATTAATTCTTTGTTATTGTTCAATAACTCGTCTATTTTATAATTTTGTCGATCTAGTTTTTTTGATAATTTATCAATCTTGTCATCTTTCTTTTTGAGTAATAGTTCTCTTTTTTCGACCTCTTCTTTCGCATGATATTCAGTTACAATATCAGAAACTTTCATAGCATATTCAGTGGAACACCAGGAAGCGATATGTATGATAAGTTTAGGATGCACATATGTACCGCGGATTATTGTTAATTTACCACCTTTAACAGTATGGGTAACTTCAGCGGCTCGATAATGAGCCGATGATTTTTCGCGCACTCTATTCTGAGCTCCTGAAGATAATTGTTTAATTAATTCTTTTTCAAGTTCTTTACTATTATCATTTCTTTTCCAATTTTTATAATCCTTACCACATTTTTTACACAAATTAGTAGCATTAACATATCCATTTTCACGCATCATAACCACCTCTAAATCGCCAAATTTTCCTAATGCATACTCGTCATTTATATTTTCAAATATTACATTTCTAAAATCATTATCATTATCATATTTATCTAATTCTGATTCTGATTTTGATTCTGATTCTATTTCTGAATCTGATTCGCTACTAGATTCATTATCTGAATCATTATCCGAAACATATTTTTTGAGTTTTTTCTGATTAGGTCTTTTATAGGTTTTAATTTCTATTTCTGGTTCGGATTCAGATGATTCTGTTTCTGAAATTATTTTTTTCGATAAATTTCTTTTCCTAGTTTCATTTCTATGTATCGATTTATTATTTTTACTACCAGATGATTTTAAGGGTTTTTGATTTGATTTTCTTATTTTTTTGTTGCTCATTTTTTTTATATTTTCATTGTATTAGACTATTATCATGAACCAATTATTTAATCAATTTTTATTTATTTAATTGATAACTGGATAAAAATTGATAATTTTATTACTTGAATAATCTTATCATAGTTATAAATCAATATTAAATTATGAACATTATGTCCAATAATATTTCTCCTATATTACTCATCCACGCTTGTATCACTGGTATATCTTATGGATATGGTAGTGTTCTTGCAATTCCTCATGTATATGGAACTCTATATGGTATTACAGGAGGATTCATAATGGCAAAAATATTTGGCCTAAGAATTGGATATCCTGGTCATCCCCAAGGCGAAGGAGAAGGTGCTGAATGTATGGCACACATGATGTTATATGGTGGATTAGGTGGATTATTTTATGGTATTGGTAAACTACTTAGTTCCAAATAAAAAATTGAATATTTAATTATATTGATAGGTATCTATTAATAAAATTAAAATAATAAACCATAATATTTATCTTAACAATGAAAAAAAATATTGGTAACAAAAATTATCTACCTGAATTTTATAGTCGGATTCAACATACTGGTCTTGCCAAAAAATATCCAGTTGGTTCTAACACTCTGAATTCCAACAGTTGGAACCTAAATGGCATACCTAGAACTATTACGTCGAGTGGTCTTCGATCCAAAATAAAAAAATTCCGACTAGGAAATAATTATAAAGCCACTTGTTCAGAATCTTATACTATCAGTGATAGTCTTGTCAAACAAGACAAATTAATCGACAAGTATCAATCAGAATTGACAAAACTCAAAGCGGTTCATGAGGATTTAACCGATAAATATTATTCACAAATTGGTCCACTGATCAAAAAAAATCAGGAACTGGCATCAAGTCATAATGATATAACTAACAAATACCAAGAATTGATTAATGAACATGCTGAAATGAAAATCAAATATGACAGCATTATCACCAAAAAAGTAGATCCTAATCTACAAGCTACTAGTGATATTGTTGTTAAACATCATCAACTAGCAAAAAATTGTACTCAAATAGTACAACAATACAAAGAACTTATGGCTAGAAACCGTAATTCAAAATCGTCGAATATGAGTGTTGATCTTGTTAATCAATATAATCAACTATCTGATAATTATCGCGATCTAACAGATAATTACAAAAATATTATTGTGAAACATTTCAAATAATTATTAAAAAAATATGATTAAATTAATCATATTTTTTTAATAATCAATCATCAGAATCAGAATCAGAATCATAATTATAAATTGTCTCAAAATGATTAGGTCCTCCAGAATTCATATCTTTGATAAGGTATTTGATATTATCGTCAGTAATATTAGTTAAATATTTATCCAGCAAATATTTTTTTTTATCTTTTTTCATTGTGTAATCATTATCATAATAATTAATATCATCCAAGTTATTATCTTTTAGTATGATACTAAATTTATTGTTTAAATCATCAATATATGATTTATTAAACAAAAATAATGTATATTGATCATGAGATTGATTCAAATATTTCACAATGTAATTTAGGTTGGTGTAATATTTAAATAAATCCGTCAAAAAATTATTAACGGAGTAAATAGTATATTTATCTTTGTAGTATATACCAGTTAAATATATATTAAACTCATTAACATATTTAGACATTGATATACCTTTATTAATTGTATTAATTTGATTTTTTAATTCAATTTTACGCATTTCTTTTATTTTTTCCATAGTAATATTTTCACCATAAATTTCTAAACATAATTTTGCGACAGTCATATTTTCCAAATCACACAATTCAATATATTTGTCTAGTTCTTTGGATGGATTTTTAACTAGGGGAAAAACTTGAGAAATTGGTTCGTATTTTAAATTACCATTATTTAAACATTTCCAGACTTCAACATTATATATGCGTATGTTATAATCACAATCCATATTAATGGGTTCATAAAATTTTTCGGAATATTTTGGTATTTTATAATTTTCGATACATTTTAACATAGCATTTGTTGCTTTTTCTATGCTGTCATAAGAATAGTTATCAACATGTTTTAAATTTTTATCTTTATTATTGACATAATAAATGGAATAATATTTAGTCGCCATGATTATATTAATAAATATATATCAATTAAATTATTTTTAATCTAAAATAATTCAATTTTTTATATTTATTGATATGTCCTAATTAAAATATATGCATTGGCTACAATACTCAATAAACACCATGATGATGCCATTTCAATTAAACTCGGACGTAAAATAATGTAAGTAACAATAAATGATAATAGCCATCCTGTACCAATGACTCTAATTTTAGATTTTTCATACATAATAAATGATAAAACACATGATGTGATGTACATTAAATAATTCGGAAAATATTCAATTATCTTGGGTTTAAATCTCCAAACTAGATGTCCAGTTCGACCTTCATTTGTGCAAGTTGATAATCCGTAAATACTATTTTCGACAATATAATTATTTTTATTAACACCACTCGTATCCAATAATACTAAACTAAATAGAAATATTACAATATTCATAATAGTATATCGATAAAAAAATGTTTTATTTTCATTAGTTCGATAACCAATGTAACTAAATAAAATTGGTTGTAACCAAATTAATATGTGTGCTACTATGGTATAATTAGTATTCATTGAGTTACATTGATCAACACCATATAAATTGTTTTTCTCAACTCCTCCAAAAATCCATTGCATAGTTTGAAACATTTCCATTGTAAAATAAAACATTCCAAACAAAAAATATTCTCGCCAATATTTTGGTTTAGCGATAAGATAATAACTATTAATTATTAAATACAACACCGAAAAAGTTAATGATACCTCGTAGTTCCAACACATTTTTGATACTAGTTAAATAAATCTGTTCATTTTTAACCTGAATATTTTTATCAATTTTTTTGATGAATAAACAGATTTCAAAAGTATAATTTTGATTTAATATCACTGTTACGAATTGGCTCAGGAATTCGATAATTACAACACTTCAAAACTACATTCATGGCTGTTTGCAAACTAATTTTATGTCCAATAGAGACGTAAAGAGGATTAGTACTATCATTGGTTGTTTTAATCGCTGCACCATAAATTTTTCCAGAATCTCCTTTAAGTAATAAATAATCACCTTTAGATGTGCACTCTGTTTTAAATTTTAATTTAAGTTCTTTTTTTAAATTATACAAATCATCCAAACATAAAAAAGTTTTACCAACGCCGATTGTAGGTAAATTTAATTCATATCCTAATTGTGAAGCACTACCAGCTCCACGATGATGTAATATACCATAACCATCTACCATAACAATATGAGGATATAAATTTGGTTTATTTATTTTGACTCGATTTAATAATATTTTATATACAGGTACTTCTCTTAATCCTAAAAATCCCGACACATAAGGTATGTCTAGATGACATATTTCATGGTCTTCATAAACAATGGTTTTTGTCTGAATATCATATATAGTAATATATGCACAAGCTTTATTTTCTATTACTCGATCAAAACTAATATCTAAACCACCAACTAAAGTAATATCATTAAACATATCGACTTGAATTATGGACTTAGCAATTAATGTTTGATAATCAATCCATATATTTTTTTGTTCATTGGATATTTCAAGCATTTATCTATTTGTTAAATGAATATAATTATTGTTTTTTTTATAATAATAATTTTTCAATATATAATATTATACATTATTATATGACTAGTAATATCAGTGTAGAACAGTACTCTAAAGACAAAAATATATGGAAATTACCTGTCTTTGGACTTGCTAGTTGGGTAGGAGGACATATGCCTGTATCTAATTTAAGCAAAGGATATCATGGAGTAATGAAACAATGGTGGGATCATTACATGAAAGGAACAGATGTGTTATTAATTTCTGAAAATAATAATATTAAAAAAGAATTCCAAGTATTATATCCCAAATATAAATTTACTACTGTTGATTTTTATCCGGAACTCATCCATGCCACCAGTGCCGATTGTGATATTGTAGCTGATGTTTGCAAACGTGATGTTTTACCAAAAAATAGTTATGATTTAGTTATTAATCAAGCCACTCTTGAGCATTTATATAATCCTTTCCAAGCCATGGAAAATTTCTTTGAATCACTTAAGGTAGGTGGTATATGTGTCAGTCACACTCATCCTCCTAAAATGCCTTATCATAGTTTTCCTCGAGATTATTTTAGATTCATGAAAGATTGGTGGTATGATTTACCAAAACATTTTCCAAATATCGAATTATTGGAATTATATATGTATAATGATTTCCATGTTTTTACCTGTTATAGAAGAATCAAATAATCAAATAAATAATATAATTATCTAATCATATTATTTATTTAATTTTCGAATATCGAATTATAACATTTGATATTTTTTTATTATGTTCAGATGAAAATAATTTATTGTAAGAATTAACATTACCAGAAATTATTTCAGACAATAGGTCAATTAATTTATTTTTGGACAAAATTTTATTCACAAATCCCTTTCCACCATAACATGAATATAATTTAATTTGATCATTGGTAATATCAATATCAAGTATAAAATGGTGAAATTCTAAATTATTTTCTAAAAATAACGAATATATTCCAGATTTATTAATAACATCGATAGTGAATTCATTTGGATAATCTTGATAAATATCATCGTACCATTCAATATTATTAATGAAATGAATCCATCTGGCATAATTCCAACAAGATGTCCAGTCTTCATTTTTGATATTGTTGATATATTTTTTGTATTCGTCAATATTAGTATAGTTCATAGTATAATAATCCAATGTATTTGATTGATTATTTGATACAATAATATTAATCAATTTTAATTAAAAATTGAAAAAATAAGATATTGTATCTTGTTTATAATTTAGTATCATAATAATACCAATTTTTTTCATAATGTCGCACATTAAGGAACCTTTTAATATCGAAATAAATGAATCAAATGATGGATCATTAGTATTGAACATTAATAAATATCTTAAATTTATTAAAGCTGGTGATACTTTGAATAACGGTTTAATATATATTCCTGTAGGTGATGATTTGTATATTTATTTTGGAACTCAAAAAATTGGATCAGTAAAATGGTGCACGAATGATCCTCAAAGAGCATATTGGTCATGTCAATGTATTGTACCAAATAAATGGGTACCAGATATTTATTCATGGTATTGTAATGATGAACACAATAATATACCACCACAATTACCTAAACCGGAAATTTTTGATAATAAATCTGGTACAATGATTTGGTCGATGGATAAAATCGATCATTGTTCTAATGATTTTTCTGCTGCAATTAAAATAATTTGGATCACATGGAAAACGCTCGAATCTAATAATCCTGATTCCTAAATTATATTCTTATTAGATTGAATTAAATAATTTGATCTAATAAAAATTTGAAAACTAAAACTACTAAACAATCCAATGATTTTATAATTCTAAATATTAGATAATTATAGTAATATAATATCAAAATAATCTTCTATCAGCAACAAAATTATGTCTAAATTTATGCGTAAATTTTTTTGTTTGAATGAGAAGAATAATGATAATCAATCATTATCACTTCATAATTCAGTTATAATGAAGGATTTAATGCCTCTATTCGATGAATCGAAACCGATATCCGTAAAAAAATACAGATATCGGTGTCCTCTTTGTGAAAATATTTTTATCAAACGATTGTCCAAAAAAAAGGCCAAAAAACATCCAGAACTAAAAATTTCTATTCGAACACCAGATGGAATTAAATGTGGTTATTGTCGTATAACGGATGCATTGGGAATTTTTAAGACTTGATTTTTTATATAGTATTAAATATATCATTGTAAATAGTATTGTGTATATGATTATATAAATAATACTATCGGATTTGAATTAATTAAACCGGGAAAGGAATTCTGACGAATTTAAGATATTCTCTAATATCATCGATAAATACAAATGTATCATAATCGTTAACAAATTTATATTTACCTCTACCAGCGTATAAATCTCCAATTTTCCAAGTTTCTCGTTCATGCATATCGTCATCGTCTAAATTAATAATACTAGGTATATAATTTTTGGTAAGATTTTGAATGACAATGGGATTATTTCTCAAATCATCAATAATTTCTTCCAGATTATTAATATCATAATAAGCATCAGTATTACTCGGCATTTTATCACTTGGTTTCTCAGTATATTCATGGAATATGTTTTTAATATAACAATATGATGGTCTTTTAATGGAATAACCTCTATCTTGGGCTTTAACTAATCGATAAGCATGAATAGATCGTTTTGTTATTGTAGTAATTTTAGTAGTAATTGCTTCAATAAATTCATTGGTATAAATTATATTATTGCCATTAAAACCAACTTGACAATGTGTCATATCAAAACTTTCTAAAATTTCTTTTTCATTATTGAAAAGTGTTCCAATAATTTGAATGGAAAATTTATCAGCTATTATGATATTTAATATGGCTGTGTCTGGTAAATAAACAAAAGCAAAGAATTTTTTATCTAATTTTTCAATAAAATAATTATAAATTTCTTGTATTTTATTAACAACTGTTTGTTTATTACCATAAACAAATAGATCAATATCACTAGCAGCATATTCTGACATACTTGCTTTTGCTTCAATTAATCCAGATACTAAACCACCTGCCATTAACACATTGGACCAATCAAAATCATCAAATAAATCACCAACTTTATCAGAAAATCGACGATGGAATTGAATCATTGATACTGTTACTTTATCATTGTGTTTATAATTTGAAGGAGTGTGAAGACATATATCATTATTGATATATTTAAGTCCGAACACAGATTGAGTCGTTACTTCAAGCTGAGTTTTGTTTTGGACGTTGTTTTTTTGCATTATATATAATATACTATATGTATTAATTATTTATATAGATATTTTTTAATCAATTTATTATTATAATTATGCAAATAATAGCAACTAATAATATAATGTCCAAAACAATATCGCGTCGTACAGAATCATCTGTATATAATAATCGAAATAGACAAAGTATTGATAATATGAAAAATAATATCGACAACATCATGAAAAGAACAAAAAATTTACAAATAATGATGGGTGGAAATAATAAATCTGTTTCGCAAAATAAATCTGTTTCAAATAATAAATCTGTTTCAAATAATAATCTAACTCCAAAAGTTATCACAGTGATTTTAGAACCACATTTATTATATAATGGAAATGAATCTACTGGTTCTTATACGACGGGTATTGACAAAATTGATAAAATAATTGAGCAGAGAATTGGTCAAGATTATACTGATGTAAAAAATGTATTTCAATATACTTTAAAATACACGAATGAACCAAATTCTAGCGAGATCGAGTGCATTGATTATAAATTCAATAATGGATTAATTTATTTGAAGCTAAAGAAAAAAAATAATACCAATTTCACGAAAGATGATTATGATAAAATGCAGGAAGATTTAGATAATGGAGCAGATGGATGGATGGAAGGTGATATTACTATATACGAAGGTGATGATTTAAAAGAAACTGGGTTGAATTTTGAAGATGATCAATATTCTGTAGAATTAGGTTTAGGAATTACAGATATTTTACCTCATTTATAAATTTAAATGAATAGATTTTAAAATTATCAAAATATATTTTGATAAATTTAATTGGAATGCATTTTTTTGACGAATTTTTTTTTGAATTTAAAATGATTACTAAATGCGTTGGAATTGGTTGAATCAGATGTATCATGATCTTGATTTTCTGATTTAGTTGATTCAATGTCATATTTTACACCTAATGATATCAAATAATTTACTACTTCATGATGACCATTTGTTAAAGCCCAATGTATAGGATAATTATTGCGAACTCCAATATTAACTCCAATCGATGCCAAATATTTTACCACTTTAGTTCGACCATCACCACATGCCCATTGAAAAGCAAAATCATTATTAGCATGAATATTAGCTCCAATGAATACCAAATATTTGACTAATTTAATATGTCCCATTCCCGAAGCTAGTTGCACAGCGTAATCATTTCGAGAATGAATATTGACTCTATTATTTACTAAAAATTGGACCATATCTAAATAACCTTTTTGGCAAGCATAATGTAATATTTTATTATTATCAGAATGAATATTCGCTCCTTGTAATACCAAATAATGCATCATATTTAGTTGATTAAATTTACAACTAGTCATCAAACATTTTTGTGTATGAAAATTTTTAAAAAAAGTTTTGTTCATCAAATTATTTTTATCCATCTTTAATTGATTAATATATTTTAGTACGCCAATATTTCCTACTGATACCACATATTCTATTATATTTGGAAAATCATCGTAACAACCAGTAAAGTGTAAAAATTCTTTACAAACCAAATAAAAATCTAACTCTGATTTGTTTAAAAAGCTAGATATATAAATCCATATTTCTTTGGGTAATTCCATTAATATAATAAACTATTGTATTGATGGTATTAGAGATTATTATTATCAATATTATCGTAATTTAGCTCCATGTAATTTTAGATAATCAAATATATGTTTATGATTAGCATTATTAGCATATTTAATAGCTAGATTATTTTGCGCTGTAACATCAGCACCTTTTGATATTAAATATTTAACCGTATCTAAATGACCATTTTTAGATGCCCATATAATACAATAATTATTATCAATTGTAATACTAGCACCTTGTGATACTAAATATTCTATTATATGAGCATGTCCATATGCCGAAGCAGATTTGATAAGACGATTATTATCAATAAATATGTCTATTCCAAGTGATATTAAATATTTGACTATTTTTAAGTGACCATTAAGTGTAGCTAATTCAATAGCACGATAATTATCAGCCATGTAATCAGCTCCACATAATATCAAATACTTGACTGTTTTATAATGACCATGTTGAGAAGCTGTAATAATAGCATAATTATCATCCATGGTAATATCAACTCCATTTAATACTAAATATTCTAAAACATTTAAATATCCATTACCTGCAACAATTTTTACAACATTTTGATTTTTAATGATACTTGCTCCAAGTGATACTAAATATTGCGCCACATCTAAATGACCATTTTCACAAGCTAGTTTAAAAGCATTGTCAACATTTATATTTTTATTAGTTCTAATTGATATTAAATATTGCAATAATTCTAAATTTCCATGTCTAGATACTTGATTAATAAAATAACTATTACTAGTAATACCAACTCCTTGTTCCACTAAATATTTAACCAAATTAATATTACATTTATTAATAGCCGCATATAAAATACAATCTCTATCAACTCGAATATTAGCACCATTTTTTACCAATAACTCAACTACATCCAAATGATTATTATTAGCGGCCATTTTTACGGCATAATTATCACATGCTATAACATTAGCTCCATGTTGTATTAATAATTCAACTATATCATGGTGGCCATTTTTTGAAGCAATTCTAATTGGATAATTATTATCTATTGTTATATTAGATTCTTGTTCGATTAAATATATTAGCATTTTTATATGACCATTTTCACACACTTTTTTAATAATTTTATTACGTATTTCCATAATATTTAAACCAATTGATACTAGATATTTAGTTAATTCGACATGACCAGCTTCAGAAGCTACAATGATAGCTTTGCAATTACTAACTTTAATATCAGCTCCCAATGATATTAAATATTTGACTATATCTATATGACCATATTCACAAGCCCATAATAATGCACAATCATTATAGGCTCTAAAATTTGCACTAATTGATATTAAATATATAACTACATCTATATGTCCATTTCTAGATGCCCATTTAACAGCATAATCATCACGATCCCTAATATTAGCACCTATTGAGACTAAAAATTTAACTAATTCTAAATTTCCATATTCACAAGCCAATTGTACAGCATAATTTTTATTTGTTTGTACATCAGTTCCCTGCATTATAAGATATCGCACAATTTTCAAATGATTGTATCGACAAGCCATCATTAAACATTTTTTTGTGTCATAATTTTGAAACATGGATTTTTTCATCAAAAAATTATCGGTAGTTTTCAATTTATTGATATATATCAATGCTCCCAAATTACCTGTTTTAATAATATGTGACACAATATTTACATGGGCTATTGATTTCTTTTTCTGAATGGGTTTTTTTTTGATTTTAATATTTGGTTTTTTATTTTCAATCAAATGTAAAAAGTCTTTGCAAACTAGATAAAAATTTACATCAGATTCATCAATATAGTGGGCAACTCGATCCCATAATTCGATAGGTAATTCGGGTATTTCCATTAGTACGAATATTAATAATAATGATAAATCAATATATTAACTTATCAATTTTTTTGATAAAAAAATTGATTTAAATTAATCTTATTTAATTTAAATCAAAAATCAATATATTACTCTATTATCAAATATGTCTATCACCACATATTTTGACACCATCAAAAAATTAGTTGAAAATGAAACAATTAAATTAATGAAAAATCACAATATAGCCGGTCACGGATTAGATCATTTTGTGGCTGTAAGAGATCATGCTATTAATGCTTTGAAATTTGAGCAATTGACTAATGAAAAAAATTTACAAGTAATATTAGCAGCATATTTACATGATGTTGACGATAATAAAATTTTTCCGAAAAGTATTGATTATCAAAATGCTCGCAAAATATTAGATGATAGTTTTCAAAATTTTGATTATATGAGATTAAATTTTAATATAACATATGACGAGTTTAAAACTAATATTATACAATTAATTTCATTGGTTTCTTGCAGTAAAAATGGAGATGATGAACCTCCCGAAAAATGGATGGCAATTCCCCGAGATGCAGATAGATTAGAAGCTATTGGTGAAATTGGTATTCAAAGATGTTTAGAATATACTAATCATATTAATTTACCATATTATCTAGCTGATACACCTATAGCAAAAAATATAAAAGATATTAATTTATTTGCTAGTGCTGAAAGATTTAATAATTATAAATCTGGTAAAAAAAGTATTAGTATGATTGATCATTATTATGATAAATTATTACATATTGGTAAATCCGATTGTTTGCGTTCTCAAAATAAATACATCTTACAAGAAGCAGAAAAAAGAAATAATATCATGATAAATTATTTATTGAATTATGAATATAAATGATAATCACATTTAACCATTATAAAATGAAAACCATAATGGTGTACTAAGTTTTTTAGGTTCAATGTGTTCACTTAATATAATATTTTTCATATCATGAATTGTAACATCATGATCTGCATATTCGGATTTATAAGTAAATATTTTTTCATTAGTGATTTCTTTAATTTTATTAAAAGCATCATTTTTATCATTAGCACAAACAATGATAATTTGATTATCGGGTCCATAATTTTTTAATTCAAAATAAAACAATGATTTTTTTTCATTTTTACTCAAAAGATATTTCAATTTGTATTTTTTATACTTTTGATAAAAATCACTCATTTGCTAATATATTATATATTAATATTTTTCTTGTGTCAAAGATATATTTTTATTTTTTGGCAAAGCATATTTATTTATTTTAGGATCATATATACGTTCATATAATTTAGAACATAGGGGAAAATCTTCTGTTTTAGATTTAAAAAAATTTTGATAATTATTATTAATATCTTTAATATTTGTGACAGGTTGATCATACATACGTACGATTAACCTTTCACCATGATAAATATCATAATTATTAGTATCAATAATTTCAACATCAATATCATCGGTTTTAACATTATCCTCCAGTAAAACAGGTTTGGTAAAATATTTGCCAAATCCAACATCCGCTAAATATTTACAATTATTTATCATCACGACAACAGTGAGATGATAAATATTATAATAATATCCATCGGGTTTTTTTTCATAAGCTTTAACCAAGTAACAATTAAAACCATGTTTTTTCAAAATAGTGTAAAAAACATAATTCAGATCCATACATATACCATATTTATTTTGATTAATTTTTTTCAAAATATTATCATGAGTAAATTTAGGCATTGTTTTTCTAGTGAAATATTCTTTGTTCGAAAATGTATATTTTGACAAAAAATTTTTCATTAATTTTTCTAACATAGATAGATTGGTCATATTTTAGTATATATTTAGCCAATAATTTTATAATAAATCCATACTATAAAATTATTCAAAATATTATCAATATTGATAAATATGCAACGAATATTAAATTGGTTTTGATTGTCATATTAAAATGGTATTGATATTATTTGATATATTAACTATTAATAATTGCACCATGATCTAACAAATATTTTACAATTTTATCATTATTATTTTGAACAACCATATCTAAAGCAGTTAATCCTTGACTATTGGTTAAATTAATTCGCATACCAACTTTAAGTAATTGTTTAACAATATCTAAACAATCATCATCTTTTGATATATAACAAGCTACCATTAATGATGTCATTTTTGGATCATATAATTGTCTAATATCATATGCTGTATTTACAATATTATCATAAGTTTTATTATTAATCACAATATTAAAATCAGATAACATATCATTAAATGTGCAACTAACGTTAGTGATAAAATCGACAACTGTTTTGTCATCTGATATATTATCAGATGGTACAAAATCAATTACATCAATAATATCAACAATTTGTTTATTTTCTTGATTGATACTATCCGACATAATTATTAATTATATTGATAATTAATAATCATATTTAGATAATACTACTTTTAGATGATTTAAATTCAAATTTTATAGATACATTAGTATTCATTATCATTATTATCCATGTTAAAATTCAATAATATATTAAAAATAGTATCATAATTAACTCCAATTTCGGTCAATAGATCGATTGTCCCAATATTTAAATTTTTTTTATTATTTAGAATACTAAAATTAACACCATAATCTATCAACAATTTAATTAATTTGTAATTGTTATATTTGATGATAATTTTTAAATAATTATCCTGTAAATAATTAATATCTGCACCAGATTCTAATAATATTTTTACTATCTCATAATTACAATCGAAAACAGCTCTTCTAAGAGGATATCCTTTACGACAATTAATATCAGCGCCTTTGGCAATAAATTTTTCAATTAAATTGATATTATTATTACAAACAGCCGAACATAAACAATAATTATTATTAATTTTAACATCACAACCATTTTTCAACAATAAATCAACTATGTTATTATGTCTATTAAATGTTGTTGATACTCTGAGGGGATAATTATTATCACAATATATATTTGCACCATTATTTATTAAATATTTAATAAATCTAAATTGATTTTTATTGTCATATATAGGCCATGCACTTATTTTAATAATAATATCATTACATACATTTATATCTACACCGTTTTTTAAAAGTAATTTAATATAATTATACAATGATTTATGACAACAATGTTTAATTAACAAATTATCACAAATATTTAAATTAATATCATATGATTCCACGATATTTTTAAATTCATTATATTTATTAAATGTTATTAAATGATATAATAAAGCTATTTTTTCTGTGGAAGTCAATTGATCAATTTCTTCTATAGGATATTGTCCAGTGATAATTTGTGTTTTTATTTCACTATTTGTGTATTGAAATAATTGTAAGATTTGATTATTAGGTTGAACAATGTCAATATTTTCCAAAGGTTCCATTATTATTAACAAAAATAATTATAATATTTATTGATCAATAATTGATAATAATAATAAAATAAATCAATTTTTTTATTACCAAAATAAATTAAATTATGTGCCATATACATCAACATGAATATGGTTGGGAATATCAGACATATTTATATAATAATATTTAGACGACATGCATATTTTTTTAATATTACAAGTCGAAAAAATTATTTTTTTGTCAAAATCTTTTCCTAATCTCAAAAAGTCAAGATTATGGGGAAAATATGCCTCTAAATTATATCCATACATTGGATTATTAAATTTCCAACCAAATTCTAAATTTTTAACAGAACTGGGAATACAATCAGCAATAGATTTATTAAATTTAAATCCAAATATTAAATGTGTTAGTTGTGGACAGATAGTTAAATTATTAATATTTTTATTCAAATAACTAGTACTACCAGGTATTGCACCATAAATGGATTGATTAAAATCTGTTCCAAATTTCAAATAAATAATTTTATTTGGTATGCATCCTATAATAGATTGATTGAAGCCATCACCAAAAGTTAAATGTGTTACACTATTTGGTATACAATTTTTTACAGGTTGATTAAAATATGATCCAAATGTTAAATGTGTAACGCTATTTGGTATACTATTTTCTATGGGTTGATTAAATTTTTCACCAAATATTAAATGTGTTACATTTTCTGGTATGGCTCCAATTATTGATTGATTGAATAGACTCGAAAATTTAATTTTTTTAATGTTCGGTGGTAGAAATTTTTTAACGATACGTCCATTTATGGCATCATAATTTGCCAATGGTTGATTAAAATGTGGACTTAATACTAAATTCAATAATTGACTTGGTTCATTATTATCAACAAACATATCTTCAATAGAATGGTAAAAACTTTGACCCAAATTTAATTTTTGTACAGAATTTGGTATACATCCTTTAATATTTTGGTAAAAAAAATTTCCAAATTTCAAATATTTAACACTGTTTGGAATAGCCTCATTAATAGGTTGATTAAAGAAAGCCCCAAATTTTAAATATATTACACTATTCGGAATAGTTCCTTTAATAGGTTGATTAAAGTAAGTTCCAAATATTAAATGTGTAACACTATTTGGAATAGCTTCATTGATAGGTTGATTAAAATCAAGTCCAAAAGTTAAATGTGTCACACTATTTGGAATACTATCTCCAATATTTTGATTAAATTTTTCTCCAAAAGTTAAATGTGTTACACTATCAGGAATAGATTCTTTTATGGATTTATTAAAATTATGTCCAAAAGTTAAATTTGTAACACTATTAGGAATACAACCCTTGATATCTTGATTAAACTTCCATCCAAAAGTTAAATGTGTTACAGTATTTAGAATGCATTCTTTAATATTTTGGTTAAATCTATATCCAAAAGTTAAATGTGTTAATCGAGAAAATATTGTTTTATTAAATGGTTGATTAAAATTTACTCCAAAAGTTAGATGTGTAACACTATTCGGAATATCTTCAATTGGTTGATTAAAACTATAACCAAATGTTAGGTGCGTAACACTATTTGGAATTTTATTAATAGGTCGATTAAAATTATCACCAAATATCAAATGAGTTATGTTTTGAGGAATATATAATGTATTTGTAGCGTATAAAATATTTTTAAATTGATCATAATAAGGTAAATCTTTTATTTTTTCATAATGATACAAACCATCATATTTAATAAATCTTTTTAAATAGTTAAACTTATTACAAGACGATAAAAAATTTATTTTGTCGCGATTATTTAGCCAATCACAAATATTAAAAATAATATCATCATAGATTGTTTCCATCATAAAATTAAAATAATGATACATTAAAATAATGATACATTAAAATTGATTTTTAATTAATTAATTTCAAATCAATTTTTTATAATTAAATTTTTATAATTCATGATGCAACCCTATCATTGCACCAATAACAGATCCTATAATTCCACCAATAACACATCCCAATAATGTGATTAATGTACCTAATGTAGGTGAAGGATGATTGGTATTCATATCCATACCATAATATTTAGCTGTATAATAAAAAACAAATAAACCAATAACACATCCTAAATATCCAAAAATCATTTGAACATAAATAAACAACATTTGTGATTGATTATTTAATCATTTAATTAATAATATTGTTGTTTACGCATATTATTTTCAATTTTTATTAAAATAACCACATTTTTTACATTTAATACCTTTGGATTTTATTTTACAATTTTTTTTTTTATATATTTTATCGCATGATGGACATTTAATAGCATAAGATAGATTAATAATACTCCTCTCATAATTTTCGCCGATAATTATTTCAGATGTTTGCCATAAATTATCAATTTCAACTGAAATTTTAGGCCGTAAATTTCCATTGTTCATTGTTATAGAATTAGATTTAGTCATTGATAACTATTGATTTGAAATATGTATATATTTAAATCAATTATATTTCAAAATTAATGATACTATTTTGATTTATATTCGACTAGTATTCGATACATATTATTAATACCCATATGTAAATTATTGATTTGTGAATATGATGCGGTCATGCAATTAAATAAGTTATTCAATTCATCTTGTCTAATAATTTTATTTTTTAATCCAAAATTAATTTTGTTCAATAATTGAATTTGTAAATTATTTAAACTTGCAATTAATTTTAAACTTTCCTCAATAATAAAATTAATTTGATTTTCAACAGGTTGTGTTTTGAATTGTGGTGAATTTAATTGTAATATCATAGGGCAATTACATGAATTAATTTGAGACATTGTTATTTAGTCTTTATGATTTATAAAATACCAATAGTAATATCAAAATAATATTTTTTCAATTTTTATTGTGATTCAATAAATCTCAAATATAAACAAATAATGTTATTATTTAATCAGTAACTAATTGAGAATGTCGTGCTACCCAAGAAGCAGAACTTCGAGCAAAACAACTTCCAGTGAAATTTCTATGCCAAATAGACAAGTTTCTTCACGAATTTGTAATCAGCCAATTAATTCAATAGATAGTATAATTTCAACTCCCACAATTAAACCGTTGAATAATAATTCCGGCAATGAATTTTCTAACTATGATGAAAAATATTCAAGAGATTGTTATAAGAAAAAATGTAAGGAATACAAACAAATAATAGATAATCTAAAATTTGAAATATTGCAAAAAGAAATTGAAATGAAAGACATGGAAATAAAATATCTTAAATCACAACTTGGTACAGAATCTAATTTTTTTAAGCCTATGCGTCAATATGACTCGAGACGTATTATCAATAATGTTGATTCAACTCCCATAAATGAAATTTATTCTTAAATTATTTTAATAATGACAATGATCAATTATCATTATTAAAATCAAATATATTAAATCAATAGTTTTTTAATCAAATTAATATTATTATTTGGTTCGTAAGATTCTAAAATAGATAAAGCAGTTTGTTTTTTGCTATTTATAGCTTTAACATTTGAGCCAGAATCTATTAGCAATTTAATAATATCATAATTATCACAAATATCAGCATCTCGACATGCTAGTAGAAAGGCAGTATTACCATCAGAATCAACTGAATTAATATTGGCTCCATAATTTAATAACAATTGGACTGTTTCAATGTTAGGATTCACTAATTCATCTTCATATTTTTTACATGTTGATGCAATCATTAGAGCAGTTGTTCCGCGACTAAGATTAACACATTTTGCATGAGCATTAACATTTGCACCATGATCTAATAATATTTTAACAATTTCTATTTTTTTATTAGACGTACAAGCATACATTAAAGCATTAAATCCCAACATACTATAATCATTAACTTTTTCAGGATAAAGTTTAGCAAAATTAATAATTCTATCAGGTTTATTGTTTTCCATTAATATCAAATCAATCATTGGAGTCATAGAATTTGAATAACGATGATAATCCGAATTATTGGAAAAAAAATTACCCATTTATTTTATTATATAGTGTAATATCATTACCTTATATATAATAACGTATTAAAAATTCAATTTTATTAAATATATTTAATATTGTCTGTTATTTTCATAATAAGACTTGGAATATCATATATACCAAAATATTCAAATAATTCCAGATATTTAAACTTGATAATATTCATTATTTGACCATTTATTAAATCATATTTAATAGATAATAATTTAAAAGTGAATCCATTAGGTTGGTATATTATTTTATTGGATTCAATTGGAATATTATTATTTATTATTTTTTTACAATATTTAGATAACTCAATCGATTGAATAGTTTTGTTTATTATGGATTTTTCTTCATTAGATAAAAAATCCAAGATTGTTTTTTTGACAATTTTAAAACCATCATCATCTGAAAAATAATCACCACGAAATTCATATGTAGTATATATTTTTTGATAATCAAATCCATAATCTAGTAATAAGTTTATAATTTTAGTTTTATTTGGACAATGATTATCTAAAAAATGAATCATATTTTCATGAAAATATTGAGTATTAACTATAGCGTCATTTAATAACAATAATTTAATTATCTGATAATTATCAATATGATCCAATCTCAATACACAATCTATTGCTGTAATTTTGGAAGAATAAAAATAATCTCCTCCACATATAATATTTACATCTGCACCATATTCCAATAAAATTTTTATTTTATTAATATTATAATTATACTTGTTATAATTTAATAACAGAAATACAAGTGGTGTTATATTAAATCCACCTTTAAAATTTACGTCGGCTCCATTTTTTAATAAATTTATAGCTGAATTAAAATGACCATGTGAAATAGCATATGATAAAGGACTATATCCATGTTCATCCACATAATCATATATTTGCATAATTAATTGTAACTTATTACAATTAATTATTAAACTATTGTTAGAATGCATAATAAAATCAAATTTTTCAAGCTTCCATATAATAAATTCTTTGATGAAGTTTCCATAATTGATTAATTTTTTGAATTAACATAGAAGAATCAGCATGTGGATAATAATATTTTAAAATTTTCATTCCTTTTTGTAAAAATTCCATATACATTCTTGGATTGGATTTGGAAATCAAATCTTCTAATTCTAAATCACTCCTAATGTTCGAATAATTAGGTCTATATGTATTAGACTTGTATTCAACTTGTTTTTTATTAACATCTATTATTTTTTTTATCCTCTTATCATCAATATTATCAACACAATAAAACTTAATTTGTATTGGACTATTAATACTTGTGATATCATTAAACAAAATATCTGGTTTGATATTTTTAATCACATCGATTAATCTAACTTTAGATTTGGTCCAATTTAATTTGCTAAATAAATCATGATCTTCTTGTTCACGATAATCTTGGCAATAAAAATAATTAAAATTTTTTCTTATCGGACTATCTGTTGACATAATTATCTTGAATAATTTTCTAAAATGATCGATATTGTTCAAAAAATAATCATATAGTTGACTAAGATTATCGGCCAGATAAATATTTTGTTTAGAATCATTTTCATTTTGAAAATAAAATATGAAATATGGCATTATTATTTATGGTTAATTAATAAATATAATTATATTTATTAATTAATGAATTGATTAATCAAATTTTTTTGAAAAATCTAAATTTAACAAGTATATTGGTTAGCAACCTTAGTACAATACACATGTTGAATATAATCAATAGCACCATTGTCAGGATCAAAGTGACGAACGAGAACATATTCATCACCAACTTGATCGGGACCAAGAGGATAAATACTTTGATGAGCGACAAGTTTGTTGGTTTCGCGACTAACATAAATAAGATCACGATGAACACCAACTACATTGCGACTGAATCCAACAGTCTTGACGTTCTTGCCAGATAGTTCGGGCCAGGTTGCATAGAAACAAGTGCCAGACATGGCTTGACCAGGTTGTCCATTACCATATTCTGAGTATACTTCTCCACCAGGAATGGTCGTTACAGTCTTGAGGCAATCACATTTAGTATCATAAAGAGTACTAATATTGTATGTGGTGACCGGTAGAGTCGCTACAATTGCGGTAGTTCTAGGATCAAATACAATTTGTGTTGCGTTACAAACAAACCAACCAACATTACGGGCTTTAATGGGTTCTTGACGAACTAGACCTTGATAGGTATAACGTTCTTGCGGACAAGTAGTATCATAGAATTTGTCTCCATATGCACTCGCGGAGAATAGCATAAGAAGTAGACAACTGGCTAGCACGATGTTATTCATTTTAATTATTTAATGGTAACTAACTTTTATAACAATTTGGAATATTTATCGAAAAAATATTTTTATAGTTTGATTTTTTAACTTAAACTCGGTGAGTTAAAATGAGATTGTGAGAGGTGGGTTGAGATGTTGTTTTTATCAAACTATATTATCAATGGTCTATTCAATGAGTTAATAAATCAATTTTTTTTGCATTAAAAATTGATTTATTTTTTTATTGATTGCTCTATAATAAGTAGATTATTAATATCATTGTGGTCTTTATAATATTAATAATATGTCAAAAGAAAAATTTAAAATAGAAATGACACAACGTCTTTATGATGTATTAATGCTCGATGAAGAAATTAGATCCGATAAACTTCTAGATGATATTAATGGTTATTATATTCATTTTAATAAGTTAGTATATGTATTAACGGATGGTGGTATTATTGATTCTAATGATTTGGACAAATTGGAAACATATATTTATCATCAAGTTATTAATTTTGATGACGAATGGATTGATAAATTAAGTAAAAAAGAAGCAACAATTATTTCCAAAAAATTTATTGATGGAAAAGTGGTCGAGACTAAAAATTCTTGTTATTTTTTTTGTTTATGTGATATGGCATTACTTTGTCCTATTGTTATTGATTTTATTTTGGATAATAAACCTGATCTCCGCTATTTATAAAAATATATATTTTTATTTGAGCAATTAAAAAAATTACTTAAATAAAAAATATAGACAAAATGTTTCTCAACAATTATTTTAATATTTTTGATTTAAATAGTCAAGAATTATTTCTTCCTGGCTAGTATCTTTGTTGTATGTATTCATATTTCGTATTTGCGATTTGATAATAGTTATTGCGATTTTAATATCGTTCGTATTTAAACAATTTAATGTTAAAATGTATTCAATAACATCAAATTTTGCTCCTTCCACAGCTTTGAAAAAAGCTTTTCTAGGATTATAATTTTCGAAAAGTATATCTTGAACCACGATCAAATGTCCATTAAATGCTGCTACTTCTAAACACATATCCAAATCAATGTCAAACTTTTTCAGATATTCATATATGTCCAAGTGATTATTTTCCAATGCTGCTCTAACAGCATCATTTATATTAGCTCCAAATATACCAGACAAATATTTAACAATTTCAATATATCCATGTTTGGATGCACTAAATAATCCAATATTAATAAATTCATAATGATTATTATATGAAATAATATCTTTAATAGTATTGAGATCATTATTTTCTGCGGAAAATAAAATTAGTTTTTTAATGTCTTCTATTTGTGTTTCATCTAATAATTCATACGCTATATCATTATTTTGACAATTAGAATCGGAATTATGCACAAATATTTTTTCCACATTTGAATCAATTGATTCAATTTCTTCCTTATCTAACCATTTAAAATACAAAGACCATTCTGTTATATTTTTATCGCCAAGATCAAATCCTAATTTTGAAATCATTTCAAAAGTTTTAGGATCGGATAATTCAAATCTGTCGCCAAATATGATCATGTTGGTATGATAACAATTATTAAAATATTCGACTTGAAAATCTGGATCATTCACAGGAAAACTAACAAATCTCAAATAATAACCATTTATTAATTGATAAGATATATGTTTAATATCTGTAACAACAAATTTGGATCTTTTAAAAATATTTAAACCGGTTTTTAAATCAATACCATGTGATATTTCTTTTTTATTGGTAACCATAAATAATTGTGGATAATCCATTTTAATTGATTAATTATTAGGTTTATTCACTAAATAATTAGAATATAAATCAATTTTTTCATGATTGCTAATAAAATATAATTATAAAGATTTGATATGATTATATTATTTACACTTAATTATTATGCTTTTTAATAAAAGTAATATATTACCAATATATTTTTTATTATGCATATCAATATACCAATTATCTTTGGCAGATTTAATAGTCAATAGATTTAATACTAATCCTTTAATGGATAATGATAGACTTTCTCCCAGTTGTGATGATGATAATGATATCAATTTTCCAACTGTAGTTCGCGCACCAATCTGGCTTCAAAACAGATTATATGAAATTATTGGCTATAAACCAACATATTTAATGTATTTTTCTGATCATCATGGTAAACAAATATTTATGGCATATTCAAATAATATTAAAGGTCCTTGGAATGTTTATGCACCAGGAACGTTAAAATTATCACAAGTATTAGAAGCATTTAATACTACCACAAATAGTACGAAAGCTGAAATAGCATCAGCTGATATTTATATTGATGATAACGCCAAGTTAGTCAGAATGTATTTTCATCGTAGAGTCCCAAATGATAATTTTGCTATCTTGACCAGTGTTGCATATTCTAAAGATGGAATTCATTTTGATGATTTGGATACTAGATCATTTGGAATGCAATATGATCATAATAATATTGATGTCAGAGAAATAGATACCAGATCAATTGGTACAGCATATATGCGTCATTTTGTACATGAAGATTATATTTATCTCACAGATAGACAAGGTAAACTTTGGCGTTCACAAGATGGTGTAAATAATTTAGAAGAAGGTAGTTTAACGATTGGTAATGCTTTTATCAATCAAAGTGCAGTTAACGGTGATGGATATACTGGTTATGTGAGACATATTGGTTTAATAAAACGTCATAACATGTTATATATTTATGGTACTCGTATTGGTGATGCGCCGGAACGTATTCTATGGACTAAAATGTGTTTATCAGGTAATTGGACACAATGGACAGCACCTCCGGTACAAGAAGGTTTTAGACCAGTCATGGATTATGAAGGTGCCAATTTACCGATTATTCCTTCCAAAAAAGGAAATGCTCCTGGTCTAGTAAATCAATTACGTGATCCTTTTCCATTTTATGATTTGGGAAGATGTTATATTTTTTATACAATTGCTGGTGAAAATGGTATAGCTGCTGCTCAATTACCTTATTGTTGGTAAAAAAATATAATTTTTTCGTTTAAAATATAAAAAAATATTTTCTCAACTATATTTGTGGAGCTAACAAATCTATTATTATAATTGTGGTTATAATAACAGACCTGTTAGTTTAGTGGTAAAACAACTGTTTGTGGGACAATCGCCTGCAGAGCGATCGGTATCAGTTCGATTCTGGTATGAACCTATTAAATCAAATTATATTGATATAATTTGATTTAATAATATTATGCATTAAAATTGATTATTCAAATCATGTACGGTTTGATTTCATGAAAAATATTATGAAATGAACGATTTAAAATTATTATCAAATGTTTTCCAAAATATATTCAAATGTTTTATTTTGAGAACGCAATGCATTAAAATAATCGAAAACTCATTTTGGATAGATAATATACTATTTCATTGCACAATTTATTATTTGTTTAAATATAAAATTATTATCAGAATTCAAATCAATAGTTAAAAAAAATCATAATCACATTCAAAAATATGTTCATAATGATCAAAGTCTTTTTCATTATTGTCGGAATTATCACAAATGTTATTTGATTCTATATTGGATTCGGTATTGGATTCAGTATTAGATTCCTTTGTATGTAAATTTGGATAAATTTTTGTCATAAAAACTCCAGATATTATGGCTTGATTAGTTTCTTCAATATTTTCATCTTTATCTTTATTTAAATCCACAACATTTTTTGTCACAAATGATCTATGAAAATTATTTAGAATATTAATCGGATAATAATGATTATATTTTTTTGTAAATACTATGCGTTTCATATTGATTTATTTATTCTATATTTTAATAAAAATACGCATAGACAATATTAATTTCAATTTTAAAAAAAATTGTTTATTCTACTTGTTATAAAACAAATTCAATATTTATTCATTAAACTATGAATAAAATAATTGTTTCACCTTCAGAACATGATCATTTAAATGAATCAGAATTTAATAACTTGGCAGATTATTTGCTCAATAAATGCTATTTGGTAATTAATGGAACAAAATGGAGATTAGTAGAAATAGAATTTTATTTGTATAATAAAAATCATAGTGATCCATATGTGCATTGTGATAATGATCAGTTGTTAAACAATACCTTTTATTTCCATCGGTTTAAAAATGGAACATATAAATCAGGTACTTTTAAAGGCATGGATATCACTCTTGGATGTTCCAAAAGAAAAGCATATTTTGGTATATTAATCAGATCTATACAACGTGTTTCTACTGGCAAAGTAATAGAAGGTCCTTGTAATACTGTCAATAAAATATTATCAAAATTTGGTTTCACAAAAATTATTGAATTGACTAATAACAATAATTTAAATATTTTCGACAAAAAACAAAAACTTTATCTTAAACCAACAAATAGTTTAATAAATCAAACTATTTATTCCGGTCCAAGAATAGGATTATCAGATAAATATTTGGAATGGCGAGATAAATCCTATCGCTATGTTGTGCATAAAAATATGATAAAAAAAAAGAAAACAAGTTTAGTTGAAGTAAAAATTTAGGTCAATATCATAAATCAAATTTATATTAATATTATAACCATAATATTAATATAATGTACAAATATCTACAAATCTTTATTTAACACTTTACAACGATTGAACTGAGATGTTCGGTTTATTTTAATTGATTGGTAGGCTCCGCTGGACATTCTGCAAGTATATTCTTGTGATTCTGATACTAATCCGATGAGGATAGTCGCATCCTCATCCGCTGCAACTAGAATAACATCATTCACTTTACACATAAAACTCTTGAATTTATCATAAATGAGTCCAAGAGTTTGTTTCAAATTGCAAGATTCTTCAGAAGAAGACATTTTTTTATGGTTTTTGTTTTCTAATTTAGAATGTTTTTATCAAAGGCTAAATCAATACAATATATTTTCAAATTTTTTATTTGAATGATTAGGAAAAAATTTGAAAATGTATTACTATAATGAGTTCTTGATAATGAATCCTTAATTACACTCAGTGTATGATTTATATCAATTGCAATATACAATATTCATAAATTATGGAATATTTGAATACTGAAGCAGAGTTTTTCCGTATTAATAATTATTGGGAACGTCATTTTGATCATTTTTATACAAATGGATTGAATAAAATGACTGAACCATTTGATACATCCCCAGATGCTGATAGTGGTTTTCATTTTGCAAGAGAAACTATTACTAAATATTTGAGATATGGAGTATATCTACGCGAAGTTTTTATACCTCAAGATCCGGATACTATTGTTATTAGAGATCCATCTGGTAAAAAATATCGAGCCAATAAAATCATTCTTGGAAAAAGATATTTGTTGTCAGATGTGGAAACTTTTAAAATGCTAAAAGGTAAAGTCGATTTCAGAGTTAGTTATGATTTTGCAGTTAGATGGGCGGCTGGAAATGATTATGGTACTATTGTTGATTTTTTGATTGATAATGGTTGTGATCCGAATGCTAAAAATGGACATGCAATTAGATTGGCATCTCGCAATGGTCACATCAAAGTAGTTAAACAACTTGTATCGAGAGGTGTAAGCATTTCATTTAAAAATTATGAAGCTTTTAGATTTGCTGCTTTTAATGGTAGAGAAGAGGTGGTAGATTTTCTAATTAAATGTGGATCAGATGTTTATGCAGAGGATAATTATGCCATTAATATGGCTTGTCAAAACGGACATTATAATATAGTCAAAAAACTATTGCCTTATTATGAGGACAAAAATCTTTTGCAAAATGCTATATCTTCGGCATGTCAAGGCGGACATTTGGATATTGTAAAACTACTAATTAATCATGGCGTCGAATATAGATTTAAAAATGATGAACCTTTGAGAAAAGCATGCATTAATGGACGATTGTCAGTAGCCCAATATTTAATTACATTGGGTGCAGATGTAACTGTCAATAATAATGAATGTTGCAGAAAAGCATCAGTATTTGGTTTTGTGGATATTATTAAATTGCTCGTAATTCACGGTGCTAATGTTCAAGATCGTGATAATGAAGCCATTAGATATGCTGCATTTAATGGACACCTTGAAACAGTTAAACTTCTTGTACTTTATGGTGCCGATCATAAAGTTTATAATAATTATGCACTCAATAAAGCCCAAACCAATGGTCATCATTCCGTCGTAGAATATCTGTCTTCAATTTAATTTGTATTTAATTTAATACAAATTAAATTAAATTAAATTAAATTGGTAAATATAGTAAATTTATTAAATATTATTCTTGTATGATAATAATTTTATATTTCAATTTAATTTTTTTGACATATGGTTTTATTAAATGTAATACCAAAAAATAATTATCATATTTTTTTTCGCTGCACGATATATGATATTTAAAACTATTATCAATAATATTTACTTTTAATCCATTATTATGATATTTTTTGGTAGGAATTAATCCAAGTGATTTTGATTCATTTTTATAAATATCATGAAAATAGAGTTCAATATCACTAATGTTATTATCTATAAAATCATCATCATATATTGAATGAAATGATATATGAGTAAAAATGATTTCATAGCCATTTTTTGAAATATTATAATTCGACAAATTAATTTTTAAATTATCCAATTCATTATTGTTTTTAATAATACTTTCCTTGATCAAATAATCTGTTTTATTTGATATAGATAAAATATTTATTGGAATATGAACAGCACTTTTCACTTTGTGTATGTTTATTTTTGATATATTTAATGTCAAATTGGATATATCTGATACATTATATATCAGTAGTTTATTTTTGATATCATGAATAAACAAATCAAATATTTTCAAATATTTTGTTTCAATTATTTTGCCTGATGTCAATGATATATATATATTTTTGTAATCAAATTCTAGACCGGAATCCAGATAATAAATAAAAATATATTGGGCATTTTTAATGTAATATTGTTTGCCACATGTTTTTTCATAAATTTTTTTATCATTAACTTGATAAAAATGCCCATTATACGTAAAATAATTTAACAAACAATAATTATTAAAAAATTTAGAATTATTTGGAATATACATATAGTACTCCAGTTCGCTTTTTATATTGTCATCTGTTTCTAAAGTACCATTTTCAATACTATACCATAATTGTTTGAATAATTTGGGACATCTGTCAATTAAAATATCCAAATAATCGTCTGATTCTCTATTGTTATATCGAAAAAATGATTCAAAATATTGAAATCGATCAATTAAATTTTGTTTTGATAGCCAAAAAAATTTCCCACCAATATTAATATACACATAACCAATTTTATTAATACAATCTATACCTAAATATTTAGCATCAACTGCCAAATCTAATAAATTTACGTTATATCCTCGTAAATAATTAATTATTGATCTAATTTTATCTGGTTTAATATGTGTTTTGATAGTGCGATCTTTTATTAATTCAACTAATTTAACATTATTTTTTATCGTAGAATATGATGTTTGTATAGGATAATCTCGCGCATAAATAGTTATAGTTGTATTATCAGATAATGAATCCATTATAAATTATACATAATGTAATACTTGATTAGTTACAACAATTATATTTTTCAATTTTTAACTAAAAATTGAATTATAAACATCTATTTATGTGCATAAATATTAATAATATATTAATCATACCCATAATGGGATCCATTATATCAACTCTGACATATAGTTTAGTTGGTGGTGTATCTTATGTTTGTTATAAAATGACAGATAAGGTTTTTGCGTTAATTAAAAATAGTCTAAGAAATTATATTTGCAGTAATATACAAATTTCAAACGGAAATAATTCCAAAATCTTGTATGCACTTCAACAAGAAGTGGAACAAAATGTAAAAAAAACTGCTTTGACTAATGTTCGAGATAATGGTGTTAAACCAGTATTTACTTTACCATATGGTATTCATAAAATTACTACTAAACAATTTGGTGTTATATACGTGGATTATGATGATAAAGGTATGAAATTATATAATTTATCAAAACTATCAGTTTGTCCGCCTAGATTGAGAAAGCGAACAATTGAATTACAAAATTATATCCAAGATGTTTATGATAAACATTGCATTAGATCACAAATTATTGTTAGTTATACAGCAGAGAATGATAAATGGTCATTCCCAATTATGAGAAGACCTACGCAGTTTTTAAAAAAAAATTATACAATGGAAATGCAACAAGTATTATCAGATGTGCATAAATTTAAAACAAGTCAGGATATTTACCAGAAATATGGTGTTAATTATCGTAGAGGATATTTGTTATATGGTCCGAGTGGTACTGGAAAAACTACTATTATAGAAATTATCGCAAAAACATATAATATGGAATTTTATTCAGTGAATTTAAATTCTGATAATATGAATGATACTATTTTAATTAATTTGATATCTAAAATTCCCCCTAATTCAATAATTTCTTTTGAAGAAATTGATAAACAAATTGAAACTCTTGAGAAAAATGATAATCGGAAAATTTCAGTAGGTGGTATATTGACAGCACTTGATGGTCCTCAAAGATTATCTCATGGAACAATTGTTATTATGACAGCAAACAATAAGAATTTTTTTAACTCACAAAATATGGATGCTCTTTTAAGAGCAGGTAGAATTGATAAACATTTTGACTTTAAAACTAAACTAAGTATTGATATTGATATTTAAATTTTAGATAATTAATTATTATCTAAAATTTAAATCGCCTCTAAATTCTTATAAAACGTGAACCATTGCATGCACGACATACTCTGCCTCTTCTGCAATAATTTATACGTCCTCTTCCATTGCATTGACGACAATGTTCTGCCCACAAATCTGATGTTTTATCTCTACCAGTTCCAACACATGATGGACAAGTTTCTTCACCCATTTCTAGTTCTCTACCAGTTCCATCACAAGTAAAACATCTCACAAGTTTCGACATTATTATTAATAGAAAAAATATAATTATGGCCTATTCAATTGTTATTTTTTTCAAATTTTTTAATTTCCTGTAATAAAAATTTGAAAAAAATAATAATAGAATTGTATTAGGTATGTATATTAAATATATTAATAATGGAAGATATATTTATCTATTTAGGTTTTTGTGATCGAACTTATTTCTACATGCATTTGATAAAAGATTCTAATGAATCTAAAAAAAATTTAATAAACAAGTGTGGACAAATATATAATTTTATGATTCAAGAAACTATGATAAAATATGGTTATCATGTTATAATATTTAATGTAAAATCTGATGGAAAAATACATGTCGTAATAATTGGTCATATCAATTTTCCAAAGATGAAATATAACACTAAATCCTTGGCTAAAGCATTAGTGAATTTAATTCGCTTGGGTCAAAATAATAAAGAAAGAATGTGTATTGGATATATTAATAATAAATATGAAATGTTGATATATAATGAAGTATTACCAATTGTTAATGTGACAAATGAAGATATATGTATTGATGAAGATGATTATATTATTAGTACTAAATTAATAGATTATTTATAAATAGATGAAATAAATACACAAACAGTGCTTTGTTTATTTATATTCATTTTTAATATAGTAATAATATTATTCTGTAAATATATTTCTACGTTATCACAATAATTACCACTATCATGAAATATACATAAATGTCGAGTCCAGTGATAAGTTTTAGCAACTGCGTTATTATTATCTTGTTTATTCCTATTAGGAAACATAACTAATAAAGGTCCATATTTACCGAATCCTTTGATAGAAAATTCATTTTCATTCGCCATTAATTTGATAGTTTCTGTGTTTTGTATTGAATCGCAAATATCTGTATATTGAATTGATTTAATTGATATTTTAGCGTCGTATTTCATAATTGGAATATTAATATATTTAGTAGAACATGATGTTGATTCAATTTGTCCTAATATCTGGTCAAAAGAGTTTATAACACTCATAAAATATTGGTCAATACAAAATTCTACTGATTCAGTTGGATTTATTTTCATCACAAATTCTAATATTTGATCCACATTGAATTGAATTGGACCAATATTTTCTGAACAAACAAATTTTTCCAAATCTTGATAATTAAATATTACTTTAATACTAATCATATTATCAATTGATGTTGCTGAAATAATAAACATATTATTATTACAATCATTTTCATCAATCACAATTTTGATTTGACATGTTGCAACAAATCGTGATATTTGTTGTAATAAAGTTTGTATATGAATAACTTTGTTGAATTTAATATTAGCAATTTTGTTAGTGATTTGTTTAGTATTGGCAATACCCATTATTTGAATTTATAACAAAAAAATATATTAATTTTATTTTAATAAGATTAATATAATCAATTTTTATAAACAATTTAATATCTAGATTTCAAATTTATTAAATTCCGAGACAACTCGTCAATTTTAGAAAAAAATAAATTAAAATCAATATGTATAGTATAAATAAATAGAGAACCACACTTTGTGATTGTAACAGTATCAATATTAGGTCTAAGAGTTAGTTCACGATTATTTATACAATCATAAATAGATAGAATTTGCACTGGTAATTTAATAATATAACTATTAGTATTAGTATTCACTATCACATCGGCAATTTCCTTATGATATGTTAGTTGTAAATCTTTACAATATACTAAATTATTAATTATTTCATATGAATTAGTAATTTTTTCAATACTATCAAAATTTTTACTTGGCTCAATATTTACTCGAAAAAATGAATTATTTTGTACATAATAAAAATCTCCCAAATATGCTTTATTCAAATAACAAAATTCAGGTAGTTCAAAAGTAATAGGATGCATATGGATAAGTATATGAATATTAGTGATCTAGATTACTAATATCAAAGGATTATATATCCAAACCCGTCAATGATTCCAAAAATCAATTATTTTTATCAATAAAAAAAAATTGATGCTTGATATATAGTCTATTGTATCTAATACAATAGTCATCTAAAAATAATTGAAATTTGAAAACTCTAGTGATTCCATGTATTGATATCTCTATATTAGATGCTTTATACATCTTAACAACTTGCCTAGCACAACTAAAATTGTAATCTACATAACTGCCAATGGAAACTATGGATTATGTCCGTACTCCCCTCAATGATACCAATATGTTTGGTACCTACATCGCGAACATTGACAGCTACCTTCCTCTTCATCTTACCGTATTCACTCATCAAGAATATGCTGTCACTTTTGGTCAGATTTTGACCCAGATTTTGGACATAATCAAAGACGTGTCCAAGTCCCAGACAATCAATGTCTGTATGAACATGTACCATCACATGATTCAAAAACAAGATCACATTTTCCAAGCAGTTCATGATCATCTCATGTCAGTGTTTGATTCCAGCGACAGTCAAAGTGTCTTTGATCGGAAGGTCATGGAAGAGCTTTCCCAATTGTTCATGACTGGGACCGCCAAAACCACTTCCAAAACAGAGCCATTAGAAGTCCAAGATATGGAAGTGGTGGAGATCATTGAGTCAATGCAACTTGAATTTGTTGAGATGGAATCACAAAATTTTGTTGCTACTACGACTTTCCAACCGACCAATGAGATTCCCCAACCTTACGAACCTATTCACATCGAACAGGTCGACAACAACATTCATGTCGTTGTAGATGGTCTCAACTTCTTTGCGAGCTTGTTGTCCACAACAACAAAAGACCAGAACCAAGAAAAGATGGGATACATGACCGTAGATCGCAGTGTTCAGAAGCACCAATTTGAATGTCATGTTGAGATGAAGCGCACTATCGAGACCATGATCAAGTTCTTTGACATGGCAGTTCCTTTTGGTAGTCACATCCACGTTGTGGTAAAGAGGTTTGGATCCAAGAAGATTTGGTCTGCTTTCAAGACCCTGTTTGCGAGCATGTTGATGAGCGATAGTTCGACTAATCACATTTACCAACTTTTCATTGCCAAGTGTGAAGATCGTGCAGATGGTGAAGCAGATGATCGTTTGACCATGAGACTCGCTGTTGAACTGTCCAAGTCACAAAACCGCGTTTTCATCGTGAGCAACGATAACTACCGTTCCATGGCTCAACACTGGAACCTTCCTTGTCATTACAAAAAGATCACCGATGATTCTCCGGCATTTGGAAAGCGCACCATTCACAATTTGGAAGCGGATGAATCGTACGAGGATTGCCAAGAAGTTGGCGACATCTCGACCATCAAGTTCAAGTTTTCCATCGAGACCATGCGCACGGGTCTTGACTTGGCCGAGATCCAAATGGAACAATGGATCTGCGAGGGAATTTACGGATATTAAGTTTGTGTAACAATATTCCAATTTGTTTTAATAATATATACATATTATCAAAACAAATATTATTTTCATAAATGCAAATTATTAATAAATATAAAACATAAAGTATGTGATTTAAATTAGATTCACTAAATGGTCAAAATAAAAAATTTAGTAATATCGTCGGAATATTATAATCAATTAATTATCGAACTAATACAAAAATATATTATTGATCGTAATTTAAATGTTAAAATAAGAATAATTATGCGACATATAACAACACAAAATGAACAAATTATTTTATCCAATAATTTGACAAATAATACTAAAAACCAAAATTTTAATTTAAGTCAAAAAACGTATTATGTTATTAAATCATCAGATGCAAATCAATTAATTGATGTATTGAAACTTAATTCTAAAGATAAATGGACAAAAATTATTATTAAAATACCTGATTGTAAATTATCTTTTCGAGTTAGATCTATTAATATTGAATCAAATTATGAAACAATGGATATTATTAATTCAATTATTACTATTTTTGTACCATATATAAAATATATGGCAAAAAAATAATTGTATTTAGTTCTATGATACTAAATCATAAATTCTAATTGTAATACAAACTCAAATATTGTCGTTATAATAATCATTGGACCAATCATTGGTATGGAATATATTACCGGTGAACAAAGTAATATAAGTAAATAATAAAAAATTCCTAATTCATTAATAAATTTGTGAAGAAACATATCTTGATTATTTTATGAAACACGAATAATATTTATATTGTTATAGATTTATGTTTCAATCATTGAATAATTTGATCCACATGATAGAATACAATTTGTTGCATAAATTTGTAATAAAATTTGTCGAATAATGTTGGTAAATGTAACTTGTGAATTATTAATATCTGATGATCTTGACAATTCATCAGATAAACAATTAACAATATTATCATGGTGATTTATTTTAGCCCACTGATATGCATAATTATTTTTAGCACTAAAATCAGCACCACATTCTATTAAATATTTCACTAAATCGTAATGTCCATTTCTAGCAGCCCATCTTATTCCATAACTATTGCACACATTAACATCTTGACCACAAATTATCAATAATTTGACTATATTAGTATGACCATATTTGCACGACCATTTCATAGCTTGATAATCATGTTGATGATAATCAGCACCATTATCAAGTAATAATTTAACCACATTATCATACCCATTTAATGCAGCATAACAAAGTGCAAAATGAAATTCTTTGTCATGTGGAATATTTTGCTGTAAAATATATTCTACAATATCTTTATGGCCATTTTTGGCAGATAATTTAATGGCATAATTATTAAAATCAGATACATTTGCTCCCTTAGATAGCAAGTATTTAACAGTATCTAAATGTCCATTCTCACATGCTAATCTAACAGCTTTATTATTATGGGTTTTAACATCACAACCTAATTCAATAAAATATTTCACTATATCAATATTACCATTAGATGCGGCTAATACCAAGGCTTCATCCTCATTATAATGATAATCAATACCAATTGATACCAAATATTTTATCACTGTGTCATGTTTGTTTTTAATAGCCTGTCTAAAAGCATCCATATAATAATCTGCTATATCTGCACCAATTTCAATTAAATATTTGACGATATCTAAATATCCATTTTTTGTTGCCCATCTAATTGGTAAATTATATTTAGTTTTAAAATCTGCTCCACGATTTACCAAAAATTTAATGGTAGTAATATCACTTAAAATTAATTTTTTGCCCAAAATAAATTTATTTACTAACCATTTAGAGCCATCTGGTTCTGTCATGACTTTAATAAAAGATTTATCATCACTAATATCCAATGTCATAATTAGATCAGGATCATCTATTGGCAAATATACCTCGCGAATATATTTGCCACGATCAACATATTTCAATATGTTACGTATATTTGTAACATATATATTTTTGTTTATGCAAGTTTTAACATTTTCGATATTTCCCAATATAATTTTTTTTCCACAATATTGTAAATATTCTCCCTCGATTTCGTTATAATCAGTGACCATATAATACATTATTCATTATTAATATAAATTATCGTATTCAATGATTGATTTAAATGATTTTTAATCAATTATTTATATAACGACAAGCATATTTTCTAGCGATAAAATTTATATATTCTTCGCGTGAAATAGGATCCATTGGTGGTAAAATGGAAATAGGATTTGTTTCAGCATGAAATTCTAAACAATCAAAATAATGAATTTTTTTATTTGATAATTTACATAATATTAAAGATTCAACATTTTGAATATTGTTGTGTGAAATTTTATTGATCGTGTTTTTATCTTTATTAATTTTCATAATTTGATTAACAAAATCAATAGATAATTGATTAGATTGTTTTTTTGAATAAGGCAATAAATAAAATAAATCTTTTGTGGAAATAAAAGCGCTATTTTTCATAGTTATATTTCTCCCCAATAAATCCATGGCACCTTGTTTAAAAATATCAGAAATAATAGTTAAATATTTATTATCTCCAGCAATATAATCTAACATACACGATAATTCATAATATTCACTACTAGATTCATTTGGATTGAGTAATATATTTATCAATCCTAATTTATTAGGTAGATAAATAATACCTGATCGAATATATGATATCAAATAACTTACTATTTGATTTGAATAGTGTAATATTATTTCTTTTTTTCGATCAAAATTTCCAAAAAAAATTTTATCAAAAATTGTTCCAGATATATATATATTATTTTTTAAATCATTAATATAATATGATAATACCAACCCATCAATTGATTTAATAAATAACATATTATTTCTGGACATTGTTTATAATATGTTACAAAATAACACACTATAAACAATTTATACACTAAAAATATCAATTTTTATGACATAATGATTTCATGAAGTTCGATAATACTCATATCTCGAGCCAAAAATTTGACAATATCCATATGTTTTTCGAAACTATTTCTAATAGCAGCATAATTATCCAAACTTACATTCGCACCAGATGCGATTAGATGTTTGACAACATCCATATGACCAGATCTTGAAGCCATAGTCAAAGCTCTACCATTACAAGCATTAACATTGGCTCCAACAGCTACCAATAATTCTACAAAAACTATATTACCATCTCGACATACTTCAGCCAAACAAGCACCCTCTTCGGTATCAACATTGGCACCTAGTGAAATCATATATCGAGCCATGGGTATATGATTGTATACTGCTGTCATAATGAGACAAAAATCATACTCAGATCTGATATCGGCATCAATATTATCCACAATATATTTAACCATATCGAAATGACCTCGCTCAGCAGCAAGTCTAAAAATTGTGCTAGCATATGATTTCAAATCGCATCCAACAGATACCAAATAATCTAACATTTCCACATTACCATTCTCTGCAACATATACAAGCGCTCGTGGATTATTAGCAGCAATATCTTTATATACACTTACAAAATATTTAACTGTTTCAAGATATCCTTGCATAATAGATCTCAAGAAATATTTATCAATATTCTTGAGACCCTTATTAATAACTGCCTTCACAAATTCAATATCATTAAACAATGAAATAATTTTGCGAATTCTGTAATCCATGACGGAATTAACATTTTTAGTCAACAAAATAAGTTGTTTGATAATATCATTATGTCCTTGGTCCAAAGCATATTGGAAAAGCTTATCAAAATGTTTTTTGACATATTTTTCGACATTATTATTAACTAGCAGCAATTTCAAAATATTTGCGTGACCAAAACGAAAAGCCAAATTGACAGAATGATAATGATTGGCAGTAATATCTGATTTTAGATGTAGCAAATATTTAACAACTTGTTCCAGTCCTTCGCCACATGCCCATTGAATAGCATAATCATTCCTGTCATGAATGTTTGCTCCACATTTTATCATGTACATGAAAGTCATAGGATCTGACAAATCAAAACGTTTTCCCAAAAAAATTTTATTTGCGTAATAACCATGATCACGATGTTGACTAGATGCAGTCACTAGTTCTTTGTCAGAATAAGGTACATGAACTTGTCTCAGATAACGTGCACCAACATAAAGCGCAGTGAAAGCATTCTTGGGTTCAATATAAAATAGTTCCGTACGAACATTTTTACCAGAACCCAAATCTCCATCAATAACATTAAGACCTTCTTTATAAACATAAGAATCTTTTGCCTCTACACCAGCTTCATTACAAGAGGTGAATTTGAAATAAATTTTAGTATTCATCGAGTTTGGATTTTTAGTTTTATAGATTTTTTTTTGCTTTTTATAGATTTTTTGGCTTTTTATAGTTTTTATTTTTTGTAGTATAATGGTTGAAATTAAATGACACAATCTACGAGTCCGTTATTCAATTTTTTTTGTGATATTTTAGACATATTCATCAAATTCATCATCGGGATATGACATTAGTAAATGGAATAATTGATCATGATCTACCCCTTGTTGTGATAGTATATCATATATTTTGATATATTTATCGTCTGGATTTATTTCCTTATTAAAATTAATGATTGAAAAATCAACCCCATAATCAATCAACAATTTTATTAAATCATAGTTTTTATTTTGAACAATCCTAACCAAATCTTTCATTTCTAAATAAGAAATATCTGCACCAGATTCTAATAATTTTTTTATTATATATATTTTTTGCAAATATACGGCTCGACGAAGTGGATAATTACGATCGCAATGTATATCTGAACCAGATTGTAATAGATAATTAAAAATATTAGTATCCATTGAATCAATACTAATTTTAATACAAATATTATCATGAGTAGCAATGTCGGCCCCATTATCAACAAAAAATTTGATCAAAGGTAAATTTCCACGATGAGTTGCTAGGACTAATGGAAAATCATTATCCACATGAATATCTAATCCAATATTTAATAATTGTTGAAAGCAATCAATTTGATTGTTTGATAAATAAGTGTCGGCTAATACTTTAATACATTCATTATTGGAAGTTATATCTGGTCCATGGTTTAATATGGTGCTAAACATTTCATAATTTCCATTTACCATATATTTTCTCAGAAAACAAATTTTTTCATTAATAGTCAAATTGTTAATTTTTTCAATAAATAAATTATAATCATTAATAGCTAAATCATTTCCAATGACATTGTTATACCCAATTTGATGTAATCCACGATAATGGGTATTAACATGTTCATGACTTTCTAATTGCAAATAATTAGAATTATTTTTATTTTCTTGTATTTGCATTAATATTATTTGGTAAATTAGAATATAGATATAATATCATATGCTAAATATTATTCAAATTTTTAATCGGTTATATCAGCTAAATAATAGTTTATAGGACATAATTGTATATCTACATCTAACCAATTTTGTGTGACTAAATCATATGTTCTTTCAATACACTCAATGGAGTATATTGATTTAGTAATTGATAATAAATTAAATACATTAATAAAAAAATACTCATATTGTTCAATAGTTTTACAAAGAGCTTCGATTTTTCCATTTGAATATATTTTTGTTATAAATTTATCACCATTAAATTCTTGTTCGACTATTATTGTAGAACACTTATTTCCCGAAGTATATAATTTTACAATTTTAATTGTTTTATCTTTATTATTTATAACTTGTGATTTAATATTCAAATACATTGCATATAAATTGGGTTTATTAACTAGATTTGTAAAAAAATAATACATATTTAGTCAAACTAATAAATTTTTGATTCATCAATTGAATCTTCAATGAGTTTTATTTATCAATTTTTATAAAAATTGATAAATAAATATGCTAGATAAATTTAATATATATAAAGAATTATCACACAACAATAAATACCCACCATGACTCGCCTCAAATTTTCCAATAAGCACATGAATTTATTCAATGCATTTACTGTATTACTAGTATTATGTGCTGCCATGCAATCAGTTACTGCTATGGCTCCAGGACTTAAATGTCCTCCTCCAAAGGCTTATCCAGAGGATCTTTTGGATAATTTGTGGTCAGGTCCACAAGCTTATCAAGGTACTACCAGGGTTCGTGGATCTGTCCAAATTGATACGACAGGAGAATTTGATTTTGTTAAAGTGGCCAATATTACAGGTACTTTCCTACAATCATATTGTAAAGAAATCGGATCATATTTTTCCGAATATTACATCGACATTGAGGGAGTTCCAGTACTCGTACTAAATATTACTTTTACTCTTCTTGAAGATGATAAACTCAGTCAATATAATTCATATTGTACTAAATATACTCCTGGTTCGACGGAATATATTGAAGCCACACCCGTAAATAATAAGTTCTTTTATACTACATACCATAATACTGATATTATTAGAGGTCCTCAACCCAAATTTAATTTTGGTGATATTACTCAATCAGAATTCTTTTTCCTTGATAGTACCCGTAAAAAAACCATTAATTTAGTATCAGCTTTTAATCCTGATGCTACTCTTAAAACTTTTACTACGTTTAATTTCGAAAAAGTCTCAAATCAATTGATTCCTCCCACTACTTCTTCCGGAGTGCAAAAGCGAACTGTAAATGATTATTCTGAAACGGTTAAAATTGGTAAACTGGATATACCAATTCAAGTCATTCAAGAAGAATATCGTCATCTTTTCCGCTAAATTAATAATTTTTTATTTTACTTTTCTATAAAATAATAGAAAAATAAAATAATTCAATCAATTATTTTTTCATTGAACGATATATTAAAAATATAATTAATGATATGATAATTATTGCAATGATCACTGCCAATATAATCCATGTATATCGTTCAATATTTGATGTTGAATCAGAACTAGGAGGGCCATTATTAGGGCCAGGTGGACCAGGAGGTCCTGGGCTTGGACTAGGACCATTTTTACCACCACATCTTTGATCAAAAATAACTTTATCAATATTAGTTCCAGCAATATCTTTAGCATCTATCACACAATTAATAATATTACAATTGGGTTTACATTGAGTACTCTTTCGATAAGTATTTTGATTGACACAACGATCATCAATACATTCTGGTGGTCCTACTGGTGTGGATCCGGTATAAAAACTAGCTGGTAATAAACAGCCACATTTTGGATCTGTCGTAGTAACTTTGGCACAATAATCTGTTAATATAGTATCACATTGACCCGAACAAGTTGTTCCTCGAAAATTACCACAATAATCAGGTTGAGTATATGCAGGATTATCACGACAACATTGTAATTTGGCATTATCAAGTGGTCCTTGTAATAACATCATGATAGAATTATTACTTGTATCTGGTCCACCAACTGATATATTAGCAAATCCGGGTCTTCCTCCAGATGGATTTGTTCTAAAAGTTACCGCGTAAGGTTGTTGTGCGGAATTGATTAAGCGAAATTGTTGACCATAGTATATAACATTATCAGTTCCAATATTAACACCCTCTATAATCCAATCAGCTCGACTATCATTATTGCTGACACGAGAACGCATTTCAATCCATTGATCACCGCTACCATTATACCAACAGGGTTGACTCGAATCATTAATTCGATAAAGTCTAATTGTTGTTTTATTTTGAATAGGTGTGCTGGGTGTTGGAAGTGAAGGAGGTCGAGTAATTCTATATGGATCTCCATTTAAAATAGTACCAGAACCTGCTGTTGGTCTGGTATATCCATCATCTGAACTTCCAACATCATTAGTTATTTTTGGTCCGTCATCAGTATTAGGAAAACAAATGAAAACTGTATCACCCCACATAACAGGTTGTTGAGCCATTATAATTATATTGTTACGTAATATAATTATAATTAATAAGAGAATATTTGAGCAAAATCAATTTTCGGAAAAATAGACATCTATTAAACCAGAACATTTGCTTTTACAATAACTTGCTACTTTTGGTTTAGTTCTATTTTTATGATTATTTGGTTCATCTATATAATCAGGAATATAATCAAAAAGTCCTGTGATTATATATATTCCTTTGGGTATAACAAAGAATCCGTAAAAATTATCTGGTTGACTAGTTGTTGATTTATTACAATTAATAACACAAAACATTAAACATCTATTGGCTCGATCATATGAATTCGAATTGATAAAATTGTTATTTTCATTGTTTTCATCAAGATTATCACCATTTTCCATTTTATCTACAAGTGTATCCACATCAAATTCGCTAGTTTTAGTGATTTGGAAATTAAAATCATTAAACTTAAATTTTATTTCATTTTCCAAGTTGTCAAAATCTAATATTTGATCAAAAAATTTCTCCATAAAATAATCAATAATGATAGATGCGGAATCATAACAATACATTACAAAATCATTACGTAATGATTTTGATTTACGATCAATTATATCATACCTATAAACTCGACCATATTTATTTGAAGACCAACAATAAAATGGATGTGTTCGCAAAATAATATTATCATTACAATCAAAGCATGTTGGACGACCATTATAATCTTCTCGATAATTTATTTTCACTTGGACATGTTCCATAATCATATGGATAACATTGTCGGCCAGTATTTATATAATTTATCTATTAATATTATCTATTAATATTAATGGGAAACATATTAAGTGGTAATGAGGAAATCAATCGGAATATTTGTGTCAAACACAAATTATTACCATTAGTAACAGGATCCAATGCTTATTTACTCAATAAAAAAATATATGATATTTTGGATGAACATAATATTCATTACGAATCCAAAAATATTAATAACTACTTTTGGTGTCCAAATATAGACCGAAATTTTCAAAATGCTCCCGAAATTAATTGGAGAACTGGTAAATGTCCATTCATCAAATTAACATTACCACACGGATATCGTTTTATAAAAGATAAAAATGATTATAGATTTTATTATTTATATGACAATCAATATAATAATATTTTTACTATATTTGTAAAAATATGTGGTTATGATAATTTTTCGTATAATTATACGGGAAATTGTATTGATGAAATTAAATGTTATCATGATAATTATGCTCGTATAATTAATTTGAATAATTAATAAGGATGACTATATTTCTTTTTCGAGTAGTTGATTATTGATAAAATTCATTATTTCATTGCGATATTGCTCAATATTTATTTGTGGTATTTGACTTAACGGAATTGTTGATATATTTATTTCTAATTGATTTTCCAAAATTTCAAATGCTTTAGTATAATTGGGATCAGATATTTTTATTTCTATGGGTGATTGAAAATCTATAATAATTGTATTATACATGCACGAATAAATTTGATCGCGTATAGCTTGAATATAATCATCAGTTGGGTGTATGATTGCCATATTGAAAACTAATGGATTAAATTTTTTTTGATACAATCTCGTAGCTAATTTGATAATATTATTATCGATGTCCCACATAAATTTATTGCGCAAGTCTTTGGAAATATCGTTATCATATGGTATCATATAACTAAAATGATTGAATGATAAAACATCCATATTATTTAAATTTATTTGTCTACCAAATATATCCATTGCATCACCTATACGAATGATTGATGCCATAGATGAAATAGTGATATTATCTCCAGCAATATAGTCTAACATCTTGTAAATTTCAATTCGATAATGATTTGATTTTAAACCAAAAGAATTATTTGTTATCCAAACAGATGGATACAATATACCCTCCCTAATCAATGGTATCAGTTGAGACAATGTATTTTTATCATAATATAAAACTATTTCATCACTGTTGTAAAAATTACCAAAAAATTGTTTTTCCAAAATAGTGTGTTTAATGTAAGGATTATTTATCAAATAATTTTTGTCATAAGATAGAATAAATCCATCTGGAGATTTTATTTTAATAATATTGTTTGTAGACATTTGTTACTCAATTATTAATAATGATATTAATAATTGATAATAAATATCAATTTTTTTTGGTCGGTAATTAATGATTAATTGTCAATCATCATCATGTGAAACCAAGTTCGCAAAAGCATCTTGCAAGTATCATGCAAGTTGTAATGCTCTGGTTGACCACGGTTATTATCCCATCCAATGACATTGGATCCATTGTCTCTGGAACTGTATGAGAAGATGGGAAGTCCCAGACGAGCAGATTCCTCATAGTCTTCAAGCAAATTGAAGATTTTTGATTCTGACTGGGGTACCAAAAGATATCCGCACCAGTATCCATGAGTAGACTGAGAATTTTTGATCCATTTGATCCAACCCAATCTGGTCTGATTCATGTAGATGTTGATTATGGTGTGAGTGGGATAAGCCGAAAGTTCTTGTTGTTTACTTACAGCAAGAAAATTCGAACCCAGATTGTGATGGGCGACAGTAGGAATCCCGTTTTGGAAGTCGTAAGTGATAGACATTGTTATCAATTTAATCAAACACTTTGATTATAATGATAAATATAACTATAATGAGCTATTCTAATGTATTATTTTTCAATTTTTTTTCATTGCGTTTTTTGTTATAAAACCAATTTTTAATTTGGATTGGTGTCAAGTCTAAATCTTGTGAAAGACTAAATCTTTGTTCAGCATTGGGAGTAAAACCTGCTGTATACCATCTTAAAAGTACATCAAGAGAATGACCACTTATTTTTTTCCCACAAGCTTTCTTTTTATTAGTATTTTTCCATTTTTGAATAGGTATTTTTACATCACAAGTGGAATATAAAGATCTCATACTAATTTTCTATCTAATAAGATTTTTTACTATGAAGTAATTATCTTAGTATCATTAATAATGATATTGAGATCTACTAATACATTTTAAAATCAATTTTATTTGATGAAATTAATTCATTGGTATTTGGAGATTTGTATATTGTTTTTTGATAGATTCACTAATAGTAGATAAAATAGGATCAATATCAACGTAACCTGATAAATATTCTAATGAATCATGTGGATAATCTTCTGCATAAATTTTATATTTACCACCATAATGTTTATTTTCAGTTGGTAATGTAATAAAATCACGTTTAGTATACCCAATAATAATTTCTGGGTTATCACCAGAGTAATAAGTAACAATATTACCGGTATTAATATCATTACCAAAACCTTTATATTCCCAGTAATTTATTGGTTGATAATATTTAGTAACAGATACATCTACAGTTATTTTTTCTGTCGAAGTTTTGCTTAATATATTTCCATTGGAATCTGTTAATAATTTAGGTTTTTCGTCTCGATCAAAATTTTCTTCACAATATTCTGATTCATTATCGGAATCTAATTCGCTATTTGATTCTGATCCATTGTTAGATTCAGATTCATCATCGAGTTCATTTTTATGGTAAATACTTGTATTTGACATTAATTATAATATAATTATATGCTTATTTTTATAATGATTCGACTATTTAATTTATTTAAATTTATTGATTAGATTCATTGATTAGATCCATTGGATTGGGTATTTCAAATTCCACAAAATTATCAATATTATCATGATAATCTGGCTTTTGACAAACTCCATTATTAATTAATTGGGTAATACAATTATCACATAAATTAGATCCATATTTAATTTCTTTTGGTCTTTCATTCGTAAACATAATATTATCTGACTCAGAATCATATTCACTTCCATAATGTGCAATAATACAATCATCCGTAACTGATGAAGCACACCCATTTCCTTGTGTATCCGAATCAGGCACAATGGATTGAAAAGAATGATGACAACGATCACATTTCACACTTAATAATGGTTCAAATTGATATGATTTCATACATTCACTGCAAATTACTCCAGAATTTGCCGGTAAAGTATTATCTATAATTTGAAATGACCCACTTAATCCATAACTAAATGTTGTTGAATTTAATATTGTACCCCAACTTCTGATATGAGAATTATTATTAAAAATATCATGAACATTGTTATTACATATTATACAATTCATGCATCTATTTATTGAAATATTAGATTCATTTTCTCTACAAATATTACACCGATTATTATCTCTATAAGATGTTTGATAAAAACTATTACACACATTACAATTCGAATAATTATTTTGTCTCTTGAATAGAAATTGGATTACACATTTTTCACAAATAGGTTTAAAATCTTGGTGTTTGTTTTTATTATAATTTTCTGATTCAATATATATTTTATGTTTGATATTATAATGTAGTACAATATTAGTACTCATTCTACCACAATCATAACACTCCATTTAATTTAATATTATTTATTTGTTTATTATAATTTTATAACAAACAAATAATAATATTCATTTTCCCAATTTATTACTCAATCTATTTTTTTTACTGTCTCGTGCTCGGCGATTTTGAAACCAAATTTGAATTTGACGAATGGACAATCCCAAAATGATTGATAGATTTTGATACATGTGTGGATCAGGATATTTATGTTGCTGATAAATAAATGTCAATACATCTTGATATTTATTTGGCTGACGACTGCGGAAAATCTTATTTCCATTATTTTGTGGAGTTTTTTTACGAGTATCAAAATTTACCGAATTACGACGCAATGTTACCAATGTAATAGCAGCATTAATTTCCAGTGCATTAGTATTTTCCATTTTATTATCAACGATAATAATAATATTTGGTGTCATTTTAATTGACACTATTTATAATTAAAATATTCAATTTTTATGTTAGTCCAATATTAACACATATATATACAAGCTTCTTCTTGGATTCCAGGTTCTAAAATCCATCCTTCAGAATCTACAAAACAATATCTATTGTAAGGATTTCTAGGAGATGATAATGCATGGCCACAACGTTCTTTACCACACATTTTTACACAATATTGTTTAGATGGTTGTGACAATATAATTTTTATGGTTCCGTCAGGTTGAATTATTTTGTTGTTGTATTTGGTCAAATCTAATTTTTGTGATGTTCTTAATTTATTTGTATGAATATTATTTATTTTTGTTGTATTATTTAATTTTTTTATATTACTTGATTCTGCTTCAAAATTATGTTCTGGTAATGAACTAATATGAAAAGTTTTATTGAGATTATTATCTGTGTTATTTTCTTTCGTGGTAAAAAAATTGGATATTTCGCCAAATATATTATTTAATCTATCAGACATTATTTTATAAAATACAAATTAATTTATATTTTATAAACTATTTCATATTATAATTTATTATTGCTTTTTCTCGTCCCATTTTTTAGAAGCTTTTCCAAATATTTTTAAATAAGTCATAGTTGGATATTTTTTACGATATTTTTTAATATGGTTAGCCATAAATTTCCGATATATATCATCAGAATCATCGGAATCTAAAGTATCTACATCTGAATCTGAATCTGAATTAGTATCATCGGAATCATTAGTATTATCGGAATCATTAGTATTATCGGAATCATTAGTATTATCGGAATCATTAGTATCATCAGAATCACTATCTGAATTAGAATCACTATTATTGGAAAATTTTTTTTGGTTTGTGATACCAATATTATTATTTTTTTTATATTTATTCCATTCAACTGTAGCTAATGATAAAAGTCTAGCGTTTGTTAAATTAGGATTAGTTTTTCTTAATTTTTTTAATGTTTTTGATATAAAATCCTTATAAGTCATTGGTTTATTTTCAGATTCAGATTCACTAGTATTAGAAATTTTTTTTTGGCTTGTGGTGTTAATACCATTATTTTCTTTGTATTTATTCCATTCCTTTGCTGCTAATGATAAATATTCATTATTTGTTAAATCAGAATTAGTTTTTCTTAATTTTTTTAATGTTTTAGATATAAAATCTTTATAAGTCATTGGTTTAGATTCGGATTCAGATTCAGATTCAGACTTAGATTCGGGTTCAGATTCAGATTCAGATTTAGACTCGGATTTAGACTCGGATTTTGAATCTGATTCAGACTCGGATTCCGATATATGTTTTTTTTTAGATAATTTTAAATCTGATTTGGATTCAGGTTCTGATTCATATTCCGAATCAGACACAGTCATATATTGTCTTTTAGGTGATTCTGACATGGAATTAATATCTGATTTTTTTACAAATTCTAGTTCAAATTCTGATTTAGAATCAGATACCGTTGATTTATAAATATGTTTATAACCTTCTGTTTTTTTATCGGCAATTGATTCTGACTCTGAATCTGAATCAAATCTTTGATTTTCACCCGAATCCTTAAAAATAATATTTTCGCATTTTATCGTCAAAATATCGAATTTATAAAAAAATTTCTCATGTATCACATAAAATGGATCTGAAAAAATAATAACTACTTTATCTGATTCATAATACACTTTTATTTTTGCGACATTAAAAATGTGGTCATATTGTGGTTTAATAGTATTATATATTCCATTTATGTTATAATCATCGTGATAATCATATTTATCATAATGTGATCCATTGATTGAATTAATGGGTAAAGTTGATACATATATAAAATTTTTTGTGCGAATATCAATTTCAGAACATTCGTTATCAATAATCAATCCATCACTTATGATATATTTGTCATCAAAATGTATTTTCATTTTACTTTTATCTTTGTTAATAACAATATACGATGTTTTGAAAAAATTATTCATCATTTTTTTTTTGGATGATTTATTATCTAATTTTTTTTTTTTGGACGATTTATTATCATCTGAATCATCTAACTCTGAATCATCAATTAAATCTTTAAAAGATTTTTCTCCTAAATATTTATCTTTAATATACTTTTTAAGGTTTGGATTATAAACATTTTCGATCATTGCATTACATTTATTTTGCAATATAAAATAATCATTGGTATCTATTTGTTGTAAACGTAATCCAACTGGTAATTTTACCAGTGTATTATAACTAATACAAACATTGAGTGAGTTTTCTAGCGCACCGCACAGACCTGAACAATCTGGTGTAACATATACTCCTTTAGGTATTTCATGCCAAATACCTTCCTCATCAAAACAAATTTCACCAAAATCATAATTTGATTCGGGATAATGTTTATCAACAGAAATATATTTGTTATTTCCAATAGATATAACTGTTCCATTTGGAATTGGAAATTGATACTTATCACGAATGTTTAAACATTTTGTATTCTGTTTATAATGATAATATAAATCGGTTTCTGGTTTAATAATTACATGAGCTTGATAATTATCGTTCTCGGGTTTTTTATCTTCATCATCAGGTTTTATGTCATTAATTTCCACTAAATTGTCATTTTGATATATAATTTCAGCATCTTCAACTGTGTTATTCATTTTAATTTACTTTTAACAAATAGATAAATATTTATTAAAAGTGAATAAAAAAATCAATTTTTTCCACTATAAATATCTGGTAAATCATTATACACTTTATATTTTATTTTATTTTTGGAATATTCTACAGAAGATAAACCACCAATTGGTGTATAACATCTATAACCAATGTTTAATAAATATTGATGCATTTTATCAGACATACTGGTTTTGTCATTTTTTATCCCATTAAGAAATAATAATCGATGACTTTTTGTATTGTCTAGTACAGTAGCATATTTGATAGCATCTGTAATACCTAACACATTAATGTGTAAATGATATATTACATGTTGTAATATATCAGTATTAGTAACACTAGTAATAACAACCCAATAATTATATTCGTCTGATGAATTTAGTTCAACAAGAAAATCTATTATTGTAATATTATTTATGTGCATTACAAACATTAATAAAAATATATTATTGCCCAATCCATATTGGTAAATTAAATTTTTGGCTTGGGATAAATTTCCCAGAACAAGTTGGGATGCAATTTGACATAATTCATCTGTAATATTATATTCTGGATACAATTGTATTAATTTAATAAAAGTGTCAAACGACAAGTAATCAAATACTGATTTTATTACGTCATCATAATTGGAAAAATCATAGCAATAATTTTCCAATATATATTGCACAATTTCAATACGATCATTTATTGCAGCGACTTTGATGGTTTGATTAATATCAAAATCATCAACAATTAATTTTTTCACCATATCAATATTACCTAATGTAATAGCTCGATAAAATGATTGATTATTATGATCTACTATTCCTATTTCTAATAAATAATTCATTATTTCGATATAATTTTTTTCCACACATAATGGCAATATATAATTTGAATATTCTATAAATTCACAGCCTCTTGATACGAGCATTTTTACAGCATCTAAATTATTATGCAAAACAGCGAATCTTAATGCTACACCATTTTCACAATTAATATCAGCTCCTAGTTCAATTAAATATTCAACTGTATCAAATTCTCTACCTCTCGCAGAATTAATAAATACAATATTATCTAGAGTAATATCAACACCTTTTTCGACTAAAAATTGGAGAGTCTCAATATGTTTTTTGCTATTATATTTACAAACAGAATTTGATTCGTTATCTATATATTTATTATAATCATCCACATCAATGCCAATATCAATTAAATATTTAGCTGTATTTAATTGACAATGTTTTAATGATACATCCAAAGCAAGTTTCATTAATGACTGTGGATAATTATGATTATCCAATAAATATATCAATATTTCTAATGATCCAGACATACAAACATATTTTAATATGCTATCAGTAAATATAATATGACGAATATTATCTGGTATTAGTTCTATAATTAAGAATGAAGTTTCAATATCGCCAATTATACAAGTCCACGTTAATTCATTTTCGATGACTGAATATTCTTTACTGACATCAATATTATTATTTTTAATAAATCTTTGCAATATTCTTGCATTATGTGTATTACATCTTGTTATATATTTGATTATTTCACCAATAGATATATTTTTATCAAATAAATCATAAAAATGATCAAATATATACTCCACTATTTCATTGGAATTTGCGATTAATGCATGGTATATACTAGTGCTACTAGTTAATTGAATATTCATTTGATGTAAATATTTAACTAACTCCATTTGACCTGATAAACAGGCAGAACAAAATATATCATTAATACATCCAGATCCCAAATTTATTAATTCAATATAACTTGATAATTCTTTTAGTGGATATATTTTACTAATAACTACATAATTCATTAACCACATATTTTCATCTACATCAATCATAGTAAATTCTGGATGACAATATGCTGGCTCAAATTCTATAATAGATATATCTAGGCTATTTATATGAACTGTTTTTATCATAGTCCATAATCCATTAATATATCTTAAAATATTTTGGATATTGGTGACACATTTACACTCGAGTGGCAGTAGTTGTGTCTCGTTAATAATAATATTAGTAGAATTAATAATATAGGCGTAATACATATTAATATATATTAATAATTATCAATATGTATTAGAAAGTAAATTAATCAATTTATTTTCTAATTGGTAAAATAATTATTTGTTAATTTGAGTTATTATTACTAAATAATCATGTATAAAATCACTCATCTCATCATATTTATTTCTCATAGAAAGGGATAAATATTCATAACATTGTTCACGATTGAATCGATAAATTTCAAATAAATATTTTAATACTTCCAATTTATTTTCCCCAATAATAGTTGTAACCAAATAGTTGCTTGTGTGATGGTAAATATAACCATTTTCGACTAAACATTTCATAATATCAATAAAACTCATATGCGCTGCTATTTTAAAAGCTTTATCGAAAGCTTCATGATTAAAATCTACAATTGATATTAATTCTTTAATTAATTTTAAATTATTTTTGTAAGCAATTTTTTCAAACAAATCAATACATTTAACATCCGATATTTTAATTAATTTGACCAAATAGATAACTATATCTATTTGATTTTTATTAATGTAATACATTATATATTTATTAAATATATCAACATGTTTATCAGTTATTATAATTTTTGAAATAAGATATTTTATTATTTCTAAATATCCATTATCTAATGCCCATATCAATATATAATTTCGGTTAGTATTTAATCCGAGCGTTTCTAATAATTTGAAAGTTTCTGGATCTGTCAAACTATACCTAGGACCCAATATAATATGATTTGCGGCATATTTCCCTTTGGAAATATTTAACATTTGAAATTCTGGATCATTAATTGGTAGTGTTACTAAGGCAATTTGTGTGCCATAATGAAAGAATCTCCAACAATTTTCAGGATCTGTAAAATATAATTTTCCCACTATTTTATTCGATCCATTTACATATTGGTATCCATGATGAAGACCATCATGGCGCAATACTTTTAAACGTATATTATTATCAGACATTAATATTTATAATTTATTATTTATGGAATAAACAATAAAAAATATATTCAATTTTTATTCGGTGTTTGTTATTATAAAACTATCTGCAAACATTTTACATACTTCATTTATATCAGGACGCTCAGTTGGATCATACGATAACATTTTATATATAATTTTTGCTTGATTGGGATATTTATCGTCAATATCAGGAAATCCTTTTCGAGGATATATTGTCATAAATTTTGGAAAATTAGGCCATCCCAATACTTGGGGATAATATTTACTAGTAGGTGTGCCTAGAATTTGAAATATTGTCCTAATATGATCTCCTTCGCAATAAGGAGAAAATAAAGAATCTCCCCGTAATATTGAACCTATAATACAAGCACATGACCAAATATCTATTTTTTCATCATAATAATCCATACCTAATATTATATCAATTGGTCTACATGAAAGAGCACAAACATTACTGCTAAATTTTCTTTTCAGATTTGAACTAATGAACCATCTGGCACATCCTAAATCGGATATTTTAAGTCTACCATCATTACTAACTAAAATATTGTGACATGTTAAATCTCTATGCATGATATTTTTTTCATGCAAATATTTTAAACCATCCAATAATTGCATTATATAATTAAATTTAGTATGATCTGATAATTTTTCACTCTTAAATTTTTGATACAAAGTCGTATCCATTAACTCCATCGCAAGGTATAATTTATGATCACAATAACCATATCCATATAATTTAATTATATTTGCATGATCAATCATATACAAATTATTAATTTCTCTTAACATATTACTATCTATTTCCTTATCACCTGATATATTGGTAGTTATTTTAAGTGCTATATCCTGACCATTAATAATAACATGTTCGACTGTACCAAAAGTTCCTTTTCCCAGAGTTTTTATAAAAAATCTATTTTGAATTATATCCGGATTATAGGTTGATATATTAATACATAATGGTTCCATAGTGCGATTATGTGGTCTTTGATATTCAGTGATCACAGTAGATGCAAATATTTGGTCTAATCTTTTAGATGATATTTGATATGTTTCTCTCAAATTAGGTATGCTTTTCCATTCTTCATTATTATATAATTTTAATTGCTGATATAAATATGCATATTGATTATCAGTTGATAACATGATACTAATATCTTGATCAGTATTAATGGCTATCGCTAAATCGATTGCTTTTTTTGCTAAAATATATTGATCTATTAACACATAATCTATTTTCATTAAAGAACATAAAATAATATATCTAGCTAAATAATGTTCTGGAATATTGATATTATTATCTTTTGCTATAATATTTACATATGAAGTAGCGGTAATTCGATATAAATGCATGTTTAAAGTCAATAGAACTAATTTCTCGAATTCAAGTAATTCTAATTCACTATATGTATTTGCTGAAACATAATTACATTCATACATATTAATATAATTTACATCAATTATTTTACTGGCTAAATTTAAACAAACAATACCAATTGCTTGATATTTTTTCCTATGAATGGATTCATTTACTCTTGCCATAAATTCATCCATCAAAACAATACCCAAATTAAGACCAGTATATGATACACCATAGTCTAGTGATACTTCAACTAACCAATCAATCAATATCGAACGCATTTTCTCATTAATTGTATCATGTTTAGTTGATTCAGGATCAAAATAATTCATTATCAATAAATTATTTTAATTGAATATATTATTTATTAAAATAATCTTTTTGTCAATTTTTTGTAATTATATTTTTATTGCTGATAATATAATCCAATAAATTAATATAATTATGGTCATAACACCAACCAATTATATTATATTGTGCTACCAAACCTAAATCCATTAAATCTTGAAAATCTTTAATATTATTCATATTGTATTCTTTTCCAAATATAATATCTTTGGATACATATATGCCATCACAAATTTTTCTTACACTATCGGTATTATACTCGATAACTTCGACTATTTTGTTTCCACAACAAAATAATTGGCATAAATTTTCTAAATCTGCAAAATATATATATTGATCACTCAATATATTTCCCATGTATGTTTGTTTATTATTTTCATTAATTATGGTATAATACATATTCATGTATGTATTTAATTATAATTATTTATGTTAGAATAAATATCGCGTGTCGGATATTCATATTTATATTGACAATAATTAATATAGTTTATTTTGTAATGTTTACCATTCATTAATAATTCATTATTTAATTTATTATTTAATTTATTATTTAATTCATTATTTAATTCATTATTTAATTTATTATTTAATTTATTATTTAATTCATTATTTAATTTGTTGTTATCAATTTTTATCATATCAGACATGGTAATAATATCAATATATAATTTATATTTAACTTTATATTATCAATTATAAACAAAATTTGATTTATTTCCATGTTATATATATATACATGAATCGTCAAACAATCATTTTTTTTGACACTAATAAAGATAAAATAAATTCTTATCGCGAAATATTAGCTAAAATTAAATGTAATACTAATATCATGTTCAAACATTGTGATTTTGAAGAATTATTGGATAATAATCTCCTACATGCAGTTGTATCACCCGCAAATTCTCGATTAAGTATGACTGGAGGAATAGATAAAACATATACTGATTGTTTTCCTAATATAGAAAATAAACTCAGAAAAATTTGCATAAAAAAAAAATATAATCGGACAGATATAGAATATCGTGGCACAAACTATATTGTACCAGTCGGTAGATGTATTGTTGCTACGACTGATAATGATAATTGTCCTTATATTATGGCTGCACCGACTATGTTAACTCCTCGAGATATTAATGGTACCGATAATGTTTATCAAGCGATGCGAGCGATATTAAAAAAAGCTTCCGGTTTGAATCGCTCTATTATTATAGGTTGTCCTTGTTTAGGAACAGGTATTGGGGGTATGAGTGCAAATAGTTCAGCTAAACAAGTTAAAAGAGCTTTGTTGGAAAATTAAATATTTATAAATTACTATTTAGTTAATAATAATTTATAAATTTTGTTCTAAGTTGTTATATGCAACAATGCTGCATATCACGGACTTGGAAACATTTTGTGTTTGTTTATCAAAATTTAGCGTAGCTAATTGATAATACAAAGTCCAAAATGTATATTAATATCAATCCAAATCAATATACGAACATTCCATAATAATATTTCCTGAATAAGGTTCTTCTAAATTTAAAACTAATTCTGCATTCATACTATGATGAATTGAAATTTTAAATTTATTATATGGATTTGTAATTTTATATGTGCTTCCAGGAAATGATAGTTGTAATGGTAAAAGACTTGTAATATTACCTTTTGATACTATTTGTGCACTATTTTTTCCGCTCAATTTTTTTTCAAAATATATTTTAATATCGCTAATGATATATTTTTTACTGGAAATTATACTGGATGCTAAAATTTTGATAGTTTTATTATCTTTTTTAATATTGATAGTGTGATTAGTTGTAATTTTTTTATCTATTTTAATATAAGACCTTTTAAAATAATCTAAAGTACATATGGACATAATTGAATATCCATCTGACCAATTTTTTTTTGTTTTATTATTAATATTTATTGATATATCAATTGTTTCATCTTCTAATTGTACAAGTTTTAATATTGTTTCCAAACGTAATATAATAGATTTTACTTTTGAAACAATCTGAATACATTTTTTTGTAACAGCATATTTAATATTGACAGAAATATTATTTATTAGAATTTCCAATTTATCAGGTAAATTATTTTTTGGACTATTGGTCAAAAAAATAATTAAATATGGTTGTTCTTTGACATTATAATTTTTTAATTCTATTTTGTCATTAATTTTTTCATCTACTATTTTTTGTCTAAAAATAGTACTAAAATCACACAAATATGGAAATTTTTGCAAATCAAAATGATAATTAATTTTATCGTAACAATAAAAATTAATTTCTTCGTCAATATATTTATTACTAATTAATTTTTTTCGAGTAATAACATCCAATACGTTAGCAAATAAATCACTGCATCTATCTATCAAAATACTAGTATAATCGGGATTTAGGTGATCATAATTACGAAAAAAAGCATCAAAATATCCAAATTTTTGAGATAAAAATTTTTTTCTGATGTAAAAATTTTTACCTCCAACATTTATACAAACAAATTCACTATCATTTATTTCAATAAATTCTTTTAATTCATTGGCATATGGATGTAATTCAGTTATTGGATAAATTCCTCTAATATAATTTAGTAATTTTGACATATGTGAACGTTTAACATTGGTAATAATTGTATTATTCACTATTTTATTGGTCAAACTAGGAAATTCTTTAATAGTTTTATAATATGTTTGTATAATACCATTTTTTGTTTTAATAATAATAATAGTATCGTCTGATATATTATTTTCCATACTTACAACATCTGATATATTATTTTCCATATTATTATTGAATAATATGATATTAATGTTTTAAAATTAATATTAAATTAATATTAATTTCAATTTTTTAAGGCAAATTACTACTCAAATAATATAATATTTGCAACAGAAAATCATAATAATTAATATATACTGTCCATTCCATAATTTTTTCATTAATCGCATTTTTTTGCTCAACATTTTGTAAAATAGTTGTTTTTCGCATCAACATAATTAATCCTCGTTCAAAATCATCTTTTATCATTTCGGCATATAAAATTCTATTTTTAGTCATTATTAGCAATTGATCAATATATTCTTTCATAGTCAAATCCGAATCCATATGTTCAAAAATAATGCTGTCTATGATACTTTGTGCCAATTTTTTTTCATTATTTTCATATTTATTAACACATTTGAACATAACATCATGATATGATGATCGTGTTTTTGGTTTTATAAAATATTTAAATAATTTCATCATTATTATTATTTAAATATTTAAATAATAATAGGATTAAACTATTAAGTATTCAATTTTTATGAATAGTTTACATTTAATTACATTTATTTAATGGATGTGTTAGTAATTCTCACGAATTGAGACAAAACAATATAAATGGACATGTTAAATTCATAATTACGCGAGTATTTTGAAGCCATCAGTGTATCATATTTAATCCATTCAAATTCACTTAATTCATTACTTAATTTGACTTGTATTTCTTTGTGACATTTTGTTGTTCGAAGGACATAAATAGTCATTTCATTATCCATACTTCCACACGGATATTGTTGTTGACATTGTTGTAAAATACAACAATTCAACTCGTGGGTATATAAACCAACTTCTTCATAAAATTCTCTAACTGCACATTGAACCAAACTGCCTCGATCTATTTCTTCCATGTGCCCTTTGGGAAAACCCCATTTTTTACAATCATTATTTTGACGAACAATGAGAACATTATCATTACAATCAATCAAGGCGATTCCGCAACGCCTGGGAATTGAGTGATTTTTTGTTGTTGTATTGATATTTCTAAATCTATTGTTGATTTCGGTATTATCACAACTATGAGATCGTGTAAATACAGGCGTTGGTGGACTTTGTCTTCTGGGAAGAACTTGCGAATTTGTTCGGGTAGGAATCGGTAAAGAATCATGCAAACTAGCTATTTCAGAATATGTTTTAGGGATAGAATCAGACATTATAATCAGTCTTGGATATACGTATTATTTTTACAATGATTATATTTGTATTTTTATTTTTCAATTTTTTTATCACAATATATTATTTCATTATGATAAAAGAGCAATAAATTTCATATTAACACCTTGATTTTCTAACAAATCAAGATATTCGGTTTCTTTTGCACTAAAATTATTCAATACACTAAAATCAAAATCATAATCGGAAAGTAATTTCAACAAATCAAAACTCATATTTTTCTTACGTATTGCGTATTTTAAATCATCAACATCTATATTATTAACATTCGCACCAATTTCTAATAAAATTTTAACATAATTAGGTAAATTACATTGTACACAATGGTTTATTATTTCAATATTGTTTATAAAAATTTCATTATTAATATCAACCAATAATTTAAACATATCAAAATTTTTACCGTTAATATGATATCGTGTTAAATCTAAAAAATTTATTTCGTCAAATAATGCACCATTATTCAATAATAATTTAATATTATCTATATTATTATTAAATCCGGCATACATTAATGGAAAATTATTATCATAATTTACATCAGCACCACAATCAATAATATATTGTAAAAATTTTTTGTTTGCGATTGAAGCTGAACAAATTGCAAAATGATTACATTCATTAACAGATATACCATTTAAAAAAAACCATTGCGTTATTTGTATTGCTTGATTGTGAATAGCCATACGATATATTTCACAATCATTATATGTAATATATTCTTCTATCATATTATTTTTGAATGCATCAATATCATCTCGAATAATAGTATCATAAATATTGTTGAAAAAAATATTATTGGACATAAATGAAGGAAAAAACAATAAACCACTAAATTCAAAAATTGTTTTTTTATCAAATGCATTTATTTTTTTCATTATTAATATTAAAATATATAACTGTTATATATTTTAATATTAACGTATTAACTTTTAATATTTTGAGAATTGTCAATATTAAAAGTTGATTTAATAAATTCAGATTTATTATCTAAATAAAAATCTCTCAAGGATTTTACACTGCGATTAAATCTTTTAGGATTAATTGCACAATCTATCATAATAAAATCAAAAGGTAACCAATGAACTTGCATAATATTACGAGATGGTCTAATATCTATTTTGCTATAAACTTTATTAGTCTTGGCAATAAAAATTGTAATACCATTACAATGTAATCCACGTATTTCTAGACAATTAAAATCATTATCATTGATATCTAACAACAATTCTTGACGAACTTTTCGACTAGCACAATCATAACTACTAATATCCTGATTCATTTTTTTGCCTTTCGGAATACCCCATAATCCGGATCTAGCTTCCTTAACAATACATAAACGATTGTCTCGATCTAAAAGAGCCACGCCACATATACCACTCATAATAAAAACGTATACTAACTGATAAATTAATATCAGTTGAAGTATGATAGTTATTTTATTATAATTGTAAAAATATTTTAGATGAATAATTATTCAATTTTTTATCTAAATTATTTAATTAATTTTACAAATTAGCATCAATGTTTCTAAAATAATATTTATCATTATCTTCATACATATCATCAAAATCTACCAAATTTAAAATTTTAACATTACGACCTTTAATACTATCAAGTAATTTAATATCACTGATATTAAATCGTCGGTTAAAATGATAACCTTTAATTTCTCTTTTAGACAACATTGGTAATCTTTCTCCAATAATAACTGCATTAAAACCAGGACCACAAAATCTAACATATGAATCATCAATATCATCATCATAATATGCTCCACAAGTATTTGGACAATCAACATAACTTGAATATTTATTGGCAATTATTTTAGAAAAATAATGTTTACAATTCGTACATTGGAATATTCCTAGATCATGAAAATGTTCACTTCTAATTGGGCGACAAGAAAACCCATTGTTTATGGCCCATGCGCAAACAGCACGCTGTTCATTATTATTATTAATTTCTACCAATAGTACTTGTCCAGGTGTTATTACGGATTCGGATAAAATTTTTGCCAATGATTTTATACTTTTTTCAATTATTGGACTATCAACAGATAGATCAATCTCAGATTCTTTTTGAATTGATTGTTGAAACATATTAAAATACCAAGTAGAACTAATAGTATCAAGTATAGGACGCATTATATCAAATATAGTATCCATGTAGAGATATGATATTATGATATAATATGAATTCAATTTTCAAATTGATTTATTCATCCAATATATTTTAATAATGGAACCTTTTAGTAATTACATATTCAATTTTTTTTTGGAGTAACCAAATAAATGATTTTATAAAATATTAACTTAATTTTATTGTTCCATTTTTTGGTTAAATTAATTGCTGTTTTATTTGTTGTATCTTTAATAGTAATTTTTGCACCATACTGAATTAATTTATTAGCGATAGGCATACTATCATAAATAACAGCATACATAATAGCTGTTCGTCCTGTGTTATCTTGTGCATTTACATTTGCTCCTTTATCTAATAATATATTTACCAAATGATCATTATCGTTAATAACAGCTAGAATCAATGCCGTTTTACCAAAACGATTTCTTAAATTAATTTCTGCACCATTATCTAACAATAAATTTACAATTGCCAAATTAGTTCTAGATGATGTAGTCATCGCAGCCATTAATGGTGTTTGATCATCATCTGCCATATTTTTCCAGTTAATATTGGATCCAGATTCTAATAAAGTTTTAACCGTTAATATATTATCATCTTTAACAGATAAAGATATTTGTTCGATGAGCATTTGGTTCAAACTAGGAGTGTATGTCATTATAATATACCAATATTTTTTATGATAAACCGGTTCTATAATTTTAATATAGTTATATAATATAAAATGAATACAATAAAGTATGGTGATACAATATTTATTATTTTACCCGCATTAAATAATCCCATGATATTTTCTGGTTCAGAACCACATTATACCAATGCTACAGAATATGAATATGTTCCATCATTAACATTAGCTAATATTAATTCAGGAAATACATACACTATAGAACCAATTGGTGATGCAAATATTGGTGATGATATAACACCCAATAGTTTATTCCGATTAAAAGAAAATTTATATGGTTATTATTTATATGATTTAAATTCTATAGTTTATCAAGGTGATGTAACTGACAATAGATCACAATGGAGAATTGAACCAGTAGATCATTCTACCAATACTATAACTTATGACCAAGAATTTAAACTGGTCAATCAAAGTACAGGTGGAGATGCTGGATTTAATGAAACAAATAATTTAATAATAACTAGTTCGCGTGAAGATAATAATAATTATATATTTAAATTTTTACCCGGTCCGTTTGAATATGCTAAATCACAATGTTGTCAAAATAATAGCATTTATCATAATCCAAATGTGTGTGGTACCAATCAACCAAATTCACAATCTTGTAATGATATGCAACCAAATATTCAACTCAGTACACAAGTAACTACAACACCGGCAACTTCAACTGGTTTAGTTGATTCTCGATATAATATATCTAGTTCGCAACACATTGAAATGTTAACACCAGTTGGATCATCGAATACAACTTCTTATCGAACTTGGTATATTATTGGCGGCATAATTCTACTAATTATAATTATTGTTATTATTATTTTAGTCTTTATCAAAATGCGAAAATAAATGAATTGGTTTATTATTAAACGAGTTCATTTGAAATAATAATTCATAACATCAGGATCAATTTCATTTAAAAATTTAATTGCCGGTAAATCCATATGATTAATATTGAGTTCAGGTAAAGGTGAACAACCATGAATCAAAAAATAATCTATATCTTCATTATTTATCGAAGCATATATCATAGTTTCTAAAGATCGTGGCTTGATATCAATATTAATTTTGTCCAATATTGATATCATTAAATTAATATCATAAGCTGATAATACATATAACCATTCTAAATATTCGTTATTATGTGAATTAATGTCAATTAAAAAATTAATTATTTGTGTATTTTTTTTTCTCAAAGCAATATATGCGATTTCTAAATTATCGCATAATTCATTTTGTAATATCGAATCTCGACAATCAATATCATTAATAATTTCTATTTGTATTTTTTGTAAAATGCTGCACTCGAATTGTCTAGATGAATTTAAAATATATTTAGTGAAACAATCTGATTTAATATCAGAAAATGATTGTTTATATGATGCAATATATGTATCTACTAAATTTAAATTATCCATGATAAATACTAAATATTCTATGGTTTTATTATCATAGAATTTATAAGCTAGTTTGAATATATTTTTTAAATCAATATGCACATTGTTTTCTATTAAATATTTTAAAGTATCAACATTAATCATAATATATGCATCTTCAATATATTTATTGTAATTTTTAAATTGTATACCAGTATCCATCAATATTTTTATTATATCTATAGAATTCATTTGAATGGCATTATACATGGGACAATCGTATTGATTGGACATGTCAGGATCAATAAATATATTGTAATCAATTAATTTATGTATAAATTCAATATCTTTTTCCAAAATAGTTCTGGCTAGAATTGCCGGATAATTTTGATATATATGATTCGTTATTATTGGTGATAAATTGATTATATATTTTAATATATGAATTGAAATAAAATCATACCTAATAACATCTATTTCCATAAAAATATTCTCTATGTCTTCAATATTTAACTCGTTCTGAGTAATATATACCACAATATCTATTTTGGAGAAAATGATCGAATATTTAAATGATTGTATCATTGTCTCACGATCATATTCTGCACAATGATTGATTAAAAAACAACGTACATCAAGTGATCTAGTTTCAATAATAGCTTTTTTAATATGATGTGGAGTATATATTCCCGATTCATATAAATATTTTACTATATCAATAAATCCATATTGAGAAGCAAGCACAATATTATCATTTTCTATTTTATTGTATTCAACCAACAATTTAATTATATTCAAATTATTGAGACATGATACATATGTAGTTACCATTGTATAATTTATATCAATATTATGTAATAATAAAAATTTTATGATATGCATTATTAAATTATGGTTTTTAGCATCGAATATATAACTATATTTTTCAATTATTTTTAATAAATTCAAACCAAGATAATCATTATTTTCTAGGATACAATCAATCATTTCTGGTGTAAAATTTAAACATAGAGGTATACAATTGTCACTCGGTTTGATATTTTCCTTGATTAAATGTTCTATTATATCGACATTATTATAATGAAAACCAATGCGATATAATATATGTTTATTATCTGGGTTATGATTTACCAACATTTCAATGGTTGATAAATCATAAATAAAATGTGTTCGTAATATTGTAGGCATATAATTAGTTATATATATTCCTTCTGTTTTTTCTATCATAACAACATCAGGATCATTTGACAATTCAACTTCTTTTAATTCTAATTCTAATCTTTGTAATATTTTTTTATCGATGTATGTTAAGATATACTTAACATCAATGATAGTATATATATTATGTTTTTCTGACAATAGAAAATACATTACGATTAATATATATAAATATCAGGAAACTAATAAGACAATAAAATATTCAATTATTTATAATAAAATATTGATTTTTGATCTCATTCAATATACCAATCAACAGTATTCATTATTACAAGCAGTGATGCTATTTTTGAAGGAAAATATGTTGGTAAATATAACTATGGGTCTAGTTTTTCATGTATTGATTAACTTGGTATTAAATATTGGAACATCTATTCATTATCTTGTTATTAAATATCTATCAAAAAATGATATTTGTTCGGCGATTCATGTTATTTTATTCATCATGGTATTGAATACCATCAAAAGCTATCATAAATGTCAATACATGGAAACAGTACAAGCCACTTTTCACAAAAAAATCCATGTCAATATAGAATCTTGGGTTAATGATATTATATCTAATTTAACATGGAATAGTTCCAGAAAGTTATTGCAAACAACTGATATTGATCGTGTTAAAAATTATACAATTTATGCTACAATTGGTTTTTCCGACACGATATTTACAAATATTCACAATATATGCATGTTTATTGGATATTTAATTTATAATATTTACATAAATCATAACAATATCATAATATTGATATTAACTATTGTCGTAATAATAATATTGATAAAATTACCTGTTAAAGATAGTCCATCATCGAATAAAATATGGGATAAATATCGCTATTATTCCACAACCAGATACCAAGAATTAATTCATGGTAATGAAAATAATATTCATGCAAATTTATTGAATTGTATTGAGCACTATCAGAATAATGATTTGATTAAGAGGTTGAATAATATTAAGCGAACAGAAATTATTAATACGCTAGTAGATTTATTAGTTACAAGTAATTTAATTTTACAACTATTAAATTGCACAGATATTTCTAACATGATATTACACATACAATTTATGACTGTCACTAAAAGTGGTATTACATGTATTACAAATTCATATAAAGCATATATAGAGATTAGTCAAAAAAGAAATGATTTATTAAATATGTTTAATAATAGTCCAAAATATAATACTTGTAATCAAATTGATTTTCAATCTGTGACTATTCAACATCTTGAATATAGTTATCCTAATTCCAATAAATTTGATATTAAATTGATTGATCAAATTAATTTTAAAACGGGAGAGATTATTAGGTTGGAAGGAGCTTCTGGCAATGGCAAGTCTACATTTATGGATATTATTGCTGGAATAATCCCATCGAATGAATATCAACATTCAATATTATTTGATAATATATATAATATTGATGGATTTGATGCTGTAATTGATGCTAGAGTTTATGCAGAACAATGTAATATGTGTAATTGGAACGCATCAATTAAAGAAGTAATTTGTGGATCTTATGAATACAATATCAATTACATCATTAATTCTCTTATGATTGCTAATTGTAATGATTTTATTGATTTATTTTGTATTAATAATTTGGAAAAATATATATCTAAAAGTTTATGTATTAATTTGAGTGGTGGACAACAAGTTAGAATTGCCATTGCTAAAATTATTTATCAAGTTATTGTTACCAAACCTAAAATATTAATATTAGATGAAATTGATAAATCGTTGCAATCAGATTTGGCTGTTTCTATAATTAAGTCTATTAGTGAATATTGTGTAAATAATAATACATGTTGTATTATTGCTGTACATAATACTGAAGCTAAAAATTTATCATATCATCAAGTGTTGAATTTTAATCAAGGTGAAATTTCACATGAGTGAAAATTAATTTTATTAAAAATAATTTTAATAAAATTAATAATATCTCTCAAATTAAATTTTGGCAATATAATATTTGTGATATTTTTCATAAATTTGCAATTCATGATATGCTTCACGAAAAGCCATTAAACATTGATCATTTGGTACATCAATATAACTGAATGCCTTATCGCGACCATTAATTGACTCAATAGTGAAAGTGGTAGATCCAAACTCTGTGCCGATTCTCATTTTATCATTATCTTTTGATAGATATAAGATGTGATGATCTCCATTTTCAATGGCATTAATCAATTTAAGCCAATGATCACTGGTAATATTGTATTGACTATATACAATATTAATTTGTATACCATTAGCAGTAATTATAAAAGTTGCTGAAGGTGTGGATTGATTAAATTCAATACCATCACGTGCATTGTGATGGTGATCATAATGATTAATATATCTAACTAAATACTTTTGGCAATTTTTTTTACATTTATGACGGATAGATGTGAATGCTTCTACAGACAGATAAGTCTCCATAGTCATTGACGTTGAACTCATTATGTATGAAAAATATTTTTTTGTTGCAGTTCAATATATTAATAATTCAATATAATCAGTGGTATTCCCAATAATTATATTTTTCAATGTTTTTTATTCCTCTTAACAAGGAATAACTACTTCATTAAGAACATATCCACTTCTAAAGAAATAACCATCTTTGGGACAAGTAGGCATGTGGAAAATTAGATCCAATCCCTGTTCTTCAAAAAATTGTACAAGTTCTGGTCCAGTCATGACAGGATTACCATTTTCATCAGTATTCATTATTAATCCACGATATACAATAGAAGGACCCATTTCGTCGTACCAATCACGGAAAAAATTAGGCGATTTATCAATTAATTCAAAAATTTCATGGAATGCAGTACCATTGTCATAATCACGACTTTGAGTTAAATGTATGTTAATATTGAGCGGAATTTCTTTGCCACAATAATATACTGTTTGATTACGAAATTGAACGGGAGCTTTCCAGGGACCAATGGAAGTTCTGTTAGAAAACTCTTTTTGAACATCTAGTTGTGAACGTTGTCCAGGTCTGGTAGCTGTCGAATCTACTACAACAGCTACATGATTAGTGATGTTATTAAAATTTTTAGTTAAAACAGGAGGTGCAGGTGGTACACAAAGAGGCTTTTTCCCTTTAAAACTAAAATGACCACGACCACATTTTGGTTGATAACAATCACGAGTTGATTCATCATGACACTGATGAGCCATAGCTCCAGCCATAATCACAAATAAAAAAAGTGTAAAAAGTGTATATTTCATTAATATAATGATATTAATTATTTTTTATATCATGTTATCTATTTATTAGATTTTATATAAACGTATACATTTAATTTAAGTCAGTAAATGAATTTAGATTTAATTGACAAATACAATTCACAAATGATGCCTTTGATTGAGGCAAATAAGGAAATATTTGATGCACTTGAATTCACTAAAATAAAAACTCATAATTATTTTGTCCAAAATGGTTTAATAGACGTAATTAATACATTTAAATTAAAATGTTTAGGCAGTTTGTTATATTATGCAATTAAATGTTATGAATATATTATCCAAAATAATTTTGAAGAATTATATAATTATGCATCCGATGATATTAATTCAATCGATAATATGGCAATTGCATTAGCAGCTGTAACAACTAAACAATATGAAGCATTAGATATATTATCAGGAAAAAATTATGATTTTTACACTCAAATATTTCATGATCATGACATATTTCTTTTGGATGAAAATAAAATAGTTTTTACCTATTTTCATATTAAAGGAGTTCTACTAGAACACATAATTAATCATGCTGATTTGGAAGTTATTAAGAGATTGGTTAATAATGGTTTAAAATATCAACGTGATTTTTCAATAGAAAAATTTATTAATGATAGTTCAATGATTGAATATTTAATAGACATGAATTTTTTTGACAGAAATATGGAATCATTTTTAAATAAATATTTGAATCAAAATATTGAAAATATTAATACGAACATATTAATTAAAATTTTAGAATTAGGCGCTAATATCAATGATATTATATTAAAAGGAAATTTGTGTATTGATTTTATGAAAGAATCTCCTGTGGAAAAACTTGATTTATTGCTTAATCATGGATTTTCTGAAATAGAATTATTGACTTATTTTGCTTGTATAAAATCTCAAATAGAATTAATTGAGATTATATTACAAAGAGGCTACACATTAAGTGATAGATGTATTGATTGTTTAATGGATAAATTATGTAAACCATTCATTGAATTATTTATCAAATATCAAATTGATTTATCCAAATGTCGATTGGATATTAGTAATGAAATTGAAATTCATTCTAAAAAACTTGAGGAATTAGGTCTTAATTCTAATATATTATCTCATATGATGTTAAAAAATGTTCTAAATAAAGATAATAGTAAATGTATAAATGCTAATGATTTGGGAAGAATACGTGCTATGGCACAAAGTATATATTATTAATAGTATTTGGAATATATAATAGACGTTTTAAATTAATTGGACGAGATATTATCAATTCAATGACGTTATTCGGGATTACAAATTCATCAATACATTTACTAGGTATCTCTAATTTTTTAATAGATTTAGGTAAAACGGCTGTTAAATCTCCTTCATATGCGATTGGTAATTTTAAATATACAACTGATTCAGGAATACATTCTGATATATCTTGATTAAAATCTCTACCAAAAATAATAGTTTTCATATTGTGTGGAATAGCCGTTATAATTTCACCTTGTTTATCCTTTAATTGATATGTCTTAATAGGTTTATTAAAACAATCACCGAACATAACAGATTCAAGATTGTCCGGAAAACAACCGATTATATTTTGATTAAAATCTCTTCCAAATGTTAAATGTGTTAAATTGATCGGTAATACTCCAGTAATATCATCATTAAATATATCAGAAAAACTAATTTCAGTCATATATTTTGTAATATATTTAGTTGATGGTAATTCAGTAACTCGAGTAAAGCGATATGTACTAATCACGTGTGAAATTTTATCAAAAGAATATAAACAAGTCCATAAAGCATGATACTGATATGGATATAATTTATGACAAGTAACAAACAATGATAGTTGATCTTGATCATTCAAATAATTAGATAAATACAATACGATTTCAGGAGGTATATCTAATAAATTCATAATTGTGATTATTATAAATTGTATTTTAATATGATATCAAATATCATATTAAATAGTATCAGCAATTACATTGAATTATCAAATTTTTATCATTTAATGGGAAACCATGTATTTCTTGATTTAGATGATTTTATCTGATTATCATCATTTTTAGAACTAAAATCAATCTTTAATAATTGGTTATTAAAGATTTGAGATGTAGATGCAAATTGATTTTTAGTATTGTTTAAAAAAATTAAATAGCTGGAACAATGATAAGAGCTCATTGAATAACTAATATTGAATTTACTTTTAAATAAATTTAATAATTTGGATTCATTTTCTCAACAATTTTACCAACAATGAAACTGATAATACATTTATGATTATATTTCATGGCATATTTTATGGGTTTATCATTTTGTACTCGATAATCTGCACCACAATCAACTAAATATTCGACAACATCTGGATAACCTTTTTTACAAGCAATAAGTATTGCTTTATTATCTTGTTGTTGGACATTCACACCCAATTGTACCAAATATTTTATTATTGTTAAACGTCCAGATTTTACTGCTTCCATAAAAGCAATATCTCGATAATTATCAATATTTGTACCCGTATCAACTAAATATTCTAATAAACCAATATGTCCACCAGCACAAACTGCTAAAATAGCTTTATCTGTTATAATTACTCCTGTATTCAATAATATTTTAACAATATCTATATATCCACCAGCACATGCTAATATCATAGCATCATTTTCCAATCCAAATAATTTTTGATTTATATCAGTTAAATATTTTACTATATCGGTATGTCCGTGACCACTTGCTAATTGAATTGATTTTTTCAAAACAATATCGGTTGGTATTTGTCGATCAATTAAATATTTTACAATATTAAAATGTCCATTACTAGCAGACATCCTGATAGCATAATCATTATCACAATGATAATCAACACCTTGTTCCACTAAATATTTTACCATACCATAATACCCTAATTCAGCAGCTGTTTTAATGGCATAGTTATTATTAATACTTGAATCACATCCTTTTTTAACTAAAAATTTTAATATACCCAAATGATTATAATATGATGCCCAAACAATTAATTCATTATTACATGCTTTAAAATCAATACCCAATTTATCCATCATTCTAAATGTTTCCAATCTACATAATTTATATTTATTTCCAAAATAAATTTGATTGGCTCTCCATTTATCGCCTTGTGGATCTTTTACCATTTTGAATTCAGAATTTTCTTTTGGTAAATATATTTCTCTCAAATAAACACCATAACTTATATATTTAAATATGTGTTGTGCTGTGGTAAAATAAAATCCTCCAGGAACACAAGATCCAATTTCTTGGAATGGTTCGATTAATATATTTAAACCATTGCGATACTGAAATCCATGATGATTTTCTCGACGATTCGTGATTTTGTAATATACTTGGTTATCAGACATTTATTTATTTAATGAGATTATTATTTTTGTATTGGTATAAATAATTGGTGGGAAATTTTATTAATAATGTGGGATATATCAGAATCTGTTGCTATGGTTGCAATAAATGATCATAATCCAAGTAAATATAGACCAAAAACAAGACGTAATGATTTGGTAGATTATGAAAACGATTTACGTAAATCATTAAATCAATCAGAAGTATTAGATATCAATACAGAATCTATTGAAATGCGACTAGAACCTACGCTTGGAAATGATCAATTTATTTTTGATATTCCATATGATAAAGTAGAAATAACAGATATGCGCGTTAAAATTTACCCAAATAATCCTGATTATGATTTTTATGATATTTTAGACAACTGTACCATAAATAATTTTATTGAAATTAAAACCGGTGGTAGTATAATATTATCAATGAGTTTGCAACAAATTATTTTATTAGCTAAGTATTTATCTCTTGATGTATCTTATGAAGATAATTCTATTAACATACCAATTCCTTTTAAACAATTTTTTTTTAGTAAAAATTTTCCTCTTTATAAAATGGAACACATGCATTTACAAATATCAATAAAAATGAACGATATATCACATACTCAATTAATATATAATACAAAAAAACCAAAATCAATAAAAATGTATGAATTTTATGTTAACAATATCATACATCTTCATATACAAGAATCTTGCACAAAAAAATTTACATTACATGCCAGATTGATAGGTAAAGTGATTTTATTCAAAATATCTAGTTCAGAAATAATATCACCAGTTATTGATGAGATTAAACTATATCTAAATAATTTTAATCCAATTGTTTATGATAGACAAAGGGATGAAATATTAGAATATTATGTTTATGGAACTAAATATTATGGAATTTCTTTGTGTGAAAATTTGTTATGTAAAAAAGATATCAAAAAAATATTCCGTGAAAATGAAAAATACGTAAGTGGAATTAATTTTTCCAGAATAGACGATGTAGAAATAGAGATATGTGGATCTGAAGATTTAAATGTATGTCGTTTTGAAATTGTTACTATATTAGTCAATAGATTACATTTTGCATCTGGAATGGTTGGTTTAAAGTATGGATTTTAACATAAAAATTAACTATTTAATTAAAATTAAAAATGAATATGAATAATATCAACCAAAATTTACAATTTGGTTTAGTATCAAAATTAAACACAGGTAATCCCATTATTGATTCTGTTGTTCATGTATTTATCTATTCATTTGTTGCTGCTATTATGATGAATCTACAAAATATATTTAATATTGATAATATTAATCGAAAATTTCATAATGTATATAAATGGCTTACAATGTTTATTACTCGATATGTGCATCAAGTAACTTATACTAATAAAGAAGTACAAATTGAATACATTACTGAAGAAAAAAAATTTAATGAATTGTACAAAGCAATGGATTGGTATTTATCAACTCACACATTGTCAGGAGATAATGATAATACTGTCAGAATGTCTGTGGAAGAAGAAATAATTGGTAATGCGGAAATACTTGTTCCCAAAATTAAAATTAGACCTGTAATTAATTCAACCAGATATATTGACTACAAAAATCATAAAATAAATTTTATCACAAGTAAAAATATTGTCACAGTTTATGGCGATAAGGAAAGAAAAAGAGAAAATTATGTTATTACATTAACAACACAAATTATTAATGATAATAAAAATAATATATTACAAGATTTTTGTGATTATGTAATGGAAAAATATATAGCGAGTAAAAAAAAGACTGTTTGGGAACAAAATATTTTTATCAATGGAGAAAATGGTGAATGGAAAAGTTCATTATCAGACAATAAAAGAAAATTAGAAACTGTTATTTTACAAGATAATTTGTTAGAAAAAATTAAATTAGATATTGATGATTTTGTGGATTCAGAAAAATGGTATCATGATTGGGGATTAACATATACTCGTGGGTATTTATTGTATGGCAAACCAGGATGTGGCAAAACTAGTTTAATTCGCGCAGTATCATTATATCTCAAAAGACATATACATTATTTAATGCTTAATAACGTACCAGATGATAATACTCTTATGAAATTGTTTACCAAAATAGATTTTAAACAAACTGTTTTGGTAATCGAAGATATTGATTGTATGTTAGATATCGTACAAGATCGTAGTCAAAAAATTACATCGGATGTTAGTCATTTAATTAATGAAATAAATAATCTTAAAAATGATCTTAGAAATGATCTTAGAAATGACCTTAAAATAAATAATATATCAAAAACTGAAACTAATTCTAAAAATAAATTAACTTTATCATGTTTTTTGAATATACTAGACGGATTACATAGTAATAATGGGAGAATTATGTTTATGACTACGAATCGTCCAGAAATTTTAGACAAAGCATTAATAAGACCTGGAAGAATTGACCAAAAAATTAAATTCGATTATTGTACTCAACAGCAAATTAAAGATATCTATCAAATGATTTATAAGATAGATGTGGATATTACCAAATTTAATCAAATACCAGAATACACTTTATCACCCGCACAAATAATTTGTTTTTTTGCTAACCATAAAAATGATCCAGATTATGCTATAAATAATTTAAATGAAATAACATTATTTGAATAATTTTTTTTCACTTCATATTAATCATGTCAAATTTTATATATATTTTTATTTCGTCACACATTGCATCGTTGAAAAAAATAATTATTTTATCATTTCTATTTTTTTGCGACAAAAAAAAATTTAAATCTAGATTTTTATTTTCCACATGTTTTATGGTAGAATGATTAAAATCATTAATCCAATATGCGGTAACATCTGATCGATAAATTATTTTATTATCATGTTTAATTTCAATAAAATTAATTGTGTCATTTATTTTGGTGACAATTTTGATGTCTAACTTATACACATTATTAGATAATAGATTGTCCAAATCTTTAAAATCTAAAATAGGATATCTACCCCTAAATATATCATCTGTAATTAAATTTTTTCTAATATTTTCATATTTCAAGACATCGTCGATATTTATTTCAAATATATTTTTTGGAGTTAGATAATCCATTGTAAATTGTTTTTTGAAATAAATATCTTTATAAAAATATTTATTTGTTGTTGCATTATATGATTCTAATTCTTGTATATTATGATAAGAATATAAACAATTATTTTTGATACAAATTGATTTATTGATACCAATTTGAATTTGATAAAGATCAAATCCTTTTGCCGACAAATTTATATAAATCAATTTGGATATTTTATCATAAAACAAATCATACGTGTAATTATTATTTGTATGTATTTGTGAATATAAATCATTTTCATTTATATTATCCAATGTGTCCAATTCGAATAATATTTTTGGATAATATTTTTTTGGCGACATAATAAAAATTATACAATCATTATTATCCGCGAATGGTAATATTTTTTCGCGAAAAAAATAATTAAAATTTTTTTCATAATAATAAAATCCTGATAAGTCAAATACAGCTGGTAAAACTTGTACAGGTTTTTTCATGTAAAAATCAAGTTCTTGCACCACTGATGAATTTATGTTCGGTCCTTTTTTGAAATAAAGTGATTTTTCTTGTTGAATATATTGCAAAACATGATCAAATATATCAGGACATCTATCTATCACAATAGAACTATAATCTGGTTCCAAAGAATGATTGTATTCAAAAAATTTTTCAAAATATTCTAATTTTGCGACCAACAAATTTTTTTCCAAGTGATATATTTCGCCGCCAATATTTATATAAATATGATTGGATAATCCTAAATCAATTCCCAATTTTTTAGCATCATAGGCAATATATTTAATCGAATGATTAATATTATATCCACGTAAATAATTTAATATTTTTTTTGCATTCTTAATATCAATATCAAGATGTATCGTATTATTATTTATCATAGACACCAATTTATCACATTTATTAATAGTATCCAAATTAGTTTGTGTTCGACCATTATATGTGATAATAGTAATAATAGAACTGGCCATTTTTAATCCAATATTATTAATTAATAATATTAGATTAAAATAAACTCAATTTTTTGCAGATTTAATAAAATAATTATTGTTCAATGATAAAACAAACGATATCATAATGATGATTATTATTAGCTTGTTTGATACAATAATTATCATTGACAGTGAAATCAGCACCATGATGTACCAAATACTTAAATAATTCGGTATAACCATTGCGAGCAGCAATTCTCACTGGATAATTATCTAGAGCACAAACATCGGCTCCGTTATTTACCAATAATTTGACTAGAGGTAAATTATTTCTCGAACAAGCTGCAATAATTGCATGATTTTGTGTGTCATTAACATTGGCACCACAATTAATTAAATATTGCACAATATTCATATATCCATAACGACAAGATACTGTTAAAGCATTATAATTATTAGCATCAATATTAGCGCCCATTCCAATTAATATTTTGACAATAATCAAATTATTATTTTTACAAGCAAGAGACAATGATTTATTGACTAAATTTTTGACATTAACACCCATTGCTACAGCATAAAACATTATATCAATACTTCCAAGACAAACACCATATTTAAAAATATTAACCAATTCACTTTCAAAAACAATATCATCAGAATCTGATAGGATGAAATTAATAATATCAATTCGTTCAATTTCACAAGCTTTTTTAATGGCCAAATGTAAACAATCTTGATATCCATCAATCCATTGACTAACATATGGTTCGGAAATATATTTTTGAGATTGACTTGGATTCACAAAATGCTCCAAAATATTATATTGTTTATGTACAAGAGACATAATAATACCATATTTTCTAATTCTATCATTGGATCCTGAAACAAATTCAAAAAATTTGATCAATTCGATGTTTCCAGTCTGACAAATTTTTTCTAGTGTGTATAACATATCCATATGATAAAATTTTCCAAGACACATCATGTATTTGATAATATCAAATAGTTTATTATAAAAAGCCCATGACATGATACGATCATAATGTCGACGCCAATTTGCACCTTGGCTAATTAATTTTTTGATAGTTGGTAGAGATAATTTTTCAGGTTCAGATAAAATATATCTATTCGCTTTCCATCTGATGATATTATTCTCATGTGTATCCATAGAGACACGAAGTTTTTCGCTTAGTGGAATACCTACTGAACAAATTTTAACTGTATTTAATTTAATAAAATAAAAAATATCTCTAACCGGAACAACAAATAATTTTTCAAAAGGACATATATAAGAATCAATTGAAAAAAACTTTTTGTAATTGCTTGCGGATTCTTCTTCGAATTGTTTATCCATAATATTTAGACCAGTATTAATTTCAGAACCCCAATTATCAGATTCTACATTACTAATAAGTTTATAGAGATACATTAATAATTCAATTAATCAAATACTAGTTCAAGTATTTAGTATAATATACATAATATTAATTATAGAATAACCAATATATTATTTTTTCAATTTTTATTAAAAAAACGATAAAATAAGTGATAATTAGATATTTTAATGGTAAATATATGATTTTCATATTCATTTATTTCATCTATACCATTTTCAGTTTCTATAATAGTAGGAAAAGGAACAAATTTAAGTAATAAATGGGTCCATTTATCAGTATTATCAGATGCACAAAATTTATCATGTATAAAATATCCACCGTTGATTAAAATACCACCACAACGAATATGTTTATCATAATTTTTATTTTGATACAAATCTTCGTTTTTAATATATTTAATGTATGTTTTATTAGGTTGTAATTTATCAAAATTTTTTTTGGATATATGTTTATATCTTTTTAACTTTGAACACTTTAAATAAGGTTCAAAATTTATTTTTTTGGTTCGATAATTTTTCAAAAATTTTGTGGCGTCGAATTGACTCATAATTAAATATTAACATTGTTTAAGATTTATATTTAATTAAATTATTGGGTTGGAATATTAAATTGAAGTGATTTTGAAGTAGATTTTCCTATTACTTTATCATAATATATATAATATGCTTTGATCTGACGAATTTTAATGTTAATCAATAATTGATCAACAATAATTTTAATCATATCTTCATATTCAAGATTATTTTTTAATACCAAAATAATTTTTCTCGGCGAGATTTTTATTGTTCCAGAAATTTTATTGTATTCTAAATGAATTCTAATAATATTAGATAAATAATAATAATCTATAATAGTTTCACAATTATTACGAATATTTCCCAGTGAATTTTTAATGAGATCAATATTTAGATCTTCATTCAAGGTAATAATATAATGATATGTCATTATTTGACTATAATTATCATCAAATAAGAAAATTAAATAGTATATTTAATTTTCAATTTTTTCATTAATAGATAATTGACGTTTTAATATTTCCAAAATATCTTGACATTCAAAATCTTTGGAAGATATCATGCGTATCTCTTTAGGAAATATTCTGACATTGATAACTGCATCATCATTTCTTAAATAAATACCAACACAATTTTTAAATTGTTTACCAGATAAATTAATATACCAGCCAGAATCATATTTGATAGCATTATTTATTGCCTCATATATTTTATAAATATCTAAATTGTTTTGGAAAATAAATTTGTGTCTATAAACCATCATAATGAATGTATTAATTATATATGTACCTATTTGAGTAACAATGTATTGAATATTCAATTTTTTATAAAGATTAGAATCTATTATCATATATTATGAATTATCAAGATACTAATATACCTACATACACTAAACATTATTATGAAAACAAAATTATTAATTCTAATTCAAACTGGAAATATAGTGAATTATACAAATATTGTGAACAATATCCACAAAATAAAAAATTAAAAGAAATAATGGAAACAAATTTAAGTGAAGAATTTGGAAATGGTTCTCATTATTTACTAATAACTTATGGTGATCTAATGAAAAATAATTTAATAGATGAAATTATCGATATTATACCAAAATGTGGATCAGATGAATTATTTATTATTGCAATATCTTGTATTGAAAATCATTGTTATCGCATATTAGATGAATTAATTAAAATTGGATTTGATTTTAATTCAAATATTCCAATAAAAATATGTATGCAAATGGATTATACTTTGTTTTCACTCGCTATTGATAGACAAGATTATGAAATAATAAAATATCTTGCAGATAATGAAATCAATATCAGTAATAATAATACAGATACTTGGATTTTAGCACTTTCATCAATAAATGAACATATTTTTGAATATACACAACAATTTGATTTTGATATATCTACAATTAATCATTCTTTTTGGTCTTATTATGAAAGAGCATGCAAAAAAAATTATATGGATATAAAATCTATCCATAAAAGACTACAATATTTTTTTGATAAAGGAATAGATATTAATGAATTTTATAAAAATAATAATGGATTATTTTATAGATGTAGTATTGATATTTTTAAAATATTAATTGATAATGGTTTAATTATTAATGATAATACCATAAATGAAGCTATTCCTACATCAAATTTGGATATCATAGAATATTTAATAGAATTAGGATATAAACCTAATAATGAAACTATTCAATATGTGTTAGAAAAATTCAATTTAAATATATTACAATTATTGATTAGGTATAATATAAATTTATCTGATGTACCAACTCCACCATTTAATGAATTGGTTAATAGTATGATAGATAATGGATTAGATTATGCTACGATATGTCATTATATGGCCAATAATTATACCAAAAAAAATTATAGTCGTAGTGCATTATCCATAGATGAAATTGATAATACACAAACAAGTAACTTTCAAATGATGACATAAATATATATATCAATATAAATAATTGATTGTATAATAAATATAATTATAGATACAGCTATGTATAGTTATATTTTTAATAATGATGTCGAAGATAATAATGATATTGAACCAAAAAGTGTATATTATTGTAATCCTGGATCCGAACGCGTATTCATTAAGCCATCGTTTGATGCTTATAAAAATACTGAAATATATAAATATTATATTCAACACAAAGACAATATTGATTTATCGAGTGTAATAAAAAAAAATAAATTAAGAGGAACAACTGATTCTTCTTATTATTTGTATAATACCTATAACGATTTACTACAAGATAATAAATTTATGGATATTATTATGCAAATAATCCATATTGGAGATAAATTTGAGAATAATCATATTTGTTTAGCGGCAATATATAGTTCAAAATATCACATATTGGATGAATTAGTATCTATGGGTATTGATCTAAATGCGCAAGCTTTTACCAATAGTTTTAGTTTTAGAAGTGATAATCCATTATTAAAAGCTATCGAATTATCTGACTTAGACATGATAAAATATTTAATAAATAATGGAGCTGATCCTAAAAATAATAATAATGATGCTATTGTTGAAGGTTTAATCAGCCCAAATTTAGATATATTTGAGTATTTCTCACAATTTGAGATAAATTATGAAAATATTGTTGAAATATTTAAAAGTACCATAGGTAATTTTACTAATGGTAAAAATACTAAACCAATTATTAATTATCTATTGGATCAAGGTTTAGACATTAATGAAATCTATAACAAAGATATCACTATTTTTAATAGACTTAAAATAGACATATTTGAATTTTTATTAGAAAATAATTTATGTATTGATTCTAGATTACTTAATGAATCCATAGCCTGTGGTAATTTAAATATTACAGAATATATGCTCGAACATAAATATATGCCTTCTACTGAAAATATAATATTTATATTTAAAATATTTGATATTAATTATATTAGATTATTTATGAAATATAATATTGATTTATCAGTTGTATCTGGTTATCAATCTAAAGATACAAATATTTTGGATGATTTAACAAAGAATGGATTGGATTATGCTACTATTATTAATTATATGTTGGATATATTAATACCAACCAAATAAATTATGTAGTTAATTATATAATTAATTAGATTATTAATTAATTGATATTATCAATATCAATAAATTAATATTATTTTTCATTAACAAATCTCATTTTGACTTTATGAATATTTTTAGCTCTAATATCTAATTGTTTATTATTAGATGAACATCTTTGGCAATCACAATGAAAACGATATTGATTCCATAATCTAGATTGTCTAGTTTTTTTATCGTGGGTGATATTAACATAACTATCCAATAGTTCTTCACCTTTGTAAATATCGCGTACAGTTATAAAACACATTTCATCATTGCACCGATAAAAAACAATATTTGGTAAACAACTATGATTAAATATTCTACCATTAAATAATATTGCTATTGAATCACCGTATTCGAATGCATTTGACATATATTTGGCACAAAATAATAAAATATCATCATCACTAAATTTTTTTTTGAAAAATTGGTATATATGATTGGATCGTAACTTTAATTTTTTTAATTCTTGTGATATTTTGTCTTCATAATGTATAAATTCATGATGTGTTTTTGGACTCATTGATAAAAAATAATTAATTTTTTTTTTATCGCGACACATAAATATTTGATAAAGCATTTCAAAAATATCTGATACAACATTATCGTTGATGAATAATTCAAAGGCTGGTTTTTCTCTCAAAATAATAGTTCCGGTAGGGATATCAGTCAAAGCCACAAAACCTTGACCTTTATTTTTTATTGATGATTTAATGATCCAAGAATCCATCATTAATATATTTTTTAGACAGATTTATGCATATATTTTATTTATCATAAAATTATCAATTTTATTGTATAAATCATATTTCAATAATAATCTCGTTATATATAAATGACGAGACACACTACCATATATAATTCTATGCAAATATATACACAAAATTTATCCAATGAATCTAAATCTAATTTAAAAAGATTGAGTAGGTGTAAATATTGTAATTTTGATAAAAAAACACTTTTATCAATATTAGTAGCTGATTATTATTTGGATAGAAATAGAATTGGTAATATTAAAACTATCAAGCAAATTGGTGGAGTTAGAAATTGGGAATATAATTTGCAAGATATTCGAAAAAATAATAATGCTATAAATGAATCAATATCATGGACCTCAAGTGATTCACTCGATAGTATTAAACAAGTATTAAATCAGCGATATCAAAATATTAATCAATCATTTTATAATTTATTAACTAATAATTTAAATGATTCAACAAACAATGTCATTAATATTGATTTTTTAGAGAATTTTTATAAAAATTTTTACATTGGTAATTATCAAGATAATAATTTATGTTCATTAATGAAAAAATTTGATGCATCAAATGGTATTGTTTCTGATAAAAATTTGGTGAAACGTCGAACAGTTGGTTCAGGATCTGCTGGTAAAGCTTATTTAATTGAATCTCATAATGGTAATTACGAAATTGTGATTAAAAAAATGAATTTTGTAAAACAATATCGAAATAAATTTTTAGAATTAAATGTGATATTAGCTAAATATGATGAACCAATTATTTCTCGTCCCAATAATAAATATTTTGAATATGATGTTAATAGATTTATTAAAGCAATTGAATTGAAAAATCAAGGTTATTCTGCTTATAATGCATTTGTTTCTAATGCAGGTAATGGATTAATATATTTAAGTTCATCCAATGATAATTTTACTAATCAAACCATTCAACATATTATTTTGAATTTAATATTATCACAATATCAAAATGATCATTATATATATCAATATGATGCTTTTTTTTGTGAGAATAGATCAAATTTTAAAATAGGTACTTCAAGTATTTTTAGTGCTGCCACGTTAGGTTATTCACCCAAAACAAATGTTACACAAACTGATGGTTATAGTGTATTAGAATTTGCAGATTCTGGATCTTTATATGATATTTTAGAAAATTTATCAGCGAGTAATATGTCAGATATGCGAAAAAATTATATTAACATATCGTATATATTGAATGATATTTTTGTGCAAATATTAAAAACAATGCAAATACTCCAACAACCAAAATATGCTTTTGTACATGGTGATTTGAAAACTAAAAATATTTTTGTATCACAAGATGGATTAATGGATTTACCACAAGCTTATCGTGATAAATCTGGAAAACCAACTAAAAAATTTGCCAAATATATTTATAAAATAGCAGATTATGATAAGAGTTCAATAACATGGAATGGTGTTAGATTTTATAATTCAGGAAACATAGCCACCAATATTATCCACACAATATTTAGTGATCTAATGGAAATAGATTTAACTAGTGTGATTGATAATGATTATTATGTATTGACTAATATATTACCTGTTATAGAAAAATTTAGTAATATGGCTGGTAATATAGAAATAGAAAGTATACTTATTAGATATTCCCCAATACCTTTTTATACATCTGTCGATATATATTCTTTTATCATATCCATGTTTTTACATAAAATTTTTTATGATTATGTAAAATTTTCCATCGAGTATGATTTTAATAACGAAATTATTACAATAATAAAAATATTATTCAAACAAATAGATTTTATGATTATTATGGAACATTTTGAAAGATATCATCGAAACGATAAAAAAATAGATGGTGGAGATTATGGTTTAATTATGAAAATCATAAAAAATAAACATATTAGTTTGAAAAAAAACATTTCCGAAATTTTTGACGTTTATCATCTTAGTTTGACTTTATCAGAACCAAGACAAACTGTATCACATCTCGATATTGGATTAAATGGAAATATATGTGTGTCTCCTTGTGAAGATAATAAATGTGCAATATCTAAAACAATTAATAATAATATAATGGAAGATAATTGTCGTGAAAATGTGCGAGAAATGACATTGTATGATAATATAGATGGACCTTTTGTGCCAGATATTATTGAACGTCAAAAAAGTATTGATGGAATTGTGTCACAGATAATTAATAATAAATAATAAATAATTATTATTTATTATTAATTATGCATACGCTAAATATGTATTATTAGCACAACTATATATAACATGATGATAATATTTCCCATAATCAGGATGATTTATTTTAGCGTCACATATTGTATCGTTTGATGGTAAACCACAAGATACAATATTACCAGTATAAGCTGAATATACAATATTGACACACTGACAATATTCATAAAAATATTTATGACTAACATTACAATAACTCATAATCGGGATATAACTGTGAGTCGACATTTTATCCAGTTCAATTATAATGATAATTATGTATATTGGATTTTATATTATAAACAAAGATAATATACCAAGTTTTTGATTTATAGCTTTTAATAAAGATGGAATTATTATAATGTACATATTTCAATTTTTTTATAACAGATAGGATATCCTTTTATGATAATATTAAATGAATAATATTATATGGATAACATATTTAAATATATTTTTGATAATATAAATATATATGTCATAAAAGATGATAATGGTATTAAATGGTATAAATTATTAGATGTACTGAAAATATTAAATTTAAAACAAAAATATAAAACCGTTTGTGATATTGTATCAAATGATTATATTCGTAAATATAATACTATTAAATACAATAATGCAATAAATATTCAAATGGATAAATCTAACGATAGTGTAATTACCAATGAATCTAATGATAGTGTGATTACAAATGAATCTAATGATAGTTTAATAACAAATCAATTAAGCAATAAAACATTATTTATTAATAATTGTGGTTTAATACAATTACTTTCAAAAAGTAATGAAAATAATGCTAAAAAATTATGGTTTGAGTTATGCAATAATATTATTCCCATCATATATCAAAGAGGTATTTATATTCAAAATGATAATCAATTAATTGATCAATATTTAAATGAACATAATTATAGTGATAATTTAATAAGCGAATACAAAAAAACTTTTGCTATATATGTAGCTTATATTGGAGAATATGATGGTATACATTTACTAATTTATGGCAAAACTGATGAATTAACAAAGTATAAATTATTAAGATGTCGTGAAAAATATATTCAATTTAATGTTATTAAGATTTGGGAAATATTATCAAATGATATTGTTATAAATAATATTGAAAATCAATTAGAAAAAACTTATTATTTATTTAATTTAATAAATCTTGTATCAAATGATACTACATTTAATAATTTATTCCCGAATTTAATTAAAATAATATCTATTACACATAATCTTTTTTTGTCTACACAAATTAATAAATTATTAGTAATAAATCAAAGATATGACATAAAATTTATTATTAAAACAATAGATGAAATAGTTACAAAAATTAAAATATTTGGAAATGATGCTTGTATCAATACTAATATTAATGATACAAAAATAGTTGATCAATATGTAAAAAAATTGAAATTGTTAAAACAAGATTGTGATATTATTCAACATAAATACCATGAACTAAATAAATTATATAAACTGAATAATAAATATATACATAGACTAGAACTTGAATTTAAAAATGCCGAAGCAATTATACATGAATTGAGAAATAATAAATAAATTTTTATCACGCGATAAAAATTTATTATGAATTAAATTTATTATGAATTAAAAATTTGGTAAATTTTAGTAGCCAATATTACAATAGATGTTGATGTTATGATCCAAGTCCATATATTTTTTTTATCAAAATCATTATCATTATCAAAATCATCAACTGCCGACATAACATAAAATACTTTACTCATTGTAAATATATGATATATATAACTACAATACACTATTTAATCCGAAACATTTTCAATTTTTTTTATTCATGTGAATCAATTGAAATAGTATTGTCTGACATGTCAGCTATACTTGATACATCAGCTATACTTGATACATCAGCACTTGAAGGAGCATCAGCATCTTGAATTGGCGCATCATCAAATTCAATTGCTTTTTTACCTGTCGAATCATTGCCAGAATTTAAACCAAATTGATTTTTGAGATGGATAGCTAATAATATCAAAATTATTGTCACTAAAATTGTATATATTGCTCTCCAAAGTAATCCATAATGTTTTGGAAAATATCTTTCTTCAATATCCAATAATAAATCTTTCCACAAGTATGATGCTGTGAAAATAATTGCACCCACTACAATAAGTCCAAATTCTCTTCTAAATGAAATAGAATTACCCATACTTATTTATATATACATTAAATGATAAAAAACTATTTAATATCTTATCACATTTTTAAATGAAATAATAATATTAATTAGTATATTGATTTGATTTTATTATTGTTTGTACAATTATATTGTAACACTTATTGATACAGTTAATATCAATATCATAAAATTGCTTATAAAATTTATTTATTCCACCCGTTTGTATCATATTTTTACTACAAATATCATTAATATTTTTATCATTAATTAATTGATAACTATTTTTTTCTGGATAAGTAATGAATAAATTATTTAAATTAGGTAATTTAATTTTTTTATGGGACGTATATAATTCTATTATTCTTAGACAACTATCGTCATAAAACTCATTGATTTTGTATTTATGCAACAATTTAGTTTTATCTAAACCTCCCGAAAACAATATTGTAATATTATTTAAATATTTTTCTAATCCCGCTTTGGTTAAATGATTAGTAATAACACTTAAATTTTGGTTAGTTTTATTTCTTGCCGTGATAATATATACAGAATTACCTAATAATATATTATTCAAAATATTTTGCACGATATTTTCAAATATATTATAAGGTCCTGTCATATTAATTGGATGTCGTTGACCCTCATCATCTGATTTAGTCACATCAATATGTAAGACTCCATCAAAATCATATCCAATATGTTTTTTTATGATAGCAATAATTGGCATATGATCTGACGCCATAGAAATAGTTTTAATTTCAGATATATTATCTGATAATGTAGATAATATATGATCATAGGTTTTGTTTTGTTTTATCATGCTTAAATTATAATTGCAACAACTTGGAGTTTTATTAAATCCATATAATTTTCTACCATATTCAATGTCAAAATATGGGTCTATTAATATACGAAACGAGTCATTTAAATTATCATTAAAATCACCACCCATAATAATATCATAAGTTTGTAATTTTTGGATGAATTGCTTGTAATATTTATTTGATTTTAATGTTCTAATTAAATGTTTATCAAAATCATATATATCTTTATTATGGCCAGCATGTAAATTAATAACACACAAATTATTGTTAAAAAATAATATTTGAAATGGTCTATTAATATCAGACATATATCCAAATATTGTATTGTGAGTTTTATCCAAAATATATTTTTTATTGAAAAAAGTAACAATTTCTTCCAAATCGTATTTATGATGAACGACTTCCATATTAGTTAATACTGGTGTAATTTGTTGTAATATATCCCAATTGGTTGCTTCTTGTAGCAGAATAAAATCACAATCAGAATTTTGTTCTATGAAATTAGAAATATTTTTAAGACAATTTGTATATGATACTCCATTGAATTTATCATTAATCATTTTACATTTTTTATGTACAGGTGGTATACTCATCGTTTTAAAAAAAACATTATAACTCAATATTTTTACCATTTATATATTTCGTAATATTTGGTTTACATCAAAAATATGAAAATATTGATTTATGATTTGATTATTATAATAATCAAATCATAAAAATTGGTTCAAAAATGTCAATTATAGATATGCTTAATATTGATACCATTATGTGCATATTAGATTTTTTAAAAGATCATGATAAATTGAGTTTTATGAAAACTTGTAAAGAATATTATGATTTAAGAAATTGTGTAAATTATACTAATTTATATGAATACAATAATATCAAAAATTTACCTTTTATGAATAGATTTAAAAGACTTGTTTATAGAGGTAAAATACCAGAAAAAAATATATCTATTAATAATACAGCAAAAGAATATATTGTAACAAATTTGACTAATCCAATTCCTGATAATATCACTCATTTATTTTTTGGAAGATATTTTAATGAAGATGTCAAAGGATATATTCCTAATAGTGTTACCCATTTATTTTTTGAATATAACTTTAATCAAAAAATAAAAGATTGTATTCCAGATAGTGTTACTCATTTAATTTTTGGATCTTATTTTAATCAAGATATCAAAGATTGTATTCCAGATAGTGTTATATATTTACAATTTGGACGTGATTTTAACCAAGATATTAAAGATTGTATTCCAGCTAATGTCACTCACTTAATTTTTGGAAGATTTTTCAATAAAAATATCAAAGGTTGTATTCCGAATAGTGTTAGTTATTTAGAATTTGGACGTAATTTTAATCAAGACATCAAAGACTGTATTCCAACTAGTGTCACTCATTTGAAATTTGGACGATTCGCTCAAAATATCAAAGAATATATTCCAGCTAGTGTTACATATTTAGAATTTGGATTTAATTTTAATAAAAACATCCATAATTGTATTCCAAATAATATAACCCATTTAATATTTGGATGGTGTTTTAATCAAAATATTAAAGGCTGTATTCCATCTAGTGTTACCCATTTAGAATTCGGATATCATTTCAATCAAAATATTAAGGGATGTATTCCTGATAGTGTCACCTTGTCGTCGTGCGTGTTTGACGAACACTCGCTCCGAGTGTTTAAAAACTCCCCAGAGGAGCAGGTTAGAGAGAAGGTGTTACCTTGTTCCCAAAGGGACAGGTTAGAAGAAACACGGTGTGTTTCTTTCTTACCTTCTCGACTAACTCATTTAGAATTTGGATATTGTTTTAATCAGAATATCAAAGATTGTATTCCAGCCAGTGTCACTCATTTAACTTTTTATAAAGAATATGATAAAAATATTAAATCGTGGATTCCAAATACTGTTACACATTTATTATTTAGGTATTAAATAAAATTGATTTATTATTTAATTATCATAATAACTAAATAACAAATTTCATCTAAAAAATGTCAATTATAGATATTCTTAATACAGATACTATTATGTATGTTTTAGATTATCTAAAAGATCATGATAAAATGAGTTTTATAATGACTTGCAAAGAATATTATGATCTAAGAGATTTTATTAGTTATACTAATTTATATGAATATGATATTATTAAAAATTTACCTTTTATGAATAGATTTAAAAGACTAATTTATAGAGGCGAAATACCAGATAAAAATATATCTTTGAACAAGTCTATCAAAAAACACTTGGTAAATAATTTATATAATCCTATTCCAAATGATGTTACTCATTTAACTTTTGGAGATGAATTTAATCAAGACATTAAAAATTTCATTCCAAATAGTGTAACTCATTTAACTTTTGGAATACAATTTAATAAAAATATCAAAGATTGTATTCCTAATAGTGTCACTCATTTAACTTTTGGATGGAAATTTAATCAAAATATCAAAGAGTGTATTCCACATAGTGTCATTCATTTAACTTTTGGAGATCATTTTGACCAAAATATCAAAAATTGTATTCCTAATAGTACAAAACATTTAATTTTTGGGTTGTATTTTAATCAAAATATAAAAGATTGTATTCCAAATAGTGTAACTCATTTAACTTTTGGAACAAAATTTAATCAACAAATTAAAGATTGTATACCAAATAGTGTCACTCATTTAAAATTTGGACATTGTTTTAATCAACCGATTAAATATTGTATACCAAATAGTGTCACTCATTTAACTCTTGGAGGTTGTTTTAATCAACCAATCAAAGATTGTATTCGCGCGCGTATACAAACAGAGCAAATAGCGCTGTATTGTATTCCAAATAGTGTAATTTTATCTCAAGAAAAGAAGATTAGAGAAAAGGTATTGTATTCTCGATTAACTCATTTAACTTTTGGAGGTGCTTTTAATCAAAACATCAAAGATTGTATTCCAAATAGTGTAACTCATTTAAAATTTGGATGGGATTTTAATCAAAATGTTAAAGATTGTATTCCTAATAGTGTCACTCATTTAACTTTTGGAAATGATTTTAATCAGAATATCAAAGATTGTATTGCTAATAGTGTCACTCATTTAACATTTGGATCTATTTTTAATCAGAATATCAAAGATTGTATTCCTAATAGTATCACTTGTTTGACTATAAATAATAATACAAATGATAATTTTATTAATAATATTCCAAATAACATTATTCATTTGATTATTTATGCCAATATAAATAACATACCTAAAAATGTAACACATTTAATTCTTGGACAATCTTCTAATCAGAGTATCAAAGATATTAAAAATTGTATCCCTACAAGTGTCACTCATTTAACTCTTGGAGGATATTTTAATCAACAAATCAAAGAATGTATTCCTAATAGTGTAATCCATTTAACTTTTGGAGGTTGTTTTAATCAAAATATAAAAGATTGTATTCCAAATAGTGTCACCCATTTAACTTTTGGAGAAAAATTTAATCAAAATATCAAAGATTGTATTCCGGCTAGTGTGACTCATTTAACTTTTGGATATCATTTTAATCAAAATATCAAATATTGTATTCCAGCTAGTGTAACTCATTTAACTTTTAATAAAGAATATGATAACAATATCAAATTATGGATTCCTAATAATATAACTCATTTATTATTTTTAAATTGATAAAAATTGATTTTATTATTTTATTATGGCAATAGTCAAATAATAAAATCAATTCTAAAATGTCAATCACGGATATTCTGAATGTTGATACTATTATGCATATATTAGATTATTTGAGAGATCACGATAAATTGAGTTTTATGAAAACCTGTAAAGAATATTATGATTTAAGAAATTTTATTAGTTATACCAATTTATATGAATTTGATCATGTCAAAAATTTACCTTTTATGGATAGATTTAAAAGACTTGTATATCGAAACAAAATACCAGATAAAAATATACCCGTCAAAGGGTATATTAAAAAACACTATATATATAGTTTAAATAATTCTATTCCAAATGATGTTACTCATTTAACTTTTGGAGATGAATTTAATAAGGACATTAAAAATTTTATTCCTAATAGTGTGACTCATTTAACTTTTGGATTGTTTTTTAATCAAAATGTCGAAGACTGTATTCCTAATAGTGTAACTCATTTAACTTTTGGAAAATATTTTAATCAAAATATCAAAGATTGTATTCCTAATAATATCACTTATTTAGAATTTGGACACTGTTTTAATCAACCGATTAAAGGTTGTATACCAAATAGTGTTGCTCATTTAACTTTTGGAAATGCTTTTAATCAAAATATCAAAAATTGTATTCCAGCTAGTGTCACTCATTTAACTTTTGGAAGTGCTTTTAATCAAAATATCAAAAATTGTATTCCAGTTAGTGTTACTCATTTAACTTTTGGACATTATTTTAATAAAGATGTCAAAGATTGTATTCCTAGTCATGTGACTCATTTAACTTTTGGACATTATTTTAATCAGAATATCAAAAATTGTATTCCAGTTAGTGTCACTCATTTAACTTTTGGACATTATTTTAATAAAGATGTCAAAGATTGTATTCCTAATAGTGTGACTCATTTAACTTTTGGACATTATTTTAATCAGAATATCAAAAATTGTATTCCTAATAGTGTTACTCATCTAACATTTGGATCTAGTTTTAATCAGAATATCAAAGATTGTATTCCTAATAGTATCACTTGTTTGACTATAAATAACAATACAAATAATAATTTTATTAATAATATTCCAAATAACATTATTCATTTGATTTTTTATGCTAATAAAAATAACATACCTAAAAATATCACTCATTTAATTATTGAACAATCTTATAATCAAAGTATCAAAGATATTAAAAATTGTATCCCTATAAGTGTCACTCATTTAACTTTTGGAGGATATTTTAATCAACCAATCAAAGAATGTATTCCTAATAGTGTCACTCATTTAACTTTTGGAGATTATTTTAATCAAGATATTAAAGATTGTATTCCTAATAGTGTAACTCATTTAACTTTTAGAGGATATTTCAATCAACCAATTAAAGAATGTATTCCTAATAGTGTTACTCATTTAACTTTTAAATATTGTTTTAATCAATGCATCAAAGATTGTATTCCTAATAGTGTAACTCATTTAACTTTTGGAATGAATTTTAATCAAGATATCAAAGATTGTATTTCGAATAGTGTCACTCATTTAACTTTCCACAAAGAATACAATAAAAACATCAGATTATGGATTCCCAAATCTGTGACACATTTGTTATTCCTAAAATAACAAAAATTGATTTATTATTCAAAAATATCAATTATTGATATTCTTAATATTGATACCATTATGCATATATTAGATTATTTGAAAGATTATGATAAGATGAGTTTTATGACTAGTAAAGAGTATTATGATTTTAGGAACCATGTTAATTATACTGCTAGGAAAAATTTATACGAAACAAACAATTATACGATATAAAAATATATTACTTAATAGATATTGGGTAAGGAATCCTCGATTATTATAAAAATTACATAATAATCCGGAATCGATAACCAAGATTTCTTTAAAAAAATTCCACAAATATTTTAATTTTATTAAAATATTAGAGTGATACGCTGAGAGTCACTATAATTAAATCTAACAATATCATTTGATGTTGGTTTTAAATAGATTTTTCTCAGCTGTCACACATTTATTATTTTTAAATTGATAATTATTTTTAATAAAATAATTATTAATTGTAATGATATTGACAATACTCCAAATACTCTTCATATAATTCATTCGGTGCCAAAATACAGTCAGGATTATCACATGGATGATTAGCTATTTTCCAGCCTAAATTTATCATTTTATCCATACGTTCTAAAAGTTTCATTCCTTGTTTACTATTGCGAGAAATACAATCGTATTGATTATTATCTGGATGATTATATTGTATAGATGTTATCATTCCATAATTATTACGGTATAATTTGATATATGTATGATGATGTTTGATTATTGGACGTCCTAATCCAGTTAAAACAACAAATTGACGATTGCAACAATTTTCTATAATATTTTTTACTTGACAATATTTTCCCAGACGCATAAAACTATTATTATCAATATTGTGAATTGATTTTGTGCCAGTCAATAAATTCACATCAAAATCTTGTCGCGTTTTAAAACGCTTTTCACCAGTTGAATAATCATATTCTTTTACAGGATATGTGAGATCCAATCGTAATTTAATATCAATTGTATTTAAGTTAGATATCATTAAAGTAACACATCCACAATAACTATAACTGTTATTTATATTGACACATGTGAATGGCAAAAAATGTTCTATATATAATTTAATATCATCCAAACATCTAAATCTTATGTCTATATCATTGAAAGGTAATTCTGCTAAATAATCTCTATAATAACCACCGTAAACCATTGGTTGATATTTTGGTAATTTAGTACCAGGAGAAACTTTTGAAAATTGATTAATAAATTGTTCAAGACTGTTAAAAATAACTTCAATCATATTATTTTTAACAGTCTGTTCATGTCTATTTAACAAACATTCTGTATCGTCTTTCGGCAAACCTATTTTTAATAATTCATTTTGAAAACCATCTCGACCTAATTTATCTATTTTATTTTTCACAATGATTGATGATAAAGTTAGTGGACTATTTTTGATTGGAATAGTATTCATTTATTAACTAATAAACTATATTCTGACAAACAGAAGTTTATTAATGTTTAAATCAATATGAAGTTATTAAAATAATATAATATCAATTTTTTATCATCATCAACTAAATATTTAATTGATGATGATAAGCAGAATCATCGGTATCGGGATTCCCTCTGTGCTGCCTTTTTGGCCTTGACTCGTTCCTTGCGCAACAAGTCTTTCTTGTGTCCTCGAACACGACTTTCGTGACTCATTCTGTTTGCTGTCTTGCGAGGAATATATCCAGGAATCCTGGACATGGACATCAGAATGCTATCCTGGAGTTGTTGTTGTCTGTTCTTGAGGCGTTGAATCTTTGTCTTCAACCTCTCTTGCTCTCTCCTTTCAATGAGAGAGTTGTAATCAGCCACCAACTTCTTGGAAGCCAGAACACACTGGGGATTTCTGCACTCGGTATTGAGTTGGGTCCAACCTCTTTCCTGCATCTTGTCGATGCGCATCCTGAGCTTGCGGCCTCGTGACCCCATTCCAATGCATGGGCGATGCAAAAAGATTCTGAAATCGAAGTCAACGTCAGTCATGAGTCCCTCTTCATTGTAGACAGCTGTCATGGGAACATCTTCATGTTCCAGAAGAGCCTTGCCATTCTGAGAGAACACCACGAAAGACTTGTCAAGACAATGATCCAGAACAGTTTTCAGATCACAGTCTGGGTTGGCAACTTGGAGTGAATCCATGAAATGAGGATCATCCACATCCAAAGTGGAGACCAACATGTTGACATCCATATCGAAGTGTTGAGGAGATTCGTGAATTGGATCGTGCAAGTAACCCAGATCCACTTGGAGCTTGATGTCCTCAAACTCTTTGTTGGAGAGTTCAAGAGAGATGCATCCAGCAGAGTATCCTTCAGACGCATCCTTGGCAACGCAAGGACCAGTGATGCAGTATTTGACAAAGAGTTCAGCGAACTCGATGCTCGGGAATTTGAGATCAATGTCGTTGAAGTTCTTGACTCCCGCAATGAAGTCGCGATAGTATCCACCCTGGCAGTAGACAACAGGCTTTCCAAGACTGCACTGAATCTTGGAAAGATTCTCCAACATTTCATCTCCCAAGTTTGAGTTGGATGTTTCGAGATCGGTGGTGATGTAGAATCTGTATCTGAGCACATCCTGGTAAGTGTCGTTGAACATCTTGATCTGTTGGAAGATCTCACGAGCCATGAGACGACGCTCCCGGTACACAAATTCTTGACGAGTCTCATCAAGATCGATGATGAAGCCGCGAGTCTGTGTCAGAAGCTGAGAAATCTCCATGGACTTGGAAGTCTTGACAGCCGAACGGTAAGCAGCGCAAGCCAAAGAAGACATGATGGTGGACATTATGAGTGATGATGAACAATGAGTTAATGAAGTAGTTGATTTGAATAACTTTTAGTCGTATGTGACTGATATATAAGATAAACCAGAAGGAACATTCAATCACTTCTAATTTCAATTTTTTTTTTATAAATAATACTATTAATAAAGAAAAACAAAAACTAGTATTTATTAGTCATGATTTATAAATTTTTTACCGGTTTTTTTTACTCTCTTGGACTTGCTATTATTTTGTGATTTTTTAGTTTTTGATAAATATTTTTTTATCCTAGTTTTAGATTGGCATTTTTTTTTCGTTATATAACTAGAACGAGCTGCTGATTTAACGTTAATATCAATATCTTCATCATCACTAATAAATTCTTCAAATTCATTATTATCAAATATAATATCGCCATGTATATCCGTTTCATAATTTATAGGTTTAGTGTTAAATAAATCAATACCTTTATAATTTTTCATATAGAGATAATATTTGTTAGATAATTCACAAGGTGCTAATATACACCAAGGATTGGCACATGGTTCATTGCGACAATTCCATCCATATTGCTGCATTTTTGCAATACGTCGTAATAATCTCTGACCACGATCGTTATACCTATTAATACAATCCGGATGAAATTCTATTTCATTAGGATGTTCAGCACCAATCATATTTTCATTTGCATCATATAAATATTTTGTGGTAATTTCTTGGTGCTTAATTTTAGGATGTTCATCCAATGACATTACTACAAATTGTTTGTTGCGACAATTTTCCAAAATATCATCAATTTGACAATTTAAATGATATGTGGTTAAATTTGATACAATGTCATTATTTTTAAAATTAAATAGTCTTAACATATTCACATCAAAATCACTACTAGAATGAACTATATCCAACATAAAATATGATTTATTCGTATAAGTTAAATCAATTGCAATAGGATAATTTAAATAACCAGGTAGAATTAAATTCATAGTAATACATTTGCAATAATAACGTGATGCATTATTATTTAAACTAGTTGGTAAAATTTGTTTAATATATTGTTCTGGAATATAATGATCAATAAATATTTTTATTAATTTTTTTGAATCAAATCTAATATCGATATCAGAATATATATCTCCGGCTATGTAATCTCTTAAAAATCCACCATATATAAATACTTTGTTGCACTTAGGATTTTTTCTAAAATATTTTGATAGCTTAACTTCGGCTTGACAAGTAGGATTACCACCAGTACTTATACATTCACAATGTATATTAAATCTTTCAATCGAATCAATTATTGCTCGGGCTACATTCATTTTATGAATAAATTCATATTCTCTTTGTGTTGATTTTAAATCCATAAAAGAACCATGATATTTTTGTACTTGAGATATAAAATCCGTATATTCTTTCATTTTTTCAAAAATAATAGAAGCAAGACTAGGAATCATGATACTTGTATTATTTCCATATGCAGACAACATTATATAAATTATCTTGCAAACAAGATAATTTATATTTATTATTCACTATCACAATTATGGAATAATATTTTCAATTTTTTGATTCAATATACACAATAAATTATCACAAGGATTATTATTAATAATCCAACCTTTTGAAATCATATTTTTAATGCGTTGGATATAATATTCCATGTTATAGCAAGTATAACATATATATTCATTATTAGAATCACAACCATCTGTGCAAAAAATACAATCACTAAATATATAATGATGTGATTTAACTGAATAACCTGATTTATTTAAAACAATAAATTTTTTTTTCCGACAGTTTTTAATTATTTTTGGTAAATTTAGTATATTCGATAATGCTATTATCTTTGACTTTAGATTACCATTTACTATTGATAAGTATAAAGCCAATGAATTTACATCTAAATCGAATTGAACATGACTATCTATATATACTATATTACTATCTTTAAAAAGATATGTGCAATCTAATTTAATAATAATATTTGGACAATTTTGAGTAAAAAAATCCACAGCAATACATTTTCCAGAATATCGTGAAATACTGTTATCTATGGTATAATTTTTTTTGACAATATATTTATTTGGCATACAATATTTAATAAATAAATCAATATATTTTCCTCTTCCAAATCTAATATCAATATCAGAATATATATTACCAGCTAATAAATCTCTCACAAAACCACCGAATATATACACAGGTGGACGCGGAGATAAATTATGGTTATAACATGATTGTAAATCTTTTTCAAATGGACATTCTAAATTAATTTGTCCATTGGTAATTCTATCATAACACTCACAAAATTTTCCAATAGCATGAATAATATCACGGGCAACATTCATATAATGAATGCGACGAAAATCTTCTACAGAACCTATAAAATCATCACTAGATCCATGTATCGTTTTAATCTCATTTATTTTTTCAGGCATTTTATCTAAAATAATAGAGGTTAAATTTGGAACAACAACTGGCATAATTTCATTAATATCAATTTCGTATGAATCCATTGAATTAATATTCGATATTTAGATATCGAATATTAATCTAATTATTTATCAATTTTATTTGCGAGATTTTCTCCTAGATTTTCTTTTGGATCTTTTCCGATTTTTTTTGGATCTAATATTATTGCTGCATATTTCATCCAATTCATCATGTGAATCTGATATTATTTCATTATTAATATCATTTTCCAAAAAAACTTGTCTCCATTGTTCAAGAAAAGCTATTTCTTTTTCTTCCAAGTATTTCTCATATTCGCAAGCTAAATCTTTTGGTGCTAATACGCACCAAAGATTATCACATGGTTCGTTGAAACAATCCCATCCGTTTAGACACATATTATCTATTTTTTGCAGCAATCTTTTCCCAGGCTCACTAGATCGAGAGATACAATGAGGTCTTGAAGGAGATCTATATTCACCTCTCATGAGACCTATATCATTTTCAATATTAATTATTTTTCCTTGATCATTTCTAATAATGCGTATATCATGATTACCATGTGAAATCAATTGTTCACCATTGATTGATAACACTATAAATTTTTTGGATTGGCAATTTTCAATAACAGATTGTAGACAACATTCTGTATTGGCCAAAGAAAATATAGATGTAAATTCTCCACCATAAACAAAATCATGCACTAATAACATATTGACATCAAAATCAAAATAGTGATAATTTACATTACGATATTTGTCCCAAGTTAAATTTATTTTGATTGGATAATTTTGATATTTATCTTGCACAATTTCAATATTGATACATTCCCAAATATCAGGATAGAATCCAAATTCATTTTCACCAATAATATTAATATTATATTGTTGGGGAATGCAATAATTCATAAATATATTGGCTAATTCTCTGCAAGGAAATCTAATATCAATATCATTATATATATTTCCACCAATATAATCTCGTATAAATCCTCCATAAACATAGATATTTTTTGGCGAATAATTATTATTACGACCACCATTATTAAATTCTAATAATTTGGAATACAATGGATTATTTTGCTTATTTTTTATTGAACTATTTTTAACATTTTCATAAATATTTCTAAATAATTTCACTTGGTTTAAAATTACTTGAGCTGTGTTCATATAATATACATATTTATATTCTGTCCAATTGAAATCAATTATTGAACCATGTATTTGTTTTAATATTTTTAAATCTTTTTCAGAATTACCTATTTTTTGTAAAATTATCGCAGATAAACTGGGAATAATGTAACGAATATTATTTTCACAGTTAGATAACATTTGATATCATTAATAACATATCTAGTAAATATGTATTTATTTTATTAATATTTTAATCAATTTTTTGACTAAAATATTAATCCAATAAATCGCGTTTTCCACTACGTTTGCTTCGATATTTTACTTTTTGGTCCGGTTTAATATCACCTTTTTTAACAAGATACTTGCGAATTTTGATTGTTTGAGTTTTGCTTTTCTCAATTTTATGAGAATCTTTTGTCAACTCGTAGTGCATTCGATTTGACATCTTGATTTCAATATGATCAATTTGATCAAATTTTTGAAGTATTTGATCTTTTTCAAAATCAAGTCGATTCAAAAAAGTTTCATACTTATTCACAGTTGATTGTGAGGCTAGTACGCACTTTGGGTTTTCACAATTTGAATTGATACACTTCCAACCTCTGGCTTCCATTTTGATTTTACGATCCAATAGAATGCGACCACGTTTTGTTTTTCTATCAATACAATCATTAGACATGGTTTTATTGAATCCAACAATACGTCCGGAATGAAAAGTAGGTGCAATATTTGGTGTGTGTTTCAAAAGTGGTTGACCAGAGTTGGATAGCACAATAAATTCTTTGGCTATACAATGTTCAATAATATTATCAACATCACAATCTGGATTAATAGATTCAACTACATCCTTAATGCTAGTTGAATCCATATCATTGGACATAGGTTTTTTTGTTTTGAGCATGTTAACATCAAAATCAAAATAATCAGATTTTCCAAAATGAGAATTATGTCCGTGAACCAAATCCAGTTTCAAAAATACTTCAGGATATTCTTTGTGTTGAATATGAACTGTCTCACATCCTGTATAAAAACTACCTGATATCTCGTCTACTTTGAGCATATTATATTTGGACACAAGTTTATTGGTAATAAACCGAGCTACTTGACCTTTCGATTCAAATCTAATATCAAGATCTTGGAAACTAAGCTTGTTTCCAGTCATAATTGTATCTCGACAATATCCACCAAAGCAAAAAATTTCTGGCAATTGGAAAATATAATTATAAAAACCTTGACCAAGTTTTCTGCGATATTCTTCTTGGGAAAAATCAACCATAGTGATAAAAATATCTTCTACCATTTTTTCTTTGATATGGCTCGCAGTCAGAGCTGCATTCAAATGATAGGATTCTAATCCCATATCCACAAACGCTCGAGCCAAATCAACAATGTTAATATGAGATGACATTGATGAAATTGCGGAAGTAGCAAGAGTAGCAGGCTTGTAATTGAACTGCATTATTGTGGTATAATTGTATTTATCAAATTGGTAATTCTAATGAATTATAATTTGGTAAATTATGTTAAGGTCTTATTTATGCATTATTTTTTCAAATTTTTATAAAAAAATAATACGTATATTTTTTCGAATGTATTTTTTTTGTATTTCATAATATTTTTCATTTATTTTCAGACAAACAACACTATTTGGTATGGCATTCCTAATACTTTGGTTAAAAGATTTACCTAGTGTTAAATGTGTTACATTTTTTGAAATTTTCCCCTTAATTGATTGATTGAATGAATAACCAAATGAAAGGTGTGTAACAGAATCAGGTATGCATTTTCTAATTGATTGATTAAAAGAGTAACCAAAAATAAGATGTTGAATATTTTTACCAATTTTTGTGTTGATTGGTTTATTATACCATGTTCCAAATTTAAGAAATATAACACTATCAGGTATCATATTTTCAATTGATTGGTTAAAATTATTTCCAAAAGTTAAATGTGTCACATTGGGTGGAATCGCATTTTTTATGATTCTATTAAATTTCTTACCAAAAGTTAAATGAGTCACACCATCAGGAATACGATCTTTAATGGATCGATTAAATTCTTCTCCAAAGGTTAAATGAGTGACACTGGTGGGAATAACATCTTTGATAGATTTATTAAATTTTTTTCCAAAAGTTAAATGTGTCACATTATATGGAATACAATTTTTTAAAGATCGATTAAATTCCACTCCAAAAATCAAATGAGTGACACTATTAGGAATACAATCTTTTACATTTTGATTAAAACAATATCCAAAAGTTAAATGTGTCACACTCTCAGGAATACAATCTTTAATATTTCGATTGAAATAACATCCAAATTTTAAATGTGTGACACTATTTGGAATACAATTTTCGATAGATTTTTTAAAAAAACTTCCAAAAGTCAAGTGGGTAACACTATTTGGAATACATCCAGTAATATTTTGATTAAAAGCATTTCCAAAAATTAAATGAGTAACTGTATTGGGAATACAACCTCTAATATTTTGATTATAATTTTCTCCAAATGTTAAATATGTTAATTTAGAATATTTAGTATTATCAGAAATACATCCTTTAATACTTTGGTCAAAATTTTTTCCAAAAGTTAAATGAGTTACACTAGCTGGAATACATCCTTTAATATTTTGATTAAAATTATCTCCAAAAGTTAAGTGAGTAACACTATTAGGAATACATCCTTTGACATTTTTATTAAAAATCCATCCAAAAGTTAAATGAGTTATTCCATCAGGAATGCATCCTTTAATATCTTGATTAAAACAACTTCCAAAGGTTAAATGTTTAATATTATTTGGAATATTATTTTTAATACTTTGATTAAATTTCATACCAAATTTTAAATAGATGATGTTATTAGGAATACTATTTTCAATGCTAGTATTAAATTCTTGTCCAAAAGTTAAATGAGTCACTGTTGTCGGAATATAATCTTTAATACTACTATTAAATTTATCTTTAAAAAATAAATGAGTAATACCTGTGGGTATATTGGTACGACTAGTTTCATATTTGATATATTTGAATTTATTTGAGAACGCAAGATTTTTTATTAATCGGTATTTATATATATTATTGTATGTTGTACGTGACATGAAATTGACAAGTCTTTTATTGGCAAATAGTAAATTTATTTTATCAGTATCATTTAAAAATTCTAATATATATATTATCGCGTCGTCACTTAAAATATCAAAAACAGACATTTAATTAATATTAAATCATTTGATTTAATATTAATTAATAAATAATTATCAATTTTTATCATTTGACATTTATTTGTATGTTTTTATTAATATATTTTTTATTTCGTTTATAAAATTGCCTATTTAAAGTTAAATGAGTAACACTATTAGGAATATAATCTTTGATATCCTGGTCAAATTGAGACATTGATATTAATTTGATAAAATTAATATCAATATAATTATATAATAAACACATCAAATTTTGATTATAAAAATTGTATTTGTATATTTTTATTAATATATTTTTTCTTTCGTTCATAAAATTGTCTATTTAAAGTTAAGTGAGTCACACTATTAGGAATTTTATTTCTAATTTTTTGATTAAATTCACATCCAAAAGTCAAATGAGTGATATTATTTGGAATGCAACCTTTGATATCTTGATTAAATTTATATCCAAAAATTAAATGAGTGACACTATTAGGAATACAATTTTTGATATTCTGATTAAAACCATCACCAAAAGTTAAATGGGTGACACTATTAGGAATGCAATTTTTAATATTCTGATTAAAACCATGACCAAAAGTTAAATGAGTGACATTATTAGGAATACAATCTTTGATATTCTGATCAAAACCATCTCCAAAAGTTAAATGAGTTACATTATTGGGAATGCAATTTTTAATGTCTTGACTGAAACATTCTCCAAAGGTTAAATGAGTGACACTATTTGGAATACAACCTTTGATATTTCGATTAAAATTCCATCCAAAAGTTAAATGAGTTACACTATCAGGAATACAATCTTTGATTAAAATACATTCCAAAAGTTAAATGAGTCACACTAACTGGAATACAATTTTTAATATCTTGATTAAAATTATCTTTAAAAGTCAAATGAGTAATACGTTTAGGTATATTTGTTGAATTAGTCTCAAATTTGATATATTTAAATCTATCCAAATATGACAATTTTATTATTAATTTATAATCATAAATTTCATTGAACCAAGTATTATTAATAAAACCATGTAATTTAGAATCAACAGATAAAAATCTTATTTTATCCATATCATTTAAATATTCCAAGATATACATTATTACATCATCATTTAAAATATCAAATGAAGACATTGATATTAATTTAATTAAATTAATATCAATAGAATTATTATAATTATAATATATGTATCAATTTTTTTGATTATAGGAAATGTATTTTTATATTTTTATTGATATATTTTTTCTTTCGGTCATAAAATTGCTTATTTAAATTTAAATGAGTGACACTATCAGGAATACACCCTTTGATATGTTGATTGAATTTTTTACCCAAAGTTAAATGTGTAACGCTATTGGGAATTCTGTTTCTAATTTTTTGATTAAAATAATATCCAAAAGTTAAATGAGTAACACTATTAGGAATACAATTTTTGATATTTTGATTAAAATACCATCCAAAAGTTAAATGAGTTACACTTGCAGGAATACAATCTTTGATATTATCATAATTATATCCCAATTCTAAATGAGTGACGTTATTGGGAATACAATCTTTAATATTTTGATTAAAATTCCACCCAAAAGTTAAATGAGTCACACTATTAGGAATACAATCTTTAATATCTTGATTAAAGATATCTCCAAATTCTAAGTGAGTAACACTATTAGGAATACATTTTTTAATATTTTGATTAAAACTCATTCCTAAGATTAAATGAGTGACACTATTAGGAATACAATTTTTTATATTTTGATTGAAATCTGATCCAAATTTTAAATATACAACACTAGCAGGAATACAATCTTTGATATTTTGATTAAAATAATTTCCAAAAATTAAATGAGTAACATTATTAGGAATATTATTATAAATATCTTGATTAAAAATATCTCCAAAAGTTAAATGAGTAACACTATTAGGAATACAATTTTCAATATTTTGATTAAAATCATTTCCAAATTTTAAATGAGTTACACTATTTGGAATACAATTTTTTATATTTTGATTAAACCAACATCCAAAAGTTAAATGAGTTACACTAGCAGGAATACAATCTTTGATATTCTGATTAAAATATTCTCCAAAAGTTAAATGTGTTACACTATTTGGAATACATCCTTTGATATTTTGATTAAAATCTGATCCAAAAGTTAAATGAGTTACACTATTTGGAATACAATTTTTGATATTTTTATTAAAATTCCAACCAAAAGTTAAATAAATCACACTAGCTGGAATACAATCTTTGATATTTTGATTAAATTTATGCCCGAATTTCAAATGAGTAATATTATTTGGTATTTTTGTTGAAACAGCTTTATATCTGATATATTTAAATCTACTAAAATATGACAAATTTTTTATCAATTTGTAATCGTAAACATCATTAAACCAAATATTACCAATAAAACCATGTAATTTAGAATCAACAGATAAAAATCTTATTTTATCCATATCATTTAAATATTCCAATATATACATTATCACATCATCATTTAAAATATCAAATGAAGACATTGATATTATTTTAATTAAATTAATACCAATAGAATTATTATAATTATGATAAACGCATCAATTTTTTATTATAGGAAATATACTTGTATATTTTTATTAATATATTTTTTCTTTTGTTCATAAAATTTCCTATCTAAAAATAAATGAGTAACACTATTTGGAATACAATTTTTGATATTTTGATTAAAATTATCTCCAAAAGTTAAGTGAGTAACACTATTAGGAATACAATCTTTGATATTCTGATCAAATTTTTTTCCAAATTTTAAATGAGTGACACTAGCTGGAATACAATCTTTGATATTCTGATCAAATTTTTTTCCAAATTTTAAATGAGTGACACTAGCTGGAATACAATCTTTGATGTCTTGATTAAAATATTTTCCAAATTTTAAATGAGTGACACTAGCTGGAATACAATCTTTGATGTCTTGATTAAAATATTTTCCAAATTTTAAATGAGTAACACTATTAGGAATACAATGTCTGATATCTTGATTAAAACAACTTCCAAAAGTTAAATGAGTAACACTATTAGGAATACAATTTATAATATTTTGATTAAACCAACATCCAAAAGTTAAATGATTTACACTAGCGGGAATACAATTCTTGATATTTCGATTAAAATGCCACCCAAATTCTAAGAGAATGACACTATTTGGAATACAGTTTTTAATATTTTGATTAAAATAATGTCCAAAGGTTAAATGAGTAACACTATTAGGAATACAATCTTTGATATCTTGATCAAAACATGATCCAAAAGTTAAATGAGTAACATTATTCGGAATACATTTTTTGATATTTTGATCAAAATCATGTCCAAAAGTTAAATGAGTCACACTATTCGGAATACAATTTTTAATATTTTGATCAAAATTCCTTCCAAAAATTAAATGAGTAATATTGTTTGGTATTTTTATTGAACTAGTCTCACATTTAATATATTTAAATTTTTCCAAATATGATAATCCTTTTATTAAATTATAATCATAAATTCCATTAAACCAAATATGATAATCCTTTTATTAAATTATAATCATAAATTCCATTAAACCAAATATGATTAATAAAACTATACAATCTTGAATTGACAGATAAAAATTTCATTTTATCTGTATCATTTAAATATTCCAAGATATACATTATAATATCATCATTTAAAATATCAAATGGAGACATTTATTATTAAATTATAACTTCATGACAAAATTGATTTATTTAAAAAACTTTAAAAAATCAATTTTATAAAAAGATTTATTGCATTAAGCCACAAGCTTTGCTTCGACTTCAAACTCCAGTCGAGTGCGGAAGTTGAGTCCAGGAGTCTCCGAGAATTGCTGGAGAAGAGTTCCAGCAGGAAGAATGATGGGGCATGGATTAGGAAGTTCTGCTTCCCAATCGCTTGCTAGTTGCATGGGAAGGCCACTTGCAGTTGTTACAACCACAGTCCCAGCTGGAATGGTACACTTAAAAAGTGCGTTGCGAGCCGGAACAACAGGTGGAGTGACTTCAGGAATTTGAGTTCTCCACTCAAGAACTGCCTCGAACTTGGTACCGTTGATATCCACCTTGAACTTGTCAGGGAGAGAGAGCGAAAGCTTAGTCTCAGTGTAGAGATAGTCAATGGTACCACCTACCTTGGGTGACTTGGTGTACTTGATGCGAGCGGAATCGCAGACCTGGACTGTGATTTTATCTTGAGACTTGATCTCAGATTCACCGGACTTTTGACGATCAACAGCAGCGTGAGATTCACTGTAGTGAACCACTTCCACCAATCCTTCGTTGCAAGAAAGGCAAGGTTCAGGAATAGAATGAGGAGTAGGGTTCATGATTAAATAAAATATCTGTAATCAGAGTGTTGATGGTATATATACCTAAAATTTATTTTTTTATCAATGGATCATTCAATGAGTTCATTTTTCAATTTTTTTAGATTCATTGTTATACTCTGGTTTTAAAGTATATGTTACTAATCCAGTAGGACTAGTATGAATATCAAAATATTTATAGTACATTTTAAAAACTGATTGTTCCTTATCTTTTACTTCTAACATAATATCAAAAGGCGAACGTAACATTTGTGGTAATCTCAAAACATATTCTGGTAATTTATTAATTGTTTTGCTATGAGCACCTCTTCTGAGTCCTGGTTGTTGTTCACTAATATGCATTTTAGGTATCATGCCACGAACGTGCCATGTATTAAATATTCTGCGCATTAATTTTTTGGTAATAGGTACACGATCATTAGAAACACGATTATGAAATAAATCCACACAAAATGGAATTTTAAGTTTTTCGCAAAATGGTAATAAATCGGTTATACTATAACCATTTTCATCATTCTCAAGAGAAATATACTGACGCACTTCAATTGGTAACTTTAAAAAATTTTCCTCCCATCTAGTTAAAGTGGCTGCTTTATCTCCAAATGTACCACCACCATGTATAATTAATACAGCATTATCAGCTGGAGTATATCCTAACATTTTTAATAATTTAGCATGATTGGTTAAATCAATAAAACTTTGTGCAACAACTTTTTCATTGGGAGAACCTAATTGACAAAATTGTCCCGGATGCATGGTTAATCGATGGCCACAACTTTTAGCATATTTTCCAATTATTTTAAGTTTATCTTTAACAAAATCTAAACCATAATCACTTCCTGTCAATGATGGATTACCTAAATGGGGAAAAACACAACTACTTATTCTAAAAAATCTAATACCATGTGCTTCATTAAAAATTAGTATTTTTAATAAATCATCAACATTATCCATAGCAAGTTGTTTAACATGATCAATACCTTTAGTATTGGCTGTTTTTAATATTAATGTTCTAGATGTAAATATGCCATAATCTCTCAATTCTGTACTTATACATGCATAACCTATTCTAATGGGATATTGATCCATTATATATAATATATGTATATATTGATATACAAGATATTTGAGATAGAAAATAGTTATACATAATAAATTTAAATAATATATATCTAAATTTATTAAATTAACATAACTTAATTACATAAACGAGTAATAGTAAAACGATTATCGGGAGTAGTAGTTAATACACTACCCGAATTTTGTGTTACTGCAAAGAATATACGATCACCTGCATTAAAACGATCTTCAGTGGTAAGTGTAATATATGTTGGCCCAACGGCGGTAGCATTTCTACTATCTGACGTTATTAAAGAAATTACACCAGTTGTTCCATTAACACGATAAATATATGATTCACGTGTACCAATAGAATTTGCGGATATTCCAATATAACTAGAAATTAAATATCTTCCGGCTAATGGAAGTGTAAATTGATTGGTAGTAGTATTAAGTGTAATACCTCCAACATTTTTAGTTGGAACAGCAGAATATCCAGAAATAACGGTAACTGTTCCAGCTGGAATAACAGTTGAACCTGCAGGTATAGGTGTTGGAGCCACGCCAACAGTCCCACTAGGAATTGTAGTGGCTGTTGGAGCTGTTGTTGAATATTCAACAACAATTGGTGCAGGCGGACAAGGAGCTGGACAAGGAGCTGGAAGACACGCTGGTTGACAAACAGGTTGACAGATTGGTTGACAAACAGGTGGATATGGAATACAAGAAATTTGGCAAGGATTGTATGAAGGATAACAATAACTTGCCGGGTAGCCACAATAATTATAACACGACATTTTCTAATATAACAGTATAAAAAATTATTTACAAAGGTGTAAATCCCACCCTAATATCTGTACATGCTAAACGAAAATATTGTATAAATTACTATATTTATCCTTTCGTTAAATAAAATTTATTGCCTATAACTATAAACTGACATGAACAAACTTTACATCACAATTTTGGCTGGTGGATTGGGTAAAAGAATGCAAAGTAATCTTCCCAAAGTTTTACATCAAGTAAAAGGACAAGCCATGATAGTGAGATTGATTTACCAAATTATAAAATTGAATCCTGAAAAAATATTGATTGTTGTAGGAAAATATAGAGATATCATTCAACAAGAAATAGAAAAAAATATTATAGACTCGAGAATATTTTATGTCGATCAATTAATTCCCAATGGAACTGGTGATGCTGTTAAATGTACATTACCGTATTTTGAAAATAATAACATTGATAATATAATATTAAATGGTGATGTACCCATGATACAATATACAACAATTAAAGATATTTATAATTGTTATAGTGTTAATTCTAAAAAATTGTTAATTACATCCATAAATTTATCGGATCCAACTAATAATGGTAGAATTATTGTTAACGATAATGGTGAATTTAATGGAATTATCGAAGAAAAAGATTGTAATGATCAACAAAAAACTATATCTTTAGTCAATTGTGGCATTTATGTATGTAATTCTGGTGTATTATTAAATTGTATACCAAAAATCGATAATAATAATATACAACACGAATATTATTTAACTGATTTGGTAAAAATCTATCGTCAGTTTTATGAAACAACAATTGATCTTTATGTTTTACCACAAGACAAAGAAATAGAAATATATAATGTTAATACAAAACAACAACTTGAATATATTGAACAACTCGGTATTTAAATTTATTTAAATTTATTGTTAATTTTGATTAAAAATAAATTTAGAAATAAATAACTTGATCTTTGGTAAAGCTTCCGACAGTACCATCAGTATTTTCATCAGGTGTTGATGAGAAAAATATTTCATTGAAATCGGTATAATGGGGTGCAATACCACGAAGACCTTCAATCGCGATAGGTAAACCAGATTGACTGAGAAGTGGTCCAACATATTTACCATTACAATCGAATATATTAACCCGACCATCACCATGATTACTTACTAAAAATGAACCAGGAGGAAAACCACAATCACAAGGAGCAGGAATCATACCCCAGGGATTATTTAATACTCCTCTGCTAGTAAATCTTCTTACGAATGCTCCGTCTAAAGTAAAAACAGATATATAACCATGTCCAGCACCACTCATGGCTTGAATAGTTACATTTGGATCTTTTCTAGCATAAACAATGTACATATAACATCCAATATTTACTATATTGGATGGAGCATAATCTAAAGGTATCGGATCACTACTATCATTATCTACAAAATGATAACCAACAATTCGATTAAAATTAGCATCAAAAACATCAATATGATTTTGCATAAAATCGGCCAAATATAAAATATTATTTGCAATAGCTAAACCTCTATATACGGCTACTTCTCCAGTTATTTGCTGATTCAATACTAAATAACTAATTAAAGGATCTATTGCTGGATTATAAGCATGAACCGTACCATGTTCAGAACATGTTAATAATAATGCTGATCTAGTAATGTTACCATTACCAGTAGGAAACCCACCTCCACAATTTACGGCTATTCCAGTGTTGAAACTAGAATTATGAGCAGCATTTCTTACACTGATTGATCCAAGTAATTTATTACCGAATAAATCATAATTGGTAATTGTATCTGTACCACAATTTGAAATCCAAAGTTGATTACCATATACAATAATACCCCATGGATTAATTAAATCAGGATCAGTATGTGCAGCTTGATTTTGACGATTACTAATTAAATAATTTACTTTCCATGTAGCTACTGCGCGACGTGGACCCATTGGATTAACAATCGGTTGGATACCGCAAGCATTTGCTAAACCAGGATCGCAAAATGATTTAAGTGGACAAGGATCTCGCGGAGGAGGACAAGCTGTTGCGATTGGTAAGGGACATGGTCCACAAGGAGCAGGACAAGGATTATATAAAGGATCTGTTGCGCATTTGCCTGGGCTAGCATATCTTGGGGGAAACTGAAAATTCTGAGGATTTTGCATATTATTCATACATATTTATATGCAACAAAAAAAGAGATATCATTTATACCACCATTATAATTTATAGTATAAACAATATGTTTCACAATACACAAAATATCAAATACTATATTTCAAATTAATTTATATCTAAAATTAATATCCGATTTATAATATATTTATACATATGAGTCGAAGAAAAATTTCTAAAAACATGATAAAATATCTGGAAGATTCACTAAATTGTGAAAATGTTATGACATTTATTACCAAATCAAAAAAAAATAATGATACTATAATAGTTGATGATATACTAGTTACTTATGAAATAATTAATTATCAAAGTAATAAATCTAAGGAATCAGTTCAACGAATTTTTGATGTTTATGATATTATGACAGAAGCTAATTACACTGGATTTGAATATTTTCCATATATATATGGTGTTTTAGATTGTCATAGTGATACTAATAATTATTATCTTTTCAGAGAAAATTTCCAAGGAAATCTTGTCGAATTAATTGATAATATTGAACATTCAAGTGATTGGTATGATATAATTTTCCAAATCATAATGATTGGATATTATTTGTATGACATAATTGGAATAAAATATCAATTTAATATTAAAGAATTATTGTACAATAAACTAAACAAACCATATTACAAAGAGTATAAAATTGGTGATCATAATATTACAATCAATCATAAATATTTAATAGTTATTTGGAACCCAAATACCATTAATAAGAATGATATCAATCAAATTAATATCAATATGGATTTTTTATTATTACATCTTAAAAATCATGATGTAAAAATACCTCCATCGAATCGGATTATTAAATTAATACAAGATGTAGCAGAACCGGATTCAAATATACCTGATATTATTCAAGAATATTATGGTGTACAGAAATAATTTATTTCAAATATTGTATCATGTTTATCAAAATTATAAATCTATAAAAATATCAAATATAATAAATGTGTATTTGATATAATAAATCCAGTAATTCAATTGGATTAAATATAACAATTCTAAAAATAATTTGTTATGTTTCAAATATAGATTAATGAAGAAATTTGTATTCAAATTTGTAGATCATGACAAAAAAAATGTAACTAAAATTAACATTGGTGTTTTTTCCGATGCTAAAGTAGAATGGACCATGGATGGAGTTAATGATCTTCAAGATCATATTCAATGGGAAATTCATCATATTAAACGCAATCATGCTCTCAATAAAGAACTAATGCGTGTAATACGACAAAGATATTTCCCTGGCGTTGCTGAATCGCAAAATGAAAATCAAATTGGAGATTATAAAATTATTAAAATAAAAATGAAAGAAGATTCCACCGCTGTTAATATAAATGAAGAATCCAATCAACCCACTTTTAGACAAATTAAATCATTTGAAATGTGTGTAGCCAAGTACGCTCGTGGAAATAAACCCACTAAACATAGTGATGTTCATAATTATACCAAAACTCATTATGTTCATGAATTTTCTGCAGGTCGTGAGGTAGATCAAACTATTAATCTCACTGAATTGGCAACATTTATTGTTCCTACTAATGAATCAAAATCTACCAATAATACTGTACAAAATCGTAATAATGTTACTGGTGGTGATAATGATGATTTCATGAATAATGTTAGAACTAGTTATGCTGCCAATCGTGATCGTATTTATGGATCATTGGATAAAAATCCGGGTAATAATTCGACAGTTTACCGAAATACTTTTAATGCCGATAGAAATACTAATACTATGGATAATCTTCAAAAAAATAATACTAATAATAACAATAAAACCAATTATAATAATCATTGGAATAAAATAGTTTCTAACCGTAACTCTCAGACCGGTGGTGTACACAATGATCAAGAATATGAAGAAAAATATAAAAAATACAAGGAAAAATATTTGCAACTCAAAAATCAAAAAGCCAAAAATATGAGAATATAAATAAATATCATAATGTAAATAAATATTGATTTTTTTTAATATTGATATTGAAAAAAATTAATACATTCAATATCATCAGTATTATTCATATTGTTAATGAAACATATTGAAATAATTGAGACACCTATTGGTAATTTTAAAATTACTACAAAAAATGACAAAATATATACAGCTAAATTTACTAAAAAAGAAATAACTGATAACAAAAAAAAATCAACCATTTTTTGTAGAGAAGTAAAAAAATATTTTTATCAACCAGATAAATTTGAGGAATTTTCTGACATATTATATTACCAATCTGGTACAGATTTTCAAAAACAAGTATGGAAAGCGATTAGTGAAATCCCATATGGTGAAACTAGAACTTATGGAGAAATTGCTCAATACATTGATAAACCAAATGCTGTTAGAGCTGTAGCCAATGCTTGTGGTAAAAATAAAATCGCAATATTTATACCTTGTCATCGAGTAGTTGGGAAAAATAATAAAGGTGGATATAAATGGAACACAATTCGTAAAAAATGGTTACTAAAACATGAACAATGATTTTAATTACATAATAAAAATAACAATTATTATTATATAATTGATAATGTCTTCTGATATTCATAAATGCATTCGTGAATGTTCCAATCAAATTACTCTTCCAAAACGCAAGGCTCGTGTCCTCGAATTAATTATTATTTTGACAATAATTTTGGTTATTATTATTGTTTGTGGTTATCTTGGTTATCGGTATTTATTTAATATGACAAGTGTAGATGCAATATATAATACAACATTGACTGTTTCTACGTTAGGTATTGCTCCTGGAGATAAAACTGAAGCAGAAAAAATATTTACTGGACTATATGCTATTTTGGTAGGTGTGTTTTTTATTTCATTGGTAAGTGCAATTGTTTCATATATATTTTCCATATATATATTAGGGCAATAATAAATATAATAACTCATTTAAAAATAAACTCATACCTTATTATTAAATAATAACAATAATGACCAATACATCTATCCAAAATAATACTTCTAATGAAATTTTTCGTGATATGATTAAACAAGAAGTAGAAAAAACATATACTAGTGATATTAAATATGGTTTAAGAAGCAAGTCCAGATGGAAACTAATTGGAGATATTGTAGAAGCTTTATCTGAAATATGTTTATTAGCATCTACTATATTAGCATTTTCGGCTGGTTTTTATAATTATTTATTATTATCGTATTTAGCTGGATTAATGGGTACAATTTCATTAGCTCTAATTGGATTTAGTAATTATGCGGTTAAAGAGAGCAGAGAACGTACTAAACAAGTAAATGCTATTTTAAATAAATTAGGAAATGATACAATACCAGACATTACAACTGAATCATCTTTAATGATAAAAGATATTTCTGATTCTAGACAGAAAATTGATGTATAAACTATGAAATATGAAACATAATTTTGATAAATTTATTCAAATTATGTGTCGAAACTTATAAGCTAATCCAGAATTTTTCCACCACATTAAAATATCATTACGATCTTTTGGATCAGACCAACAATTTGAATTTTTAGAATACTTTAATTTGAGACCAGATTTTGTCCACCAAATTAATATTGGTGTTAAATTATTCCATGATGCATAATCCATCGCTTTATAAGAATATCTTAAATCTAAATTTGATTTTGACCACCATTGTAACACATCTATTTTATTTTTCATAGAAGCCCAATCCATGCTATTTTCAGTATATTTCAGTTTTAAGCCAGATTTGATCCACCAATCAAGACATTCTACATGACCATTTTTTGATGCTAAATCAATTGCATTTTCAGTATATATTAATTTTAAATTACTTGATTTCCACCAATCCAAAATATGCGTATGTCCATTAGCGGAAGCATCATCGATTGAATGATTTGAATATAATAATTCTAAATCTGCATCCAACCACCAATCTAATATATCAATATAACCTAATTTGGATGCTGTATCTAATGATAATATAGTATATCTCAAATATAATTTATTTAAAGACCATTGATTAAAAAAATTTATATTGTTTGACGAAGATGCTTTATCAACTATAAACTCATTTTCAGTCATGTCTAGATTAAATTTATCATATGTTATTTTGTCATAAAGAGAATATTTATCTAATAAAATTAACATATTAACTCTCCAACTATCTCCCACTGATATCATTTTAAAATTATTATCTAAAAATGGTAATTCAACCAACCTAATATTGACTCCACAATGATAATATTTATGTATATTATTCAAAGTGGTAATATAAAATCCACCAGAACCATAATAATCATCTATATTATCATTAAATTTTTCTAATAATATATTGAGTCCATCCTGATATTGGAATCCATTATGGTACTCTAGTTCATTAGTGATTTTAACATATTTATCTGTCATATTTAATTAAAATAATATATTATATATATTGTTTTAATTTATTATTATTACTATTAATAAATATTAGCAACAAGCTGATCCAAATCCAGAAGACATATTGTGAAATTTTTTGTCTTGAATTTTGGGTTTTCTTTTTTCGTCTTCAATAGTTTTATAATTTTTAAGACACACTAAACTGCAAAAATATTTACTGTAGACAGAAAATGATTTATTTCGAGACATAGTATTGCCACATTCACAAACAATATTTTCGCTTGTATTATTATTTATGTTTTTGTTCATGTTTTTATTCATATTATATTAAAACTATAATACCTAATTAATATGTTAAATTTTCAATTTTATCGCAATTATTAATATTTGGCATATTAATACGATAATATAATTTCCACCAGTCAATAATATCATCATGTTCATTTTCTAACGCCAATATTATAGCTAATTTGCTAAATTTAAATTCAAGACCAGATGATATCCACCAATTCAATACATTGATATGACCATTTCCTGACGAATAATCTATAGCACAAGTTGTATATTTTAATTCTAGACCTGAGTTGAACCACCAATCTAAAACTTTAATATGACCATATTCCGAAGCCCAAATTAAAGCAAGCGAAGAATAACGTAACTCTAGTCCAGATTTTAACCACCAATCTAAAACATTAATCAATCCATTTTTAGATGCATAATCCAAACTATAGCAAGTATATTTTAATTTCATACCCGATGACTTCCACCATTTTAATACATCCAAATATCCCATCTCAGAAGCAATATCAACTATAAATTTATTATTTGACATTCACTCAATTATATATATATGTATACATATAAATATTTGCGTGTATATTTATAATAGTAATATATTAGTTGATTATTATATGGAAAACATATTGATATTAGGTATTGGGGTATCTTTAAAAAAAAATGATGGTGTTTTAAGATTCGAAAAATATTGCCAAATATTTGATTTACCTTATATAATAGTGGGTGATGGTAAAATTTGGAAAGGTGGTGATATGTCAGTTGGTGCTGGTGGTGGACAAAAAATAAACGAATTATTGATTGCTCTGGAAACAATAACAGATAATAAATTAATAATTGTTTGTGATACATTTGATTTATTTCCTGTTGCTAATAAACAAGAAATATTAAATAAGTATCATCAAATATGCGGAGAAAAAGAGCGTGTTGTATTTTCTAGCGAAGTTTATTGTTGGCCGGAAAAAAATTTAGCTAATATTTATACACAAATATACCCAAAAATTATTTCAAAATATCGATATCTAAATTCAGGAAGTTTTATGGGACGTCGTAATGATATATGTGCTTTATTAAATAATATTTTAGATACAGATGATGATCAATTATTTTTTACCAAAAAATATTTACAATCATCAAATATTATTTTAGATACAGAATGTCAATTATTTCAAGCTATTAATGGTTCTACAGATGACATTGGTATACATGATAATCGTATATATAATAAATACACAAAAACTTTTCCGATTTTCATTCATGGAAATGGTCCAGCAAAAACATTTTTAAATTATTTAGAAAATAATTTGCACCCAAAATCATTAGTAAATATTGTGAATACTAAACTGGTATCTGATCAATATAAAGTTTTTATAGCGTTATACATTGATTCAAATTCTATAAATGAATTGAAAATTTTTTTGGATAGTGTAACAAAAATAAATTGTACCAATAAAATTATTTATGTGTATGATAAATCACATAGTGATTATTTTAAACAATTATTAGAAATGTTGGGATTTATTTACAGTTCCAATGTTTCTAATTATGTTTTTGTTGATTTTATAAAATCCGATTGTGATTATTATTTTCTCCTGGAACAAAATTGTATTTTAACAAATTCAATGACTTTGGAAATATTAATTCATCTTTGTCAAAACAATAATAGGATAGTTTCACCATTATTAATTGGAAAAGAAAATACAAATTTTGCCAATTTTTGGGGTGCTCTTGATAAAAATGGTTATTATAAAAGATCTGATGATTATCTTAATATTATTCGTCAAGAAAAAATTGGATTATGGAATGTACCATATATATATGGAGTTATTCTATTCAATAAATCTATTATCAATGATTGGAATTTATCACAATATGAAAAACATAAAGATGATAGAGATATGAATTTATGTTTTAATTTGAGAAAATATACATTATTTATGTATACTTGTAATTTGGATTGTTATGGATACATTATTTAATTAATATATATATTATTGATAATATATATATGAATTATCGTCAAAAATATCTTAAATATAAAAATAAATATACGCAACTGAAAGAAAAAATAGATATGGAAAATAATTTTATTGGTGGTCAAAATACTATTGAATTTGATGATAAAATATCTGATGCTAATCATACGTTTACAATTAATTTGTTTAACAATTTTGATTCAGTATCAAACATATTTTCTCCATTGAGTATTAATTATGCATTATCACTTTTACATTTAGCAGCTCTTGAAATAACTAATCTAGAATTGAGTAATTTATTAAAATATAAATATACTGTTGATGATTTACAAGTTATCAATGATATATTTAATGATAATACTATTGATATGACTAATTTAATGCTGATCAATAAAACACAAAATATTAATAAAAAATACAAAAATATGGTAAATAATTTAGTTAAAATTATCCAGGGAGATTTCGAAAATCCTGACTTAGTGGCTCAAAAAATTAATCATTATGTTGAAAATAAAACTAATGGATTAATAAAAGACATCATTTCGCCCAAAAATATCAATAATGATACTATTATGATTTTAGTAAATACTGTTTATTTCAAATCAAAATGGAAATATGGATTCGATGTTAATAAAACTTTCCGTGAAAAATTTGGTTCAGAAAAAAAAATTGTTGATTTAATGAACAATCAAAATTATTTTAATTATTATGAAAATAAATCTTTTCAAATAATTGAAATACCATATCAAAATGAAAATTTTGTACTTGGAATTATTTTGCCTAAAATAGTTCCAGATAATGATACAATTGATTATACTATTAATAATGTGCCAATTATAACAGCACAAGAAGTTAATGAATTAATAAATAATTTATCATTGGAAAAAGTAAATATATACATACCAAAATTCACGGATAAAAAGAAATTAAATTTAGTGCCAATATTAAAAAAAATGGGTCTGGTAAAAATTTTTGATACAAATATGTGTCAACTTGATTTAATTTCAAATAATATATGTGTATCTAATATTATTCATGAAGCAGTTATTATTGTTGATGAGAGTGGTACTACCGCTTCTGCTGCAACTGTAATTACAGGAAGAGCACTAGCCAGAGCTCCAAAAAAAGAAAATATTAAAACATTTCGAGCAGATCATCCATTTGTTTATTATATAAGACATCTTCCAACAAATATGTTTTTATTTTTTGGAGATTTTCAAGGATAATTTAATCATTTATGTATAAATCATTATTACAAACATGTTTTTTAAAAAAATTATCATAATCATTTTTGTTGTTATTTGAATTATGTTTAGTATTTGAATAAAGAATATCATTGTATAATTTTCTTTCGCGGAAATATATTTTGGTAGCACCAATTGTTGTTTTTAAATGAAATAATTCTGGTAAATTTCTCCAATTAATTATGGCTTTATTGATAATATTAGACATTCGATAATCATCATAATTTACAGATTTCAAGACATTTACTAGTAATAAATAAGCTCTTTGAAATTCATAAAATTCATTAAATCTAATAGCTATGTTAATGCCATTAGATAAAAAAAATTTGGTTATTTTTTCCAAAATATCATTCAGACCAATTATATTTTCAGAAACATTTGAACTATAATTACTTGGTATTAATTGCATATGTATAGGCTCTTCTGAAGATAATTCTAAATCAAGATATTTATATATTGAATCATTTTCGTTGGTTATTTTTTGACCAAGTTTTATGCTATCATGTATTTTATTTTTTTCTTGATTGATAAAGTTAATATCGAATAGATGATCATTGTATTCTTTATATTGTTCGTCCATATGTTTTTTATTTTTAATATTAACAAATCTATCATTATCAAGTTCTTTATTAAATTCAATATAATACAAACTATTGGTATCTATTTTTCTTTCTTCACATTTACCATTAATATAATGAGTAATAGTATCTAATATACCACTATAATTGTAAAAAATGGATTTTATCAAAACGTCTATTATAATTTGACTAGTATCATTATTAGAAAATAAATCTATTTTATTGACACATCCAAAATCTATTAATGTTATTTGAGATAATTTGTGTGAATAAAATATATTTCCGGCATGTAAATCTCCATGATAAAATCCATTTTTAATAATTTGATAAAAGAATTTATATACCAATAAATCTAAACATCTATGCAAATTATGATAATATATTGTGTCTTTTACTATAATTTTATCATGTATAATTTTATTCAAAGTTATTCCTTCTGCCTTAGTCATTGCAAAAGCAAACCAGGATTTGTCGTTAACAATATTAGGTAAATATTGTGTTGTTGTTAATTTTGCCTCTATATTATGACCAAAAATAGATGAATATGTACAAGTATAATATTTAAAAGCTTTTTCCATGTTATTTATTTCATTTTGAACATTAAATTCTCTACCATTAGATTCAAGCATTTTTTTAATAAAATCATATTCACAACATGATTTATCAAAAATATTATTAATAATTTTATATTCCCAACATGATTGAACTATTGAAAGAGGTTTAATGATTTTAATTACAAATATATTATTAGGATCAGATAAATGATACATTTGACAAACATGAGCGACTGATGCCGAGTGATGACTTATAATATTATGCATCTCATAATTATTTATTATTTTATTCAATATAATATTTATTTGGTTATTTGTTAATTTTGGATAAGTAATATTATCCAATGAATATTTTTCAATTTGATTTTTAGTCATTATTGGTTTGATGAATTGAATGATTTTAAGTATAAATGGTCCCGAGTTTATTAAAATTTGACCGGACAAAAGTTTCAAGATATCTTGATCATTATTTGGTAAATCAATGAATATATTTTCCATTATGCCGCTAAATATTTGTGCCCAAATTATTGGATGTAAATTGTCATAATATGTAGAAATTATTTTGGTAAATAAATTTTTTAATAATCCGAGATCACTTGACAGATTATTATCGAGTTCTTTTTTTATTGCCAAACTGTACATTTCATAAAGATTTATGGACAAGTTATTAAAAAATTGTTCTTTGATTGATTTGTCTGATATTATATTTTGTATTTTATTAATGATATGATCGAAATCTTGTTTTATTATATTGGAAATTTCGTATTCCGACTTATCATGATATTTTGTCGAATATTTGATTTTATATTTTTGAGCAAAACATTTATAAATTTCTATAATTTGAAAACTATGGAATAATATGTGACAAATTTGGCTGATATTTTCAAACATATCTGCACTTAGTTCAAAATCTGTAATTGGATATGAAGTATCGGATATTTCATTTGAAATAATTGTGTTTAAAATATCTTGTAAATCATTATCTTTTATATTAATTTTTTTGTGTATATTAATGAAATCAATTATTTTCCATGGGTTATTTGTTTGTGATATATGTTTGATTATTATTTTATCCCAATTTTTTTTTAAAAATTCAAAATAATAATTGTACGTAATATTATTTTTGATACAAACCCAATCATATTTATTACCAGATTGAGTCATATTATTTATAATCTCATCATTAGCCATTTCAATAGATTTGTTTAATTTATTTATCAAATCTACACATGGTACAGGCATTTTTATATATAGGTGATAAAATATTATTAAATGCTTGATATAAAATATTAATGAGTAATATTATGGAAATATCTTATAAAATATTATTGAAATATTTAAAATATTTCACCAAAAATATTAATACTGATTGTTATTACAAAATATCTGTAAGAGAAAAATATTTTGTAATATTTTTTCCGAATTGTGATTATCATATCACAATTTACCAGGATCAATGGAATGAATATGAATATTACACACATCGTCCATATCATTTGTTTCATATATCGTCTAATAATGATAAAAATAAGTGTTCTAGTTATTTTTGGATAGATAAAATAAATTATTATATACATAAAATACCTAGCAAATATTTTTTATATGGTCAGTCAACATATGGATATACATCATCGACGAGAAATCCATGTAATTATCAAAAAATAAAACCATTATTATATTTTTTTCAGAAAAATTTAACACGAATATTGCAGCATATTTTAGAAGTTAATAATAGAAAAATATGAACAATCCCAATAACTCAGATATCAAATATAGTAAATATTATCAACCAAATGATCTGTATTGGGGATTGGGAATAGAAAATGAAACATATTTTATGGTCGAGGATAATATACAAAAAACTGGGGAATATATCAAAAATAATAGACGACGAGAAAGATATAGTGTTGACTATAATACTAGTTATAACCAAGATAAGTTGTCCAAGTATTTAGATAGTGTCTTTATTAATGAAGATATTTATAATATACCACAATATATTAATTCGCATACTTTATCAAGAACGGATATTAATGGTGAACATGTAACATTATATGTTGTTGGAAAAAAAACTAATCCTAAGTTTAATGGTAAAACTATTCATGATACATTTTTGGAACTAAATGAAAATATGCGACTAGATTATGAATCAAATTATGTTTTTGATGGTGATACTATTGAATTCATCACTCAAAATTTTTACAAAACCACTTGTCAGGATTGTATTAATGAATTAATAAATTATAAATCACAATTTATTTTACAACTCAATAATTTTTTGACCGATAATAATTTTCCAAAATGGAAATTTCCTGATATCAATTATGGATTAGTTCAATTCAAAACTAATCCCAATAATATTAATATGTTTAACAATGGTACTTATCATATAAATATAACCATACCAACTAAATTAAATAATCAAGGATTAATTGATGATAAAATTAAATTTATTGAACAACATTGTAATGCTATCAAACTAATTAAATGGATTGAGCCGTTTATAATAGCATTATATGGTAGTCCAGATGTTTTTTCATTTAATGATGAATCTAAATATTCTGCTGGGTCCTTAAGATTAACTGCGAGTAGATATGTTAGTATTGGAACTTTCGACGCAAAAACTATGAAAATAGGTAAACAACTCAATGATATTAAAACAATTATGCCTGTCTATCTAAATGATAAATCTTGGTATAACAAAATATATAATATAACAGATTATAAACCTGGAGATAATATTGGTTATGATATAAATTATTCCAAACATTTAAATTCTGGAATAGAATTTAGAATTCTAGATTTTTTCCCCGAAATAGCTTTAAAATCATTATTAGATTTTTTAATATTATTATTAGACCATTCTCTACAAAATGATATTAAAATATCTTGTTATGAATCAGATGAATGGCACGAGTTTACTAAAAATTCATTATTATATGGATATAATGCCCATATACCTTATAAATTAGTTATTACCTTACACAAATCACTTGGATTCCCAATAATTAATACATCCAATATTTCTACATATTTATTACAATTAATAGATTTTTTACATAATAAGTATGCGAATTCAACATGTTCTAAATTAATGAGTCCTGATATGTCTAAACCAATATTGTATAATGTTAATCAATATATGTGGGAAAATAATTATTTACAATATATTCCAATTAATAATTCATTACATATTAAAGTAATTAAATTATATGAAATATACACCGAATTGTATAATAATGTTGAATTTATTTTAGACAATAATAATAAATTGCACAATTTATTGATCAAAACTAAATTACAATTACAACCTGATTTAACACTTGAAAAATTTTATCACAAATTAATTAAAATATGTGACAATAAAATACCTATTGATAATTATTTATTGAATAATTAATTATCAAATAAGTATTATTCAATAATTTTAATTGTAATAATTGTAATTAATTGTAATTAATTAATATATATCATCTAACCATAATAATTGTATAATTAATTATATAATTAATTATAATTAATTGTATTATAATTAATGCATATCACTTGACCAAATTAATTATTCACATAATTTAATTAATTAAATATAGTTTATTAAATTAATTAATTAATTTAATAAATTGTGGAGTCTTATCACAAATATGTTATATATTTGTGTAATTTTTACAAAATATAAATTAATTTTTACAGTATAAATTACGTTGTAAAAATGACAGGAAAATTAATTTATAAAAAAATAACTATTTTATTACTATAAGATAGGAATATGTCAAGGAGAAATCGCACTGAAGGATATACCGATGATCGCACAGACGGTTACAGTGATGCTCGATCAATGGATGGAGGTGAAGGTCAAGGACGTGTAACCAGTCCTAATGATGGTCGTCTCAAAGAAAATAGAGATCGTTCCAGTCGCTCGGGAAATAGCCGTCGCACTTCAAGCCGCTCAGGAAACAGTCGTCGCTCATCTAGCCGTTCTCGTTCATCCAGTCGTTCACGCGATATGGATGGAGGTGAAGGTCAAGGACGTGTCACCGATCCCGAACATGATGGTCGTCTTAAACAAAATAGAAGCCGTTCAGGAAATAGTCGTCGCTCATCCAGCCGTTCTCGTTCATCTAGCCGTTCACGTGATATGGATGGAGGTGAAGGTCAAGGACGTGTCAGAAGTAAAGATGATGGTCGTCTCAAAGAAAATCGTCGTGATTCTAGCAACAGTCGTCGAAGTCGCTCATCTAGCCGTTCATCTAGCCGTTCCAATCGTTATGATGATATGGATGGAGGTGAAGGTCAAGGACGTGTCAGAAGTAGAAATGATGGTCGTCTTACAAGAGAATTTAGTGAACAAGCTAGTGCTAATGCCAGAAGAAGGTCACGAAGTCCCGATGGTAGATTCATGTCAGATGATGAATCTGATTCACGTTCTGGTAACTCTCGCTCACGTTCAAGCGGTCGTTCACGAAATGCCCGTTCTGGTAGCAAGAGCTCTGGATCCACTTCGCGTGCTAAATCATCTGGCTCTCGTTCTGGATCCACTTCACGTACTAAATCATCTGGTTCAAAATCTGGTTCTCGTTCTGGTTCTCGTTCTGGATCAACTTCACGGGCTAAATCATCTGGTTCAAAATCTACTAGTTCTCGTTCTAGCGGAAGCAAAACTACTTCGCGATCAAGAGGATCATCTCGATCACGAGGATCATCTCGCCGTGGACCTGGTAGACCCCGTGGTTCTTAAATTTATTAATCAAGTGTATTAAATATTTTTTAATCAAATAATATTTAATTAATATTTAGAATATATATATAAAATGAGCGGCATTAATGAAATAACTGATCCTAAATCCAGAATGGTAAGTGGTCCTGTTAATGTTATTAGATTACAAGGTAATGTTCATGGTATTAATAAAGTAATATATTTATTTTTAGATTATCATATGGAACTGAATAAACAAACACAATGTGAAAATATATTTAGTCAAGATGTCCAAAAATATTTCGCAAATAATTTTTACAATTTGAACAAAGGTTCAAAAACGTATGATTTCTTTTTAGAAATATTTCCGACAGAATTAGCAGAAACAATTGATACTCAAGATATTGTTCCAGTGGATTATAAAGATATGTATATTGAAGAAGTAGTCAAATTATTTAAAAAATTATTTAGATATGATCCCAAAAAGAATGTTGTTTTGATCAATAAATTAATTAAAAAAGTGAGATTGCATTATATTGATATTAGAGATTATTATAAAAATAATATTCATGACAGAGTTTCTGGTATGTTAAGTATTGCAAATGAGTTTATGGTAAACGATTCAATAAATCCAAATCGTCTTAGGTCTATTATCAAATTGATGAAGACAATGCGAACACATTTAGAAGATGTAGTAGAAGTTTTAGATAATCCATCACCAAAAGCTAAACGAGCAAAACTTATTAAAAGAAAAAATACAGACAATTTAGATTTGGATGCTTTAGAATATATTGCTAAAAAAATTAAAGAATCTTATAAATATAACGATGTAAAAAAAATTATGAATCAGTTATTAAATACTTCTATTAGAAATTTTAAGATTACTATTGATGAAATTAATCTCACGATAGAATTATTTGATAAATATGCAAATCAAATTGAAACTTCAAAAAATATTTTAACAAGAGATAATAATACATCATATTTGTATGTGTATGGTTTGAGTAGTTATACAATTAGAAAAATGATAGTGGATATTATGAATCGAGTGGAAAGTTTGTTTGACGAAAAATTAATTGAATTTTTTGCCAGATTTACAGATATATTTTTTTTGAGAAGATTTTTAGACAAAGATTATATCACAAATGCAATTACATACACCGGTGCATTACATTCTAATATGTATGTATATGTTTTGGTTAATTTTTTTGATTTTAAAATTACACATATATCTTATTCAAAAATTTCTGATCCAGCAAAACTTACTAAAGAAATAAAACATAGATCTCTTGCCGAAATACAAGAACTTATTTTACCAGAAATATTTGGTCAATGTTCGGATATGAATCATTTTCCCAGCGAATTTTTATAAATATATTTATTATTATGGCATATAATAAATATATTTATGTGTTGGAGCAAAGAAATTTCATTAACAACATTTATCATCGCAATGATTGGTGTTATTTACTTATATCAAAGAAATAAACCAAATGATAGATGGATTGCATTATTTGCTGGTACAATAGCAATGATTCAATTAGCTGAATATTTTATGTGGAGTGATCCATTATGCGGTAAAATTAATCGTTATGCATCTATGTTTGCTCTTTTTATTTTAGTTATGGAACCATTTATGAACATGATTGGTGGAATTTATTTCTCAGATTCACCTTATAAAAATATTCTCAAATGTATGCTAATTTTATATATAATATTTATTGGATATACTATATATTCAAATATTAATAATGATATTGATTGGTGTGGGACGAGTACTTGCGAAAATGTAGGTAATCGAAATAATGGTTTTGTTGTTAGTAAATCTTGTAATTTACAATGGTTTTTTATGGAATCATTTGATATCAAAACAGCAATGATATGGACAATATTTTTACTTGTTCCATTATTAACAATAACACCAACTTATCAGGCAATAATATTTACTATATTAGGTATTGGTACTTATTATATGGCTACATTTGCCAATAATGCTGCACAAGGTAGTTTGTGGTGTTGGTTAGCTATTATTTTTATCTTTTCAAAAATATTTATGTGATGTATTTAATATAATATGGTTAATTATGCATATATAACAGTTATGTACGGTAATAATGTATATTTATCTGGAGCATTGGTATTAGGTTATACATTATTTAAAAGTAAAACTCCCCATGACAGAGTTGTACTTGTAACTCCGGATGTTAGTGAAACGTATAAATCATATTTGCGAGATATTTATACACATGTAATAGATATTGATTATGTTAAAGTAAGTTCAAATATATTTTTAGAACAAGATACAAGATTCAGAGATGTTTTTACTAAATTATCATGTTTGAGTCAAGTCCAATATGATAAAATAATCTTATTAGATTTAGACATGATAATTTCTAAAAATATTGATCATTTATTCAAATTATCAGCACCAGCAGCATGTTTAAAAAAAAATCATATATCTTACGGAAAAAAAATACCTAGTAATATGATTTGCCATAATAATCGTTTAGTTGGAAGCATTAATGCTGGATTAATGTTATTGAAACCAGATCTAGAAGAATGGAAAAATATACAATGTGATATTTTAAATAATACACAAATTAATAAATATAAATATCCAGAACAAGATTACATTAGTTTGAGATATTGTAATAAATGGACATCCATCACTTTTAATTATAATTTCCAATTTGGATTAACTCGTCGTGTTAAAAAATATCATTATAAAATAGATGATATATATGTAATACATTACTCAAGTTCATACAAACCTTGGAATATATTAATAGATCATGAAGTAACACCAACCGAACAAGATTTTATCAATCAACATAAAAAATATTATGATTTATGGATAAATATATATCACAAAATTAAGGAAAAATATCGAGTTCAGGGAATCTTATTACCATATTAATAATTAAACTTATTGTCAAATATAAATAAATATATATAAGCATATATATATTTATAAATATTATTATGACTAAAATTAAAATTATAAGACATTCTGAAAGATTAGATTTCAAACATCCTTTTTATTGGTTACTATGTTTTGGATATCATTGGTCTGATTCACCATTGACACAAACTGGTCACGTTATGGCCAAAACAAAAGGGGAATTATTGGCAAAAAATGACTTTGACCCAAAAAATATTTTTGTATCTCCATATAATCGAACAATGGAAACAGCCACGGAAATAAAATCCAGTTTTCCTAATTGTGAAATTATCATCGAACCACTTTTAGCAGAATATCAACCTTATTACAAACATTGTATTAGTTTATATCCTAACGGAATTCCGACAGAATATGCTGGAATTGTGACGGAATATAAATATCCCGAAAATTATGAAGAATTTTCTTCGAGAGTAAAATTTATTGTATCACAATTAATGAATAAAAATAATGAAGATTTTATTATTATTACACATGGTGAAATATTAAAAGTATTCATAAATTATTTTCAAACGATCTATCCTGATATATTATTAGATTGTCAAAAAATATCTTACCTTACAACACTTACTTTTGAATATGACAATGACAAAAATATTATAAAAAATTCAATAACGATCGATCATTTTAATCAATAAAAAATATAATTAAATGTTTATTTATAAATAAATATTTAATTAATCTTATTATTTGGGCTTTGATTTGGTGGATTTAGTTATTTTGGTAGATTTAGTTGGTTTAGTTGATGTAGTAGATTTAGTTGGTTTAGTTGATGTAGTAGATTTAGTGGATTTAGTGGATTTAGTTGATTTAGTCGTTTTAGTGGATTTAGTTGATTTAGTCGTTTTAGTGGGTTTAGTTGATTTAGTCGTTTTAGTTGATTCAATTGTAGATTTAGTTGAAGATTTAGTGGGTTTAGTAGATTTAGTTACTTTTGTGGGTTTAGATGATTTAGATACTACTTTACCAATGGGTTTTGTATTAGATTTGATTGTTTTGCTACTAGATTTACTAGTTGACTTTTTGGATTTTTTTGAATCATCAGAATCTAAATCTGAGTCATTTGAATCAAAATCATCAGTATCAGAATCATCAGTATCAGAATCATCAGTATCAGAATCATCAGTATCAGAATCATCAGTATCAGAATCATCAGTATCAGAATCATCATTAGAATCATTTGTATCAGAATTATTATCATCCGAATCATCAGAATCTACTCCAAAATCAATGTCAGAATCAGAATCCGAATCAGAAATTTTATTTTTAGATTTAATCGATTTTTTTTCCACAACTTGTGAATTATTTTTCGAATTATTTTTTTCTGGTATTGATGCCAGATTTGATAATTTAAAAGGCATATATGTTCCTTTAATTAATTGTTCATATAAATCTGTAAATATTGTTTTTACAATTGTATCTTGTTTTAAATGATTTATACTTTCAATTGCTAATTTTTTTATTTGTTGTGGAGTTGAATTTACAGCACCTACGCCATTATCAAACGGATCACACATTAAAGAAATAAAACCTTTTAAAACAGTTTCTATATTATTCATAGGAGTCCATGATTCAGGATGGAATGATGTAGCAGTAGTACAAATTCCTCTACTTCCATTCGCGATAGGATATTTTTCAACACTAAATCTTCCATTTGGAGTTATCATATGAATATTGGGAGGTCTAATAGGATGATCATTGTTGAGACGAATCATACCATGATATAAACCTCCTTCGAATGGAGTATCTTCGGGACCAGGAAGAATAAAATGTACTTTATAAAAATCTGTTTCTTCTGGAGCAATATATATTCCAAATTCTTTTTGGAGATTTTTCATACCATCTTGGATATCCTTTAAAACACGTTTATTTACTGTGAGCATTATTATTAATAATAATATGTTACTTTTATGTTATTTAATACATGATACAATTTCAATTTTTCTAAATATATAGTATAATATTTCTCGATAATTTATTGACAACACTTTGTTAAAATATTATCTTTATATAGTTATAAACGTATGTCGTGCAACATTTCAAGAGATAATAATATGACAATGAGAAGAGATTCAATGGCATCATTAGATACTGCGTATGATAGTTCGAATTTAATGAAAGATTTTCAAAATAAAATATCAAATGGTAATATACATATGAATCAAAATACTGGTAATAATATTAATGATAGTATAGCTAACCTTATTGATTCTAATAAACTTCCATATCAATCAGAAGAAAAAATAGATATGAATGTCGAAAAAATAGTGGGCGAATATTATAATAGAGATCATGATATTCAAAAACAACTTGATAGAGATATCATTGGTAACCAATACACACATCCTAATGTTAGCACAATGCAAAATGGTGTTGAATTTCCATTGAATAGATCTCAATATTATTCTCCCGAAATGCATGGTTCTGAATTATTAGAGGGATACTCTAATGTTGGTTCATGTATGGATCCCTGGAGATTAATATTATTAATAATATTAATAGCTGCTTTGATATATGGTTTATATTGGTTGTATACCAATAACAAAACCAATAATTTGGATTTTTAATAAATTATTATTAAATAAATTATTGTTAAATAATTTATTTGACAACAATTAATTTACGCACAAATAGATATTTTATTTGTCGATAAAATATTACTATCAAGAGAAGGAATCCAATAATTACTTGTGAAATAATTAAAGTCAATTGCACTATTAATCAAGTATATATTATCTAATATTATTTCATTATAACTTTCTCGATCTTTAATAATAACGCTAATCATTTTATCACATTGATCAATTTGTTGTTTTAATTTGAGTAATTGTTCACGATTTTTTAGATCTTTATCTTTTTCTATTGTTTTGATTTTTGCTAAACATTCTTTCTTATTATTTTCATGTTTTACATATTGTAAATTTAATCTAGATAGACGAATACGAGATTGATGAATAATATCCATAGATTCGTTGATAATTTTAAAATATTTCATAATTTTTTGTTTCATAGATAATTTATTGTCAAATTTTGGTGAAATATAAGAATTCCAAATTTGATTAGTCATGGGTTGATTATCATTATAGATGATATACGAAAAAGCAAAATTTATAATTTGTTCTCGAATATTATCTTTAAGACCCAAATGATTATGTAACATATATTTATCATCAATTGAAATTGATTGTTTTAATATATATTCCATCATTGAATTCCAATCAATTTGTTTGATTTGAAAGTTTGATTGGATTTCATTCATTAGATTGGCATCATGTTTATCAATATTTTTATATTGTGTAGTTAATCGATTGATTACTTCTCGTTTAATAATATCAACAGAAAAAGCTAAAGAATTTTTATCATGACCAATAAAATGTTTTTTTGATGTAACAAAAATATGTCGATCATTGTTATCATTATCACTTTTAATTATAGCATCTGGAATTACAATGGGTTTAGGTTTAGTTAACTCGATATTAATTACTGTTTCTTCAGTTGTTTTACTAGAATTATTTTTCGTGACATTTAAAATGGAAAATAATGTTTTTTTCTCGTTGCCACTTTGGAATATCACGCTCATAGTATAATTATTTATTTAATATTAAATGTTTATTTAAATAAACATTTAATATTTCAATTTTTATGAAATAATTAATCACTATTAGAATAATCCATGAGAGATTTAATAGTGTCTTCAATATTATAATTATTTGTCCTAATAATTTGTTCAAGTTTTCGATATGAAATTTGAATATTATCAGAAATATTATCATAAATTGCTTCATCACTAATGCACATTTTATGAAGTGTATTAATTTTATGCTGATCATCATCAGTATTCATTGTACGCATATTTTCAATATAAAGATCATTATGAAATTTCAAATAGTTAATAATTCCCACTTTATTAATTTTGGTAAAATTATATGGCTCAAAACGATGACGTGTAGCTTCATATTTTTCATTGTCACAACTTTCAAAAAGTTTATTGAAATGATTAGTGTTAAATATGATAACATATTTTCTATTAGATTGTAAACACTGACCATCAATAACATTATATAATTGATCCAAGAATTCTGTTTTGTATTGTCTCTTTTTATCGACTTCTTCTTCAGGAGTTAATTTAATAAACGATTGAACAGTATTTTGCTCAGATTTTTGATCCATTTTACCGGGAACTGTATTTCCAGTGTTTTGAATAGATTTTCTGGATTCTTCCCGAAGTTTATCAATTTGTTTATTAACAAAACTATCTAGCCATTTATCAATTTCATCAAAAACCAATAATATTCTTTCGGATTTATCAATTATTTTATCTTTATTTGTTGAAGTACTGGTAATTTGAGTTTCGAGTTTATTAATAATAGTAATAAAATCATCAGAATTACTACTAAGTTGCATTAAATTGTAAATAATAACACGATCAAAAATACCTTTGTCTGCTATATAATAAGCAAAAGTAGTCTTACCAGTACCTGGTTCTCCATTAAAACTAACACAATAAGGAATAGATTGTGATTTAATAGTATCATCCACAAAGAAATATTTAACTAAAGATTCTTCTAATTTGAGATAAGATTCAGTACCATAAGTTTTGTTCATGCGTACGGGTTCTAATTTAACTACACTAGATTGCATGACTTTTACACGATACATTGATGTTCTTCCACCCAAAATTATTTCTCGATTATTTTGAATAATCTCTTGACCAACATATTGAGTTATAGCATCAATTTTAGGAACATGAAATGTAATTTTATCAGTATTAATTACAACTTTAATAACATAAGAACGATAATTAAAATAATAACTATCGGGTCTACTAGTATAAATCGATTTCTTTTCTAAATATGGAGAAAGTGTTGCCATATTAATACCCATACCGTTTAATTTCCATTTATCATTATGTTGAATAATTTCATATTTAGTTTCCGAAAATTTTATTCTTTGAGCAAAATATTTAACGCTATTTAAATTTGTGAATTTAAATTTGTCCACAAAAGATTTTAAATCTTCAAGACAAGTTTTTACCACTAAAAGTATAGCCATATTTCTTATCATTTTCATAATTGTAAACATGCTAAATTTTTGATTTCGAGAAAATAGCATAGATATAAAAGCTTCTATTATAGCATGATTTGTGTTCATTTGGATCATTTTTGAATAATCCGGGCCAACAAATACATTTTTATCATTGCCATTATTATTTTGTGCCATTACAAATATTTTGGGCTACTTATAAATATTTATCAATAAATATATATAGATAGAGTGTTAAAATATCAATTTTTTTGGTGTAACATAAAACCTATATTTATTATAATAATTAAATGGAATGGTTAAAAAATATTTGCTCAGTACCAATTAAGCTTGGATTAGACAAAACTAATTTTGTGGTTATGAATTTAATCACTTATATATTCAATATTTATGGAAAAAAAATACTTAAAACTGATAATGATGAAATTATTAGTCATAATGAATGTATTAATGATATTAATATATTTTATTTACATCCATTACAATTTAGAGAAATAAAATACAATTGGAATGAAAATATATTTAAAATTAATACAGGGACAATAACAAATTTAACAGTTGCATTTCCTTGGACATCATTATTTACACAATCCACTAAAGTTAATATCGATAATATTTCCATAGAAATATCTATAGACGACTCTAATCATAATATGATCAAAAGCATGATTGATGATCCAGATTCTTATTTAAATATTCATATTACCGAAAATTCTGATATTAATGATGTTTATACTGGAATTAATGATATTGTTAAAAAATATTTTTCAAACATAAAAGTAAATATTGGCACTATTGATATTGTTATAATAAATCATTTTATTATAAAAATTAAAAATTGTGAATACACGGACAATAAATTAACCATAGAAAAAGTTAAAATAATTTCAAAAAATAATAAATCTACTCGAATACAAAATATTAATTTATCCATAACCAATGATAATGAATTTGATATAAATATATCAAAAATAGACATCTCGTCCGATTTTATTGATAATTTACCAATTATTAAATTTAAATCCGATAAAAATACTCCCAAATCAAATATTAACATCAATATTAAAGTTTCTGATTTTTTATTTTCAAAATTATTTGCACAAAATATTGACTTAAATTATTGTTCTGAAAAAATAACTATTGATAATATATCAAAAATAACTCTTGGTAATGCACTATTGATAAATTTTCCCACAAATAATATAAATACATCATATATTGCACAATTTAACATTACAGATAATAGTTGTAAATTTGGAAAGAATATTCAATGTAAATTAACAGATATTGATTATGTTATTAAAAAAATTACTAAACTATCAAAAATAATAAATCATATTAATGATAAAATAATTATAAAAAATATATCCAAAACAAGTAAATATTTATCAATTAATGATATTAAATTGATTATTATATATCGTGATGATATTTGGAATTTATGTATTTTAAACACAATATTGCATGATACAATAACAATGAATAAAATTGAATATAAACATCGTAACATTATTGCATATTGTGATAATATATTTATTCACAACAAACAATACCAATTTAATAATTTAAAAACAGATAGTGCTGAATTTATTTTTAAATCAAAATCTTTATTTGTTACGATTGATAAAGATTTTAATATAGATATTGATGATTCATATTGTTCTGGAATTATATCATTTGGAAATTATATTAACGATTTAATAGAACAATTTAAATCCAAAAAAGAGCCGGAAACTAATAATTCAAAAATAACAAAATCTATCATTAGTAAATTTTTAAACATAAAAAAGGCTCAAATATCTTTGGATTATTTGAGTTCTAAATATATTTTTATTATTGATAACACAAAAATATGTTTGTCTGATAAATCAATAATAGATACAAGTGCACATATTTTTATTGATAATTATTTAATTTCTAAAATTAATGCAAAATATATATCACCAAATAATATTCATGTTATCGGTATTGAATTTTATCTTGATCCAAATATTTTTGATATTTTAGTTCAGTCATTAGGATTATTAATTCCAAATAATGATGAAAATAATTTGACACAATATTTACCTGATGACATTATGGATAAAATACAAGATGCATTAGATAATAGTATTGTGTCAAGTAATATGTACGATTTAGAGCGAAATACGAACAAACTAACAGAATCAATTATAAATACGTATATTGATACAAAAAATAAAAATTGTGATAAACCAATTATCACAATATTATCCGAATCAGTTTACGATTTAAAATCTATTTTTATTGGTGATTATAAACATCAAAAAAGTAATGATAATTTGAAAATATCTCTCGATTCAATAAATATTTATTTGTATGATAAATTATCTATATGTGAATCAAAAAATCAAAATTCACCATTTGTATGCTTTGTGGTTAAAAATATTTCTATCATTTATCAAAAATTATTGGAAACCACAATGACATACAAAATTGATATTGAAAAAATAGCTTTGATAGATATTAATTGTTTAGATCCAAAATGGAAATATTTTTTGAAATTTACTGGATCCAATGCTATAAATATATATTTATCAAAACAATATGATACTGTTAAATTAAACATTAATTTAAACCCTATTATATTAAATATCAAAGAAGAAACCCTTGTAAGATTACTAGCATATATATCTGAAATTAAAATAACACCAACTAATGATAATATAATTTTTATTGAAAAATTTAGTATGAATGAAATTAATTTGACAATAAATTACTATCCTATTATATTAAAAAAAATAGATGCTGGAACAAATAATTTATTTATAAAAAATTTTAAAATAATTATTCCTCCATATATGTTAAAAAATATTGATGGTTTGGATAAATTGGGTAAATCAGTTCAGGATAATTTTTATAAAATTATTAATCCCAATAATATTGCTCAATTTGTTCCAAATATTAAATTAGTCAAACCTTATGTTATGCCAATCAATAATATAATTGTTATGATTGGTAAATATATACATTCGCCAATAAATAGGAATAATTTAAGAAAAATAACATGTAGTATAAATAAAAATACTGGTATATTGTCTAATTTAATTTTAGAAAAATTAAAAAAAATATTTTACAATGATTGATTTTCTCATTAAATATATAAATATTTAACAACAATTAAATTTAATGGATATTGAATTACCTAATAATTCAGACGAACAACTGATTTTTTTGTTAATGAACACAGTTAAAGAATTGCGAAAACGTAAATTTAATATTAATAAATATATTGATGATAATACATCAAACAAAATTAAACATAATATTTATAATAATTCACTAAATTATTAATAGATTAATTTAATCTGATTAATAATTTTATATATTTTCTTATTATACACTATAAATGAGTTATTTAAATCAAATACATAACACAGTTATTGAACCCGAAATATCACCATATCAAAAATGGAAACCAACTAAATTATATCCTTATCCAAATAATTTTACTCAAGCACCATCCAGAGAACATCAAATTATGGTATATTATAATGGAAAACCTCAATTACAAACATTAAGTCCAAACACTGGACCTATTATGTTTCCCGAAAGAGAAATCAATGCTAATCCAATTAATGGTTGGGAAAGAAAACACACAATATATCCAAAAAATTCTCATATTATGTATCCAACAACCCATTCCATACCAGGTCCATATCTTCAATCATATATCAATTTACCACAAAGAACATCCATGTATTAATTTACATTTGATTTATGATTATTATCTGATGTATCAAAATTATCAGATAAATCATAATCATCAGACAAATCATAATCATCACATAAATCATAATCATCACATAAATCATAATCATCACATAAATCTTTCGACATTGTTTCTGATAATTCTTCAAGATTGTTACAACTATATTTTATTAATAAATTAATACAATCTGTTGATTTATTTTCAAAACAAAAATTTAATAAATCATTATAATAATCTAATAAATTCAAACCATTATCCATCAATAATCCGAGAATTATATAATTATTATTGGCACAACATATTTTAGCAAGATCGTAAGAATTATGTATGTTTTTTGAATCTATTTTTAATAACATCTCAATAATATCACTATGTGACATTTTTACTGCATATAAATATGGTTTGTTGTTATCAAAATTAATATCTGCACCTTCTTCAATTAGAATTTTTGCTATATCAGTATGACCATTACCAATGGCTTGACATAAACATTCGTTAATATTTGAATATTTATTGTATTCAAAATTAATATCAGATGAATTTCTTATAACATTAAAAATATATTTTACATTACGTATGATACCATACATACAAGCTATATATAATAACTCTTTAATTTGATTTATATTTGCGGTATTAATTTGTGATTTATATTTATCATATTCTTGGAAATTATCAGACAAAAATAAACTATTTCCAAAATTCAATTTATAATTATTATTATCATATGATCCAAAATTTTTTGTACACGGCATATTTATATTTTTAATGAAATATAAATATCCAATATTTATTTATATGTTTAAAATTATATTAATACATATCTTGTCTAAAATGATATTTTATTCTGACTGAGAATTTCTAAGTAAATCTAATATGTGTTTTATAATAGCAGAATTATTTTTATTGATAGTATCTTTATTATGAAGAGCGTATATATGAGATTCAGTATCATTACTATATTTTCTCACGCATTCGGGAGCAATATCTGGATGGCATTGTATGGCATAAGCTTGATTTTGATATTTATACAAATATGGCATTCCATCAAAATATTCCATCACAATTATTTTATCATTTGGAACAATATAATCAATATGACATCTAAATATATTATCATATCCCAAAATACTTGTATCATATCCAACATTTAATTTACCAGATGATTTTATTTCACATCCTAATGCATATGCAATTAATTGAAATCCCAAACAAATTCCAAAAATTGGTTTTTTCAAATGCAAACATTTTTTTATTAATTTGATGACATTTAATAAATAAGTGTATTTCTCAATATCAACCACACTTTGGTAACCACCAAGTATGATAACAATTGAATATTTATCCATATCAATTTTTGACACATCTGTATCAAAAGATTTTACTATTTCATAATCATCATCAAGATATCTATAAATATATGGAGTTATATAACCGTTTTGTATGATTAGTAACATGTAATTTAAATATATAAAAGAAAATATTTTTGATGGCGTTACACTAATTTTACTACCATTTTTTTTATTTAATGACAGGTATTAACCCTCACTCTGTTTGAATCATTTAAAAAAGCAGATATTTTAATTAAACGATCAAGTCGTTCATTGAGTAATCTTGTATTAGTTTTCAAATTTTCTACAAAATGTTTAATATTAAGCGTGCGCCAAGAGTTAAACCATTTAGTATTATGATAAGCCACTTTATTTGATATATCTGATAAATCATGATGAATGTTTTTTACAGATTCTCTTAAATACATTAAACATAATTCAATTGGATCATCAATATCATTATCCGGAGATAATTCTATTAATTCAAATACTTGAGTTTTTTCCATATCATCCAATGGAACAACTCGAGTAGGTTTTATGTCAGAATATTTTTGTTCTTGTTTTTTATTTAACACTGAATAAATTACTCTTAATTGACATTCTATATCTAATTCATTTATAATTCGTGTAACATCTGGATGTTTATGTCCGTAAATGGAATTAATTACTCCACATGTTTTAACAGTTATTCCACTAATTGCACTTATGATTCCTGCATAAATACCTTGTGTCAACAAGGTGCATGGCACAATTATTAAAGCTGACATTATTACTATAGATTATTATTTTAATTTTATCTCATGTTGTAATTGCTTTCCTGAAAATTATTATATTATTTGTCAAAAAATATTTTGATTATAGTATCAAAATCATATACACATGACAAATATAATGTTAAATCTAAACAAAATATCTGGTAATATTACTAATTGTTTTTTCAAACTCTAATTACCAAGTCACATATGTTTCAAATGTATTATACGCATTGATATATTTATAAACTAAAAATTGATATAATTATTGATAAATATAATTGGTTATACTTATCAATATTATGACTAATCCAAAACTCGTAAGAATAAAAAGAAATAAACATGGTATTATTCAAGATTGTGATACATATATAGGAAGAGAAATATGTATGGGCGGATGGAATTTACCGCAAAGTAAATGGCATAATCCTTTTACTATAAAAAAATATGGATCCGTTAAAATAGTTTGTGATATGTACATAAAGTATATTATAAATTCTGAATTATTCCACGATATTCCAGAATTAGAAGGTAAAATATTGGGATGTTGGTGTGAACCAAATAAAAAATGTATTAATAATGAATTTTTTTGTCACGGTTCCATACTAATACAATTATTTCACATAATTAAACAAAATAATTATAACACAAAATATGTCCAAAAAATATTAAAAATTATTTATAATAATTAATTGGAATAAGGTGGATAAGGTGCATATGGACCAGAACTGGGAGGCATAGGATAAGGATTATTTCCTGGAAGGACTGGACCAGAACTGGGAGGTGTAGGATAAGGATTATTTCCAGAAGGAATTGGACTAACAGAAATTCGACCACTTACATAATCTTTATTAGCTTCACATGCAGCTATATCATTCTTTATATAACAATGTTGATTTCTATTATCAAATGACCACATTTTACAATTATCTCTAGAAATACATTGATTCATACAATCTGTTGCTGATGCTACTTTTTGATCCCATATATTTTTACCAGTACAATCAGTTAGTGGCATGTATGAACTGGTTCTAGTTGAATTTCCTACTCCATTATAAGGAACAAAATTATCATGATTTAAAACACTAGTATGATTATTTTCTGCAATAGGAGTACCAGAAACATAATATGGTATTTTTTGTTGATTATGTGTAGTTGTCATATTATTAAATCTATTATTAGTAACTGGATTATTATCAATTAAAATATCATTTGTTCTATTCATATTATTATTATGAATCGGAGCAAGATTTGGAAGATTATGAGAATTTGCTAATAAACCGTGTGAAATCATCATGTTATCAAGTGGTTTATTTGAACTTAATAAACCAAATTGAGATACTAATTGTTTAATATTATTAATTAATTGGCTACTATCAGTTGAAATTTGATTTGACATTATATATATATTATATGTTTGATAAAAAGAATTTATTTCTGGCAAATAGGACACCAGGTAGTTCTTCTATTGCGTTTACCAATGTATTTAGTTATAGTTTTGTGTCCTAATGGGCATTTAGATTTGTGATAAATTTGAAAAATAGGTTCATGTATTAATCCTTTTGATTTATTAATATATGATTGATAAAGTTGATCAATTACATATTTTAATGATGTTATGATACATGTAAAATCATTTTGATTCGTTTTACTAATAATTCGTTCTGGTAATAAACGACATCTATATAAAGCTTCTTGTTGTAAAATATTTCCTATTCCTGGAAAATATTCTTGATCTAATAAAAAATCTGTGAGTATGTCATTAGGATATTTATTAATTCCTTGATATAAATGTTGGTAAAATTTTTTTTCGCTAAATGATTTATTTGATAAATCATATTTCATCATTATAATACTATCATATATTGCTTTACTTGATGAACACTCGCCATAATTAGTTTTGGTAATACTATTGTGGCAATTGGGATCTAATAATTTAATTTGAGATAGAAACCACTTTAAAATAGTATTATCATCCAATTCAATTGTCATAAAAATTGTTAATTTTGGATTAACAATTTCATGAGACAATAATATTCGACCATACATCATCATATGTGTACGAATAACATAATCGGGATAATTTTCTAGAATTAGATGCATATAAATATATTTACCAGCATACCACCATTTACGAATCATATAACCTACAAGATTAACATTCATTTTACGATACGATGGACCACTAATTTTACATATAGTTCTAAATTTAGTAAATTTAATTTTTTCGTATGTTATTCGAATTCTTGGAGCTTCGACCATTTATATATGATATGTATACAATAAAAAATAAAAAAATCAGATTAAAATATTTAGTATATATATTCCAATGACAACATACAGTGAACAATATCATGATAATTGCCATGATTATCTAAAAACATTATATTTAGAGAAATATGCTGTTACCAAATACAAAAATATACTTTATCAAATAAAAAATAATATACCAAAAATTGATATATGTCAAGATACTGTATGTGATGATTATGGAAATATTATTGTATGTGATCAACATGCAGTAGTATTTGGACATCAAAATGATATATATCCAATATTAGCTACGTATGCATTGAATGCGTGTATTGGATTAGTAATGTATATTCCAAAATATAAAGTTGCAGCATTGGCTCATATTGATGGTTTACCAGGATATTCTTTAGAATCAGCAATAAATGATGGTATTAATATTAAATATGATCCTGTTTATGAAAATATAAATATTATTTTGAAAAATTTAAGAAATATTTGTAATACTAAAGAAATAATAGAAATTGATTATCATTTAATAGGTGGTATATATGGTTTATCAGAAGTAATGGTTAATGATTTAATTGAATGTTTAAATAAATATAATGGAAAAAATTATCGATTTAATTTTATCGGAAGAAATATTCTTGGACCTGATAATCAGTCAAGAAATATTTGCATCAATACAATAACAGGAAAAATTACCTATTTTGATTATACTATGAATCGTGAATATTATAATAATAATATCAACAACAATGGTCTACCTATAAATATTATTAAAGCTCCTCGTAAATCGGAAGCTTTTTTAGATATTACTTACCTTCCAGTGTTTGAAAACAAATGATTCTGATAATATTATAACTAAGTTAGTAATTATAATTTATTTTCCCACCATGAAGTATAAAGAGATATGTCCAAACAGACAAATAATCGAATTGTAAATAATAATAAGTCCACAGAATCAAAACCAAAATTTCGAAAATGCGTACATCATATTTTATCACACAATTATGCAGCAAATATAAAAAAACATGATGATATTATTGAAAAAGCAACACCATTCATTTCATCTATGAATATGGATGAAACAATAAATGTTAAAATATTATTTCATTTTTTGGCACCAATTGGCAGTTATAATCGTGAAAAAGTGATGTCTCGAGCACATGATGTTATTATGTCAATAAATGATGATTTTAATAATTATACAAACAATCAAAATACCATGAATAATTTTAAGTATAAAAGTATTGTTAACCAAATATTTGCTTCAAATATGGGAAAACAAAATGTTTATCTTGGACAAAATTATCTTAAATTTTTACCACTCAAACCATCTAACATAACTTTTGAATTAGGCGAAATATATTATTATCCTGTTAAAAATAAATTAAATTTATCAAAATATGACGATGAAAAAGATGTAGAAATACAATTTCAAGTAATCAAACAATATATTCATCAAAATAGAGCAGATGCTATCAATCCAGAAAATTTTGTAAATATTTGGATCATAGATATGACAGATACAACAGTTTTGGGATATTCTAATTTTCCTTGGGAAATGATAGATAATTTTCACGGAATAATAATACATAGACGTTGCTTTTTCCCTGAAGATTATCAAGAAACTAATTATTCTGGATATAAAACATTTAGTCACGAATTGGGGCATTATTTTGGGCTATTACATGTAGGTGGAGGCATGGAGGCTTATTTATCTCCCAATATAAATGCCGAGTCTGAAAAAATGGATGTAAATAATGATAATACTAAACTTTATTATATATCTGATCCACTTGATAAAACTAATTGTAAAAATTTACATTCAGATGTAAATTACAATCCACTTTTCATGAATTTTATGGATTTCACTCATGATAAATATGTAACAATGTTTACAAATAATCAATTACAAAAAATGAGATATATGATTAATTCATATCGACCTAAAATTAATTCTAATAAATATAAAACCAAAATTTTAGTTCCAAAATATAATCCTGAAACAAATACTATTACGAGCACAACAGATTGTAAACAATCATTGAGACCTACCAAAATCATTCCATCTTACGAAACTATTGATAATCCTAGACTTAATTCACAAAATCAAACACAAATAAATAATCAACAATCTAATCAGCAGTTAAATCAACAATATAATCAGCAGTTAAATCAACAACCAATGCCAAATATTCATCCATCATATACAGAATATATTGCATCTCAAACAGTTCCTAATTTACAACCTGTTCCGAATAAACCAAAAACAGAAGTAAATTTACCAATTCATTTATTGGCGCCAAATTTGTGTGGTTATTCAACTAAAAATAGCTCAAATAATGATGTTATATCAAATATACAAAATAACATACCTGTATATGAAGACCAAATAATTGATAAAGATGCCGCTGCTTATGAAGAATTTATAAAAAATTATAAAACATATAATTCTGATAATGGTTACGCTATGAGTTATCCTTATGATCCTTATACAATTCAGGAATATTATAAAAATATGGCTGCAATTCAAAAATATAGCGGTCAACAAACACCATTGACTAATAATGATCCCAGATTAAATACATATGTTACAATTCCATCACAACAACAATCACAGACTCAACAAAATATACAATCACATATGCCACCCCAATATCAAACTCAATCAAATATTCCACCCCAATATCAAACTCAATCAAATATTCAACCCCAATATCAAACTCAATCAAATATTCAACCCCAATATCAAACTCAATCAAATATTCCACCCCAATATCAAACTCAATCAAATATTCAACCCCAATATCAAACTCAATCAAATATTCAACCCCAATATCAAACTCAATCAAATATTCCACCCCAATATTATACACAACCCAACGCTCAAAATCAATATCCATATTCTCAAAATATAACTGATCCAAGAATAATACAAAATTTAACGGCAAATCAATTAAATATTGATCAAATTAATAAACAACAACCACAACAACAAATTCCAATTAATAATCAAAATAAACGCACCGATCCTCAATTTACAAAATCAAATTTACAAAATCAACGAACAATTCCTAAATCTGTTAATACTTCAAATTCCGAAATTCATACGGATACGGAAAGTTCAGGTATTCCAAGTAATTTACTCAATCGAATAAATAATTTAGATCAGCAAGTAAAAAATGTCAAAATAAATGATGTTTCTAAAGTGCAACCGGTTACAAAACCAAATGTATCAATGCCTTCAACTCAATCAGAAGCTAAATATAATAAATATGGACAAACAAGTAAAGTACATACAAATAATTTTGTCGCTAATAAATTAAAAAATAATGATAATATTAGTGGTAAGATACCAAAAACCAGGTTCCAAAGATATAAACCAACTGGTGTATAAATTTATTATATTTTAATTGATTAAAATATAATAAGCTAAAATGAAAACGATAAAAAACAAATTTAAATACCAATATTTTTGTCTATAATAATATCAAAAGCATTTTGTCCCTCGGGAATATTAACGAATGGTATATCTTCGTCGGGTGCTTTTGATAACATATGTAATAAATTATATGTCAATAAACAAATATTAATCTGTGACAACAAACTTTTTTCATATATATCATAACAAAAATTATTTAAAACGAGTTGTTCCCTATTGATATCTAGATGTATACTAATAGTTAATCTTACAAGTTTATCCAATAAGATATGTGGACCATAATCAGCATATTCAGACATTTCAATAATTAAATTTGCCAAATTAGTATTATTTTTGTTTTGAATATCTCGGTAAATATTGTTATAAAATTTATTTGTTACTAATTGTATGAAATTAATAATAATAGATTGAGTGTTGCATAATAATTGATTAATATTATCTTTATTATTATTTAATATTAATTCATAAAATTCGCGCTCATGTTTTAAAATTACAGATGTTATAAATTCTGTAACATCATGTTGTAATTTTGACAATTTTGCATCAATAGTTGCTCTTGGAAATACTAATTCATCATCTTCAATAATAAAAGCTTTTTTTTCAATTTCTTTATCAAAATCTATCTCATTATTTTGATCAATATTCGTATTATTTTCTGTGTCTGACATTATTTATTATTATTCTTAAAATATTATGTCAATTGAATTTTTATTCAATTTTTTATAGTTATGGATTAAAAAAATTGAAACTAAAATTGTTAAAGATTCTAATCATATGCAGTGTATATTAGATATATTTAATACAAAATGCTAAATGTCCATGAATTCACAGAATCTATAATGAAAATAGATGATTATAAGAGTCAAACAATTTTCTTTAAATTAAGTCCGATCATATTAAAATATTCAGAAATAATCGATATATGGATTGATAATTATTCGTCATTAAATAATAAAATTAACAAATTAAAAATATTAAATAATTCTGATAAACTGAATAGATTATTAATTGTGAAAAATAATATAATGAATTTTCTAAAATGTGGTTTGATGTTAGACTATTTAAAAATAGATAAAAATAATCATTATCGAGTTATCAAACTTTTAGAAATGAACGAAAGTAAAACATATATCAATTTTGTAAAACTTAGTCTCACAAAAAACCATCTCATTGAGACCAAAAATAGAACATCATCAGAAATATCCATGTCGAATTATCTAAAAAATACATCATGTACAGTTTTGACGAAATCATCTAACGAATTGTATAAAATAATATCCAATATTATGGACATAGATACTAATGATTTTGTCAACACAATAAATAGATATTTTATTGATTTGTACAAAAAAATAAATTGTCATGATTTATTGTTAAAAATAATAGAATCAGATTATCATTGCGATAATTTAGAAGAAATAATAGAACTATTCGATAAATTATCGCAATTAGTCGTAACGGAAATATTATTAAAAACGGAAAATATAAAATCTCGTATTATAAAAGTTGTCAATAAATTTATTGATATCGCAGAAAAATTTTTAGAAACAAATAATTTTCAAGGATTTTTTGCAATTGTTGCTGGACTAAATATTCATGCGATCCAAAGAATAAAATTTATCTGGAAACCAAATAAAAATAGAACATTATCTTTCCAAAATCACGAAAAAATTATAACACATTGTAACGGATATCATTGTTATAGATCACATTTAAAAACACAATCTAAATACATTCCATATTTAGGAATAGTATTGAGTGATATAGATCATATATTACAAGCAGGTATCATACATCCTGAAACATATTTGATTAATACAATAAACTACAATGTTTTAGCAAAAATAATAAATTGTTTTGAATCTGCGATACCATTACCCGGATCTGTGCGGAAAAATTATAATGTGTTTCGCAATGAATATTGTGATCAATCAATTATTGAATTCATTAAAAATATAAAAATAATGGATGAAGATAAAATATATGATTTATCATATAATTTATGTAGTCGTGAATTGGTCAATATTGACAGCATTCCCGAAAAAATAGATGATGTAGATAATAATAATAAACAATTAAAAAATATTACAAAAATATCAAGACAAAGTTTTGGATCTGAAATTAGATATGAACAAATGTTGGCTCTTATTAATGGATCCAATATAAAAAATAATTTGGATTCAGAAAAATACAAATTTATTTATAATTTACCAATTAAATCTTGGACAAATCGTCAAGTTTTGGATTGGTTAGAATTTATAGATTTACATGTATATATTAAAATTTTCAAAAATAATCAGATAAATGGTTTTGTTCTTGACGAATTAAATCACAATTACCTGAAAAATGATTTATCAATTGATAAATTAGGTCATAGAATTAGAATTATCAAATTTATTAATGTGATAAAAAATTTATTTTATCCAGTTTGACTCGTGGACAAAATAATATTATTGTAAATTATGTACTTTATTATTAATAATTTTATTAATAATAAAATTAATTTAAATAAGCTATAATACCACAAGCAATACGATCTCCACTATTTCCTGTAGTTTTAGAATCCGGATGATTAGTCATACCTAAATCATCTTCTTTTTCATGTATTACTAATCCTCTTCCAATAATTTGATTAGATCCTGTCAAAGGAAGATATTTAACACAAATTATTTCATTACATTCGCCGTTATTATTTACAACAATATTACCTAAATCTCCCAAATGATTATGTTGTATATTTATATCCTTATGTACACCATTAAATGGATTGAAGTGTGGACCCATACTTGTACATCCATTTCTTCTATCGCCGGATTTATGTATATGACAACCATGTTTACCAGGAGGAAGATTTTTTAAATGAAATTGTATTTCTGTACAATCTGGTAATTGTGTAAATATTGCATATCCATAATCATGTGGTTTATCTAGTTGACATATAGCAGTTACTACATTAAAAAAATCATATCTTGACATAATAATATATTGAATATATTTATATTTGATATATTATTATATGTTCTAACATTTGCAAGAAAAATATTCAATAACTGCTTTTATTGCTGCTATTTGTTTTTTTGTAAATTCAATTGGATGCATATTTACAGCTTTTGAATGAATAGATAAAGTGTTTGGACAAGCACCTTTCCAACTATATCCATCACCTTCAACAGATATACCTAATTTAATTAATGCTTCATTATATATTTCTCCACTGGATTTACAACCATTATCTCCGGGAATATCAGGTAATTGAATTTGATATAAATTCAACCATTTACAACAAGATACTTCCGCAGAATAAAATGCGTTATTGGCTAAAATAGACTTGGATGGTAAATCATTAATTTTTAATTTTGGCATACATTTTCCTAAAGAATGTGTCAATACCATTACGCCACAAGAACATGACGGAATACCAGATGGTTTTAATAACGTGGCATCACAAAATTCTTGTTTCCAAATACATTCAATATTTTGAGCTAAACAGTCATCCATACAAGGTGGACAACAACAATCATCTATTTTTTCACAACAGTGTTTTTTAAAATTCAACATTCTTGTATATATTATAGACCAAGAATTTTAGTAATAAATTGGTTAGGTTTATTTTATCATTGAATCATTAATGATAAAATAATTTATATGAATTTTAATTTATTTTTCAATGATTATTGCAACATTTTCGTTCATGACGATCAACACAACATTTCCATTCATGGTGATTAAAATCAGGTTTTCCTTTATGATCTTTGAAACCATGTTTTTCATGTTTGTCTTGGACAAGGACAGTATTACCACCACATCTACATCCAGTATCAGGTTCATACTGGATAATTATTTCTTGTTTAGGTACACAAGGTACTCTTTCGCAAATAGGAGCACATTCACATTCATCCTTGACAATGACATGACATTCAGGTTCAACATGTACTTTCTTTTTCTTGCGAATAACAGTAGTAACAGTTTTACAAGGGAAAGGTTCCCATCTGGGAAGCTGATCACGACATTTACGGGGTTCTTGTTTGACAATAGCGATTTTCTTGGGACAAATATCACAAATAAATTCACGAGCAATAGTTTCTAAATAATTGACCCATTTACAAGTAACCAAATCTTCGAGACAAATGCTTGTAAAATCAATAGTAGCATATACTTCACGAACACGACCACATTTGTCTTTTACTTCATATAAAACATCAATTAATCTGTGGTTAACTTGTTCGCGGACCCGATATCTAAAATCACATTCATCAAAATCGCAGCAAAATTTCTTTTCAGCGAATCTTTCTAAAATTTCAATGAATTGATTAAAAATTAGTTGTGCCAAATTATTTGCCATTTTAATATTATAATATATATTGTGAATTAATTTTTTTTATAGGTGAATAAAATCTATAAATTATTATTAATTATATTCCTTTGCCAATAATTAATTTATTATATATTATTGTTTTTGTGCATTAATTATTTATGAAAAGATAATTGAAAATTAAGAATATATATATATATAAAGTTGAATATATATTCTTAATTATAATATATAATGACAAACATCATCGATTGTAGTTTGGAATTAACTAAAACACTAGAACTTGCAGAAAGTAATATCAATTCCACAAATTTAATTACAATGTATTTACCTCCAAATAATAATTTATGACTAACACGTGATCATATCAATCGAGAAATAAAAACTGCCAATAATATTAAAAATAAAATTCTCAGAAAATCTATAATAGAAGCTTTGGCAAGTGTAAATTATCAATTAAAATTATTAACTGATATCCCCGAATATGGTATGATTATATATGCCGGTGATTTTCGTTTGCCCAATAATGTGGAACACCCGTTGTGTCTTTAACAGTAATTGTATATTATTACGGCCTCATCATACTGTTAAAAAATTTTTTTATAAATGTGATAAAAAATTTTACGTAGATGATATTATTAATATGTTTAATAATTATCAAGATTATGCAATTGTATTAATATCTGGTAAAAAAACACAATTTTATACACATAATATTCATGACACAAAATTAATAAAAACTTTGACAGAAACATTACCTAATCAACATAAAACAGGTGGTCAATCTGCTGTGAGATTTGAAAGAATTCGTGGAGAAAAAATTCATGTGTATATTAAAAAAATTTTAGATAATATGATTCAGTTTTATACATCCAATGGTAAATTCAGGTTAACTGGTATAATAATAGCTGGACCAGCTGAATTAAAAGATCTCGTGATACAACAAGATATATTCAATACAATTTTTAAACAATATTTATCCAAAACATTAACTATTTCAGAAATATTAGATAATAGTATTCACAAAGTAATTACATTATCTCAAGACATTTTAGATACAAATTTAAATAATGATCATAACTTGTTAAATAAATTACAGAATATTATTCAAGATCCGCGACAAATTTCTTTATTAGTTTTCGGGAATGATGATATTGAATTACATATGAATCGTGGAGAATTAAAAGAAATATATGTATTTCATGAATACCCAAATATTAATTATATTTTAAATCTTAATTATAAAACAATAATACATGTTATTAAATCTAAACATTTTGTCAATCAATATGGTTATTTGGTAGGAATTAAATATTATCATATAAATAATGAAAATTAAATCGTGTAATAATATATTAATTGAGCTAAATCCATTAATATATTGTCTAGTTATATTAAATATAATATGAATATAAATAATTTTAATAATGATTACAACAATGAGTCTAATAATAATCATGAACATCCATATAATCATGATTATACACCCAATAATTACAATCAAAATGAAGATTCTGAACAATATTCAATGGAAAATGCTACCATTAGTGATTACAATGCACCTGATTTTTCCACGTGTGAAAAAACAATGGGTGGTAAACATTATGTCAAATCAAAATATCGTAAATTTATTGTCACTGACGAATATTTATTAGAATATTTATTAAAAAAATATCGATTGGAAAAAAGTAAATTAGTACATATGATTGAAAATCAAAAAAAACATGAATATATAATATCTATTATTGAATTTTTTTATAAAGAAAATAAGGAAATAAAAAATAAACCAATAAAAGATCAATATAAATATTTCAAACAATGGAACGAAAGTGGTCTTAAAATATCCATAGAAGATTTGGATAATTATTATGAAAACAAAATTAAAAAATATAATTAATATCAATATATTTTTTAATTGTGTACAAATATTATTTTTTAAAACTTTTTTTGAACATACTTTTAGAAACAGCATTTGTAAATATATCTATAAATTGCGAATCAGTAATTTCTATTTTTGTGGTCAGACAATTTTCTAAATCATATGGTACTTTGTATGGATCTAATATTTGCATCATAATATTAATAGGATCATATTTTTCAGCATTCAAAATGCATTTTAACAATTCAGGAGAAAATCCTGATAACATAGCATATCCTGGTTGATTTTGATTCACAGGAATAGTTTTATTTGTACTTGTTCTCAAATTCCAACAAACAATATTAGGTAATATATATCCATATGATTCATATTTATTTTTAGCATATTCAAAAGTTGACATCCAATCGTCATCTGAACATGAATCAAATTGCATATCTGTAAATATAAATAATGTGGAAATCATTTCATGAGATTGTAATTTAGCATCTAATGCTTTACGTAATATCATATCAAAAACTGCTTTCAGATTCGTATTTCCTCCCCATTCAGCTTGACGCAAATTTTTAACATTTTCGTATAAATTAGATCCAGATAACATATGCCAAATAGGTGTTTCGGAAAATGTAATGACTTGTCCATGAAATATACCTTGAGTACATTCAGCCACTAATATACCCAAAGCAATTGATACATCCATGGGTTGACCCTGCATTGAACCAGATACATCAACTATAGCTGTAACATTTTTAAATGCACCAGATGATAAAACTTGTTTTTTTATTGTTTCCCATTGTGCTTCGATTAATATATCTGTTTGATTTTTGACTAAATATTCGTGAATTAACTCATGTGGATGAATTGCTTTTACATTCACTTTAGTTATTCCTTTTTCTAAATCGGAAAGATATTGTTGATAATTTTTGGCTAATTCAATACGAGCACACGATTTTATACCTTTAGAATTTGTATCTCTTGAAAAAGCTATTTTCATTTTTTTCTGCGCAACACTCGGGAGTTTTGAAAAATTGATTTCATTGAATTTTTGTGTAGACATTAATGATTCCAAAATATTTAAATGATTTCTAAGTTTTGTTAACATACTGCGATATTGTTTAGGAGTCATATTTAATTGTTTCATTATTTTATTGGCCAAATAAAGTGGTGATTTATTATAATGACTCCATTCTGAAGGAGCCCATTTAGCACATAATGAAATTGCTGGTTTAGTTTTATCATCTGTATGTGAAACAAATATGTCATGATCTATTTTTAATTGTTGAGCAAAAAATTTTATTTCAATATTTTCTGATTTAATGTTTTTGTATGAAATGGGAATATTAGATTCTATTTCTACTATTTTTAATAAATCTTTCCAATATCCATATTTAATAAATTCTTTCAAAATAGATTCATATATTGAAGTTTCCAAATTAAGTTTTAAATAACATAAAATAGACACTGGTATTATTTTTTCTCCTTTACCAGATCTAATGTCTCTTAAATTTAATAATAATTTGAGGGCAATTTCACGATTTTCACTCCAACAATTATTAAACGCAGATATATAGTCTCCTATTGAAGCTCCACGTGTTATTCTTAAAAAGAAATCAAGATTAAAATTACCAGATGAAAGTAATGCTTTGTCTCCATTTTCAGTCGTAGTATAATTACTCATTATAATACTAGAATAAACATTGTTCGTTAAACAATGTTTATATTAAGATTATTATATTAATTTTACAAATGAGTATTAATTTTCTGCATCATCTTTACAAAAACTGTATCCCTATTAATTAACAATTTATGCGCACAATCAACTAATGCATTGACATCCTCTTGTGAATTTTCCATTTTTTGGGCATCTTGTAAAATTTTAGAAATAGAATTAATTGTTTGTGATTCAAAATTATTTTTAATTTTATCGGACAATATATTATTATAATTATCAGTTTTAACACAATAAGTTTCATCCCAATTATTATTTGTTGCACTGTTTAATAAATTTATTAAATATTGTAAAATAATTTTAATTGCATTATCTGAATTATATGTAGATTGTAATTTTATTAATCCCTTGATTGCAAAACTTGTAATAATTTTTATATTATTTTCTGTTTCTTGATCCATATCTGCTTTTTCACAATTATCAAGTATGTACCATTTTATAGCTTTGATAAAAGGTGTATTTAAATTAGAAATATCTATACGATTATCTCCATTTTTTATACGCTCAATCCATTGATAACAACTATATCCTTGAATATATAATACATAATGACTAATAGCTAATTTTGTTTTATCCGGCATGAAATGTAATAATGCCACTTTGCATAAACATGTAAGTGGATCAATAATATAATTTTTGTCTTCGTTCATTATATATTAAGATATCAATAAAATCTTTATAAAGACATAAATTTATATTACTTAAAACATAATCTGTATATATATATAAATGACTTACAAGAGGTGCTATAACGAAATTTCTAATAATGATAACAATATTGTTGACACAAATGAAAATGAAAAACATAACAGTGATAGTGAAAAAAATAAAACCAATAGGTCTAAAAGAAATAAAAATAATCAAAACAAAAATAATATGATTCCCAACATACTTTTCATATTAGGAGATAGAAATATTAATGATATTTTCCATGAAAAACAATATGTTTCAGAAGAACCATTAGTACCCGAATATGAATGTCCGGGAATTAATTGTGATCATGATATATTTTCGGATAATATTCCAGTAATACCTGATAGATTGATGAATCCAATTTCGGAATTATCATTACAAGATTTAATTGATTTAGGAGAATGTTATCATTGTCAAATGCAAAAATTTTATTTTAATTTACCTTTGGAACGTTTAGCAAAATTACGTAATTCTCTTGTTAAATTAAATAATGTTATTGGTATGAAAAATGTTAAAAATATTTTTGTTGAACAAATTATTTATTTTTTATTGGATCTTGAACCAAATGCCTCAGAAATGCTACATACAATATTACAAGGTCCACCTGGAGTAGGAAAATCTCATGTTATTGAAATTTTGGCTGATATATATTTAAATATGGGTTACTTAACTAAAAATATTATAAAAAAAGTAAAATTGAGCGATCTTAAAGGTAAATATATAGGTCATAGCGCACCATTAACACAAAAAGCAATAGATGAAGCAATGGGTGGTGTTTTAGTTATAGATGAAGCATATTCGTTAGGAAATCATGGTTCTATTGATGTTTTTTCTAAAGAAGTAATTGATACACTAAATAGAAATTTAACTGAGAATGCTGGTAAATTTGTATGTATAATTGCCGGATATAGTGAAGAAATTGAAAAATGTTTATTTGCTCATAATATTGGTCTCAAAAGTAGATTTAGATTTAAATTTACTATTGATAAATATTCTCCAATTGAAATGTATGAAATATTTAAATTAAAAGTTTTAAATGATTCTTGGATATTGGATGAAACAGAAAATATAAACATTTTTTTTGAAAAAAATCACCAATCATTTAAATTTTATGGTAGAGATATGGAAACATTATTATTTCATACAAAAATAGCACATTCGAAAAGAATAGTTTTTGAAACTGAAAATAATAAAATAATCAATCTAAACGATATAAATGAGGGATTCAAAAGATTTATGGAAAATAATTCCGATAATTCTGATAACGAGTCATTAAGTCATATATATATGTAAAATTAATAGTATTGTTAATATAATTTATTCAACACAATACTTCCAAGTTATTACGATTTTATTGTAAATTATAGACTTGGTAATATTTGTGTTATGAATAATATAATTTGTTTTATCAAATAAATTGTATTATCTAAACATATATATGGCAAATTATCGTAGAAATCGCAATATTAATAACAATAATAATAATACAAATATACAAAAATATATTGACCAACAAATTAACCAAGTATATCATATACTGTCACAAAAACAGTCAACACCATTTTATTTTCCTGGACGAGATGGTACTAAAGGAGAAAAAGGTGCAATTGGATTATCTGGAATTGATGGTAATAAAATTTACGCGGATTGTGGATATCCTAATAATAATATTGGCAATAACCATGATATATATTTAAATATTAATACTGGTAATTTATATATTAAAATACATAATGTATGGATTTTTAAAATAAATTTAAAAGGATCAAAAGGCGAAAAAGGTGATAAAGGTAATAATGGATTAAAAGGAGAAATTGGAAATACTGGAGATAAGGGTGATGATGGAGATAAGGGTGATGATGGGGATAAAGGTGATTTAGGAGATAAGGGTGATGATGGGGATAAAGGTGATTTAGGAGATAAGGGTGATGATGGGGATAAAGGTGATGATGGGGATAAAGGTAATAAAGGAGATCAAGGAACACAAATATTAACAGGATTTGGTGTTCCAAGCAATGATATAGGTCAAATAGGAGATATATACATCAATTTAGAAAATGGAGATATATATGTAAAAATAAGTGGAATATTTACTATAAATACTAGGATACTAAACCATAATATATTTGATGTTCAACAAACTGGTGTTTGGGTTTATCAAACAACAATTGCAAGTGAAAAAGGAGAAAAGGGTGATAAAGGTGAACTTGGAAATGATGGAATAAAGGGTGATAAAGGTGATCTTGGTAATGATGGAATTAAAGGTGACAAAGGAGAATCTGGAAGTGCCGTTTTTAAGGGTGATAAAGGTGATGTTGGAGAAAAAGGTGATAAAGGTGATCTTGGTAATGATGGAATTAAAGGTGACAAAGGAGAATCTGGAAGTGCCGTTTTTAAGGGTGATAAAGGTGATATTGGAGAAAAGGGTGATAAAGGTGATATTGGAGAAAAGGGCGATAAAGGAGAATCTGGAAGTGCCGTTTTTAAGGGTGATAAAGGTGATGTTGGAGAAAAAGGTGATAAAGGAGATCTTGGAAATGATGGTGATAAAGGAGATAAAGGAGAATCTGGAAGTGCCGTTTTTAAGGGTGATAAAGGTGATGTTGGAATAAAGGGTGATAAAGGTGATCTTGGTAATGATGGAATTAAAGGTGACAAAGGAGAATCTGGAAGTGCTGTTTTTAAGGGTGATAAAGGTGATGTTGGAGAAAAGGGTGATAAAGGAGATCTTGGAAATGATGGTGATAAAGGAGATAAAGGAGAATCTGGAAGTGCTGTTTTTAAGGGTGATAAAGGTGATGTTGGAGAAAAGGGTGATAAAGGAGATCTTGGAAATGATGGAATTAAAGGAGATAAAGGAGAATCTGGAAGTGCCGTTTTTAAGGGTGATAAAGGTGATGTTGGAGAAAAAGGTGATAAAGGAGATCTTGGAAATGATGGTGATAAAGGAGATAAAGGAGAATCTGGAAGTGCTGTTTTTAAGGGTGATAAAGGTGATGTTGGAGAAAAGGGTGATAAAGGAGATCTCGGAAATGATGGAATTAAAGGAGATAAAGGAGAATCTGGAAGTTCTGTTTTTAAAGGAGACAAAGGAGAAAAAGGTGATAAGGGTGATAAGGGTGATCTTGGAAATGATGGTATAAAGGGCGATAAAGGGGAATCTGGAGATGATGGATTAAAAGGTGACATTGGAGATGATGGATTAAAAGGTGATAAAGGGGATATTGGAGATGATGGATTAAAGGGTGATAAAGGTGACATTGGAGATGATGGATTAAAGGGTGATAAAGGTGACATTGGAGATGATGGATTAAAAGGTGATAAAGGAGATTCTGGAGATGATGGATTAAAAGGTGATAAAGGAGATTCTGGAGATGATGGATTAAAAGGTGATAAAGGAGATCTTGGAAATGATGGATTAAAAGGTGATAAAGGAGATCTTGGAAATGATGGATTAAAAGGTGATAAAGGAGATTCTGGAGATGATGGATTAAAAGGTAATAAAGGAGATCTTGGAAATGATGGATTAAAAGGTGATCTTGGAAATGATGGATTAAAAGGTGATAAAGGTGAATCCGGTAGTGCTGTTTTTAAGGGTGATAAAGGGGATTTAGGGGATAAAGGTGAGAAGGGTGATAAAGGTGATATTGGTGATAAAGGTGGAAAAGGCGATGTTGGTGATAAAGGAGAAAAAGGAGAAGAAGGAGACATTGGAGAAACTGGATTAAAAGGAGATAAAGGAGATAAAGGAGATTTGGGTGATAAAGGAGATTTGGGAGATAAAGGAGAAAAAGGTGATTTGGGAGATAAAGGTGAAAAGAGTGACAAGGGTGATTTAGGAGATAAAGGTGAAAAAGGTGATTCTGGAGATAAAGGAGAAAAGGGGGATAAGGGTGAAAAAGGAAATATTGGAGACAAAGGTGAAAAAGGAGATATGGGAGATATTGGATTAAAGGGTGATAAAGGAGATGTTGGTGATAAAGGAGAAAAGGGTGATAAAGGTGATTCAGGAGAAAAAGGAGAAAAAGGTGACATTGGTGAAAAAGGTGATTTTGGTAATAAGGGAGAAAAAGGAAATTCAGGAGAAAAAGGTGACTTGGGAGAGAAAGGCGAAAAAGGAGATATTGGAGATAAAGGAGAAAAGGGTGATTTAGGAGAGAAAGGTGAAAAAGGAGAAAGGGGCTATAAAGGTGAAAAAGGTGATTTGGGAGAAAAGGGCGAAAAAGGTGATTTAGGAGAAAAAGGTGAAAGTGGTACTTCATCATTTATTAGTACGTATCTTAATACAACACCTGGTGCTTTTACATCTACAGTTCCTAATGGAGCAACTGTAGCTTATTTATCAGCTGCCGGAGGAGGAGGTGGTGGTGGTGGTTTCCAAATAGATGGAGGAGTACAACAAAGTTATGGAGGAGGTGGAGGTGCTGGATCCATATTTAAATTTCCTGTATCAGTGGCTTCTGGGCAAAATATTACAGGTACTATTGGAACCGGAGGAGCTGGCGGAACTGGTACACCAAATGGTAATGGACAGCCAGGTGGTAATACCACTATTATTTATGGTAATTTTACATTTACTGCTAATGGAGGAGTTGGTCCCAATTTGAGTTTGGGAGGATATGGAGGAACAGGGGGAACTGCTACAACACCTATATTATCTACTGGACCAACGGGTGGAACTTCAAATTTAAATACTGATGGTGGTAATGGAAATATGGGTTTAAATACATACAGTGGTGGTGGTGGTGGAAGTGGTTCACAATTTGGTGTTGGTGGATATGATGGTGGTGACGTGGGAACTTTCACAGGGGGTAATGGTGCAGAAAATACTGACACATATTTAGGTGGTGGCGGTGGTGGTGCTAGTGCTTTTGCTAATGGAGCATCAGCAGTAGGTGCTTTAGTGGTTTCAAATGGTTCTCTAGGATCTGGTGGAGCAGGCGGAACTTATTTTTATTCTTTAAGTTCGAGTTCAGCAGGTGGAAAGGGTGGTGATGGGTTAGTAAGGATTGATTATTATTCTGCTTGAATCATATAGCAAAAAATTTAATAACATACAAATAATATAATTTATTTTATGAAATAAATTGTATTAAATAAATATATATATGACAAATAATTATAAAAATTTACAAAATTATATTGATGAAAGAATAAATCAAATACAAGAAAAATTATTACAACATCAATCAATACCATTTTATTTTCCTGGTAGAAATGGTCCCAAAGGCGATAAAGGAGAAAAAGGAAAAGACGGAAAAGATGGAAATAATGGTAATGAAATTATAATTGGATATAATAAACCAAATAATAATACCGGTAATAATAATGATATATATTTAGATGCATGTACTAATAATATTTATGTAAAAAATAATAATAAATGGATATTTGTTAATAATATCAGGGGAAAACATGGAACAAAAGGAGAAAAGGGTGAAAGTTGTCGAGACTTAACTAAAGGAGAAAAAGGTGATCCTGGTAATAAAGGTAATAAAGGAGAAAAAGGTGATATTGGTAATAAAGGTAATAAAGGAGAAAAAGGTGATATTGGTAATAAAGGAGAAAAAGGTGATCCTGGTAATAAAGGAGAAAAAGGAGAAAAAGGTGATATTGGTAATAAAGGTGATATTGGTAATAAAGGTGATATTGGTAATAAAGGTGATATTGGTAATAAAGGAGAAAAAGGTGATCTTGGTAACAAAGGAGAAAAAGGTGATATTGGTGATAAAGGTGTAAATGGTTCACAAATATTAACTGGTGTTGGAATACCATCAGATAATTTGGGAAATGTAGGTGATATCTATATAGATATCACCAATAATGATCTTTACCAAAAATTTATTGTTCCAGTATTTAGATTACAAACTAATTCAATACATACATCTGTTATAGAATCAACTGGAACCTGGGTTTATCGTACAAATTTAGAAGGTGACAAAGGTGATAAAGGTACTAATGGTTCACAAATATTATTTGGATCTGGAATACCAACCAATAATTTAGGTGTAGATGGTGATATATATATTAATACAAATAATGGAAATTTATATTCTAAAATTAATGGTGTATGGGTATTACAAATGAATATAATCGGATCTAAAGGTGAAAAAGGTAATATTGGAAATGACGGTTCAAAAGGACAAAAGGGAGATATTGGTAATAATGGATTGAAAGGACAAAAAGGAGATATTGGTAATAATGGATTGAAAGGACAAAAAGGAGATATTGGTAATAATGGATTGAAAGGACAAAAAGGAGATCTTGGAGATAAAGGTAATATTGGAAATGATGGATTAAAAGGACAAAAAGGAGATCTTGGAGATAAAGGTGATAAAGGAGATCTTGGAAATGATGGATTAAAAGGTAATAAAGGAGATCTCGGAAATGATGGATTAAAAGGAGAAAAAGGAGATTTTGGAAATGATGGATTAAAAGGAGAAAAAGGAGATTTTGGAAATGATGGATTAAAAGGAGAAAAAGGAGATCTTGGTAATGATGGTTCAAAAGGAGAAAAAGGAGAAAAAGGAGAAAAAGGAGATTTTGGAAATGATGGATTAAAAGGTAATAAAGGAGATCTCGGAAATGATGGATTAAAAGGAGAAAAAGGAGATCTTGGAAATGATGGATTAAAAGGAGAAAAAGGAGATCTTGGTAATAATGGATTAAAGGGAGAAAAAGGAGATCTTGGAAATGATGGATTAAAAGGAGAAAAAGGTGATATTGGTGATGATGGATTAAAGGGAGAAAAAGGTGATATTGGTGATGATGGATTAAAGGGAGAAAAAGGTGATATTGGTGATGATGGATTAAAGGGAGAAAAAGGAGATCTTGGAAATGATGGATTAAAAGGAGAAAAAGGTGATATTGGTGATGATGGATTAAACGGAGAAAATACATTATACGAAGTTATACGAGG